GCGAGCCGCGCCCATACAAAGAGCTAGTGACGGTTGATGTACCGAACTCGATGTCTGACGATAATTACAACGATGTGATTGTCTGGGCAGCGGGGGAACGGAACAAGATTTCAGGAGAACAAAAATGAGCATGTCAACCCATGTCCAAGGATTCGTTCCACCGGACGCAAAATTCAAAAAGATGTTGCAAGCCTATCAAGCGTGCGAGAGCGCCGGAGTTCCAATCCCGGCAGAAGTGGACAAGTTCTTCAACGGCGAGTTGCCGGACGACACTGGTGTCAAGGTCAGCACTTACGACAACTCCGTGCTGGCGAAGGCGTTCAAGGGAGCGATCACCGAGTACAACGAAGACGACGGTCAGGGTTATGAAGTGGACTTGCGCAAAGTGCCGTCTGACATCAAAATCATCCGGTTCACGAATAGCTGGTAACCATGCCAAACTGGAAACGGTTCTTTCTTGTGCTCGCGCTGATTCTAGGCGGCTACGGCATCATGTGCTTTGGGATGCTGAGACCGCACGTTGACTTCTGGGCGGGAGTGGAACTGGTTGCCGGATTCGCTATCTTCTCTTGCGGCTGGCTGCTTACTCCGCTGGAGAAGGCGTATAACGGCTCCGTATGGAGCACGCCGTGGGGCGGCAGGTATGAGATCAACCTGAAGAACGTTCCCCAAGGTCCGCCACGGAAAATTCACCGGGGATGGTTCGAGGACTAATGTCGAAGAAAGAATGGATGGACAAACTTTCTGCCGCCGCCAAAGCCGAGATTCTTGGTGGGATTCTGCATGAGTTTTGGTGCGGCAAAGAAGAAAGTTTCCGAAAGCTGCCGAAAGCGTACCGCGATCTGATTCTGGCGGCGGCACGGGATTGTTCGGTTTGGTGTACGGAACTCAAAGACGAAGATTACAAGAACATCCGCGAGTGGTTTGCGGAGAACGACAAAAGGAAACGCCGTGGACGAGCCAAAAAGTCTGTACAATAATTGGGAAGTGCCGAACGACGAAGGCAGCGAACTTTACATTCAGGTGCATCAATTCGTGTCCGAGATCATGAACCGGATGGTGGAGCGCGGCTACAAAATCCGCGACGTCGCCGGGATCATGCACAGCGCGGTTGGCGTGGCGGAAGCGGAAACCTGTCTGGTTCGCAACACGCAACAGTACAAACGAGAAAATTCCCTGTCCGCTGAAGATCGTGAGCGAGTTGCGGATGGACTCAGCCCCATCGGAGGGTAATAGTGATCGACCTGACACAGCTTAGTGGTCCCGAACTGGACGAGTTAGAGATCGCCATCGAGGAAGAAAAACGCCAGCGGCTTTTGGTCGTACTGCGCACGCAGCCAAATACGGCGGTGATTTCAATCCGATCCGGCTTTAGTGGCGGGCCGGGACAGTTGATGTTCTGCGTTGACGAACGGAAAAAGGGCGAAGTTTGCGAGCGTCAGCGCGATCTAAAAGGCGAATGGCAGGATGTAACCAGTGGCGGTGATTACTTCGGTTTGAGCGACAGACCGAACGGTAAGGTAAAATGGCTCGTATCGCCGGATGACGTTCTGCACGCCTTGCGGCTGGCAAGGAAGGACGAATATGAACCAGTCCCTTCTAACACGTGACGAGTTCCGCGAAGGCGTCTTCGCCAGAGATCGACATTCGTGTGTCAACTGCGGTAAACCCGGCGTAGACGCGCACCACATTCTTGAACGCCGACTCTTTCCTGACGGCGGCTATTACCTGAACAACGGCGTGACGCTCTGCGGCGACTGCCATCTGGCGGCTGAAGCTACGATCATCTCCTGCGATAGGCTCCGGCGTGCCGCTGGCATCACTGAAATTGTGCTTCCGCCGCACTTCTTCCCCGATGGCGAGTATGACAAATGGGGAAACCAGATCGCAGAAAAAGGTCTGCGCATGAAGGGCGAGCTTTTCGAGGAAGAGCCAGTCCAGAAAATTCTTGCGCCTGTGCTTTACCTGTTCACCGACCGAATCAAGTACCCGCGCACTTTTCACTTTCCTTGGTCACCGAATCTTCAGAACGATGACCGGATGCTCCAGACAACCGAAGGCTGGGAAGGGGTGGAGTACGTTTTCACAGAGAAGATGGACGGCGAAGGCACCACGTTCTATAAAGGCGATCTACACGCTCGTTCGCTGGAATTCTCCCCGCACGCCAGCCGGACGTTTATCAAAGCGATCCACGGCGCTTGCGAGTATGACATCCCTGAAGGTTTCCGCATCTGCGGCGAGAACCTGACAGCAAAGCACAGCATCAAGTATACTGGATTGAAGTCGTATTTCATGGTCTTCAACATCTGGAAAAGCATGGACTGCTTGTCTTGGGATGAAACCGTAGAATGGACAAAGCTGCTTGGTTTGGAGCACGTCCCGGTTTTGCATCGCGGCCCATACAGCGACGAAGTATGCCGCCAGCTTTGTGACGCGCTCGATCCGTTGAAACAAGAAGGCTTGGTTGCGCGTCCGGTGCGGGCGTTTCACATGCGCGAATTTCCGTACATCGTGGGAAAATGCGTTCGCGCCAAGCACGTAACCACAGATCAGCACTGGATGCGGAAGGAAGTTGAGTTCAACGAACTGGCATGATAAACGAAACTCCAAAAGGACGGCTGGGGGAATATCTCAAAGGCGATCTTGCGGTCGCTCGTCGCCATCTCCAACGAATCAACGAAGGCATGTTTAACGGCGGCGTGCCAATGATGGTGATCGCAGAAATCAGTCGCTCCATCGAGGACTGTGTTCAGCGTATCGAACGCGACATACAAGATGCGCCTGAGACCAGAGAAACGTTCTTGGCGAAGTACGGTGGTGTCTGTCCGTGTTGCCAGAACGTCAGATTCACCCGAAGCGACAAAGGCACCGTTTCCTGCCCGTACTGCGTCACTGGTGAACTGACGTGGAACAAGGCTGGAGCATGAGCGATCAATACATTCTTCGATTCTTCAAAGTTGCGCTCTGGATCGGAAATACTCCGATTGGAGTCAACGACCGCATCGTCCCCGCCTCTTGGTCATCGGAGTCACCCAAGCATTTCTTCATCCCGATGGATGACCGTTCAGTAAAGTGGCCGACGTGGGAAGAATTAGCCAATAACAAAGCCAAAACATCATCGAAGTGATCTAGCCGAACTTTCGTCCGCTTTAGTGAGGGATCATGGCGGACGTATTCAAAACAATTCAGATTGCGAACCCTACGGCGGGCGTTCCCCTTCACCAACAACTGGTAGGCGTTATCGCGGCTTCGTCCGGCACCGTGGACGCCGGGAAGGTTGTTGTCACCAATGCAAATGGTCAACTGGACATTTCGCTTATCCCTATCAACCTGACAGCGACTATCACCGCAACGGCGAACACAGGTTCAGTTCTCACGGTCACCGCCGCCAATACATTTACTGCCGGACAGATGGTCACGCTGAACGGCCTCACTACCAAAACCGAACTGAACGGGAAGACTGTCACGATCCTGTCCACCGGACTTTCTAGCTCGCAGTTCGAGGCAAATTACACAGACACGGCGTATTCAACCACGCCGGACACCGGGACAGCCACGATCTCAGGCGGCTCCGGTAGCGGTACGGTGACCAGCTTTTCGGCTGGGAACCTGTCTCCCCTGTTCTCGACAGGCGTTGCCACGGCTACCACAACACCAGCACTCAGCTTCAGCCTGTCCAATGCGGCACAGAATGCCGTCTTTGCTGGGCCCGCTTCAGGCGGGGCCGGAGCGCCAAGCTACCGCGCTCTGGTAGTGGCTGACATCCCGTCCGGGCTGCCTTACGTGCCATCCAGCACTCCCCTGCCCCAAACCATCACCGCGCCGTCCGGCGAGTTCCTGACGGCTTACAACGCAGCCACGGGCCTATTTACGGCTGGGACGCCATCGTCGGCAGTCGTTTCCGTATTTGGACGCACTGGCGTGGTAACCGCCCAAAGTGGTGACTATAGTTACTCCCAGATCAGCGGGACGCCGACTTTAGCCCAAAACACCCCGGCGATCTCTCATGAATTCATCGCCGCATACAACAGCACGTCCGGCGCGTTCACTCAGGCGCAGCCAGCTTTCAGCGATCTCAGCGGTTCTATCTCTACCGGGCAGATTCCAGCAGCCACGGTCACGGTCAGCCAGATCAGCGCTACAGGCACGCCGTCTTCCACGACCTACCTTCGTGGCGACGGTTCTTGGTCAACTGTGCCGAGCGGCGCGGTCACATCGGTCTTCGGGCGCACGGGCGCGGTCATCGCCACGTCTGGCGATTACACCTACTCCCAGATCAGCGGCACGCCACAACTCGCTCAGACGTTTGGCGCAGTAACGAACGAATTCTTGACCAGTTACACCGCGAGCACTGGAGTTTTTACGGCGGCGCGTCCGTCTTTCTCGAACCTCAGCGGCTCCATCGCCACAGGACAAATTCCGGCCGCAACAATCACCGTCAGCCAGATCAATGCGACTGGCACACCATCGTCCACCACGTATCTGCGCGGCGACGGTTCGTGGGCTACAATTACGTCCGGTGGAACTGTCACGCAAGTCAACACAAGCGGGATTGCAACAGGCGGGCCGATCACCACAACGGGCACAGTCACGGTCACCGGATCGAGCACGAATGGTAAAACCACAGCGGTCACGGATGCGGGGAGCATTACATCAGGCACGTCCGGCGATGTTGTCACATGTGACGGGCACGGCAACGTGCAGGATAGCGGCACGCTGCTTTCAAGTCTGGCACCACTTCAATCACCTACGTTCTTAGGTACGGTGTCGATCACGAACGTTTTGAACGTAGCCGGAACGTTGAAAGACAGCACAGGTTCAGTTGGCACCAGCGGACAAGTCCTTAGCTCAACTGTAACTGGTGTGCAGTGGGTCACAGGCGGCGGATCGTCCGTCACGTTTACCAATGTCACAACTGGAACAAACACGACAGCTACCATGACGGTCGGATCGGGCGCATCGCTGACATTCAGCGGCTCCGGCGTGGTCAACTCAAACCAGTTGCAGGGCATAACAATTAGCCCCACCGCGCCAACAACTGGGCAAGTTCTCACCGCGACCAGTTCCTCAGCAGCGAATTGGCAAACGCCATCCAGCAGTGGGGTCTTTAACGCATTCACAGAATTGCCAATCACGACGAGTTCACGAACAGCCGGAACAGTGTACCAAAACACAACCGGAGGAACTGTCTTAGCCATTGTAGTGACGGCACCAAGCGGGGGTCAGCAAGCGGTTGGTTATGTTGATTCAAGCGCCACACCAACACATGTCGTCTGCCAGCGTGACGCATGGCACGGGCCGGGTGGTGCAACCACACTATTTTTGATGATCCCCAACAACGACTACTACGAAGTCATCTTACCGAGCGGTGGTGGAATTTCGCAGTGGCGCGAATTCGCAATCGCAAGTGGGACAATTACGGTTGCGGGCGATCTGGGCCCTAGCGGAGCGAACACACGCGTAGCCGGAACCACCTACCAGAACACAAGCGGCTCGCCGATGTACGTTCTAGCGTCCTTCACAAACTGCTCAGCTACCGGGGGAGCTAACCCGCTGAAAGGCATCACCGATTCTGGCTCGTCACCGACAACAGTGGTGTGGGAAGATGACCCGCCGTCCAGCGGGACAGCGGATTATGTGCTCATGCCAGTTTTACCGGGAGATTACTATATTGTTAGCTCTGCTGGAAACAGCGGTGCAACACTGGCTACATGGTACGAGTATACTTGGACTGGCGTTACTATGACGCGGCAACAGTGTAACACGGGCGGGTTCAACACCCGCTACGCAACAAGTTCAAGCAGTGCGCCGACTCAAGTAATATCGAATGCCAGCGGTGCTACTCGTTGGGTGCAGGTTGCAAGTGGAAATAGTTCAGGAGGCGACCGCTTCCTTGGATCGAATGAGAGCTTCACCTACATGTGCGACCAAGTTACGTCAGGCTCCGTCTGCGACGTATGGGGCCTAGTGCTTCCGGGCTGGCTTTACGTGTGGAACTACAACAGCGGAAGCGGACTAGGCACCAGTCTTTGGTGGGAATGGACAATTTCCTAGTTAAGGAAATTGTTTCTTCGGCATCGTAGTCGCACGGGTGCTCGCTGCGGCGGTTCCTATGGCACCAAGGACAGATGGAATCCCGATGTCCTCAGCTTCCTTATGGAAGGTGTATTTGCCGTTTGGATACTCGCCTTCGTAATCCACCGCGATGTAATCACCGAGCTTCACCTGCGCAGTCGCAACCAAGTTCGCCAGCGGGAAGACAATGTTGCGCTCCAGCGCTCGCTTCAGATGACGCGCACCAAACTTTGGATCGGTGCCTTCAGTGAGCAAGGCTTGCTTGGCTCTATCCGCTACTTTGAAGACAAACTGGTTGCCGCCAACGGCGAACAGAATTCGCTGCTGCACCATACCAAGTTCGATCTCAAGAATTTCTTTCATGTCCTCGTCACGCAAGGTTTTGAACACGACCGTCTTGTCGATGCGGTTCATGAACTCCGGCGTGAACTTTTTCTTGCACGCTTCAGCCGCAGTGCGTCCGATCTTCTCATCAAAATTGTCGTCAATGACAGGCTTGAGCGGTTGGAACCCAAACCCGCCGCCTTCTGTGAGAGCCATCATATCTGAAGCGCCAAGGTTGGATGTGAGGACGATGATGCAGGATGATAAGTCCACGCGGCGATTGTCGCCGAGTGTGAGTGTTGCTTTGTCAAGAATGCCGAGCAAGAGTTGCCAGAGAGCGTCTGACGATTTCTCGATTTCGTCAAAGAGCAGAATCGAGAGCTTGAGCTTTTCAGTGTGCCATTGATTCAACGCTTCCTGAGTCAGGAGCGGGTGCGTTTCGCGATGTCCGAGGTATCCGGGGGGAGAGCCGATGAGCTTTGCGATCTCGTGGGAATGTTGGAATTCGGCGCAGTCAATTTTGATGCAAGCGCGTGCGTCACCGAACAGGACTTCTGCCATCGCTTCAACCACGCGGGTCTTTCCGGTTCCTGTTGGGCCAAGAAAGAGAAGGTTGCCTACAGGACGACCGGGCGCGTTCAGTCCGGCAAGAAACATCTGATAAATCTCAGCTACTTTTTCAAGTGCTGCGTCTTGCCCGACGATGCGCCTACGCATCTGCGCTTCGAACTCGCGGGCGTCATTACTCCGACGACTAGGATCAAGCTGCTGTTTCGTACCAGTCTTCACCGGGACTCCTTTAACTGCTGGGCCTGTAGTGACTCCAACCGCCGCTGGTTTCGCTGCGCTTCCACTATCATTCCAAAAAGCCACATGCCCTTCTTTCTAGGGACAGATAGTCCCTTCTTCGGTAACTGGTAAAACGTGCTCGCTCTGGTAATTTGATGCGATTTCTGAGATGTTTGACGCTATTTTCTTCGGCCTACGCGGAAACAGCTAAACGTGGTAGCGGCTTCCCCTTGAATTTGATACTGCGCCCCTCAATTCTTCGGTGAGTTTGGATGTGTTTCGTAATTTCTTCGATGTCTTCGAGAGCCTCGATTCGAATTCCTAATAGCTTCTCGCAGAAAAATTCATCGGTCTCACTGACCATTTTGAATTCTTGCAGCGTGAGGTCTTCTTTGATCGAGTTGCATTTCCGACAGCAACGAACACAACGACTCTCCACGAACCGATCCCAATGTTTGACACTGACGGGAATTACATGATCGCGGGTTTGGTAAATGGCATGATGGGGGAGCGCGTCTTGCTTGCGGGTTTGGACGCCACAGTAGAAGCACGCGCCTTGAAGAACGGGGTCTAGCTCGCGGAAGGCTTTGATAAAATCGTTCAGCGTCATTTTGGTGGGTGATCTCTGTTCAAATCGCTATGGTCATAGGCTTCGTAAATCGGATAGCCGGGAAAATCGTCTTTTGCTAGTATCTGCGTCCCGCGCCAGCTTCCGCCACAATACCGCGAACTGCCGTCAGGCCCGTAAAGATAAAAGCACCAATAATGGTGCTCCGGCATCGTAACACACTGTTTCCACACTCGCGTGATGACCACGCTTGTTTCTGGTGTCATGAGCGCACATCGGGATCAGGGTAGGAAAAATTCTTTCCGTATTCCTTCATCAGATCGGCTTGCTGTTCAAAAAGCCAGTCTCGCCAATTCCGGCTGCCTGATGTTTGGGCAACTTCGATGAAAGGCGTATTCGGATCACCGCCGCTCGTGGACTTTTTGACCTTGACCACAACCGATAATCCACCAGCAACATCGTCTTCGCCGTGGTCGATGTAAAGCTCTCCGGGGACGTAAATGTAGTCCCCCACTTCAGGAACCCAATATTCGCCGGAACTGATCCGCGCCTGTAGGAGAGTTAGCTTGCGCAGATCGAGTGTGTTTTCAGAAGTCCGCGCCTGTGCCTCCGTAGAAAAAACTTCTCCGGTAAGCGCGTTTTGGAAGGCTGTAATTCTGCGTGCCATGGATCGAGTCTAGCAGAAAAACAGGCAAAAACAAAGCGGCTCACCCGGATAGTTGCAACGGGGAGCCGCTTCGCACTTCGCTTCTAAGGTGAAACGTGTACAACAGCAAAAATATGGCGGGCTTTTGCCCGCCACAAATTTTAGGACAGCTCGATCAATTCCTGACTATGATCGAAGCCTTGGTCAACGCAGCGTTGTTCAGTCAGCAGCCAGTCCGGTGTACCGCCGTCCTGTTTGAAATGCTGCCGGGGATTGATTACCCCGAACTCGATACAGCCGTCAGCCGAGTATGGGTCGATTTGACGAGTTCTTACGCCCCTCCCGGTTGGCCAACCGGGGGTTCTTCAACCTTACGCCGCAGATGACTGTACCGCCAGCGAGCCACGCTTTACAGCGCACCCGCCGCACCTTAGTCCCCGGCAGGGACTTGTTCGGTCAAGCCGTCCACATAAATAGAATACCATAGTCTGGGATTTTCCAAGACTTTCGATCCCCTTTTTAGGGGAAAATCTATGGGCTTCTTTCAAGAACAGCACGACAGAATCAAAGGATTATTGGACAAATTGACGAACGATGCGCACGTTCCAATCGCCATCGGTGTCTTCATCGCGACTTTCACGTGGGTCTGCAAAGGCCATGATCTGCCGCCGGGTTTCGTGAGTTCTCTGTACGCGTTCTACGCGTTCTTGGGCGGACACGCCGCCGTTTATCAGAAGTGGCCCGATCCGCCAACCCCTACCGCGCCAACTGTGGACGTAAACGTGAACAACACCAATGCCAACACAAACACGGCTACGGCAACGGCGGATGGTTCAGGGACGAACGACGCTAAGGGCTGACGTAATCCGTTCTTCAGCGATGGCGTAATACTTCGGATCGTTGTCAATGCCGATGAAGTCTCGTCCTGTTTGGACACATGCTAGTCCGGTGGTGCCTGACCCCATGCAGTTATCCAGCACGAGTGCGCCGGGATTAGTGTAGGTCTCGATGAGATAAGCCATAAGTGGGATTGGCTTCTGCGTAGGATGAAAGCCGCGCTCAGACGGAAAGCTCAGCACATTTTTCGGGTAGTTCGTGTATTCCTGCTGGTAGCCATCTTTGAAACCTGTGCGCCCCATGATCTCGCCCGTCTCTTTCGTGCGAACTCGCGGCTCAGCTAGTTTGACAATCCCCTGCGGATTATACACGGGCTGCTTCTTGTAAAAGACGGCGATGTCTTCGTAGACGCGAAGCTGTTGCTTCTTGGCATTCGCAAAACCAGTGGCATTTGTCTTGACCCAAATCCAACTACTCTTGAACATTTTGATGTTGCTCATGATGAGCGCGGAAGTGAATGGCTGGCACGCGGTGAGCACGATTGCGGCATTCTCTTTCGCAACATGATCGTAAGCTTCCCACAGTTTGGGGAACGGGATAATCGAGTCCCATTTACACTCAGTTGTTCCGTAGGGGAGATCGCAAAGGATGAGGTCAACGCTGTGAGCGGGGAGCGTCATCATCGCTTCAACAGAATCTCCGAGAATGAGTTGCACGGACATCCCTTTATTCTACAACATTTACAGCTTTTTGGACATGCTGACCGCGTGGACATGCAACCTGTAGTAGTTTCGTTTGAAGCCGCAGACCCGGTAGCCAAGCTGCCAATAGAGCAGTTGAGCCGGGTTCTCAGTCCAGACTTCGAGCTTGATGGTAGGGAACCCGCGCTTCTTCATGTCCTTCTCACAAGCGGCGATCAACTTTGATGCGATCCCCTTGCGTCGGTGGACACGTGTGATATTGACGGTCTCAATATTGGCTTTGTTGTCTTCTTCTCCGGCGAGAAGAAACCCAGCGATCTTGTTTCCGATGTAAGCAACCCAGACAAATCCGTGCTTACGTGAAAGCAGGACCGCTTTCTTAAAGACGGGTTCTGTCCAGCGAAATTCCTTGGCGAAGCATTCCTTTTCAATCTCGTAAAGATCGGGGAGTTCGCTGTCTTCAAAAGTGTTACGGATTACGAACACGGCTTACCGATCTTGATGTGGTACGTTCCCGTACCAGCGTTCAATGATTTCGAGAGGCCGAGCAGCTTCCGCAGGGCATGGCTGGAGCGGCTTGCCGTACTCGTCCTGTGCGGGTCCGCCTGTGAAGGCGATCCCCCATAGAATACGAAGCGCTTGCCATTCCGGGTGCATGTCGCAATACTCACACTTCCCCGGCTCATGCAGGATTCGTTGGTCGCAATGCGGGGACTGCTGAATGTACTTGTGCGCGAAACTACTATCTGCCATTCTTTGCCTTCTTCGCCTTCTTGATCTTGACGCCAAATAGCACGTCGTTCTTGACAGGGGAAACAAGCTGAGCCACGATGCCCTTATCCTTGGTAACGATAAAGGCTTGCAGCGCACGGCCCGAAGTGATGTAGCCAGCATTGGAGTGGAACCGATCCATGCCTGACAAACTCTTCAACTGAATATGCGTGAGGCCGTGAATCTCGCGGATCACTTCGTGGTGCAGGTGACCGCAGAACCAATACTGGCGGTTCGATTGCGCCCAGAGATCAGCCGCTTCCTTGGTCATGACCGCGTGCGCGTCTCCCGGCTTGACAGAATCGCCGTGGCTGAAGCCAAGCAACGAGTCGCCGTAGAGCGTGTATTGGCGGCGCTTTGGATTGACCGTAATCTTGACATCCTTCGAGTCTTTGTAAATCGCCTGCAAGTAGAGCATGATTGTCATAGCTGCCGAGCGGTCGTGGTTGCCGGGAACCGGATACCATTCAACGGGTGCGATCTGGCGCAGCATCTCAACGTGGTCGTGCGCAAGCTCTGATCCTTCGATGAGAATCTGAGAATACGTACCGTCACAGTCCTGTGGCGTTCCGCGTGTGGTGCCGCCTTGCGGGTTGTCAATGTGCAGCCAGTCGGAGCCGGAGCCGCAGATGATCTTTTCAGGCTTACCGAAGTTTGAAATGAGCGTACCAAGGTTGCCCGTGTGCTCCATCAGCAGGTCACGTGCTTCTTGACGGCTATAGCTTGAACCTGTCTCATCTTCCCAGCCGTGTTTGCCGAAGTGCAAGTCGAACGGGGACAAAATGACCGCGAACGGTTCCTTGGACTTGTTGATATTGAGCATCGGCGGCTTGTAAGCGGGAAGGTTCTTTTGGACGTGGGCGAGTAGCGGCTGGAATACGTTCTGGTCAAAGTTCTGCCACTTCTCGTGGTCGCTCTGGATCAAGCGCCACTTTTTCTTCTCGAACGCTTTGTAGAGAGACTGCTTCTTCTTCTGAAGAATGTCTTCCACCATGTCATCTTCGTCACGCGACAGAAGCTCTTCGGTGGTGACAGGCTCGCTGTCATGTGTCCAGCCATGGACTGATTTGTATTCGATGAACCAGTCACGGCGCATACCGAACGTGCGGCAGATTTCATTGATGGTTTCAGGCTTACCCGTCCAGTTGGAGTAGGCATCCTTCATTGCGCGGTGCTGAGCGCCGGATAACTGGATGCGCACTTTGCAGCGATCCAAGAAGGTGATATAGGTGTCCGTCTCTTTGTTGAACGTGTACTTTTCAGTGTACACTAGGTTGGCATCTGCTTCGTCCAAGTCTTCTGGATCGGGGGCTTCGGTGACTTCTAACCGCACCCCAGCTTCTCGCAGGAAATCCTTAAAGCGCGACCAATACTTCGCGATTTGCTTTTCTGTGAACTTCGCGTTCGCTCTCCAGAAATCACGTCCAATGATGATCGTTGGATTCGCGTCCTGCAAGCGCTGTGCTTCGAGCAGCAAGTCTTCACGTGACGGCTGGCCCTGCGGTGTCCCAGATTGTTCGGTTGATTTCTTAGTAGCCAAAAGTTCCCTCCAAGGAATTACTACTCATGCAAAAGAGACACGTATTTGATTCTCAAGCATAAATACTGCGCATTTCCGAACTTGCAAATTTCGGCAGTTCCCGAAAGTTTCCGTTGCCTATTCGTATCATAGATGGGGAAGATTTTGGGGCGAATCCCGATTTACCATTAAAACAATGAAATCCATCACGGCTGACAAACTGCCCAACATGCACAGCACCGAGTTTCGCGGCATTCCCGTGGTCATTCAATGGCCTAAAGGGAGCACGCGTGTCGGCGAACGCAAGGACGGGACGAAGTTCAAGACTGAGATGAAGGCTGACTACGGCTACATCCCGGATACCGTTGCCGCTGGCGACGAAGAGCGGCTGGACGTGTACATTGGGCCAAACAAAGACGCTGAATACGTTTACGCCGTCGAGCAGAGTCGTAAGGACACCGGGGAGTTTGACGAGTGGAAAATCATGCTTGGGTTCGACTCGCTGGAAGAAGCCGAAGAGTTGTACGAAGAACAAACGGGGGAAGATGCAGATGTGGAAATGACTGACATTTCTGAAATCCCGTTCGACTACTTCTATGACCGCGTGGATCACGAGCGCGAAGAGGACGAGACGCAGGAAAACGAAGAAATCAAGACCGAGCTTCAAGAAGAAGAGGCTAAGATTGCCGGACATGAGCGCGAAAAGCTTTCTGTCATCGACGCCTTTATCAAACTGTACGAACACGAGCAGGACTACTACAAAGAAACTGCCCATAAAGTTCAGGAAGAATTGGAAGAAGCGCTTCAGGACGCGGGTATCCGCGCCATCGTGACATACCGAGCAAAAAAGCCCCGCCGCCTGCGAGAGAAGCTGATGAAGCGCGACCAGAAGCGGCACTATCAGTCCTTCCGTGACATCTACGATGATATAGTGGACATGGCTGGCGTCCGTGTGGCGCTCTATTTGCCGCATGATCGCGATGCGGTCGGTCAAATCATCGAAAAAATCTTCGCCCCAGTTCGTCCGCCGAAGCATTTCCCCGAAGACCGGGGGCCGGGAGACGGCATGGGGTATGTTGCCACGCACTATTTGGTGCAACTGAGACCCGAAGGACTGCATAAGGAGGAATTACGCTATGCCGACACAAATGTCGAAATTCAGGTCGCGTCCGTGCTCATGCACGCGTGGGCCGAAGTCACCCACGATCTCACCTACAAGCCCGCCAAAGGCTCCCTTACCCCCGAAGAAGCAAGGATAGTGCAGGATTTGAATGACATCGTGCAAGCCGGGGAAGCGGCATTGGAACGCTTGCAGGAATCGGTGGAAGGACGCACGGAAGGAAACCTGATGGTGGAAGTGCAGGCCGCTTTGAAGAAGATGGCGGACACCTTCGGTCAGGTCAGTTACGAGGAGGTCAGAAAGACCGCAAGCCGTATCGCAGCAATAGGTCAGCCAAAACCGAGCAAAAGCCAGTTCTCAACGTATTTTAGAACACGGCTTGCTCTCTGGAAGGCTCAAAACCAAAACTCACAACATTGATGCTAAAATAGAAGGTATCCATGAAGTCCGACCGCACTTTACTAGGCTGGTACAAACGCATCAACAAACGGTTCTTTGACGGCAACTGCCCTGAGCGGGTTTGCGTGAGATGGGCTGACCCTGAAGAAGAAGAACGCGGTGACGCTTGGGAAGAGAAGTATTTCGGCGAAGCCGAGCGCCTTCCAACTGACCCAAACGACAAGAACTATGACCGCTGGCATGACTTTGCCATCGTGCTCAGTCGCCGCAAGAACGACAGTTGGATCGTCAAAATCTCAACTCTTGTTCATGAGATGATCCACTTAGCAACCGATCTCAAAGATGACCACGGCCCCGCCTTCGAGCAATGGCGTCAATACGTTGCAGATCGTGGCATCTTCAAAAAGCACGCCTTACGCAAAGACCGGACGCTGTTCTAAAACCTACTGACTTTTCGTGCCTAAAGTAGGGAAATCAATGAGCTTATTGGACAAAAAGGCAGTCGAAACCGTCACGCTCTACCACGGAACCTGCGCGGAGAACGCCAAACGCTTGATTAACAACGGTTGGCGGCCGAACCAAGTCCCCCAAGGTGGTAACATTGGGCAGACAAAATACCTTTACCTTTCCACGGGTTATAACGACGCTCTCTGGTTCGCCGAAGAAAAAGGCTGCAACGTTGTTCTTGAAGTAACCTGCCCGATGGACTCACTTAAAGTTGACCCCGAGGACGGCTTCGCCGAGACTGTTGAGGATGAATTGTCCACCGAAGAGAGAATCGGCACCCCCGGCAAGTTAGTGCTTACCAAGCCGCTTGGCGCTGAACATTTCACTGTTGTCTCCCACAACATGCCGGAGTTTCAGAAGGACGCCAAGATTCACAGTAACGCATCCACGCAGGTTGACGTACCGGGCGACGTCGCGGCTAAGATTATCCAAGTTGGGAAAGAGTTGATCCCGGACGAGTACCTTACCGGAGAGGGTCGTGTTTTGACCCCGCACGTCACGGTGAAGTATGGCGTAAAGGAAGACGAACAAGCACTCCGCACTATCTGCCAGCATCACGCGCCGTTCTCTGGGCAGCTTGGCAAGACTTCGGCCTTCACCGCGAGTGAGAACAATGCTGGCGGTGTTCCCGTCGTCGTAGAAGTCAACGGACAAGGATTTCATGATTTGCACGATGAAGTCATGAACGCTATCGGCACCCAGCCCGATGATTTCACTTACACCCCGCACATCACTATTGCATACGTCAAACCAGTTGAGGCGCAGCACTTCGTTGGAAGTGACGCGTTCGCCGGGATTAGCTTCCAAGCGTCTGCTGTTGTGTTGTCGAAGCACGATGACAACGATCAAGTTAAAATTCCGCTGGGTAAGGCAATGGCACAGACCGCTGCCGAACAGGAAGAGATTCCGTTTGTCATCACAGTTTGGCCCGTTGATTTTGACAACTCACCACAGGGCTATACGGTGAAGTATCCGCCGCTTGAGCGCGACGTGAAGATTTGCCGCAGTCTTCCAGAGTTGAAGAAAATTTGTCGCGATGCTGCCGCCCGCTATGAAGGTAGGGCTGATACCATCGTCACATCTGGTTACCTGATGCAGGGCCCAGACGAGCTACAACCAAAGATGCGTGGGCTTAAACAGTTTTGGGAGAGCGGCCCGTTCAAGAGCCGAAAGTCTGCCGCATCTCCGCAAGTTGCACCTGAGATTCCACAGCGTCCGCCGCAAGAGACAGACGATGTTGAACCGGAGTCACGTCCGCAGTATGAGTATCGCAAGCAGACGCACGGTGATAACTGGATCATCTACAACAAAGACGGCGATGCGGTAGCGTTCGCGGATTCAGAACAACAGGCGCAAGATTGGCTATCAAGCCCGGACACACTTCGGAAATTAGATCGCGGTGAACAACCGGAAGAGGTCGAGCGCACGGAGCCAGCCGTACAAACGACTAAGAAGCCGCGCAAGTGGAAAGCCCCAACTAAGCCCGTCACTGAAACAAGTAACTTCAAGAAGTGGTTTGGATCGAGCAAGGTAGTTGACGAAGACGGCGAGCCGATGAAAGTCTATCACGGCACCACGCACGAAGTCGAAACCTTTGACATCGACAAGACCAATGAAGAAAATTACTACGGCAAAGGGTTCTATTTCTCGTCGTCAGCTTATGACGTTGAAACCAACTATGCCACGGACAAAGGCGGCGATATTACCGCCCGCATCTCACGCCGCACTGAGGAAATCCAGCAAGAGCTTGAAGGAAAGTTTGAAGATGAGCATGGCTACACGGCTGACGGGATCGAGATGCAAGAGATAGAAGAAGAAGCCGGAAGATTGGCACGCGAAGAAGTTGTGGGACCGAACAAAGGCACCACTATGGCGGTCTACCTGCGCATCCGCAAGCCCGTAGTCGTGGAAAAGGGCGGCGGCACATGGTTTGAGTACCGCTATAACGAACGCACTGGAGAAGAGTCCGGCAGCGCCGTGGAATTGTACGAAGCTGTCATGAACGCGGCATCCCATTGGGGCACGGATGGCGGTCGAATCTGGAGCGAGGCAAACGAGAAGATTGGAAACCCGGAATTCACAGCCTATGATTTCGAAGAAGCTGTGCGCGGTCTGGACTACATCGAAGACGAAAACGGCAGCGTCAACACTGGCGCGTTCATCGGCGACGTGTACAAGGCGGCGGGCTTTGACGGCATCATTCAAGATGCTTGGGGAGAGTTCGGCGGCGGGAGCAAATACAAGGGCATGGAGATGGAGTGGGGCACGAAGCACTACATCGTTTGGGACCCACGCCAAATCAAGAGCGCCATCGGGAATGTGGGAAAATTCGACAAAAAGAATCCAGCGATCACGGCTGCGGTTACTGAAGAAGACAGACAAACGCTAAAGACTCTTGGTTCAGACATTGTCGAAGAAAAGACCATTGGCGATTACGATTTCTTCGTCACATACGAGAAGAACTTCGGGATATATCAGATCGGTATGCAGCGCGTGGGTATGAGCGCTGTAGACTTAGGTCAACAGTTCGAGCAGCAAAAGCAGGATCGCGGGAAAGGTAGCAGACGAGAACTCAAGCAGACGATCCAGCAGTGGATTGACAAATACCACGTGCTCGTAGTTGCTTCCATGAACCCAGCCAAGACCTTGAAGTACGTTCGCTTGCTCCAAGCACTAGGCTTCCAGCCGAAGCAGCAGTCGTTTATGGGAGTGCCGTTGATCCTATTGACAGATGGGACAGTCAAGATCAGCAAGCGCAAGCAGGCTCGCAAGGGCGACACAACCAGCATGACGCTTGGTGTGGATTCCGAACATGTTCCGGGATTCCCGGCAGTGGTGCTCGTCCGCTGGGAGCAAGGGATGCGCTGGCGTCAGGTGCTCAAGGCGGTGAAAGCAATCGTTGGTGAGATTGCTGGGCACCGTGTGCCTTGGCGCGACATCTACATTTGGTCGTCGCTTTGGGGCAACTACGAAGAACAGCAAGCGGGTTGGGAAGAATACAAGGGACGCAAGCGGTCGGTTATGTTTGACGTTCTACATAATGGCAGTTTTGTGTCTGTTGGTGCCCCGTACCAGACAACAGCAGTTGTTGCTGGAGAGGAATCGCCGGACGCGCCATGCCCTGACTGTGGCGCACCGAAGAGCAAGCACGCCGCGTTCCGCATCATCGCGCTCAACATCCCACGCTTAGTGCAGGACTTTGGACAAAAGCTAGTGGCTAGATACTTTGCCGATCTAGGGGTGACGCAGCCCGTGGATGCTGGCGTCGATCTGCCTGAAAAGATCATCAACGAGCTAAAGAAATCTGATCCGACTGCCAACTTTGAGTATACGGCTTGGCTGACAGGGAACTACGCACGCGGAGACATCGGGGCGTTCAAAGAAATCCCGCAGAAGATCGCCCCACTATTGGTTCGCTTCAACGATCTCAAAAAGGGAAAATACCTTGACGCGAGCGAGCGTGACATTGGGCGGATCAAGGGTGCAGCGCAATTAACACAAGTGATTGAAAAGTACGCTGAAGTCGTTGCTGAATCCGAGCGTAAGAAGAAAGCGGAGAGAGAAAAGCAACTCTTCACCGAAGGCAAAGCCACGCTGTTTTACGACGATGGGAACATCAAGATCATCATCCCGAATACGGAAGAAGCCGCCATCTATTTCGGCATTAACACAAAGTGGTGTACTGCTGCGTCTGAAGGCATGAACCACTTCCAGAACTATGCTGAAGATGGGCCGTTGTACATCATATTGTTCAAGGCGGAAAACAGACGTTATCAGTTTCACTTCCCGTCTGCGCAGTTCATGGACGAACAGGATGTGGAAATTGTGCCGGGTACATTCCTACCAGCGCACCCTAAGCTCGCTGAACTGTTCTTACCTATCGCTGAAGAAGCTGTTGACGATGGCAAAGCACAATGTGAAGACTGTGGCGGGAGCGGTGGGGACACGTGCAGTTGCGACGACGGCACTGTTGAATGCGACTATTGTTCTGGACGCGGCTCGGAAGATTGCGACACTTGCGAAGGTGCGGGAGAGCTAAGCTGCGAAAAATGCGATGGCTCCGGTCAGCTTACAGACGACGAAGGAAACGAAGAAGAGTGCTCGTCGTGTGACGGCAGCGGAACTCGCCCCTGTCCAGATTGTGAAGACTCCAGTGGTAGTATTGAGTGCCCCAACTGCGAAGGCAGTGGGGGTTGGACTTGTGAAGAATGCGGAGGAACAGGTAGGGCAACTTGCACAGAGTGTGAAGGAAAAGGCTACCTACCCGACCTCCATGCTTTCATTGTCGCGGCACGGCGTACAGTGCAAGCGGCGAAAGCACAAGGCGCTGCGGCTGGTAAAACATCAGACTCCCACAAAGAGACGCCATTCTCGGACACGCAGTATGAAAACCCAGAACAAGGCATGGAGACAAACGCCTACGCGGACACTTACGAGCGTGTGAAAGGCATTTACGAACTTCCGTCACTCGAAGAACTTGCACCCCAGATGTTCACGGCTGCTGAGCGCGTGCAAGACTCCGCTACAGACCAGATTAAGTGCATCTGCGGGAACGAGCCACATAAAGAAGGCTTCTACTGGTGCGACCAGTTCGGCAAGTACATTGACGATTACGATGATTGGGATGGACATTACATCCGCTGTGACCGTTGTGGTCGCGTCATCAACCAGAAGACGGGTCGCGTTATGGGTAAGGCTGACAAAAACTTATTCGGAGAAGTTTCTGTGACGGCGGCGGAACTCCCGGAAGAAGACATCGCCCGCACCGACGAAGAGATCGCCAAGATCAGGGAAGAAGTCAAGGACGTTGAGATCACTTACGAAGTGATGGATTCACACCGGGGAGAGTTATCCGCTGAAGTGGGTGCATGGTTGCACGGCAAGCCGATTGGATATGTGTCTTTCAGCGAACTTGAGGATGACGATACGAGCGACCCGAACCAGTACAAAGAGATGGAAGATGAGTACGGCGGAAAGTATTGGGAGCAAGTGGGCGAGATTCCACGCGAAGTCCACATCAAGTACGTCTACGTCGCCCCACGCTATCGCAGGGTAGGCGTAGGCACGATGATGTACGAGAAGATCAAGAAGGAATTTCCCGGCGAGCCAATCCGTAGCAGTGGCACAACCGAGCGCGGCGGCAAGTTCCGTAACTCGCTGTTGAATCGCGGGGTTATCACGGCTGTTTTCGCTGAAGCCCAGAACGAAGTCCGTCACTCCGATCATCTGCTGGATTCCGAAGCCACAGGTACTACCAAGACACTCAAAAGTGATCCATTCATGCTGGAGACGCAGGTACTTCACGAGAGCCTTGGCAAAGAACCGAAACCGATGAACCCTGCGCTTCCTACGGGACGCTCCGAGCAGACACCGCCCGCTGAAGGCGAAGCCGAGCTTCAGATGACAAGCTCGTTCCACATCGAAGCAGTAAACTACGACGAAATGTTCAAGAACATCCTTGAACTCACCCCGAAAGGTGGACTGACTGCGGCTGACGTGAAGCAAGAAATCGCGTGGGCAAAGAAAGACTTGAAGAAGCAGGATCGCATTGTCTGGTGGTTGCGCTGGTACAGACTAGCCTTACTCGGTGTTATCGTAGAGAACCTACAGCAGCAAGCACGGGTAAAACAGGAAGAAGCCAAGCTGTACACCGAATTAGGCGGCGCGGAGCACCAGCAGAATGAGCAGAGTGCAACTGAAGCGCAGCAAAAGGCTGACATGGCGATGCGTTACCTGCAAGGGGAAGAGAAAGCCCTAGGCAATCGCACGGGTCGTGACATGATGGGTATCCCACACAAGAGGCCGGATTGGTACAAGGGGATGCACACCAAGATGCAGCACCTTATGAGTCTGCCTGTTGCCAAGATTCAGAATACGGTCTGGGACAAACAAACGCCAGAAGCACTCGTCACTGAATTTGAGAACTATGAAAAAGAGTGGGGCGAGGACATCAAAGGAAAGTTGAAGCCGAACCTTGAGCCAGTTTGGACTTCGGAAGACGCGCAAAGAATACAAAGAATGCGTCAGAATGTAGAATATCATCTGTCGCGGGGAGATACAGAGAAAGCCGAACGTCTTCAGGAAGAAATCAAAAAACTTGAAGATGAAATCGCTGAAAGAGGCGAACAACCGGAAGTTGATACCGTGTTCCTTCAGTTTCAAGATGGTTGGGCGTGGTGGAAGTTGTCACGTGCTTACTGCTCAGAAGAAGCACGCGCCATGGGTCACTGCGGAAACGTGGTTGGTCAGGATCGCCCTGATGAGCGTATCCTAAGCCTGCGCAAGCCATCGAAGGTAGGCAAGGAAACATGGTGGGAGCCGCATCTTACCTTCATTCTCGAACCAAACGGACAGCTTGGGGAAATGAAGGGCAAGGCGAACAATAAGCCCACGGCGGCGTACCACAAGTACATCATTCCGCTTCTCGAAGACCCACGCATCAAGGGAATTCGTGGCGGCGGCTATGCGCCGGAGCGCAACTTCAGTCTTGCGGATTTGCCAAAAGAAGAGCAGGAAAGACTCACAGCAGCCAAGCCCGGACTCTTGAACGCTGAAATGTATCTGGCGAAGTTCGGCCCAACAGAAGAGTGGGTGCGTCGCGTTGACGAGACTCTGGAGTGGGACTACAGCCACAGTACGAAGTTAGGTGGTTGGGAAATCAACACGTACAAATCACTGGACGACTTCGTTCAAGAAACTGGCAACGACACGGCGAAGTGGATTGGTAGGGTTTTCTCCGGCGATGAAAACCTAGATTATTACGAAGGCATCTCACTGTCAGACGCCATTGAAAACCTTGATACCGCTGGCGAAGAAATGGTGCGCAACTACATTCGCGTAACTTACCCAGAGGAAGTTAAAGCATGGGAAAAAGAATACGACACGGAGTTGGACAACAGCAATCTTGGGGACGCCATCTCCGAGATGAGCTTGGATGATGTGGAGCAAGACCTGACTCGTGCGGTTGAGACCGGACGCCGTTACGGTGCTGAGAAAGAGATGTACGAGGCGCTTACATCAGCCATTGAAAACATGGGGAGTGACGACAATAACCGCTTGGGTTCAGCGGTTGCTTACAAGACATACACAGACCCCAAGACCGGGAAAGTTTCCCCTGTGTGGGACTCGCCTGTCACAGAATACTTCCCGAACACATCTGCTGCTAAGCTGGCGGATAGCGGCAGCAATTGGGAGCAGATTGAAGAAAATGAGTACGGCTACTACAGCGGCACTTCGGCGTTGAATGTTGAAGAGCCACACTACGGTTGGGACGGCTGGGATCAAGAAGGTTTCATGGAAGAGATCAAGCAGTCATTTGGTCAACCGAAATCACCAGAAGATGAAGCAAAACATCAAGCCGAGCTAGAAGCTGAAGCAAAGAAGCGCCCTGACCTTATCCCGGTGCGCACAAATGGCAAGATCACAGGGTGGGGACACAACCCCAACTACAAAGGGCCAAAGCTGGGGCCGGGGGGTGTAGAAGTTGACGAGAAGGGCAATCCAATCAAAAAGAAGCCCGCGCCTAAGAAAAAGAAGAAGCGCAAGAGTCATCTACTGAACAAAAAGGCAGCCGAACCGTGGGAAATGAGCGAACGGGAGTACGCAGCGAAAGACTGGACGCCAGAAGAGACCGAAGAAGAAGCAAAAGAACGCTACCGCAGAAAGAGAGTATGGCAGCAGAACGCTCTTGGGGCGGTGAGCCTTGGTAAACTCACACCGCAAGAAGCGAAAGCACGCGGTGCATACGACACGGAAAAGTTCAAGCCGTTGCCGCCCGATCTTTACCATGTCACAACAGCGAAGAGCAAGGTGCTCGCGGAAGGATTGAAGACGCGGCAAGAGATGAACATGGGCAGCGGGACTGGGCTTGGCGGCGGCACAGAGCAAGCCATCAGTTTCACGGCTGATCCTGAGATCGCCAGAGGCATCTATGAAAACCTGCTGATCGCTCGCAGAGTGGCGGCTGGTGAAATGACGCTTGATGACCTGATCGAGACCGCGACCAAAGGCGAGGGAGCCAACCGCCCGTGGATCAACGACATTCTCAAGTCTCTTGGTGGTTCGAGCGGGACTAAGGACTTTGGAGACAAGATGGTTGATGCGCTCAAACGCGGAGTCACGTGGGAGCAGTCCATGGGAAGACCACCACAAGAGGGATGGGCTGACCAAGGAACGCTTAGAACCAAGCCGGGGAACTGGCGTCCTGCCCCGTGGAGCTATCACTGGACAGGCGGCGATGGCAACGAGTATTACTCTAATTGGGAGCGGGACTTGACACCCAAAGAGCGGCAAGAAGCGATTTTTGACTTCTTCAAGAAGTGGAGCTTCTTCCGTGAGCAGGCTGGCGGGGGGCTTGATCCGTTGTATTTCATGAGCGATCCAGAGGCTTTGGGCAAGACGCCTGAGTCCGAGATTGCCATCCTGCACTTCAAGCCTGTGCCGGGGGCTATGGGGACGCAGGAATCGGCCCTAGGCGAGTGGCGCACGTACACGGGCGCAGCGGTAAAGCTCGTAGGCGAAGGGCTGGCAAAGGGACAGACAGCGGCGGTAAAGCCGTTCCCGAACTCGGTTGTGCAGCAAGTGGTGTATCATGGCACAAACGAACCGTTTACCCGCGTGGACATGGGCCGGGGAGCGCAAGGTGTTTTCTGGGTTACGTCTGACCGAAGCAAGATCGAACGCGGGGAGTCCGGGGCGACCAGTAGCAAGCATATTCTGCCGATGTACATCAACATCCAGAAGCCTGCGGGCTGGCCCGAATACGAAAAATATTCTCTTGGGGAATTGAAGCGTGACTATGACGGCGTAATTCTGAACGACGAAGACGGCAGTTTTGACGCCATCGTTTTCAAGCCGAATCAAGTCAAGATGATTAAGGAACTGAAACAGAATGCCTGAGAAGCAGACAATTTCGCCAGCACCGTTGCTATTCCGCATCGAAGTGCCGGAGTCTCGCCGCAAGACATTCTGGAATCGGCCGAATGCCAAGCTTGAATTCTGGGCGTTCACTGTCAGACCACGAGCATTCCGCAATGAAAAGATCGTCTTCACGTTCGACAAAAAGCCTGTAGCAGAAGCGGTCATCGTGAAGATTGAAGACCCCGGTCAGTCTTCGTGCAGTGCCACGAAAAAGTACAAAGACCACTACAAGGTGTTCTGGAGTCCGAAGCAATTCATCAAGTATGAGACCAGCAAGGTCGCAGCCAAATGGATTGGCCCTGTGTATCACGGCACAACGAAAGCGGGGTTCAAGAAGCTCAAGGGTGACGTAGAGTCAGCGGGAATGATCTACTTCACTGACGATACATCCTACGCGGACTACTTCACCACTCGCGGCGGGGAGTACAGGTCAGGAAGCGGGGTTTATCCGGCGTATATTCGCTTTAACAAACCGTTCGACGCTAGGCGGTTTGAAGACCCGATGACGTTTGAAGAATTCGCGGAAGCCATCGGCACAACGGAAGAAGAGATCGAACCACAGGGACAGGATTACGTCAAGCGCACGCATCCAAATCCGTTCTGGCGCTGGGTTCGCACATTTCCCGATGAGACCCGCAAGGCGCTGGAGTCCAAAGGCTACGATGGCATCGTTCAACTGGAATCCATCAGTGTAGAAGAGTTCCCATCCACCGCCGCTTACATTGTGTTCAACGAGAGCCAAGTGCGCAGCATGACCGGAGACAAACGCCCAAGCTCGAAAAACTTGCTTGACCTATCGGGGAAGACAGTAACAGCAGACCGCGTAATGGAAGGCGAAGAAGGTGAAGAGTTCTGGGCGGGGGAGGGCAACGCGGCGTCCGGCGTACTCCCGGTGTGCCCAACCACAGGCAATGTGTGTCTGGCGTGGCGCTCCGCAGACGTGATGCAAGGCAACTGCTGGGGCACTATCGGCGGCGCAGTTCAAAAAGGGATGCAGCCGCAGCAAAGCGCCAAGGTAGAGATGGCGGAAGAGACGGGTTACCACGGTAACATTACGCTCATCCCCGCATACGTGTTCAGTTCCGGTAAGTTCAAATACCACAACTTCGTAGGGGTGGTGCCGAACGAGTTTGGATTCAACCCCGGCGAAGGACACGGCTGGGAAACCGACCACATCGCGTGGATGCCGTATGCCGAAGTGCTGAAGGATATGCAGGAGAACCCCGGCGATTATCATCCGGGGATGCACAAGCTGTTCGATGCTTCCCGCAGACAGATTGAGCGTGCGTTAAACATCAAGCGTAAGCAGGGCGCGGCACCCTACACAATGGAAGCGCACCGATCCGGCGATGTGATCTGGGTTGACTGGTTCGAAGTCAAGGACAAAGGTAAGGGGCTTGGCAGAAAATACTACATGGAGTGGGAAAGCAAGCTCCCCAAGGACATCAAGCTAGTCCGCCTGTTCGCGGCGGACGCGGCTGGGGATTTCTGGGACAAGATGGGCTTCAGCTACGTCTATGACACCGAGCAGGGAGATGAGTCCGATCAGTACATGTGGAAAGGTGTAAACGGGAACCCCACACCGCAGCCAGTCGAGAATGACTACGAGTCTGATGGCGGTTATGACATTGAAGACGAGCCGGAGAAACGGAAAAAGGGTGCGGAACAGAAAGAGATGTTCCCGAATTCGCAAGACGCGAAGTTCCGCCAATGGTTCGACGGCAGCAAGGTTGTGGATTCAAACGGCAACCCGCTCCCGGTGTACCATGGCACGCGCTCTTCCGTAAATTTTGACACGTTCAGCGTGGACGGCCCACCTGTTGATGACAGTGATTACGAAGGGCAGCCGATGTCTTCAGGTAGTGGCGCTGACCCTACTTCGCTAATGGGCGCTCACTTTGCCGTGCAGCCTAATGTAGCAAATCAGTTTGCCGAAGGTAAAGGCTGGACAAGCACACGATACGAAGGGGACAAAGAGATGCCCCGCGTTATTCAAGTATACTTGCGTATCACTAACCCAAAGGACTTCGGCTCTGAACACAACTTGCGCGAGTTCATCAACCAAGGGAAAGTCAGTGGGGACGCACTCGAAATCGCAATGGAAGCGGACGGCATTCAACCGTATGCAGACACTAACGAGGGCGAAGCGGCGATCAACGAGTGGTACAACAAGTACGAAAATGACCAAGCCTTCCGCACCGAAAAGAACCGCTTCTTGTTTGAAGAAGCGCGTGGGGGTGAAGGCTCCGACGACCTACTCCGCGACGCTGCGTATGAACTTGCCAGCCAAGCACGCCAGCGCCTTGAGGCGGCGGGTTATGACGGTATTCACTACAAGAATGTGGTAGAAGGCGGCACCGCATGGGTTGCGTTTGAGCCAAACCAGATCAAATCCGTATGGGCACAGTCCTTTAATCCGCGAGACCCGCGCTTCACCGCATCGGTTCGCGTAGAACCAGTCGCTCCGGTGTCCCCGATTCCCGCCGACTTGCCGCGCAAACCAAAGCAGGAAAAGAAAAAGGAAGAGCCGAAAGAAGAGAAGCTGTTGGATGTTTACGCCAGTGTGCCGTTCGGTATGTCCAAACGGGAGGCGTCCGGCGAAAAGGAAATCCCCGGCAAGATCGCGTCGAAGCTTGTAACCGCTATGGGTTACGATGAAATCAAACGTGGGACACGCGTTTTTTACCTTCCAACTTTTCTGGACAAACATCTACGATTGAAAGGTGAAGTCAAGAAGGTACTTAGACCAGCCCCAAACGACACAAGCCCGGATATGCGCCCATTGATCGTGGTCAAATGGGATGCGGGACATGAAAGCACAGTCCCAGCATGGACACTGGCGAACGCAGAGCCACAGAAATCCTTGTTTGCCGCAACGCCCGCCCCGGCGCGTGCTGGGTTGACCATTCCAGCCGGAACCCTGTTGTATCGTGGCATCGGCGAAGATGAAATTCATACGCACAAACCTGCATCGGACGGTTGCCTGTGGACTACGCAAAGTCCAACATTTGCTCGCACGTACATTCCCCCTGCTGGTTTGGAGATGATGGCGACGTTAAAGTCCATCGCTTCCTGCCCGAATGACCGCAGTGGAGTCGCAGACCTACAGAAGCAACTGGGGTTCGAGTACACTGACATCAAGTACGACGCAACCGGACGCCCTAACTCCTACCGCGCACCGAAATTGCTTGAGACTTTGTATCCGCATCCGTACCCGGACAAGACCAAGTTCGAGAAGCAGGACGACTATTACAAAGCCGCCAACGATTGGCAGGTGGGCCGGGAAGAAGCCTTGATGCAGTATGTCAAGAAGAAGCTGGCGGAATACGGCTACGAGCCGGAGCGTCCTGAAGACAACTACCATCGCGGACAGTACCGTTTGAAGCTGCACATGGAAAACGGTCATGAAGAACTGCTGCCAAACAAGTTTGAAGAAGGCACCGTGTGCGTGTTTGAAGTTCAACAACCGTTGAATGTTTTCGATATGACGGAAGGCGGGCAGAACGAAGGTGATTTGCTCGATCCTCAATATCGCGAATACGGGAAGTTTGAACAGCTTGCTAAGATGGGCTACGACGGCGTAAAGATCAACGACTACGCACAGGTCGAAGGACACGGAAACGTGGGACACACCGCCATTGGTATCTTCGAGCAAAGCGTTCCAAAGATCAAAGAAATCAGACGTGACACCGCCACGCATCCCGAAGACCTGTGGGCTGACGTTAAAAAATATGGTTCGCTCGCTGAAGATAAAGTAAAATTTGACGAGTTCAAGGCGCAGTTGAAATTCCCGCTTACTGTGTATCGCGGACTTGGGGTCGCGCCTGAAGAGATCAATTTTGAAAATGTTGGACCGTTCTGGTCTGTGGATGAAGGCTTAGCCGAAGATGCTATGCGCGGAGATCGAAACAATCTTACCCTTCTTCGCACACAAATTCGTGAAGACGCGGTTGATTGGGAAGAAACGTTCTTGCAGAACAAGAGATTCTGCTGGGGTGAAAAAGAAGTCTACGTCAAACCCGGAACGGATGTCGAAATCACAGGCATCAGACGGAGCTATGGAGATTGGCAAAAGCCGGAACCGGAGAAAAGATGGGTAACGGCTGCCAGCAAGCCTACGCCCACGCAACTTGACGGTTTACAGCACATGGCGGACGGCAAGGCGCTCTACCGTGTGAAGGGAGGATTCTGGACAGTTGATCCGGTCACAAGTTATGATACTTTCGGAATCCCCAAGGGAGAAGACGGCAACACGATCTGGTATGTCCCGACGCGGACGATGGAAGCTATGGAGAAGCGCGGTTGGGTTGCGCGTGCCAACAAATATCCTGAAGTCTGGAAGGACGACCGTGTAATTACGGAAGCCGGACTCGCAGCAATCGGGAAGAAGACGGCTTCAGCCGATGAACCGGGACTACTCTGGCGTGCGCCGGAAGACAACGGACACCATGACTACCAACCTTCTTGGGATTATGAGCCGCGTGCGAATAGCGACCCGGAGCTTGCCGAGCTTGCGGTTGGCGTAGCGCAGCGTCTCTACCAACGTACCAAGCAACCGTTTGAACTCTGGGATGTTGACCTGTCTCATCTCAACGCGGTTGCGATGTACATTGACGGGACATGCGGATACCCGGTCGTGCTGATTGATCTTGAAGCTCACCGCGACTACCCAATGGGGATCGGTAAAAGCATTGACCATGAGTTAAAGCACGCGATCCAAGACTCCGAAGGACGCGAGTACGATGAAGAAGAAGCCGAGAGTGATGACTTCAACAAGGAAGCCGCCGCCGAAGTTTACTTGTACCATGGCACAACCGCTACTATCGCTGAAAAGATCATGCTTGACGGCGTGATGGAAGCCGGGAGCTATTGGGGCACAGAAAGAATCGCCGCGACCTACGCTGAAGAAGCCGTGGATGCAGAACTAGACTACGAGGCCGAAGCAGAAGAAGCGATCATCCGCGTACCGCTATCCCGCTTCAATAAGGCAAATCTGGAACCTGACGAGAACTCCGTTGCGGAGCCTTTGACGTACACGCTCAAGCGCAAGGAAGATGAACTCTACGCCGAATGGCAAAACTCACAGGGCACATGGGAAGACTGCCTGCGCATCTACGAATCGGTGCGTTATGACGCCCCATTGCAGGTTACAAAGAACGACCGCTACGTTTAAGAAAATCCTGTCAAGCAGAAATCTCACTACTGAAAATAAATGCCTTAGTGCGTCCAAACCGCATGAATACAGGCGAAAACGCATGTCGCAGAAAATCACTATGGTATAATGGTTGTGTAAGTCAAACAAAGGGGGAACCATGAAGCTTGCCACTGTTGAAGCGATGTTTCCAGAATTGAAAGGCGGAAACATCTTCCAAACCGGACGTGCCAAAGGCTCAACCAGTAAGGTAGCCATTGGTCGCGCCTTCGGCAATCTCTTAAAAAAGGTTGCCAAAAAGCGTATCACCAGCATCAAATGTACTGTCACCATTGTGGACGTAATGCCAGAACAGGAGACGCTATGAAAATTGTCAACCACACGCATTGGGATACGCGGGACATCATGCGGCTGGTTTATCGAGTTGCGCAGGACGAGCTTGATCCCGGTCAGTTGAAAAACCGGGGACGCATCACAATCAAGTATCGGCGCAACGGCAACATCGGCGGCTGGTGTTACTACGGCACGATGAAAGACCCCAACGTCCGTATGCGGCTCAATCTGCCGCGCACCAATCTTGACCCTGTGGCGCTGGCTATGGTGATCGCTCACGAACTGGCGCACGCTAAGGGAATGAAGCACCGCGAGATGAATTCCACGCGATACACTTGGGGTCCGGGATGGCGTGAGCGGTACGCTTACGCGCTGGACTATCCTATCGGCGTTAAGGCTGCACCTGTCAAGCCGTCCTTGACTGAGAAACGCGCCAAGGCGCTTGCCAAGGCACAAAGCAAAGTCCGTGAGTGGGAGCGCAAGCTGAAGCTGGCGAACACTACTCTTCGGAAGTGGAAGGTGCGGGTGAAACGTCAGGAGCGTCTTTTGGCGTCAGACCATGACGACGCGCCCACGCCTTCGCATCCCGACAGTCAGCACATGGAACTGTCTCTCCACACTGCTTAGCACGTTGCTCTTTATACGGCAAGTCTTCGTAGTCCCCATGATGTTCGAGCACGAGTTTGGCGAGGCTTATCAGAGCCTCGTCAAACGTCGGGCCCCCGGTGTCAAGATCGACGTCGTGGTAGTTGAGCAGACCAGTTTCAGTGTCCCAATCGTACTCACCGCCTGACATGTAGCCCCATTCGAGTTGACCGAATTCCAGCCAGCATTCAACGTTCACGTTCTTTTGGCGGTCATCGTTGACGCGCCCGGTTTCATCCACCTTGGCGTAGAAGATGTCAAGGTTGTGTTCAATGGCGTGGCGGAACAGGTGCCGTTGTTCACGGTAGCACTTGCCGCCACGATCCTTGGTGACCAAATAGCCGTCAGCCAAACCCTTGTCGTATTCTTCCGGGGTGATCTCGTATCGTTCCCGCAGCATGAACTTCGGGTGACTGTACAAGAAGTGATAGGCGTCGTATGCGTTATTGATCTGGTGCATTCTTCTCAGCCTCTCCAGCTACTTCTTTCAATGCGTCCAAAATTTCTTTGTCCGGCTCGTGGACGGAAATGCAAATCCAAAGACGGAAGCCCAACAGTTCAAAGTTGCCTTCGAGACTGCCGCACTTCCTGTCCCACTCAATCTCTGCATTGATGAACGTGAAGTCCACCCAGTTGTAGTGCGTAGGATCGAAGACGGCTGACCACTGTTGCGACCAGCCAATCGTCATATAGTCGCCAATACTGGCGTAGCCGAGTTTGCGTTCGAATTTGATAGCCATGTCAGTCCCACAGGCTCCAGTAGTGCTTTGCGAAAAGAGCCATTCCTTCTTCAAAAATTTTCATGTCGCGTTCTTCACAGGCACGGATCGCTTGGTAGCGGTCATCGAGAACCTTCTTGTATTCGGCCTTGGTAACACCATCAGGACGGCGACCGGGATACGGGCCAAGTTCCTTCTCGTAGAGTCCTTCTTGAATACGCTGGCTGGCTTCAAATCCAGCGATCATCTTGTCCATGATCGCATCCCAGCGGGCTTCTGCGATGGCGAAAGTTTCCTTGCTGTGGGTGTAGCCGTCGTTGTTCTCGGTGGGCAATCCTTCGAAGACGCACATTGGGATGCCGTGTTTGGTGTTCTTGAGATGACGGAGAGCGTCGGGGAGCCAGCTAGACATGTAGTCGTGCAGTCCCCATGTGTCACGGTCGGCCCAACCACGGTGACCGCGCTGGATGAACCACTTTACGTAGTCATAGGCGTTGCCGGGGGCTTCCCAGATGCGCCCGCACCAAACGCGGACGAACCAGTAGACACGGGTACGGATAGGGTCATGATTGGGACCGAAGAAATAGTCGTGGTCCCACTCGATGAGTTCGTTGTCTTTTTTGAGTGTTGTATTACGCAGGTAGGCGTCTACTTCAGCCAGCCCTTTGAGCAGTGTTTTGAACATAGACAATGTTGCCTCCTCAGGTCAACTAATGAAATTGCATTGTCATGTTCTCCCTTGGGAAGGCTCCCTCTGTCATATAATACCACAGGAAGTCAGAAAATGGGGCGGGAAGCTTGGCAGTCCCCGCCCTCGGTGAAAGATGCTTTCGGAGCAACCGGGTCTTAGCCCACCTGATGCTTGACCGAAGCCACGTATGAATAAACGTCTCTTACTTATGGAGTTCTGTAGCCGTGAACTTGATGGCGGCCGACAAGAACCTGTGGGACAGCCAACCGCAGGCTTGGTAGGCGGCGATCAGAAATTTTAGCCAGTAACGTGCCAAACCCTTGTGGTTGTTCATGTTGTCCCTCAAAATTTACATGGAGTTTCTTCGGCGCGGCGGGTTCCCGGTAACGGGAATCAGCTTGTGCCCCTCGTTTAACAGTTTGCGCATGAGATCAGGCTTGTTCGAAGCATGATAGTAGCGCCATGACAGCTTGTTGTTCACTTGCACTGTGTCTTGATTCTCCCACATGCGGTTCTTCCAATGCACGGAATTTTCGACACCTTGCGGCCCTAACTGCGGATGCCAGACGTGCAGCACTTGACCGGGAAGCGTCTTGTGCGGCCCGTAGATCGTGTCCATCGCTCGCATCGCGGCGTGATCTTCACCGCCCCAACCACGGAAGCGTGGGTCCCAACCGCCTACAAACTCGAAGGCTTCACGAGACATGATCTGAATCATAGCCCCATACCAGTGCCCCATAGTTGGATCAGTGTCGCTCTGCATCATACTAGCCCTCGGCGGACACGGAAATTCGAGCGGGTTTGCCGGGTCAGATTCAAGCAACTGACGCGATGCGTCTTCAGTCAACCGATAGAACTGACGATATGGTACGAACCACAGCCTTTTTCCCTTCTTACGAGCGGCACGGATTTCTTCTGCGCAGTGTAACACAGCGTCCGGCGAAATGTAACCGTCTGCGTCAACGATCACGTAAATATCGCCTTTCGCTTTTGAAGCGGCATTGTTTACCGCGACCGACTTGGAGAACGGCTTGTCTAGTTCAGAGTCTTCGCCAATGATGATCTCCGCGCCGGGAAGCTGAGCCGCCCAGTAACGCTTCAGCCATTCCACGTTCTTCCAGCGCTGGTTTGTCTTGTCCAAGCAGCGGAACGGAATCAAGATACTGATCCCGTAGCCCTTCTTCCGGCGAAACAGCGTGGCGAAGATTCCCAGCATGGCAACCGCCCCTCCCAAGATTTCTAAAACCAAGTGCCCAGTCATTTCAGTGCCTTCCCCAAAGCGCGATAGGCGTCGTAGACTTGAAACTTCACATCCTCAACGCGGAACCGCACAGGCTCCATCATTTTGCCAGTCTCGAACTTCATCTGAACTGACGCGCAGTAATCTCGGAACTTAAAGTCCCCGCCGTCTCGCGCCATAGCGGGACAGGTCTCAACGCGGCGCGGAACACCAAAGCCATCCGCCACGATCATGCCGTGAAGCGATGAGGTCACAAGTCTGCGGCTGGCCCCGATCTGCCGGACAACATCAAGCGGATCATCAGACGGATTGATAACATGGATCGAAAATTTTTCTGGGATCATTTTCTTGAACCGGGGTGCAAGCTCCGTATCCTGCCAGTGCGGGAGAATCCCTAAATCCCACTGCTTCTCTTGGAAACCAACCAACTCGTCCGCGAGGATACCGGGGTCGCCGATCCCAAAGCTGCCGGGAATACCGCGTGCGGTCAACGGGCCGCGCACAGACAGAATCTTAGCGCTTACGCCTGTTCTGCGCTGGACTAAGTGCAGCCGGGAATCCGGCATCAAGCGCCCAGAACCAAGGATATAGCCGTCCCAGAGCGGCGGGATGTGCTCAAGAATCGAGCCGATAGACGCGATGGACGAATGGCTGATACTTCCCCATTCCACTTTAATTTCGGCGAAGTGTTCGAGCAAAAGTGGGGCTAGGGCGTCCCCGAAATTCGGGACTTCTGCCCACCAATATGCCTTGAAAGTTGTCTTCTTGAAGGGGTTTTTGAAAAACATAACGCGCTTCGCCTCTACTGACGAAACGCGTTTGATGAAAATTTTTAGATTGGCAAACGGGGATTGCCGAAGGTTTAGCCGTTGTGCTCTACTGACGTAACCGTGCAATCTTCCCCATTGACGTTAACGACATCTCCCGGCTCAATCTCTTCGAGCGGGGATGGGACTTCATTTACAGTCACAGTGGGGTCTTCTGTCGGCGGTGCCACAGGCACGGTATGCGTGTGCTTGAGGTCTTTAGGCAGAGAGCAGTTCGGGTCGGTGCATTCAACTTGCTCCGGCTGCGGCTGCACTGGCGGCTGGACTTCCTGAAGCTCGTAAGTGAAGATGAACTCCGTGGCGTCCTTCGGCTCCACGCCGTCTGGAATTTCCCATTTGATGTTGATGCGCTTGGATGTGAACTGTTCCATCTCAGCTTTGCTCAGCGTAACCTTGTCTCCTAGCTTCTGGATGAGACAAGCGGACAACGTAGACAAGCGACTGTTCTGGGAATACATCTCACGGAACTGTCCGATGAACTGACCGATGACAGTGTTAGGGTCTTCCTTGAGTGCTTTGTTCTCCGCTTCAAGGCGCTCGATTTCCTTCACCGCTTGGTTCAGGTAGAGCTTCTTCATTGCATTCTTTTGCTTGATATATCCCTTACCCATTTTATCTCCGTTAGCCCCGTGATAATGCTGTGTGCTCGTGGAACTCAACACCATTCAATGGACATTTTACCACACCGCACTCTTTATGTGCGCCCTCGACCAATTGAGTGTTGTAGCGTTTCCAAAAGCAGTCGCCACAGTATTGTGGCTCAGCGCGAACTTCTTCCGGCTTGTAGCAAGAACAGAAGGCAAGGTCTTTCCCGCAATCTGCGCAAGGTACGTGCGTGTCCCAAGGTCCGTGCATTACTTCTTTGTTTTCTTCGTGGACTTCTTGGCTTTCTTGGTCTTGGACTTGCCTGTCTCGCCCGTGGTTGAAACCACCTTGGCGCTGACATCAATCGGGCCGGGAGGCGGCGCGATCTTGGCACTAGTGTCAATCGTGGTGACTTTGGCGGCCTGCCCGATCTTCTTGTCGAAGAACGGATCAATGTATCGTTCGATGCCCGCCATGTCATCGTAGGTCAACTCGGATGTCTTCTTGAACTTTTCGTCCCCGGCTTCGAAATACGCGCCGATTTTAATTTTGCTGAAGTTGGTCATGTTCACTGGTCTCCATTGCTTTGATACTGGCTTTCTCAAGTTTTTCGATCTTTTTCTTCATTGCACGAATTTTACGGCAAGCGGCTGTTTTCGCTTTATGGCATTCGTAACAGAGCGAGCGTAAATTGGCAAGGTCATGGAAGCTGCCGCCATCCTGAAGTTCAATGATGTGGTCAACATCCGAAGCAGGTTGACCGCAGATTCCGCCGCCCGGAAGCGGCATTTGGCAACGCCATTTGTCGCGCCGCCTCACCTTGTTGCGGATCGTGTTCCAATCTACCAGAAGTAGAACCGCCTTGAGACAGTCCTTACTGCACCATGAAGTTTTGCGGCCTGTTAGCACCACACCGCACTTACGACAATGCCAACCCGCCGCTGTCTTGCGCCGGGGGAAGTTTTTCCACGTGAATTCCTGACCTTTTCTCGCCATGTAAAGGGTTTCAGTATTTGGCGAGAACCTTCATCATGACTTCACTGAGATGGCAATAGGGACATGGTTTCTCAACGGAACACTGAAGGTCTACGCACAATTCTTCGTGCGCGGCTACGGTCTCAGCCATTACTTCATCAATGAAGGCAAGGATGGTTTCGCGTGCGGTCTTGCGTTTGGACATGTTATCCAATACGCATTAAGGGATGATTAGGAGCAGAACTTTAACAATGACGATAGCAACCTGTTCGGCAATCTTCGTCAGAAACCAGAGCAGGAAAAAGCCGAGTATGTCCCAGCGGATCGCTTCAAGCCAACTTCCGGTGGTCGCGAACATCCAGCCGCCAAGCAGTGATGACAGAACGAGCAAGGTGAACCAGACGGGTTTCCCGGTCACGACATCTTTGGTCAACGTGTCGATGAGCCAGTTGCGGACGAAGCTACCACCTTCGTAAACTTCGGTCATGTCTCTTAGATGACTAAAGAATGTCTTGCGGTTCAGTTTTTACGAACTGACTAAGATTAGCAGGATCAGTAGGTTGGCACACTTCAGCCTGACAGCGAGGGCAGTGCGGCGGATCGCAGTAACCGTGCTCGAAGACGTAGTGGTGCTCAGCTTCGATGTCGGCTTTGAACTTGGCGCAGTTCTGACAGATCGTGACGCCAAGGTTTCCATAGTGTCGATAGACGTGTTTCATTCTTCCTCAAGATCAAGTTTGTGAGTGTACTTCCAGCAATTTTCGGTGATGGTGAACTCGTGGCCGCACTCGTAGCAACGTGCTTTCTCGCCCAGATCGGGGTTCTTACATACGATTTTATCACAGCCGCACTTCGGGCAGTTTAAGTCGTAGACTTCACCGTCTTCTTCAACCTTCGTTGCCATGCAGAACGAGGCACGCTCGCGAATCTCGTCCAGTGTTAGTTCGTGTCCGTCTAGTTCTTCGTCTTGCGCCATTTCCAACAATTCTCCGTGACTTTGAATACGTGTTTGCACATCCAGCACTGGGCCACATCGTCCAAGTGCATCTTCGTTCCATCTGCCTCTTCTAAAATTGCGATCCGGTCTTCACCGCACTTCGGGCAGCACAAATCCCAAGCCTCTTTTGGAGGGTAATAGTACCCTTCCCCTGTCATTGAATACCGAGTGTAGTAACAGAAGCGGCTTTCGTCGGCTACGGTGTATCGGAAGTCTTCTCGCGCCATGCTACTCCAATAGTATCAAGAAAGTCGCGATCTTGCATTGTGATGGTGTGCAAGCGGACACAATACTTGCACTGGCAGGAGAAATCGAGCGGATGATGCGTGCTGGTGTAGAACAACGGCTCGTCTGGCAATTCGGCGTCGTATGGATTGAACATGTTCCGCTCCCGGTGAAAATCGGGGTCAAGCCCCCAGCCTGCGCAGTAGTAATCGTCCCACGACGGGTGATCCTTTGCCGCACGATGCCAGAAATGCTCGCCCCGAAGTTCCATACTTAGGAGACGGAAAGTTTAGCCGCCGTGCCCCACGGGTTCTGCTTCAACCGCACACTTTTCACATGCGGGTTCGCAATAGCCGTCACACTCGCCATCGGCCGTGGCTCCGGTGGATAAATCCACCACGAGATCAGCCGTTGACGTGACCGTAGCTGGTACGCTATTGGTGAAGCTCACCGTGTCGCCCCCGCTAAGGGCTGGCGCTGACTGCCATGCGAGACCGCCTGAGTTCGAACACGTTAACAACTGACCGCTTATCCCGCTGTCGTTGGAGATCAAACCGCTGGACGAGTTGTAATCGCTGCATCCGGTGGTCGTGACCGTGTTGACGGCGTTGACGCCTGTTGTTGTGCAGTTGAACTGCCCAGACGTTGCTTGGATGTTGCCTAGCGTGACGCCGCCGTTGTTATAGACCGTGGGAGTGGTCTGAAGGTTCGTCGCGCCAAGGGTGACCGTGTACGTGCCGGGATAGGTGTAGGTTGGATACCACCACTGGTTCGGGTACGGGTTCCAGACCCATTGCGGGTAGGTGTAGACGTACTTCACGTTCTGGGGTGGCTCTAGCCCTTCGTTTACGGCTCGTAGAGAGCGATCCAGCATGTCAAGGCGTGCTACCTCGCTCAAAAGGTCTGTGTGCGTCTTCTGAGCCTTTGCAAGCCGTTTCTCCGCTAGGACGAGAGCTTTCTTCTTTGCGGCAAGCTCTTTCGAGCAGACCGCCGCGAGTTTGGAATACTTCGTAGACCGCTTTTTGGGGGTTTTCGAAGCCTGTTGCTTAGCTTTTGCCATAAGGCACCTCTAAAATTGATGTCACGAAGTCGGAAAAGTTGAATTTCCGATGTCTTTATTGTCGATTTCAGAGGCCTAATACTCAGAATTACGCCTTTTGGCAATCTCCATGCAGCTTTTTGACCGTGCCGTCTTCGAAAGTCATCTCCCAAACTGGTTCTTCTGGCGTTCCGAGAAACGGGCAGGCTTGACACTTGGCGTCAGGGCTGAACAGGCGGCGGACGGAGCGAACTTTCCGGGGTGTGGTTTCTTTTTCCATGCTCATAGGATACGGCGCGGAAAGCAAAAACGGCTACCGTTTTGAGGCGGTAGCCGTTACTTTAGATCATGTACAAAAGGCTAGGTTTAGCTCGCTGGTGCGCTGTGATGACCTGTGCCGATTGCGGTCCAGTTGATGACACTGGTGCTGTCCGTGGCGTCTGTGGAGTTGATTGTGAAGCCGGAGCCTGTCTGAGCCGTGGGGTACAGAACAGCCGGAGGCGTGCCGCCCGGTGCCGAACCGTAAGTCAACTGCACAACGTAGTAGTTGGCGAAAGCTGACGCGCCAGTGAGAGATACGGTTGCCGTTCCCGCGCTGAGTGTTGCTGTGCCGGAGGCGATGTGGTTGTCACCCGCTGCCGCCGCGTCACCTTGCGAGTCATAAAGCGTTGGACCGCTTGCCGGGGTTGCCCAATGAGCCGCCGTAGCACTCGTTGCTGTCAGCACTTGACCAGTGGTCGGTGCCGTGGTTGCGTAGGTTACGCCGTCCGGCGTGGTCAAAGAGCCGCTGATCGTAACTCCCTGTCCGGTGAACGGGGAAAGTCCGATAGCACCAGTGTTGCTAATGGTGATCGTGCCATTGCCTGTAGCGAGTGACATTCCGTTGCCTTCAACGTCAAACGCATACACGCCGCTCGTGGTGTTGATTGAGAAGCCGCCTGTGCTGGCTTGGACGCTGATTCCGCCCGTGCCTTCTTCCACGATAGACAAACCAGTGGTGGATGAATCCAGAATCTCAAAGCCTGTGCCAGTTGAGTTCAAACCGCTGGCTTGGAGTTGAGCGAAGTTCGCCGCGCCGCCGTTGATCGTGCCTGTAAACGTCGGGGACGCCAGCGGAGCCGCACCTGTGACTTGATCCACCGTGTAATCGCCGGAAGTTGCAACGACCGCACCCGTGCGCCCGAAGACGCTTGAGACCGCCCCGCCGCCGCCTGCGGCTGGTGCCCATGCGGTTCCGTTGTACGTCAAAACTTGACCTGTGCTCGCACCCCCAGACGAAAGAACCGATAACGAAAGTGATCCGGCGATGTCTGAGAATTGAGGTTGTGAAGTCGTGAACGCCCCGGTGCTGGCGTTGTAGGTGTTCACCCACTGGTGCGTGACAGGACCGATGCTACCTGCCAAAACTGTTGTGTTGCTGAGGTACGGCAGAGCAGGAATGTCAGCCGCAACCAAGGCGCGGAAGGTGGGTGCCGCAGCAGCGCCCGTTGCCGGACCTGCCCAAACGGTGTTCGCGCTTTGAGTGGCAAGAGTTAGTGCCAGTGTGCCGCTTGTCGTAACCGGGGAACCCGCTACGGAGAAAATGGCTGGGGCCGTAAGAGCCACACTCGTGACGGTGCCACTCCCGCCGCCGCTGCCCTGTGACGATGGGCTTGCCCAGCTAAGTGTCACTAGATTGCCAGCGACGCTGGCGACGCTAAGAAGCTGATTCTGAACGGGGAGCGTGTTCGGCAGGTTGAGCGTTAGATTGCTGCCAAGCGACTGCGCCTGAATAACCACTGATCCAGCGGATGTTCCGGTGAATGTAAGACTGCCGTTGATGATTGCGTTTTGTTGTGCCATTCCTGCTCCTGACTATTTATAAGCTACGGACGTACACGTAGATGAGGTTGCTGCTAGTCAGGAATTGAACTTGTCCATTCGCCTGAGTGAAGACGGACGATGGTAATACCAAGAACTCAACCGAACCTGCACCAAGCGGGACATCATAGCCGTCTACGTCAGACTTGCGTCCTGTACACATGTCCGGTGCGGAGTAAAGCGTGACAGTCGCGTCAGCATCAACATAAGCTGACCAGTACGCCGGAGTGTGTGGGTTGCGAGCGCCGCCATTGTTGGGGCCACTGGCTGCGGTAGCGATGAACGCCCCCGCTGTGTTGGTAACACTTCCTGTATCCGCCGCCGATGGATAATCAGCGTGAGCGAAGGTGAATGTGAATGTCGTGCCCGTTGAACCTGTGACCGTGACAACTTGTCCATTCAAGAACGTTGCTGTGGTGAGACCCGAAAGGTTAACCACTTCACCGACTGTGAAGGCGTTGATCGCGGTGAGCGTTGCCACATTAGTTGCAATGGCTACGTTCGTAATCGAGGCGTTTTCGCCAGCGAAGTTTACCACTGCACCAACAGTGTAGTTGCTCGTAGCAAGCCAAGCTGGTGCGGTCGTTGTCGGATAGCAATAGAACGTCACGAGATCGCGGCCCGTTGCCGTGAAATAGTTCCCGTTGGTGGGGTCAGTTGCGGAGTACACCGGGTTCAGGGATGTTGGGCCTGCCGGACCTGTGGGCTGCAACGTGATTGCTGGTGTGTTCGGAATCGCTGTGAATGCCATAATTGTTTTCCTCTTACTTCGCTATGTGGAAGAGTTTGTGAACAAAATCTCCCCAAAAAATGTGCAGAACAAACTGATGAACCTTGTTGGCTGCTATCGGTGCCAGCCACTCGAAAACACCCCAACCCGTTGCGATTGCCCCGATGTGCAGCTTGACCAGATTTCTGCGAATCCAGCTTTCGGCTACAACAGCGTCCCCGGCAAGCTTTTTGCCGTACTGGTCAACGAGTTCCGGCATTAGAGTTTCGAGATCACCCATGTCACGAAGCTGTTAACTTTCGTGGCAAAATTGGGAAAATCGTCGCCTACTTTTACGCCCGCGCAAAAGATCGCGACGGCTGTAGCAAGGTCAATTGCAAGCTTGATAAGACTGAACATAGGAAGCCTCCTATTGGAGATTCCCATAGTCTTTTGCTTATGTCATTGGGGATTTTAGGGGGTTCTTAGGCTCAAATAACTCAACTTTTCCAGTAGCCGTGATCTTTGGTGAAAGTAGACTCGCGGTGAGAGAAGGCAGCGGTGTAAAGGAAGAGTTTAGCCAGACCCCAATAGCCCATCTTCGCCATGCGACGATCAGATGTTGCTACGCCGCCACGAATGACGCGGAAGCGCTTCCAGTTGACTTGTTTGGAAAGCATGTAGTCTTCGGCGAAGAGTGCTTTTTCGTTGAACCCGCCCAGTTGCTCGAACATCTTGCGATCAAAAAACATGCACATCCCGGTTGCAAACGGCGTGCCGCCGAAACGACTGATTCGTTGGTAAATGTTGTTGACGAAGTACGCCAGCTTAGATCGCCACTTCCCGGTGGGGCAATGGATGTCCGTGGTTACGCAGTGCAAGCCTTTCGCTCGCATTGTGTTGATCGCGGTCTCTACAAATTCAGGGTCTTCGAGTTGGACATCCGCGTCAAGGAAAAGCAAGTAGCGGGTTTTTGCGAGTCGAGCGCCAACGTTGCGCCCAACTGCCGGAAGCCCGCCGTGCGTGCAAGTCAGTCTCAGACCGTAGAGCCAAGCAGCGTTATGGGCGGCACGTGCGGTGTCATCGGCTGAGCCAGCATCGGCAAGGATGATTTCAGGACGACGCGTCTTAAGATACGTTTGCCGTGCTATTGACTTCAGCAAGTTCCCGATGTTCGATGCTTCGTTCTTCGCTGGGATGACAATCGTCAGTTCGGTATTCATGAGATTCAACCTTGTTTGTTAAAGTGATGTAGGTGCCGTACTGAGACGTGCCAACCCAGTCGCCCGTGTTCCAATACTCTACATTGTCTCGGATTTCATGGTAAGGGTTATGCGTGTGACCGCAAAACACATACCGCGCACCAACATGGCGGGCGTGCCGCAAAGCTCCGTCCGCAACCTTCATGTCTAACCGTTCCCAATGCGTGTGAAATTTGTCCAGCAGCCGGGGGAGCCACTTCTTCAAAAAGTTGATGTGCTGAAACCAAAGGTAAAATGGTGTGAAAATGCTCCCGACAACAGGGGCCCCATGCGCCCACAGCTTATCGAACTGATGACCGTGCATCGCAAGGCATGTCTCGCCATTCCACTGCCATGTGTATTCCTGATAAACTTTGACGCCTAGCAGGTGCTCCATGACTTCTGTGACTCCGGCGTCGTGGTTTCCTTCCACCCACACAACTTCAACACCGCGCTTCGGGTTGCTCAGCTTGCGAATGTACGAGATCAATTTCCAGTGCTCGCGGGTGAGCCGAGAGAAATTGAGGTCTTGGAAGATGTCACCGAGAAGGATAAGGCGTTTGAAATGGGAATTTTTCAAAAGATGCAGAAGATCGGCTGCCAACGAAAGGTTGGAGCCGAGATGAACGTCGCTCACGATTAGCGTTTCACAAATCATGTCCTTACTAATTAGATGCGAAGACATGTTACAGCGACGTTAAAAAAGGGCGACCCAAGCCTAAGCCTAGCCGCCCGTACTGAGTCCGGTTCTCAGTCCTTTTCTGGTTTGATTATAACAGTTTGAAGAGCTTGCGGTCAAGCTTGCAGCGCTTGCACAACGGTGCGCAGCCGCCCTGATCCGCGAACGGTGTCGGTTGATGGGGGAAAATCTCGTCCAAGATTTCCAGCACGCGCCGAAGCGGGATGCTGGTTGCGGCATCGAATTGCGTTTTTGTTTTCATGCGTCCAGTCTTGTTTTGATTCGCTCCCAGCACTCAACGCAAACCCATTCCCCGTTGACTATGCAGAAGCCTTCTTTGCCACACGGCTCGCCATTGAATTTGACCGAGCAGCCCTGTTGATGTTTGAACTCTTCCATTTCCTTTTCGTACTGCTCAAACATGTCCATCACACCTTCTCGTAATTCTGGATGAATGATCCAATTATAGCAGGAATCACCGGGGTGCAAGCGTTGCCTAACGCTTTAAGTCTGTCCAGCCCGTCGGGAACCCCATAAATTGTTCGCAGACCTCTGGCGTAGGAATCAGATTCGGATTCTTCTGCACCACTGATCGAACGAGCATTTCCTGCGCCCAGTTCATGCTGCCAGTAATTCCAGTCTTGGCACGCTTGCGCCAGCGCCCTCTGGCATTCAGGTGAAAGCGTCCATCCTGCGGCCATTCCTTCTCCAATACTCCGAGTGCCGTGGGAGTTGTGATGCGCGAGGATGAAAACGCGGTGTCTTTTGAACGGTGCTTTGAAGGCGTCAACACCCACCACGCTCGTCCAACAGGAGTAGCCTGCTGCTTCCAAGTCAGAGATAACGATGTCAGCGCCGAAATCCTTGAGGTTAGGAACGTTCTCAACGAGCACCCAAGCTGGTTGTAGCTCTCGGACGATGCGGGCGTATTCGACCCAGAGTCCGCTGCGGGAGCCGCCGAGTCCACGTTCTTTGAACTGCGCTCCGATGCTGATGTCTTGGCAGGGGAAACCGCCGCTGATGAGGTTGACTGGTTTGAGATTATCTTTTCCGACGCTTCTGACATCAAGGAATCTTTGAACTCCGGGCCACTGTTTCTCAAGGACTTGGTTACAGAATTCGTTGTTCTCTACCTGCCAAGCTGTTTCGAATCCAGCCCATTCCAGACCGAGATCAATGCCGCCGATCCCGCTAAACAGACTGCCATGAGAAAGTGCCAAGGGTTCCCTCCAGCAGTCTAATACTGGAGAAAGCAGAAAAGGCACCCGATGGGTGCCTTTTCAAATCGCTGACCGACGTCGTTGGCTTACGCCAGTTCGTAAGTGCCGTCTGTGTTGTGGTAAACCACACCCTCTTGAACGAGGTTGAACACATCGCGGCGCAGCTTGCGCTCCCAATGCTTGTTGGTCGAAACGAGCTTCAGGTCGCGCTTCTTCGCAAACGTGTACAGATTACGGATCGTGCGGCACGGATACTTCGCGAGGACGTTGACGATAAACGGCTCGAACGAAGTGTACCCGGTCGTGGTTGCCTTTGTTGCCATGTTGATCTCCTATAGGATTGGCTTCTCGCCTGCCTAATTACAGAATACCACACTCCGGCGTCAAAATGAAGTGTCGATCACAAATCCCCATGCTTCCAGCAAGGGTTCCGGCACGTAGTGCGTATTGCGGTGCTCACGCACCCAGACGCGCAGGGCTTCGGACGTAACGTATTCATCCGGCTGAAGCTGAAGCTCTGCGACCTTCTTCTCGAAGAGCGTCAATTCCACTACAACGGGTCCAACTTCAGGTTTTCCCCAATTCGGATTTGCCTTGGACATGAGAGCCTCCAGCTACTTAGATGCCAAAGCGGTTACGATTGACTCGCGGCCGTGCGTTTTTTGTATGGCTTCCGCTGCTTGGGGACAACTGACTTCTGGAGAAAGCATTCGCCAAGCTGCTTCAAGCGTGCTCGCAGCCGTGTAAACTCCTGCTCAGAAACACCCATATACGCGGCGGCTTCCCCCATCGGCCCTGTAGCTTCCAGCGCTTCGATAGCCGGATAGACCGTGGGGTCTTCCTTCTTCACAAAGCGTTTGAACTGGTTCGTATACAGGCGGTCGTCATGCTGCTTTTCCTTGCGTTCCGCCAGCGCAGTAAGGTGCGACGAGTTTGAATGAATGAACTCATCTCCCTGACCATGCACTTCGTCAATGTCCGCCGCTGCGCCGAACGCCAAGTTTCCCGGACGGCACACAGGGTTCTTCTGCCGCTTTGATTGCACGGTGTTGAACTTGTTGGCGAGACAGAAATTGACGTAGTAGCGGAAGCGGCGTTCCGAAGCGCCGTATTGCTGATACGGGTTGAACGTTTCGATCACATCCTGACAACCAACTTCACGACCGTTGGCCCCCGGCTGACGGTGCTTCGAGCCTTGCGGCAAGAACTTCATGTGGATAATCAAGTCTTGCGACCAGTCTTCCACATCTTCATCTACTTGGAAACGGTTGAGTCTTTTCTTGACCCAATTCATGATGTACTTCGGATACCGCTCATAGAACTCATCGAAGTTGCGCGGCACAACGAACCCGTCGTCTCCAACGAAATGACCATCGGCGCTCACGGTAAAAGGATCGCCCGTGTACGGCTCCTGCGGTTCATCTTTGTAGGGTGTGCCGCTGACCATTACTGGTTCTGGTTCCTGAACTGGCGGCTCAATCACAACCACTGGTTCTGGCGGCGGGGCGGGTGCTTGTGCTGCTTCCTTCTGGGCTTTGATGATTTCCTTCTGGCGGCGGTCTTCTTCAAGCTGTACTGCGGCGGCGATTCCTTCGATGTTGGCGTTAATCGTGTAGCAGTCTTCTGCCTTGTCAGCGATAGTCCCGATAACCGGACGGCCCCACGGCGCATCGCCTTGAAGGGATTTTTTGCCATCCCACGCGACCACGAGGGAACCGATCAGGTCTTGACTTTCGGCGACCACGACGTAGCGCGGCACTGGAACTTTCTTCCATGGACGGAGATTTTTGTAAACTGTTTTCTCTGGCTCAACTGACGGTTGGGGTCTGCGCGGCCCGGTCAACGTGTACACGTATGAGATAAGGGCGGCTTCTTCAGCTTTGTCTTCCAAACGAAAAAGGATTTTGGATTCAGGGCTTTGGAGTGCGTAGACTTTCACCGACTTTGTGGTTTCCACTGTCATTTTCCTCCACAGAAAGCAAGAGGCGGACGTTCAGGGAGTCGGTTTCCTGACGCCTACCTTCTCGATTATTCAGAGCCTATTTTACCACAGTGTGCTTGACTTCCAGCGTGGCGGCACCAAGCTGACCTTCGAGAGATTTAATTTCTCTCTTCAGGTTGACCATGAAATGGCAGGAAGCGCCGTCAGAACACGTGGCAGAGTGCGCCGCGTAGATGTTCTTCATGGTTTCAAGAGCACGGGGTTTTTGTCGCTCGGATAGAACGATGTTCTTCTTCATAGTTGAACCGTGGGAAACGGGTCACTTCAAGGGCTAATGGTATATCAGATGCGGCCTAATGTCAAGAAGATTCAGAAAATTATTAGCTATTTTTCTGCCTTGTCTTCGGCGCTTGCAACTTGTTCAATCGTAATGATTTCGGGGGAGGAAAAATCCAGATCAAGGTCTTTCGCCTTCTTGATTCTGCGCCGAATAGTTGCGGGTGTTGCTTGTTCGAGAGCTTCTTCAAACTTCGCCACGGTTGCTTCGAGAGCGTTGCGGCAGGCGGCGGACGCTATCGCGCAGGAGCTTGGGATGCAAGGTAGAATAGATGGTGCTGCCTTTGCCATGTTACTTTTCCCCCCTGACCACGGAAATAAGTTGCTCAACCACGCGCTGGAAGTTGGTCATGATTGTGGTCTGGTTGGCGGCTAGAACGTCCTGTTTGGAGAGCACTTCACGCACGATGCCCAGTTCTTCGGCGGCGACTTCTGCTTGGTGATGGATAGCGTCGGCTAGTTGGTGAACGCTGTTGGCAAGATCGTGCTGAGCCTGCACTTGGCTTTCTAGCTGACCCTTGAGTTCCGTATTGCTGTCAGTGATTGCCTTAGTGTTGGCTTCAAGGTTGCGGTTGATCGCGTTCATCTGGATTGTGTTCCAGATAAATAGTCCGGCGCAGACGACAACACCGCCCACGTAAGGGCCGAATTCTTGGATGGCTGAAACTGGGTCTGCTTGAAAGAACATGGCTCTCCTCTGCGACTTTGGCTGCCGCTATAAATGGAGGCTGTAGTAGGGAATTTTATCGGCCCCGGCGTCCACCGCGCTTGTGCCAAGGGCTAACCGGAGCAACACCGCTATAGAAATTTGCATGTTTTTCGGTGCTTCTTAACTTGTCCATCACACGCAGAGTTTGAAGAGGCACGCCATCAAGACTAAGTAGCGGAGTTGGCGCTAGGTGCTGATGGGACTGCATGAGCAGGCTCAGACCGCTTGGGTCCATGTGCAAGTTTCCTTCTTCGATCAACCAGCGCTGCGCCAAGAACGCGCACAACATCGCAGCGTCCGCCATGTCATCGTGTGCGCCCTTTTCCTGTGGGGCTGCGACACGAATCTGGTACTTGGACGCTACTTCGAGTTCAACCAGCTTCAGTTCTTGGATGAACTTTGGCACGAGCGGGAACGAGCATAGCTTGTTCTCAATGTAACCGCGAAGTGCATACGCCATCTGCGAGTTGATCGCCGGGGTCAGGTTGACGAGTTCCATGTTCCTGATCTCGTTCAATTCGAGAAGCTGAACAAGCTGCTGACCGCCGTGTTGGTCAGTCGCGCCCTTAAAGCAAGGCAGAGCTTTGTTCATCTCGCGCAACCAAGCGAGAATATCTTCAAGCGGGAGCACTTGGTAGTTCTTATACTTCTGCTGTCCGATCCCATTGACAACTCCGGGCCATTCGCCCGCCTCACCAACCATCATGCGGTCAATGTAATCGTAGACCAGCTTGATGCTTCCGTGAGGTCCACCGGGTTCAAGGTGGGCAATAGCGAGCGCTGATGCGTCGTTCGTCATACCAAGATCGAAACCCCAGAAATAGTTCACGCCGATGCTCTTCGGCACGAAGCGCATGATGTTAAGGCGTGCGGATGATTCGATTGGAAGACCCTTCTCGTCCCACTGCACGTCAGTGCAAGCTTTGACTGCGGTTTCCGTCACATACGATTCGGACGATTCCAAGAACTTGCCGCCGTACTCAGCTTTGAACGTGAGCGGGTTCTTTTTGTACTCAGACTTCAAGAACTTTGGCAGCAGCTTCGGGTTCATCTCGGCTGATGGCACGTTCAGTGTGAAAATGCCGGAACTCACGCCTTCATCAATTGCTAGGCGGTGAAGTTCGTACATCTTACCGATCTTTTTTAGAGGCGATGAAATGGAGAGAATCATCGAGTCTTGGATTTCAACTTTTTCGTTCGCATCCTCAAACTCCATTAACTCTTCCGGCTCTTCGGTCTCTTCTTCTATGTCCGGCTCAGCGGCGCTTCCGCCAAATGGGGACGCACCTTTCACTTCGTGGTGGAAGTCACCAGTAGACGGCGTTGCGGCGGCGTACATATCGTCTGACGTTGAACCTTTGGCAGAACGGAAGTGAGCGAACTCGTCCAGAGCTAGAAACACAGACGAAGGCGAACGTACAGCGTTCGTAGTGCAAGGCAGACATGAAACTTGAATTGTAGGATTGATGTCGCGCTGCTCGCGGTCAGCCAACGAAACGAAAGATAAATCTTTGGTGTTGTTGTCACGCAGATACGGAGCAAACCAAGAGGCACGATTGACCTGTTCACGCAGCTTCTTGAACAAGCGCCCAGCGCCCTTTTCGTCCTGCGCCAAGAATGTGAAGTCAATGTTGGAACCACTGACCAAGCCGAAGTATTCCTGCGGGCTTCTGATGTTCAGCAGCAGATACAGCTTGTAGCAAGCGATGGCGGCGACGAGTTCTGATTTTCCGCCACGGCGTCCGGCAAAGATACAAGCTTCGTTGAAGCCTTCCGCTGGGATGTCCTGCCAGTTGTCAATATTTCCACGGCCTTCATTATAAGTGATGTGGAGATATTCTTCTTCAGTGACATCGGGACGCAACTTCTTGTCGCGGTAGATGTCATACATCGGCACCAGACCCCACTGCGGGATGCGGTCAGCCCACGCGTACTTCTTGTCGAACGGCACGCCATAAATCGCTTTGACGATGACGCGCTGGACAGGACGCAGAACTATCCCGATACCGTTTGGGCCCTCGATGAACTCGATGGCGTCCATGATTTTTGACGGGTCTTCAATGCCTTCTGCGATGGACGCGCCGAAGATGCTGTTCTTTGCGGCTTGTGAAAACCGCTTGTTCCTACTGATTGGCGGCATATTCTCTACATAAGGGGTGCGTATTGGCTTAATTATTGGAAAAATGGGGCCGTGCGTAGATTCACGGCCCCTTGATCGACGCGTAAAGGTTAGAGGTGCCTCATGGCGTCCATATTTCGTTCAAATTTGCGGGACGCGGCGTGAGAGGTCCGGCGTCCCATTATCGACTCGCGGCCGAAGCCCCTGAGTCCATATTTCAGTTAGCCGTTGATGGACTGCAAGTCCGCCCAAAGTTGTGCCAGAGCAATACCCTTCGGCTGCCAAGCAGATGCTAGAAGCGTGTGGCTCTCATCGCAGTATTTATCCCAGAACGCAACAGTCATCTTCTGCAAGCCGCCCCACGTAATGCACGTGATGGTGTTTGCACCGCTCGCCATTGTGTCCTTGACGTGGTAGGCTGGGCAGAACACACAGTGACCACCCCACACGCCGCCGTCATCCGCAACCACATCCCAAATCTGACCAGCGTTGATCTGCGTCTGTGCAGACATCGGAAGTTGAAGTCCGATGTACACGCCGCCGAATTCAGCGATGCTGTGCATGATGTGACCGAAGTTTTGTGGCTGTGGATCAACGAAGCCTTTAAGCACGTGTCCGCCGAAGGTCTGGTTCTTCCAGTCTGTCAGAACAGTCAAGCACTCGCCGCCGTTGTCTGTTGCCTGTGGGTTGTTGATGTCAAAACCATCCCACTGTTCGTACTTCTGGAGAATCAGAGAGTCAGGCGGGGTGATGGTGTTCTTGGTGAAAATTTGGATCGCATGACCAACGGCAGCAATTGTGCAATCGCCGATGCCTTGGTCAATGTACGCGCTGCCCGTGCCCACGTAGCTGTTCGGACCATTCAGCATCATGCCGAATGACTTCATGCCAAGTGTGTTGTCGAAGAAAGGCGGTGGGACGTAAGTTGCTGTTTTGTAGTGGGCGAGTTTAAGTGTGCGCGAGTCAAAGCGAGCGTTTTTCTTACCGAGTGCTCCGTGATTCATTTTTATAGTCCTTGATTTTGCGTGTCCACGCAGGGAATTTTTATGCCCATAAATCGTCCTTCACTTAATGGACGGCAAGCACATAAATCACGCACACTATCACGGCAAGCGCGATAATTGCATCAAACCAAGACAAACCCCAAGGTAGCTTCATACTTATCTCCCGTTTCCTAATTTGCTCAGCACCGATGCTGCGTGTGCTTTAGCATCAGCGAATTCCTGATCCCAATTCGAAGCGGATGCAGTCTTGTGTTGCACGTCACTATGGCGTTGCAAACCCATACCACCAGTTTGCAGGCGGCGCACCATAGAACCTGTGTGCATGTGGCTCGGATTGATCTCGCCTTCCATGAAAGAACGCGGGTCTTCCAACCACAAGTCAACAATCGCCTCTTCTTCTTCAGACTCAGTTAGAGCCTCAAGGCGAGTGTCCAACTCATCAACGACCTCATGCCAGTCGCGAGATTGAACGGGATAGCCTTCTTGCACCGCGCCTGTCTTGGCGAAACCAGTGCTTGCAAATCTGCGGATCATTGTTTCCTCGTATGCTTCGCGATAGCGGCGTTAGCTTCTTTGACAATCTCGGACGCCCGTTTACCTAAGTCCTCTGTTAGCACTGGAAGCGGCGTTAGCTTCTTTGACAATCTCGGACGCCCGTTTACCTAAGTCCTCTGTTAGCACTGGAAGCGGTTGGACAGTGGCGTAACCGCCAGTTCGATTGATACGTTCAGCAACCGCATTGGCGAGTGTGTCTGAAGCATACACGCCGTTGAGGTCTGATGTTCCGTACTGATCGCTTTTCAGCGTCCAAACCAAGTAAACTTCCATCGGTTATTCTCTCGTGCCGCACACGAACTTGTAGACCATCTTCATGCTGTCCGTGTCGATTGTCTCTGGGCGGACGAATACTTCATACACAAATCCGCCGTTAGCGCCGTCATGCCACACCGCGCCTTGCGCCCACGCTTCGTTGATTGCTGCCTTGATGTCGCCGTCATTCAGCTTGTCCATCAGGTATTTCACGCGACCACCTTGCGTGGAAACGCCCATCGGCATAGGCTGTGAGCCTTGTTCGATCTGATCTAGCTGGATTTCACCAACGCCCGGAACCTTGTCCAGTAACGGACGGCTCGTAACCTTGAACGCTGCGATCATCGTTGCACAGATTTCTCCGCAGACACGCTTCAAGAACATAGCGAACTGTCTTGGCTCGTCCCCGGCTGCCGTCTTCATGCTGGCAACCTGCAACGCTGCGCCATTAACGCCATCATATTGACCGTAGAACTCGTCCGTGAACATGTAGCCACGGATGTCGTTCTCTTTGCGGAGCGGTGCGCCTTCGAGAACTTCAGGTTTGCCGTCGCGACCAATGCCCATGCTCCCCCCGACGTCGGTGGAAACGTAATCTGCCGCTTGCTTGGACGCCGCCATTTCTAGCGGCTCAACATCACCGATGTCTCCCGGTAACTGGATCATTTCAACCACGGACGTGTCCAGTGCGCTGTCAAGCATACCTTCGAGGTCGCCTTGCGGCGTCTCGCCGACGATCTCCGGGTTCACCGTGTTCATCGGTTGGTTCGTGGCGTTCGGGTAATCCACGATTTCATGCTGGATTTCCGGGTAGAACTCTTTGAGTACCTGTCCGGGGAAGAAGAAATTGAATCCTGCTTCCTTTTCGAGTTGCTCTTCTGTTTTTGCCATACCTTCTCCTGCCTTCTTGCGCGAGGACTCCATCTTGATTCCCATGCTTTTACCTAGCTCTTTGTCCTTGTCGGTGATCGTCTTGGACTCCGGCTCAATGCCGCGTTCTGCACGTTCGTTCTCAAGCTCGGTCTCGGCGATCTCCGTCCAGTTCGGCTCTTGGAATGGTTCTTCCACCGTAGCCATACCGACTTCGTGGCGCATGTCCCAAAGCTCGTTCGCCATGTCCTTTGCATACTCACCTGTGGACGGCAACGGTTCGCCAGTTAGCTGACGGCGCTCGTGCGCACCACGATCTTGACGGATTTCAGCCGCGTTCTCGTCGTGCTCGCGCTTCATCTGGCGCAACTGCTTCTTGAAAAACTTCTGATACTTTTGACCGAGTTGCTCAGCGGTCTCACCAGTTTCAATGGCGTGCTCCACCAATTGGTGCATGATGTTGTCAGACATCGGCTCGTTGTGCATCAGAACGTGCATGTAGTACGTGCTGTAGTTGCTGTAGCCTTCAACGCCTTCTGGATCGTAGTACGCGTTCTTCGATGCGTGCTGACCCTTCGCCCAACCACCCGGAGTCATGTAGCGTTTGTAGTCGTTCGGGCCTTTTTCGTGACCAGACCAGTAAGCATCCGAATCAGCCAAGCCTTCAGCGCGGGTTTTGTCCGGCGTTGGGTGCTGAATCTGTTGCTTTTTGTACGGCTGCAACTTCCACAGGTATTTCTCAACCAACTTGTTGACTGCGGCTTCCGGCTTCGGGATCGCAGCATACTCACGGCGGAACGCATCTGCATCTTGACCACGCAGAACATATTCACGTCCGTTCATATCAACCAGCATGTGGAATCCCTGATCGTCCTGTCCTTGTGACACACGGATAGCTGCGGTGCGCACCATCTTCAGGTACTCTTGACCAGCCTTCTTCACTTCATCAATGGTGAGGTAGCCTGCGTTCTTAGCGAACACTTCCTTGGCTTCATGCCAAGTCATCTCACTGGCTTGCTTGAGTTCCCAGCGCATCTTCTTGTGCTTGACCAAGCCTTCTTGGGCGAGCGCCTGCATGACCGGGTAAGCTAAGTTGGTGTACTTACCACCGCCTAGGGCTTTTTCCAGTTCTCCGGTCGTCTTTGGGCCCTGCTTGAGCATTTCGAGCACAAGCTGGCGCTTTGCGGGATCGGCATCAGCCGCCTGCTTTTGATCGCGCATAGGGATAGGACCGTCCGCCTTCTTCGAGTCTTTGTCCGAAGTCCAACCGCAGTCGCACTTCCACGTGTCCATTGGCTTGTCTTTCGATGCTTGCCCGCCGCACCATGGGCACTTCATCGTCCAGTTGCCAGCGATCTTGAACTTCGTGGTAGCTTCCTTAACAAACTTGTCCGCCGCCGCGAGTGACGAAAACGACACTTCACGGTGGTGTCCCTTGAGCACGAATCCTACGTGGAATGATGGGCCTTCCAAGTCAGTACCTCCAAATGCACCGCCAGCATGTCCGGCTGTGGCACCGTCTTGGTGTTCACCGCCGATGGACGGAGCTTCGATATTCTCGGATGCCACATTGATGATGATCTGTGTCCCCGGCTTGGCGGTAACTTCCGCCGCGCCCGGTGCGACTTGACCGGGTTCGAGACCCTTTGCCATCGCCGCATCCTGAACCTTTTCTTTAATCGCCATCTCTTCTTGCTTCTGCTGGATGGGCTTACCAACTTCCATCTCAACCTGAGTCTCAAGCGCTTCACGGATTGCATTCACGTTTTGGCGCTCCGGGTGCTTCATCTTGCCGTCGAATACCGGAGAACCATTCTCGCCGTTTTCTGCGTGTCCGCTGGCGTGCAACTCATCGTTACTCGGCCCAGCTTCCGGCCCCGGCACTTGCGGTGCGCTGGTCGGTGTAGCAGGTTCCATTTTCAGATTCAAATCGTTGTCACTGTGCATAAGTTCAGCACTCGTTTTCTTAGGGTGAGCCATCCTGTCGTGCTCCCCTAGCCCAACGATGTTACAAATAACGTCCTCGCCACAGCGCTTGCATCTTGCTTTGTTGTCCCCTACTCGTTCGTAGTTCTGGTTAAAATAGTCTGGCGCTGGCGGTAATTTGCCTTCAGGATCGAGCCAGCTACCTGCACCCATCTTTTTGCTACCTTGCTTCAATGTTGCCTCGAACGGCTGTTCTTTGTTCGGCAGTCCAAGCGCAGTCAGGTGCTTGCACTTACGGTGCCCGATCCAGCCGGGGCAACTACAAGCCCAATACTTGCGGTGCTTATTCTGCGCGATTGTATAGAGGCGATCAGATGTTTCGGACTTGATCTGGAAACGGTTTGTCCAGCTTGCGTTGTCCGGCATAATTTCAGAGTCGGACGGCACGCGAACTACCGCTAGTCCACCTTCTGACTCCTGTTGTGGCGGTCTGGTAAACACACGCTGCTGTTCGTAGCGCTTCTCTTCTTTTGGTTCTTCTTTCGCGCCGCCGCCAGCCGGGAGTTTCAGCGATGCTTCAAACGGCTTGCGGTTACCGGGAAGTCCCAATGCACGAAGGTGCTTGCACTGTTGACCACCGTGACCAACCCAGCCGGGACAATCGCAACCCCAGAAACGTCCCTTCTTGTTCTGGGCGATGGTATACATGCGATCTGAAGATTCGGACTTGATCTTGAAGCGGTTCGTCCAAGCGGCATTGTCCGGCATAACCAATGCGTTAGCAGGCACCACAACAAGAGCACCGCTCGGCTGAGCTTTCGGCTCGCCCATGCCGGGAATCTTTTCCTGCTTTGACTTCAGCGGTTCCATGCCCGCCATTTCGCGCAGGTAGTTGACGGCATCGCGTGCTTCTTGCGATCCGGTCTGATCCAGCAGCTTCTCCATTTCGGCGATAGCCCTTGGCAGGTTCATCTTGCTGATTTTATTGCACTTGTCGCGCAGGCTGGCGCTGATCGAGGAACCCGTTGCCAAGTCCCAGATTCGCCCGTTGTATGACACACGAGCTTTCTTTTCGCCGTCAACGTAGATTGTGCCGTCCTTGGCGCTCAGATCGGACGCGCCTAAGCCGTTCGCATCACGCCAACCAGTGAACTGCATGGACGCATCGACGTAATCCTTGGCGGTGTGTAGCTTGCCGCCGAAGAAAACGTGAATGCCCTTGATTGCGTACTTACTTTGTGTCATCGGCGTCTTCGTCCTCAGTCATCACGATGTCTGCTAGGTCGCCTGCGCCGAAGTCAAATTGCACATCTTCTGGAAACTCGTCGCCTGCGGCTGCTTCTTTGGAACCACGGTGCTCGTGCTCTGCTTGAGCCTTTGCTTCCTCATTCCAGAATTCTTCCGCTAGGCGGGAGTCTTCCTGAATTGATTCTGCCAAGCCCTGATCTGCCTTGCGTTGTGCCTCGATGTATTCTTCTTCGGCGGCTTTCATCGCTTCCGCGAACTGCGGAAGGACTTCACCGTTCTCGTCGAAGTGCTCAGTGCAATCTTCAGCGGGTTTGCCATCGAGAGGACATACCGCTGGCGGCCAAGTTCCCATCGCGCTTCCACAGGACGGGCAATTGGTGTCGCCGCACATGCACGGCCCTAGCGCCTTCTTCTTGGAAGAAGATTTCACGCCTTGGTTGTCGCGCTCATTCTGTTCGCACTCATGGCACATACCGTTCGGGCCAAGCGTGCGCTGTCTCCCGCACTCACTGCATACGCCCTTGTCAGCTTTCTTGCTGCCAGCGAAATGTTCTGGGTTAACCGTGTCTTCCGCCGCTGGTTCGTCTGCAATCTGCGACTTGTTGTAGTCAACTTCGGATGACGCTTCGGACATATCGCCGGAGATGTCTTCCGCCGTTTTCTGTTCCATGTCAACTGGAGCCGTCACTTGCGTAGCTTGTGGCTCGTTTGCCATATCTGCCTTGTTGTAGTTGAGTTCGGACTTCGCTTCAGACATGTCGCCTGAAACATCCGCGCTCACCTTCTTGGCTTCAAGTTCGCATTCCGGTGAAGACTTGTAGTGCGAGTCAAGGCACGCCTTGCTGCACAGAGTCATGCCGCAACCCTTGCATGTAATTCCGGGCTTGCCAACGTCTTCACCAACAGGGCTTGGACAAATCTCGCAAACCAAATCATCGTCATACCCAGCAAAGTGCTCCGGGTTCACGGTGTCCGTGGCTCTTGGCTCATCCGCAACTTCGGACTTGCAATAGTCAACTTCAGACTTGGCTTCTGCGATGTCGCCGGAGACCGCTTCCGCCTTCTTCTTGGAAGCTGCCTTGGTGTTGTCCGGCGTCGGGCCGCTTGTGTCTTTAACCACTGCACGATCCTTCACTGCAATAGCGCCATCGCCGCCAGCCATGTTTGCTGGGTTGTCGGCTGTGTCCGCCTTCTTCTTGCTTGCGTACACTTGACCTTTTTCATCGGTCTTTTTGTGGCACTCTACCGTTGGAGACTGACCAAGCTCTTTGTCCTTCGGCTTCGGCGCTGCGTCGATGTCATACTCGTTGTCGGCTGTATCAGCGGTCTTAGCCTTGTCCTTGTTGGTCTTCGGGTCCATTGCGCCTTCCCCGCCCTTTTCGTTGGCTGGGTTGTCAGCGGTGTCCGCGTTCTTATTCGAACCACGGCGACGGCGACGGTCGCGGTGACCCATCTGGAGTTCTTCTTCCGTCCAGCATTGACCGTGCGGGATGTTCACCCCACCCGGCTCAACTTCGATGCCCGGATAGTAACCGTCATGGTTAATCAAGCTGCGCTTCACATCATCTGCGGCGTCTGGCTCATCGTAGAACACACGATTCGCCCAAACACCGTTGACAAACACGTCATACGGATGACCGCTTGCTGTCTTTGCCGATGCTTCGTGCTCATCTTCCTCTTGGTCACCGAATGTCACGATCTCGTCGTCTTCTTCAAACGGTGCGTTACAGCAAGGATCATCTGCGTCCACGGTCCCGCCGCATTCGCGGCATTCGCGCTGCTTGATCCAACTCTGTGAATCGGCATCCCAGCGGGAGTTGCTGTTCGGGCACCCTTGCTCATGGCAGGGGATTCCGTTGATCGAAAGCATCTCGCACTGGTCACAATTCACGCGCTGATAACCTTCAGGAACTTCGTCTTCATTGTTCGTGTCTTCGTAAACTTCGTCCACGAAATCCGCGAAATGAGCGGACGTGTGCCATTTTGGTTCATCTTCTGGCGTGCTGTCTTCCTGTGCGTCAGCTTCAGAGTCGGTCATTGACTTGTCATCTTCTGGCTCGTCACTGCGCATCGCTTCCGGCAGATCGCCAACGTCACGCTTACGCGGCGCAACGGATGGCTTCTTTTCTTCGCTCGGCGCTTCACTCTCGGACTCGCCTTCAGTTCCAAAACTCGGCCCAGCTTCTTCAGTGTTCGAAGGTGCGGGGTTGTCCGGGTTGTGTTCGAGTTCGATGATCGGGGCTGGCCCCATGTCTTCCGTGATTTCGTCCCAGATAGAGTCAATGTCCAGAGACACTGCTTCCTTGCTGCGGAACTTATCAAGGTTGGATTCTTTCTTGGCACGTGCTTTCTTCGCCGCGTCGGATGCAACTTCATGTCCCCAATCGGAGTCCACGATTTTGCCCATCTTGCTCGCTACGTAGCTCGCCTGAACTTCTGCGGGCGGCTTGCCTTTGCCGCTCTCTTCGTAGAAGTAGATTTCTCCATTGTCGCCAATGTACGGATCAGACTCACCGTAAGCTTTCGCGGCTGCGTGCAACTTGTCTCCAAGCCCACCTTCTTCAAGTGCTTGACGATCCCAGAAACCTGTCCCGTGACCGTTGCGGCTCAACCAGAAGTCATGTCCTGCCTGAGCTTCGGAACTCCACTGTCCCTTACGTCCATAGCCGGGACGCTGATATGCTTCTTGAAGAAGCTCAGCGTTCTCGCGCTGGAACTCTTGACAAACTTGCCCGATCTCACGCAGAGACTCAGGCGCGATGTCTTCCGGGCCGTAGTTCTTATCCAGAGACTCGCCGCCGCTAGGCGTAGAGTTGTCCGTCGAAGACCAAAGAGCGGCTTCGATGTAGGCGCGTGTGAAGTCGTCGGCTGCCTTCTTCGGGAAGTTGATCGAGACCTTAGCATTTCCCCACTTATCGGTCGCCGACTTCTCAAGCGGCTGGTCACCGTACCCGCCAGCTTGAAGCTGCTTGGCGTGGTCACGAAGCGCGTCGCCTGCTTGCTTGTCGCTACCTAAATCAGCGCAGAACTGACGAATGCCTTCCGGGTGCTCACGCTCCACGTATCCGCCGTTCCTGAATCTGTCCATCTCCAGCTTGGACATGTCGTTCTTCTTGCCGATCTCAGGACGAATGTCCATCGTCGGGATCATGCCCTTGGTTCTCTTTGCCGCCTTGGGCTGCTTCTCACCTTCGCGGCGAGGCACACCCGTTTCGTCAATCGGAATCCCAATTGGCGGCTGACCGCTGCGCCCAACATCCTTCGGGCCGTCCTTGATACCTTGGACGGTGTTCTTCTGCAACTTCTCGGCTTCAGTTCCCGGCCCAACGTTCGTAACCGGGGTTTCGTGCGCCGCTTGCGGATTCTCCTCAACCGTGCCATCGGCGGCTTGCTTGCTGCCACTGTGTGCGTGCATGTCCTGAAGATGCTGCTTAGCTTCTGCTTCAGTCTTGTGGCTGGAGATAATGTGGTCGTCCTTGTGAGACTTCACACACCATTCAGCGGACTCGCCCTTGGAGTTCTTGTGTCCGGGGCAGTGCGCTACGTAGGAAACCTTCGTCATGGATGCTACGCGAGGCACGTCATCCTTGGTGGATGGGGTCTTGTAGCCTGCTTCTTCGGCACTGTCAACGCTTGGGGTCAAGCTGTTCTCAAGAGCTTGATTGAGTGAGTCGAACACGTCCATCTCGGCTGGCTCAAGAACTTCCTTAGTGACCGCATCAGCGGTCTTGTGGTTGAGCAGAACTTTCGGACGCTTGTCACCCGCCTGCTTGATAAGCTTCGGGTATTCTTTCAGCAAATTTTCAGAAAGGAACGGGAACGGAATCTTCGGGGTGATGTCAGTGACATCAACCTTGGTGGTGTTCACGTTCGTCATCATCGCGTCAAACGCGCTGGATACACGCGGATCGTAGTAAGCGGAGAAGACTTGGTGACGCAGGTTGTGCTTCAGCTTCTCGCTGTCCTTGGTGAAGTGAAACGCGATGAACTCGCGCTTGTTCTCCCACATGGGTGCGTAAACGATAAGGCTGGCTTCCTTGCCCGTTGTCTCATCCACGAACAAGTCTTTCTTGATTGAATCAAAGTCAGCTTGAGAGTATTCGTCGAACTCGCTGTCACCGATCTTCTTTTCGATCAGGTCGGCAAGTTCCTCGCCGCCCGTGCCGAACACGCGCACAATCGCGCCGTAGAGCAGAGCCACAGGGAAATTCTTACGGTCAGAGCAGACCGATGCGGGGACGATATAAATGCGTCCGATTGCGATGTTCTGACGGAAGCCGTGATAGAAGACTTCGAACGACTGGACGATACCGGAGCTACGAGCTTCCTTCTCGCCCGCCTGCACCGCTTCGACCACCTTAGCCAGCAACTCTTCGCTGACGGTAAACATCTGATAGCTTTTGCCAGCTACGCTGTTGCCACTAACTCCGGCTGTTTTGAGCACCTTGTCCATTGGTTTCTCCATTTACGACTTCGTGTTATCCATCTTGTCAATCGCTCGGCGAATATCCTGCTCACGCGCCGACATAATATCGCGCCAGTGGTTGAGCACGCTGTTCATCGTGCTGTCATCCAACCCAGCTTCACGCATGGCTTGCTTCGCGCCTTCACGATACTCGTCGATGGCGTAACGAAACTTCTTGCCTTCCCAATTCAGGATGTCCTTGCGGCCGATTACGTCCGCTTCCATAACTTCCTTGCCAAGTTCGCGCAGACCCTTGACTTGTTCCGAAAGAGCCTTGATCTTGAGTCCTTCAAGAATGCTCACGTCGTTGCCGTAGCGAATCATCAAGCGGTTGACGCTTGCGATCTCGGCTGCGATAAGGCGCTTGATCGGGCCCGGAGGCGTCTCTGGGTCGTTAATCAGTTCCAGAATGTAGTCCAGTTTGGACTCACGTTCACGGTCGGAGACTTCCCTTTCAGAGCTTACTTCTCCATCCGTGTTGATTCTGATCTTGTACTCGTCCATGTTAAAACTCCATCTTAAACGTTGGGTTCATCTCAACGTCATCACGCTTTGGGCCGCTCGTGTCAATATCTGGCCCTTCAACGGGCTTGCTCAGATCGTACTCGTTAAGAAGCGCATGACCGTCTGTGGTTTTCTTCTCACCCGCTGTCTTACCGGGATACCAAAGAACTTGCTGGTCATCCGGCACAGCAGCCACAACCTGTGTTACAGGACGGCGCTGCGGATCGAGCATACGAACTGTTTCAGGCTTGAAGCCCAGTTTGCCGATCAAGAATGCACGGTCTTTTTCAGACACGGCAACCTTGCCGGGATGCTTCTTCATGTCCTCGATGAATCCGGCTACAGCTTTCTTAGCCTGCACCGAACCAACCTTGGATGCCGCACCGTTGTAAATCTTCTCGACGCTGTGTCCGGCTTGATGCAGCTTGCGCACCTTAGATGCTGTCACAACAATTTCCTTCGGTTCCGGCTTGGCGTTACGCACAGCGTCCGGTGTCTTCGAAGCAAACTTCTGTTCGACACGCGATGCACCCGGCAAATCCCAATCCGATTCAGCCGAAGCCGTCTTAGTGGTACGCCCAAAGTGAGACGGGCAAGATGCGCACTTCGCGCCATCCTTATACGCCTCGTTGCGAATACCGATGCTGTTCAAGAACTTGCAGTCTGCACTGGCAAGAACAATCTGGCCCTTCGCGTCCTTCTTGAAGGACTGGACAAAGCCACGGAACGCAAGACTCGTGTCAATGCTTCCGAACTTAGAATCAGCCCAGTTGTAAATCTGTTCAAGCGATACGCCCTTGTCATGCAGGCGTGCCACGTGCTCAGACGAGAACAATGTCTTCTGCTCTCGCGGATCGCCAAACATGCTGGCGGTACGCTTCTCTTGGTTCTTCACGCGTGCATCAGCGGTCTTAACCAAATTCGTCTGTGCGCTTGCCACAACTGGCTCAACGCGCTTACCGTCGCCATTCGCGAGAACAACCAATGCCGCGTGCTTTTGCTTCGTCGGCACTCCGGGGGTCAGGTGGTTCACAATCTGCGTCAACTCCTGTGTGTTCGCCACAACTGGAAGATGATACAGATTGCAAGTCTTACCAGCGGTGCTCTGCTTGAAGTACGCGCAGCCTTTGCAAGCCGACACCTGCTTCACAGACTTAGCCTGCGGCTTGATACCCGCATGTTCCCAAGCCTGCTTCTGCTTGACGCAATCATTGGCGCTCGCCGTGTGCTCATAAGTCGGCGAGTTCTTGTCCATGTAAGTGTTCGGCTCAAGGTACGCCAAACCAATCAAGCCAGCGTTGCGCTGCAAATAATCAGTAGCGCTCTGGTGATTGAACAACTCAATCTCTGCACGCTTCTCCAACTTCTCCGCAACCTTCTTCGGAGACATGCCTTGGTTGAGCAGGTCTTTCACGTACTTGAGAATTTCTGCGTCGGAGACTTCCTTACCGCCGATGCTGTTCTCTTTGAACTTCGGATCAGCCTTAGCGAGGTCTTCCGTCACTTCCGCCATCAGAAGATCGTTGTCACCCATCTCTGTGTTGTAGGCGGCTTCGTCGCGACGTGCATCCTTGTGCCAGTTCTCCGTCACTGAACCGAGACGCGGCTGTGCCTTCTCTTTGTCAGCGATGCGCTGCTCGTAAATCTCGGAGCCACTCTTCGGCCCCCAAATCGGCGTGTGCTTGGACGCGGATTCCGCAACTTCATCCTCGAAGTCAGTGTCCACATTCTCATGGGCGCGATCCATCCATTCATCGCCGGACTTCTTGGCGTCTTCCATGTCCAAAGCCTTCCAATCCGGCTCACGGTCAGCGAGGAAAGCGTCGATGATGCTGTCGTATTGATGTTCCTTTTTTGCCATAGTTAAAACTCCAAGTCGTCAAGGATATTTGCCAAGAAAGCTGCTGGCTTGTCATCCGGCGCGGCGGGAATGGACTCCCCGGCGTTCACTTCGTTACCGACGAGCTTCACGATCTTGTTGCCCTGCACTTTCCAGAAATCCTTTGTGCTCGGACATTCGTAGACGTTGCCAGCGATACGGTGCATTGAGAACTGGTCAATGTAGCGCTGGACATCTTGCGGAATCGGGGACGCGGATGCGAAGTGGTTCTTCTGGAAGATGTTCTCTTCTTTCCTAACACCAACTCCGGCTGCCGTCTTTGAATAAATTTTTCTCATTGGTTAGCCTTTCTGACCGTTCAGATACGCCACGGTGCTTGCACCGCCGTGCGTGACGCGCAAGAACTTCCAAGTCATACAAGATGGTGTCCACATCACGTTGCTCCCTGAGTAGAAGACAGCAACGGTTGTGTTCTCATCCGACGCGGAGGTTGTGAACCCAGCGCCGTTAGTTACGCTGACGCCAGAGTTTGCCCCACCGGACTGATCCGATACTGGGGCTGTCCACTCAGTTTGCTGGAAGCCGTTAACCATTGCAAAATTCTGCTGAAGCGGCAGTGCGCCCGTGATTGTGAAATGAATGCCGCCTGTGCCGCTGACGCCGCTGCCAAGCGGGGTCTGGGTGCCTGTGCTATCAATGGTGCGCTGCGAAGAATACGGGGGAGCGGTTTGGAGAACTTCTGCACCGCTTGCGAGGCCCACGTAGCAATTCCATCCAGTGACGTAAGGTGCCTGTGCTGCGGTTGGCGTTGGGGCAGCGACGAAAAGATAGTTGCCCGCTGTGACAGCAAGTGATGATTCCGCGCTCGCTACGGTCTCGCCCCACTTCGTGATGAAGGTCGTTGTAACAAAGAAGGTGCCGCCTGCCAGATTGCTGACGCCAGACTGAAACGTGGAGCCTGCCGCAAACTGTCGCAGAGTTGGGGCGGCGCTCGGAGCGCCGATGCCTGCACCGTCGATCATCACGTTCGGGTCGTTGGAGACTTCAATGTCGGTGCTGCCTGTGGTAAAAGTGTTGATCTGAACAGACAGGGAGACGAGATTGCTGATGTCAATCCACGGGCCGTTCCCACCGACCGCAATCGAAGAACTGTAAATTTGAAGATTCTGAACCTGCATGTGGTAGCCCTCTCAACTAAGTGTGCCGTAGCTCGGAAATTCCATTGGAAACCGCAAATTTGCTTTCAGACCAGTGGAAGCGTAATATCAAGATCGTAAGTAGAGTCCTGCGACACGCCAATAACCCGACTCGTGTTGGGTCTCGTGCAAGGGCGTATTCCCCTTGATGGGTGCCGGGGCAGGCGGGACCGTAGTTCCGGCATCCGATTTTGAAGGTTTTTATGGACAAAGAAGCAAAGCGTTTAGCTTTTGGCTTGCTCAGAATTTTCTCCGGCGCTCTTGTCCTGACTGGGCTGGGTTTGCTCACCCTTATTCTCATCGCCGCTGGAATCTTTGATATGCTCCAACGCCTTCACTAACAATGTGGGGTCATCCCTGAAGCACTCCATCCCGCGTTTGCAAGTTGTGCAGAGTAATCGTTTGGCATAGCCGAAGACATGAACATGCGTGTCTCGATGGTAAAGCGTGAGCGCCGCGCTACAGATCGCACACTTCTTGTCCTGTGAGCGCCAAAGTTCAAGATAATCTCCGGGAGACATGCGCCACTTCTGTTGAAGAAGCTGTTCGTAAGCCGCAACCTTAGCCCAGAATGACCCGGTGTACGCGTTGTGACAGGTTTTGCAGTAGTCTTGCCTACCGGATGCTGTTCTCTTGTTCTCGCCGAAGGCGTCCAATGCTAACCACTTTTGGCATTTGTTGCACCATTTCTCTTTGTCGTTGAAAAGCCGTTTGCGTCCCATTCTCCTAAATATCCCCTAATTAGCTTCTGAAAGTCAGGTTTTTCCGCTACGCATCGTCATGTAGAGGACATTTCCTCAAGGAACTCATCTCGATGCCTACAAACAACATCGTTCTAAACCCGCAGCGTGGCGACTCTTTTGCTCTTACTGCTGTCGCAGCTTCGGTCATCTCCGCTCGCACATCGTATGGTGTGGTCGGCAGCGCCGTTTACACAGGCACCATCACTGGCGGTGCAAACAACGGTCTTGCCAATCAAGCGCTAACCATTAGCGGCTTCACCAATGCGAGCAATAACGGAACCTTTACGGTTCTGTTCAGCACCGCAACCACCATTCTGTTGAACAACGCCTATGCTGTAGCGGAAACTCATGCGGCGACGGCTTCGTACACCACGAACGGCACCCCATCGCAATACGCGTCCAAGATCGCCAACCTCTGGTCGAACCAGACTGGTGACAACGTTCTTGTGAACGCAAACGCTGGCGACTGCTTGATCGCAATTGCATTTGGTCTGCGCCAGCCTGTCAACTTCGATCTCCTACACGGCTCCGCGCCGTACACCCCGCCATACCCGCCATACAGCAACGCGCCTGTCGCGGCTGGCACTGGCACCCCAAGCTTTGCGCTTGGTCAGTTGGCTGGTCTAAACGACTTCAACGCAGCGCCGACGATCTCGGACCTCGCTGATGGCGTTCCGCAGGACATCATCGCAACATCCATCACAAGCAACGTCCTGACAGTAACCCTTGAGAACACTGGTCAAGCAGCGCTCTCGACTGGTCAAACCGTAGTGCTCCAAGGCACACAGGAATCTTTCCTGAACGGTCAGACCGTTACGGTTCTGTCTGGTGCCACAGCAACACAGTTTACGGCGAACTTCACACATGCGAACTACAGCAATGCTGATGACACCGGAACGGCGACACCAAACGGCAACGCATGGACGCTGGAAGCTTTCGTGGCTATCGCGGATTCAGACTACACCGTCTCTTATCCGTTCTCTGGCCCGCCAAGCAATGGCAGCGTGACTCCGGCAACCTTCAGCGGTCAGCTAACAATCAGTGGCGGCAAGGTTTATGCTTACGGCTCGAACTTGGCGACCAGCCTCACAGCTTCGTCTCCGTTCCCGTCCAGCATGTGGAGCATTGACGGCTACTACCCAAGCATGTACATCTGGGTCGCACCGAACGTGGCGGCTGGCACCTACAAGGTCAATCTGAACTCGATGTTCCAGCCGGGAATCAACGTTCCTGCTGATTGGTCTGGCGGCTCTGTGCCGATCTTCGACGGCGGCGTGAACTTTATGGTTATCAACGTGAGCGGTGCTGCGGCATCTTCTCCAGTTGACGCCGTGTCCATCTCAACAACGGAAACTACGTCTAACCCAGCAACGGCTCCGGCTGCTCTCGTTACCACGGCGGCAGACGGCGACATGCTCTTGTCAATCGGTTTGATGAAGAGCGGCAACGCCTTCGCTCCCGGCACAGTCAATGTGACGGCTGGCGCTGCATCTGGTGCTGCAATGACGCAAATCGGCAACGGAACGCTGGTTGGTTCCGAAGCTCACTACTTGGTGGAATACGCTTTGACGGCGGCTGGCTCGGCTGGCAGCTTCAACCCGAACTTCTCCAACCCGCTCGGTTACCCCGTGCTGGTCGGTTCCATCGCAATCAAGTCAAGCTAAGCACAGCCTCTCCCCGAATCTGGGGATGCTGCGAGGGGAGCCTACACAGGCTCCCCTTCTTTTTTCGGTTTTCCAAAAATTTCAGTATTAGGGTGCGTGCGGACGCTAAGGCCCATCGGGGCGACACTTGTCCTATTATGCACCTTATCCAAAATTTTTCATTGGGTCAAGGGAAAAATATCAGCTTTATTGAGGAAAAGGACATTGAGCGAGAATACACCGTACTTTGACAGCATCACATCGGCCAGAGCAATGCTGCTGACCGAAGAAGAACAGCTTCACGGAATGTCGTGCATCGGCTTGGAGACGCAGCCGGAGCTTTCAGAAGACGACATCCTAACCTACGTGCTCGATCACTTCTCGGAATTTCTGCGGATGCTGCGGCATTTGAAAAAGGAAGACCAAGAACTCCTGCTCTCGTACTATCTGCTTAGCAAGACACAGAACACACTTGCCATCATCCACAAGTCCACGCAGACGGTGTGCTCATTCCGCATCCGTATGGCGGTCAAGACTCTGGCGTGCTTCATTATGATGGGGGAGCCGACCGTGGAGCGTATGCACGAGATTTTGACACGTGCTGGGTTGGAAGGCAGTTTGGACAAGATCAATCTTTCGGAGATCATAGACCTGTATGCCAAGACACGGTCGTTCCAACGGATCGCCGAAGTGCATCACCTACACCGACCGGATATTCGCCGCGCCATGAGCCGTGCCTCCAAGCAGCTTATGGAATCGAAGGACGCGCAAGAACACGCCCTTGGCGCGTACATTCACAGTCTGATCGACAAGGCAAATCCGTCGGGTGTGGGATACAGCAAGCGCAAGATGCAAAAGCTGGGGCACATCTACCGCGTTGATCCGGCTTTGCTCGGTGAGTTCCGCATCAAAGTGGAAGACCCGGAGTTCGAACACATGTTCGTCAGCAGGGCAAACCGTTGATTAAGACCAAAGCCCGCCTATCGTAGTAAAAATCGTCGGCGTAATAGCCTTCGCCCTGTACCTGTACTTCCATTTACGGTAGGTGTTGCGATTCACCACGGTAGCTGTTGCGATATTAAGCGGCTCCAAGTGATTGAAAAAGCAGAGAACGGACGGTGCTGAAAAATTCCACTGTTGCGAACCACATCATTACGTTTTTCCGCACCTTCGTAATCCACTGAAAAATATGACTGTCGAGTTTGGCACGGCGATTGCCTTAGTAACAGCGGAGGCAGTTATGACAGTCATCTTGGTTCTTCTCACTTTCATCATGTTCTTGCTTATCGACTGGATTCACAGCCGTGGCAAGGTCGCTGTTCCAGTAGCAGTAACAGAACGTCCGGCGAAGAAACTCCCGGCATACTCTCTTGTAAACGGTTTCCGTCTCCCTGAAAATCTCTCCTATCATCCCGGTCACACGTGGGCCCTTGGTGAGTCCCCGAACCTTGTTCGCGTTGGCATGGACGACTTCGCATCTAAGCTCATCGGCAAGATTGACAGTATCACGCTTCCGCAGCGCGGCACTTGGGTTCGCCAAGGCGCAAAGCTCGCGACCATCGTGCGCGACGGCAAAAGCATCAACATCCTTTCACCAGTAGAAGGCACCATCGCCGAAGTCAATGAGAACGCCGTGCGCGATCCAGAAGCAGCACGCAAAGACAACTATGGTTCCGGCTGGCTGGTTTCTGTAAACTCCCCGGACCTCAAAACTTGTTTCCGTAACTTGTTCCATGGAGCGCTGGCGAAGGTTTGGACTGAAACATCGGTCAGCCTGATGCACGCCCCAGCACTTGCGCAAGACGGCGGCGAAGCGTTGGATGACTTCGTGGTTGCCAGCGGCAAAGATTGGGAAGCTGTGGCAAAAGAGAGCTTCCTAAACTAAGCGTGGTGGAAGTGAGAAGCACCGGGAGACCCCCGGCGCTTTGTGTTTTAGAACAGGCGCATGTTTAGGTGAGAGTAGACGTAAAGCAAGAACGATCCAGCAACCGCCAGCATTCCCCACAAACGGATCATCCGTTTCGCCTGTGCTTCTTCTTGAATCGCTGGTACTCCTGTGGCTCCCCAAGCTGCACTCATGGTTTCCCCCTTAGAAAGGAATATCGTCCTGCGAATCGCTTGCAGGTACAACCAGTTCACAAACGGTGCATGGGTATGCGATGCCATATTCTTCAACGTTCCCGGCTGCGGCGAGGGCGGCGGCTTCCGTATCGTGGACTGAGACAATGGTTCTGGTCACGCCTAAGAGCGCGTCCGTGAAGCGGCAGCAAACTTCGTGCTGTTCGACCACCACGAACTTGCCAGCGGCGGTCAGCGCGTCAATTTCCGCGTCCTGACGCTCGATATGAGTTTCGCGTGCGCTCAGCGCGTAAGCGGCTTCGAACTCACTACCGAAGCTACCGAATTCGTGATCCCAATGCTCCTGCTCTTGTGGCGTCATTAGAATGCTCCTAACGTGCGGCGGAAGCCGCTGGCTTTCTTCGATGGCCCGTATTCGGCTGTGATGTAATTTCCACCGCCGCCAACGTATTCGCTGTCCTGATTGTACTCATCGTTCCCGATGATCTGTCCACCTGTGCCGCGAGTCCAGTTGACGCGAGACAGGCGCGAGAAGAACTCACGTCCGATAGCGTGCTCACGCGCACGTTCAACCGCGTGGTTGTTCTCGGAGACTCCCCACCGGACGGTGCGAGTCTTGTTATCGAACCGGATGGACGCTTCGCCATCATCAACACTGATCGACTCGGCGGTCAGCTTGAGCGTGGGGAAATCCTTCTTCTTGGGAGCGTGCGGCTTCTTGGAGCGCTGCCAGCCCTTGCCTTCAACCTTCTCGGAAGGGAACAGCACGTTGTAGATTTCGTCGTCGCCATCAATCGGGCGGCTGTACATGGAGCCGTAGGAGAGATCAGCAGCCTTACGGAACGCTTCGTCGTAATCGAAGTTGCGCTTGCCTTTGCCTTCGGCTTTGATGCGCGTGTAAACGGAAACTGCGCTGGCGTGGATGCGTCCCTGACGCTCGTTGTACCACTGAATCATGCCACGGCGGAACGCGCCGTATTCTTTCACGCTGAATTTCAGTGTCCCGGCTTCCCAGCAGCTTCGGCTCATATTCCCTCCAGTCCTAGTATACAACCGAAGGGTGAAAAATGTCCAATCAGTGGGGGTTTGTTTTCAACACTTTACAGAGTATTTTCTTCCAAAACCACCGGATTCGGGTGCGCGTCCCGGTACGCCTGTGCCAAATCTTGATACTCGGTTGGCGATGCCAGCGTGCCAGTCAGGGGCCATGTTTCAACGATCTTACCGGACGGAAGCCGCACCAGCCTGCCGCCTTGTCCCCGCGTCTTCAAGTAAGCCGCCAGAGACTCGGCAAACGCCTTGTCCACTCCGTTGCTGCTGGTGTACTCCGCGTAGGTGCCGGATGACGTGATAACATCCACGCGATAGGTGATCCGGCGCTGCATTTTCTTGTTGAAAGCGCGTTCGGCTTTACGGCTGTCAGGCATGGCGTCTATTTGATGCGCTCCACGACCCAAGCGATTCATGATAAACTGAGGTAATGGCACTCTATCCAAGCACGCATTGGCTGATTGTGGGCGATTCCGCTGAACAACTCCTGAGGCTCCCAGCCGACTCAGTTGATCTTACCGTAACTTCGCCGCCGTATGACGGTCTTCGCACGTATCAGGGATACTCGTTCAACTTTCCAGCCATCGCAGCCGGACTCTGGCACGCGACCGCGCCGGGGGGAGTCGTGGTCTGGGTAGTTGGCGACCAAACCAAGGACGGCACGGAGTCTGGCAACAGTTTCCGGCAAGCTCTCTACTTCAAAGAGATTGGCTTCAACCTGCACGACACCATGATCTACGCTAGTGAGAAGCCGCCACTAACTCACAATCGCTACGAGCAGAAGTTCGAGTATATGTTCGTGCTCAGCAAAGGCAAGCCGAAGACGTTCAATCCGATTATGGAGCCGTGTTTACACGCGGGAAAATCTGCAAGCAAGCGCACGTTCCGGCAAGATGAGAAAGGTGTTCTGGAGCCAGCGCACAAATCGGAGAAGATCGCCGACCTGAAGATACGTGGCAACATCTGGACGTATGCCACTGGCACCGCGAGCGCTTCTGACCCATTCGCCAAAGAACATCCGGCCGTCTTTCCAGAGAAATTAGCGGAAGATCATATCTTGAGTTGGTCGAATCCCGGCGATCTGGTTCTCGATCCGATGATGGGAAGCGGGACAACCGGAAAGATGGCGATCAAAAACGGCCGCCGCTTCATCGGCATAGACTTATCTGAAGAATACGCCAAAATCGCTGCCCAGCGCATCGCTCTCGTCACTCCGGTGGAGGTAGAATAAAAGGATGAGCATGGTATTTGTGGTAGCGTCCAACCGACCCTATAAATTCGCGTTGTCTCTGTCTAAGCTACCGATCCACGGTGCGAGGTATGTCGCCTATGTCCACGAGTCCGATAGGGCCGCGTTTGAGAATATGTTGGAAACGTCCAAGCTCATCGGCAAGAGACGCGTTGAGATTGTCACACACAACTGGTCAAACGAGAACGGTGTCCCATTCGGCAAGCTCCGCTACCACGGATACGCGCTGTGCCAAGAACTCATGTCAACGGACGACATTGGCTTTCTGCTAGATGATGACCTGAAGGCCCCACGTGGAGTGTCAAAGCGGCTGAAGAGGAAACATCGTGACGGCACACCGAACGACAAATACTGGTCGTTTCCCATAGAGCCAATTCATGTCATTCAACGCGAGTTAAAACGGTTGGCGCGGTTGGCGAGACGGGAAGGCTTCGATTATTTCACCACGAGCTTCAACGCGGACGGCAAGTGTGGGCTGAAGATCGACACGCCGTTCAAACCCACCTTCGGTTGGAGCGGTTGCTTGGGATTCTTCAAAGAAAGCCCAAATCCATTTGATGCTGACTTCGGTGTTGGTGCTGACGCTGAAGCTCAAATGCACGTCTTGGACAAGTGCGGAGAATTCAACGTGCTCAAGCACAACGGTCTAGTGTTCGAGTTTCAGATTAACTCTAAGGACTACGCGAGAGGCGGGTTGCGAGATCGCCAGAGGAATCTGGAAGAGATCGTGCGGAGGTATCCTGAATGGGCACGCATCACCAGCTACGTGAAAAAATCCTACGGCACCAAAACGCCGAACTACAAAATTGATCTAGCGAAAGGCGTGCGTGCCAGATTAAACGGTGTCCCGATAGCCGCCTAATGGACTTGAAATCCATCTCTGCTTGCTTGGTCACTCGTGACTCTGCGATCTGCCCGGAGATTATGGACTCTCTGTCTGGGTTCGGGGAGATCATCGTTACTACCGATTCCCGATCCGTTTACGGTCGCTTTGACGCGGTGTCCTTTGCCAAGTACCCATTGGTTTACACGCAGGATGATGATTTTCTCGTTACTGATTTCAGTAAACTGATCCGCTGCTGGGATGGGCGTTTCGTTACCCATCACAACTGCCGTTGGAACCTACTCTACCGCGCACCATTCACCACGATTGGTTACGGTGCGATCTTCCAGCGAGACCTCGCGATGGAAGCACTTGACATCTACGAGTACGAGCACGGGCGTGACGATTATTTCTACCGCGAATGCGACATGATCGTCACGGGCCTATGCAACCCAAAGCGGGCCAATTTTCTCGGAGCACCACGAGCGATGCGGTATGAACCCACCAGCATAGGCCGAAATTTGGCGAATTCGGATGCCCCCGCCTGTCTGCACAACCAGCCGGAGCAAAAAAGATTCTGGCATGGGAGGGAAAAGGTCAGAGAACTTGTAAAAAAGTACAGTATTAGCTGGCATGGGAACAGTGACCTACAAGAATCAGCCAGCAATTCATGCAACGCGGGGCACAGTGCCCTTAGCAGGGACGAAGCACCTTTACACAGTCAAGGAAGTTCTTTGGCCTGAAGAAGTCAGTGAAGTCTTAGCAACTCTACTCATCCCCAAATCTCTCCATGTCTGCTGCGGTCATTCGCCGCTTGGTGACGTGCGAGCGGATTTCGACCCGGAAGTAAAGCCGGACATCGTATGTGACGCCGCGAAGCTCCCGTTCCCTGACGAGTCTTTTGAGTCCGTGCTATGTGATCCGCCATACAACGGCAAATTTCAATGGAACCACGACCTGCTCTGCGAGCTATCCCGCGTGGCGAGCAAGCGCATTATCTTCCAGCACTGGTTTATCCCAGCCGACCCGAAAGGGCTTTGGAAAAAATGGCACAAGTTTGAGTTGACTGGATTGTACGTCTGGCAACCGCGAACGTACTTCGGTCGCGGTCAATTCATCAGTGTGTTTGACGCGAAACCAGAAGGTACCTACACGGAGCCGACGAAATTCAGTTCCGGCAAGCCGGGGGATATTGAATCGTTGAAAAACGCTCGAATCGAGCAGCAGAAAGCACTTGAAGCCGAAGACTAAACGGTTGCGGTAGCCGCTTGTGGCTTCGGTGGATTCGTACCTAGCACGAATCCGTTCAGGATCAGGTAACGAGCGAAGTCTTTGTAGTTGACTCGCCACATGCCCTGACGCTCATCGTGCGGATAGTTCACCTGCACATCGGGCGGCGGCGCGGGGAACGTGGTACGCCACTCCGCAGGGATGATGTTCCTGTTCGGGATGTCAATGATGGCTTTCTCTTCTTGTGGTGTAATCGGGCGCTTCACGTCCGCTTCATATTGAGCGATGACTGCTGGACGATAATCGGGACGGGTCTCAACGCGGATGACGCAACCCACGCCTTCGACGTAAGTTTCCAAATCCTTCATCTCTTGAGTTTCCGCTGGTGCGGCTTGTGGTGCGCCTTTTTCGCGCTTTGGCTTTGGTAGTGGTTTTAGGTCGGTTTTCTTGACCGTGAAAGCATCGAACTCATCGCCGCCTTCACGCACGACCTTGACTAGGGTTCCGGGCCCTTCTTCCAGAATTTCAACGACATCTCCACGTAGGAGTGCCTTTGCAGCCATGTGGACACCTCGACTAAGTATACGTGCGCGGCGGCCTATTTGTCCAGACGAATTATCAAAGGCTCCCGCGAGCGGCTGTTCTGCGGGCGGGGGCTGTCCTTGCTGACTTGTTAAGCTCAGAACTACCCTGCGACTGCGGAATGTCCTTCACGAAGGATTCGGCGGGTAAGCCAGTCGGTGTGCCAGACGGCACGATCTGTTTCATTGGCTTATTCTGCGCAGAAGATTTCCCTGCGCCAACTTCCGCCTTGCCTTGTGCTTGAGGAATGTCTTTCACAAACTTGGCTGCTGGCTCGCCTTTCGTTGAACCACCTTTGTTTCCAAGCGCTTCAGACTTGCCTTGCGCTTGTGGGATTTCAACCTTCGCCGGACGCTCCGGCTTGCCTTTGTTGTCACGGTCGGTCACGAATCCAGCCTCACCGCCGCCCGCTGCCACGCGGGGAACATTGACTTCTTCTGGCTTCTTCGGGTTGCCGTCTGCACCACGGTCGGTCACGAATCCGGCGCTGCCGTCTCCGGCTGCTTCCTTCTCTTCGCCGTCTTCCATTCCCGGCTCCGGTACGTCGCCAACGGGGACGCCTTCTTCATCGGCTTCGTTCAGTTCTTGGATGCCTTCTTGTGCGAATGCTTCTTCGGTTGGAGTCGCGCCAAGGTCAATGCCTAGGGTGCCAGCCAGTTGCTCAAGAGCGCCAGCCTGTTCATCAAGGCTGTGGTAGGCTTCGGAGAGAGCTTCCGCCAGTTGTTCGGGGGCCTCTTCCGCGATGCGCTTAAAGGACTTAGCGTAATTGCGTGCGGCTGCAACACGAATCTTCAACGACGCTTCTTTGGGGGCTAGGATCAGGTCAAGGTTCTCTTTCAGGTTTTCAAACGCTTCCGCCTGCGCTGCGCACGCATCGGCAAGCTGGGTCAGGTCTTTCTCGACTCCCATCGGCTCGTTCTCCGCGACGTGACGCATCTTGGCGAACTTTGCCTTCTGTGCTGCCTGCTTTGCGACCTTGCGGGCCTCAATCTTCTTACGAATTTCTGCTGGATTTGCCATAAAATAGCCCCTCTCCTAATGGGTTTGGTAATTAGCTTTCTTCGAGACCCGCTTCTTTAAGCAAGCGTTCTTCTTCGGCAGCCGCTAGGCTGCTCTGCATGTGATAGTTTGCGTTCGGAAGCTCCGGCTCAACCGTGTGCCTGCCAATGGTGGTCTCTTCCGGCCCTTGCTGCTGTCCCTGTCCCGGCATGATCGCAACGGCGGCTGGAGGTCCGGCAACGCCTTGATTGGTCTGTTGCGCGTGCAAGGCTTCCTGCTGGGCGACGTTTGGGTTGACGGTGACTGGTGCGGCACCCTGCTTCATCAAACGCTCGGCTGCGGCTTCCTGAAGGTCAAGTTCCTTTTCCATAGCGTCATCGGTGCTCTGGTACGGGATTTCTTCCTCGTAACCTTCCTTCCACCACATCTGCTGCCCCATCCACCACGTTGCGCCGTGGTGCTCGTTCTCTTTAAGCCAGCCGTGGCTAAGCAGGTAGTTTTCCTTTTCCTGATCGCTCATGCTCGAAACCGAGAAGGGGTCGATGTCATAGTCTGCCGGGTTGTAATCAGCGGGAAGTTCTTCACCTTCGGGCGTGTAATGCACAGCAATCTTACGCTTGGAAGCTCCAATGCTTTTCATAAAGCGATGAAAATCCATGTCATCCGTGGTTGAGTGTTCTTCACCCGGAATGGTCTGCTCTTTTACTTTGGTCGGCTCGGGGCCGTGCCAGTGGAACGGTTCTTGAACTTTTTCAGACTCTAAGTCAGGGCGGGTGCCGGGGAACCACATGTCAGTAACCGCTGCGCAGTCATGGCAGTAAAGCTCGTTGCCTTCTTCTGTCTGTGCAACTTCTGTGTTGTAGCCTTCGCACTGTGGACACTGTTCTTCATCCTCAGCTTCTTCGCCGGGATGAGTGTCAATATCTTCTGGACGGATGTCATCGTTCCAGTCAGCGTCCTCAGAACCCTGCTTACTGGCGGTTGAAGATGCCAAAGACTCAGCTTGGGTTCCGCTCGGAACATTCACGATGCGCGGCTGGATGTTCGGCGTGCGTGGCGCGAGATACGGTGCATTCGGGCTGTGTGGGCCGGGGTTCTGGTCAATCGCATCCGGCACCGCCATCGGTTCGCCTTTATTCTGGGTTGATGGCGTGGTCACATTCTGCTCCTGCATGGTGACCGTTGTATTTCCACTGCCTTGTCCTGTCTTCTCAGCCGGGAAACGTCCTGTGCTATGCTCGCCGATACCGGGACGTGCGTGCTCCGGCTTCGCCGGGAGCGTGCTCACCAAGGCTTCTGAACCACACGCTTCACATTTCCCGCTGGTGGTCATCATACCTTCATGACCGCAGTTCTGACATTGCCAGTTCTCCGGCGCGGCGACAGCACTCTCTTTCTCCATGCCGTCTACCATTGCTTTACCTGAAATTTGCTGTAAGCGATCTCCGTAGAAAAGCTCGTGCCACAAGTCGCCTACGCCACGCACGTCGTCATCTCCGCTGTTGGAGCCAGCGCCTTCCTTGCGGGGAATAGCCGGATCACCTAAGCCGCGACGCATTTTGGTGGTAATCGGTACTTCTTCTTTTTCAAAATGTTCTTCGGAGCGTAGTTGATCGCCCTGACCGCCCGGTCGGTTGAACTCTTGCACCATTTGCTGCGGTGTCATATAGCGATCACTGATACCAGCGACACGCGGCTCTTTGAACTCCGTAGTATCGGCTTCGTTCATCGTGAAGCCTGTATCGGGATAAGTTTCGTCACGGATTGCTTGACCATCGGCGTTGTCAAAGTCATGACCAAGCATAGCTTCTTTGCAGTTCGAGCATGAGTCTACGAACGAGGAAACTTTGGGGGTCGAGCAACGGCAGGTTTGAACGTTACCGCACTTACGGCAGATGGTCTTGATGTGATGACAGGCTGAAAACTTGTCGAAAGGGTCTAAGCGATCTTCAGCGCCCTCCGCCAAGCACTGACCACAGAGCGTACCTTCAGCGTTGTTTAATGGAGCGCCGCACTCACGGCACTGACCTTCGCCGGGATTCCACGCTGCCTTCTCCACCGCAAACTTCTGCGCAACAGATGCAACACGGCTCGCGTTGTGCTGTGCTAGATACGCGGGCTGAGCGTGACGGCGGGCTTGCAAGCGACCATCGTTCGTGAAGTAAAATGAGTGTTCTTGAATCCATTGATCGTCAGAGATCATTGGAATGGTCGGATGCTGGTGACCTTCGGCGGACTGCTCGTTGACGTAGGGCTGATTGGCGACGTCGCACTTATCGCAGTGGTATACGTCAGCGCGGCGCGGATTGTCTAAAGTCCAGCGATAAATGAAAGCGTCTTGAACTTGCTTGCGCATCTCCGGCGTAAGCTCTGTCCCAGCGACCAGCTTTGCGGTCTTCTTCTTTTTCTTATCGTGAGTTTCCTCCGTCTCTTCTTCCTTCCAATTCTTGGGGAAGTCGTAGGAATCTTTTTCTTCCTGATAATTCGGATCAACACGCTTCACATGATCTTCGTATTCATCGGCCGTTTTCTGTGCGCCCTTTTTGTCAACTGCCATCTCTTCAAGCCACGGCAATTCTTCGTCAGATGCCGCGAGATTGAGAGATGCTGTCGCTGGCTGGGCTTTCTGCTTACGGCGCTCTGCCTTAGTCCGTCTTTCGCGCTCTTGGCGAATGACATCCATGAGATCGAGAATTATGTTACCTTCAAGCTCGTCATTATGTAGGGCGACATATTTTTCAAGCATGGCGGGAAGGTTCGTGTAATATTCCTTGAATGAACCCGTGCTCAGCCCTGTCTTCTGCTTCCAAACTTCTTCCAGATCGCCACGCTTAAAGTCTTCGTCCCCTTTAGATACTAAGACCCAGATCAGGTCGAACATGAAAGCGTAGCCGTTCGCCGCTTTACCTTGTGTGCCCTTCAGCCACTTGTAGAAGCCTTCGCGGAATTTGGCGATGTCGCGTTGAGCTTCTATGCTCTCAAAATCTGCTTCGCCGACACCGTGCTCCGGCGTTTCGAGGATATTAACTTCCGCGCCTTCATCTTCTTCAGACGGCTGAACCATTGGTACTTCGCGGGAACCACCAGCGTAGCCAGTCAATCGTTCGATCTCGCGCTCCAACTCTTCTTTGAGGCCGGGGTCACGTGTGTTTCTCAGCTTTTTGTGCAGGTACTCAAGGTCGTATTCTTCGTCCCCGGTTACAGGGTGCATACGCTGGAGTTTCTCGCGCATCTCGCTCACGCGGTACAGGAAGGTGCTGATAAGAAAAGCACGAAGCTGCGGGGACAAGTCCTGCTTGTGGGCTTCGTCACCAAGGTTTTTGATTTTCTTGGCGAACTGCTCAAGGATGTGCCGCTGACCAAAAGACGTGAAAAGCATCTCGTGGATTGCTTCGTCTTTCAGTTCATCTCCCGTTTCACCCTTTTGTGGGACATGAAGCTTCGGGACGATTGCGGATTGGAACCACTTCGCCCACTGCATGGGCTTCCCGTCACGACCGATGACCGGAACGGGGAGTGGGGTGTCTGGGTGTTGCTGATTGAACTGCTCGATGTACGAGTTCACGTACATGTCGAAGTTGTGGTTGTAGGCGAGCTTCCACTTCAGCCATGACGCGAACCGCGCCATAGCGAGACCTACCGGACGAAAGTCGGCGGGTGTCTGGACAGGCTTTCCTGCAAGGGTTGCCAGCTTGAAGACGAATCCGTCTGGCCCGTCGATCTTGGACCGAACACGGAAGGCAGACCCGTCGATAGTCCTGACGATCTGACCCGGCTCTAGTTTGGAAAGCTTGCTCAAGTCCGCCTTCTTCGGCTCTGCCATTGCAGCGCCGAGGATTTTTGCGGCGTACTTCATTGTGCTTCCTTAGTCGAGCTTGGTGTCGTTGGGGTTGAAGTCTTCCGAGGCATCTTCCTTCAATACGGACTGAAGAAGATCAAGGTACTCATCATGATCCTTGAATGCCTGTGGTGCTTCTGGTGCGCCATTCTGATCCTTCACATCGCCTGCTGCGGCGACCTTGGAACCAGAGATGCGCTCGAACTCGCTGGCATACAGTGAGTTCATTGCGTCTGCGTCGATTTTTGCGATCTTTTTGGCCATTGGATTTCCTTTTCGCGAATAGGGGAATTACGACCCCTACAAAAAGGGTCAGTAGTTGGGATTTCTACAACTTGCGAAGCGTCACGTGATAGTCACCGTGATACTCTTCGTGATCCCCAGCGGGTTCCCTATCGCGTCATACGCCGTGAGTGTCAACGTAATTGTGTGCGTGAAACTAACCACGTAAGTTCCTGATCCTACAGCACTTGGTAGCAAGCCAGTGTTCAGAGGCGGGTCAATGCCATTGTTTCCAGTGATCCCCACCTGCGGAACGTTCGTCGTATACCAGATCAGCGTGACAGATTGACCGGGGGCGGTTGACGCCGGGATCGAGAAGAAAGCGTTGATCTCTGGTGTGAGGCCGCTGTCACCTGTCGGGCTGTACTCTGCGATGATCGCGAAACTTGGAAGTAAGGCCATTAACTTACTCCCGGAATTTCAATTTCGTAGAAGCCGACGTCGGACAAACTGGTTTGAATGATGATCTCATGACACGAAACCGTAGCAAGTGTCGTGTCATTCGGGTGCATTGAGATAGACGGGCGCGTAACGTAGATTGACTGATCCAAGCTGTTGTTGTAAACCGCAACTGCCGGGTTCAACAAGTTCTGGAAAAGTGGGTCAGTGGCTACGTAAAGCCAATGACGAATGCCGTCATCCACGATCATCACAAATGCGTTCGGCGTAGAGTTTGGAAGGTGCGCGACCGAGAATGTGACAGCGTTTACAGTTGTCACCTGTGTGGCTGAAGCTCTGCCGGGAAATGCTGAGTACGGGATGTACCAGATTGTCCCGCTAGGATCGGCGTAGTAAGTATGCACGGTGCCGTATGGTGCCACGGAAACACAATCCACCCATTTTGCCGCAGGAGCCAGCGTGTAGGTAATTGACCCCGGTGCAGACGCACCGTCCGGTGGGTGTGCGGATACGGACGCGCTATTCTGGTTTACAACCACGAGTGCGCCCGTGTCATTCACGTAAAAAAACAAATCAGTGCCCGCCAAGTTGCCATACGCCTTGGTGGTGAATTGCGAGGTCGGCGTCACAACCCAATAGTTGTTGAGCGGAATTCCTGAAGTTGGCATGGCACTCCCTTAGATTCGACGACCCCACTGGTAGTTGATGACTGCGTTTGTTCCGCTGCCGTTCAACGCACCATAGGCTGAACCGTTGTCGGTGCCGTTCCCTTCGAAGAACATAAACCCAAAGAACGGGTGTAGCTTGAACTGATTCGCCGGAACAGCTTGGAAATCCCAGAAGCCATGAACCGCGTTGTCTTCATAGATCGCGTATGGCGAAAGTAGATTCGGGCTGTTACCGTCGATGCTGATGTCTGGCACGTCTGTAGCGACACCGAGACAGTTCGGATCGAAGCTGGCGATCTGCGGCGTTCCCACCGCTGCCGTAGAAATTCCAAGACGAGCGGAGTTCAAGGTTGTTTGATTCACACCGTAGTCGAGCAAATAGAACGGGCCAAAACCAACCTGATTCGGGTTGTTGTTCCAGAAATAGCCAGACTGCACCGTAATTGCCAGTCCGGTGATGTTCGTCTGACGATTGAATGAAAACACATAGCCGTTGTGCGAGCGCCACAACGGTGTAATCGTGGTGTAGTTCGTTGGGTACACAGGGCTTGGCGTAGTGCTAACTTGGAACGTGTAACCACGGGACATCTGCCAGTTGCGAATCCACGGGTAAATGTAAGACGAGGATACAGACGAACCGTATGCGTAAAGGGCTAAGTCAACAAAGCTGCATGTGTTTTGCAGCACGGCGGTGCTCAGCCTGAACATCGCAATGGATGTCTGATAACCGATTGCGTTGATGAACAAGCGGTAGTATTGATAAGAACCGGGTGCTGATACGTTGTAAGCAACGCTACGCATCGGAGAAACCCCTGAACGGGAATCTATTGGCGTCCAAGTGCTGTTGTCGTTTGAGCCTTGCAGTGTCCACGATGACGGAACATACTCGCTCGGTGCGCCCTCGTTCTGCCACACGTTACGGAAGCCGTAAGACAGCACCGTTGTTGCTGTGGGTAGCTTGATCGTGATCCACATGCCGCCGCCGCTGAAGTTACTGTTCCAGTAATTTTGCGGACAACCACTGAACGCGTACCAAGACGGGGTTGAGTCACCGCTAGACTGAGATGCGTAAGCATTGCCGTTAACTGTCCAATTGTAAAACCCGCCACTTGACGTTGGTGCCACTTGTGGTGGTTGATAGACAAATGACCCCTGTTGGAAAGTGTTCGGTGTCCACACCAAGGACAGCGGCGTAGCGCCGAACGCATTATTGTTCGTGTCAAACATGTTCCAGTACGCCTGCGTTGCCCAGCCTAAGCTCGGTGTGGTCAACGTCGCGGTTTGCGGCGAGGGGCTGGTGCTTGTTGGCGCTGTCCAAGTAATCGCCCCTGTATCGGTGTCGATGAAATTCAGACTGAGAGCATTCTGACTCGCGACAGTGCGCGTCTCTTGGTTCTGGAATGATTGACCAGCAAACTGCGCCCACGATTGGCGCATCTTGCGGGCGTACTTTGTGTTGCCCCAGCACAGGTTGAACGTGTGGAACTCGTTCTGTGTGTAAGAATCAGAGTTTGACTGTCCAAATGCTACCTGTAAACCGTATGGCAGCGGTATTGGAGTGCCTGCTGTGTTTGGTACGGAGTACGGATTGGCAACCGCATCAGCCCAGTTGTTAGCCATCACCCATTGCGATCCTGTCCACTTCCAGTATGTCGGTAGGTAACAGATGCTCTGCGCGGCGGAACGACCGTAGGTTGCATTGCCCGGAAGGTTGTCCAGTTCTGACATGGTTGGACGTAAGAAGGTAACGTAATTGTCCGTAAGCATGAACGGGAAAACCCACGCGAGACGGTTAGACGTAGTTAGATCAGGCGCAGTCCAATAATCCTGCTGATAAGATGTTGTGACGTAACCGCCGCCAAGGTTGCCGTAGTTTACCGATGGGTTGCGGTGTGTCAATTGCAGACCTGTCGGTGAACTCCAATTGTATCCCGGAGGCGCTATGTACGTAGGCACGTCAGGAGGGTTGCCGGGAGGCGTGACATTCAACGTGTTGATCCAAACCATCGTGCGATCCGCGTTCGTGGCATAATCACGTGCGTGAATGAAAACTACAGGATCGTTCGTGGGATTGACCTGATTGCTATAGCCGTGGTTGTTCATCGCCAGCCAAGCATAGCCAACGAATTCGTCATAAGGAAAGATCGTCGTGGGCTGTAAGTAGGTCAGGTTAGTGTTGCTGAGCGACGCCGTGCTTCCCGATGTGTTCAACATCTGAAGCTGGTTTCCAGTCCAGTTACCCTGAACTAAGAGTTGCCCCGATGCCACATCGTGCAAGAAAGCATTGCAGTTGTAATACCAGTAGTTAATAGAATCGTTCGGCGAATTGAGTCCAGATGTTGTCTTGTTGCCGTTGCAACCAAAGTTGCCGCCGTACTGAATCGGCGTTGTGCCGCCGTTGATTTTGCTCGTGTTCCACTGCAAGGCAACCGGATCATACGCCATGACTTGCCAGTTGACGCTCTGTTGTAAGGTTACGGTGCCGCTGTCAGCGTTCGGGCCATAGTTCGATTGACCGTTCCAAATGACTTCAAACTGACTGCTTGACAAACCTGTCGGCAGGATTGTGAAATACCAATCGTCATTGGACAACTGGTAGATGTCACTGTCATTTATGGAAATAACTTGTCCGGCTACGAAACTGTTGGTCGCCGTAACTGTCAAAACGTTGCCCGCGACTTGAATCTGCGTAATTGGTGCGGTCACGCCAGCCGTGTACGGATAAGCGTTCTTTACCGTGCCTGCGGAAAAAGACACATCCTCACACAAAATGTAAATCTTGCCATCACGAGCCACAATCATTTCATGCAGGTTGCGTCCGTTATGACGCCCTGTGAGCGTGCTGTAAGTCGCTGCCCCCCATGTGCCTGTGCTGATGGTGTAAGGCAGAATTCCGATGCGGGCGCTCGCCAATCCTGTTTGTGTTGTGCGTGGGTCAGCCGTCATCGTGCCGTACAAAGCATAGATCGTAGTGTGGTCTGCCGACACAGCCAAAGACCCGTAGGCTTCTCCGGTAGCGGGTGCGGGGGCATTAGTGCCTGTGAGAGACAACGCACCATTTGCCTGCGTGAAGTCGTAAACCGCAAGCACACCATCCTCCGAAATAAACCAAACCTTGTAGCCGCCTGCTGTGCCGTTATCCAACGTCGGGCCATAGTTCGAGATGGTAAACGCCGCCGTGAACTGAGTTGGCGAAGCTGTGAGCACCGTCAATGTCTGACCGTTTAGGAATGTAGCACCTGTCAGTCCTTGGATGTACACTAGCTGACCAGCTTGATAATTGTTGTTTACCGTCACCGTAGCGACGTTACTCGTCACCGCAACGCTAGTGATCGTGCCGGGGTTAACTCCCGTCACCGCTACACCGCCGATACGTTTTGCAGTCGATCCCGTCCATAAGTTAGCGAGATCGAAGAACAACAGCGGGAACATTGATGACTTATTGGACCAGATGGAGCACTTTGTGTCCATCACCAAGCCATAGTATTCTTCGTTAATGACAAACGTAGCCGCGTTGCGCACACGGAAGTCCGGGTTGAAAACTGCAACGCCGTAATCACCCGTCTGACCGTAAGTCGGACCAGTGACCGTAGCTGTGAACTGTGTTGTCGTCGCACCAGAGTTGACCGTGACCAATTGACCGTTGAGCCAGCGGTTGTTGCCGTTGCTCAATCCCTGAATCAAAACGATTTCGCCAGTGGAGAACGCTTGACCTCCGTACACGTTGAAGGTGACCGTGGTGCCGCTAGAGATCACAGATTCGATAACGCACCCTTTGTCGCGACCGCCCGCCCACGCATACTCCGTCTGATCGTTGACGTAAGTGTACGGGTAACTGATGTTGCTTCCGCTTAGTGTGATTCCCGTTCCAAGGGTTTGACCATCTTCTTCGAATGGGTATGCAAAAGCGTAGTATCCGTTGTCAAACACTTTAGCGAGATGGAACGAAAGACCACGGCTGTTCAATGCTCGTTGCCCAGTTACCTGATAGTATTCGTGGTAGTTGTTGGTCGAGTAATTAAGCCCAGCATAGTTAACGATTGGGTCGGAAAGCCACGCCGAAACGGTTGAGGGATTGGCGTAAATTTGCGACCCAGCCCAAACTGGCTGATAAGAACCGCTCTGGTTACCATCATAAAAACCACCCATGCGGAGTGATGGACGATTTTCAAAATGGAACTTAACATTACCTGATCCGATGGTTTGTGAACCCGCGCTATCAATAAACATCAGGAAGTAGCTTGGCGGCATATACGCTGTGCGCGTGTACACGGAACCTGAGTTTGTGAGCGTGCCTGAACCGTCGTTCAACGGATTGTTGACGGAATCAAGCCATTGACTTCCGATATACGCGCCCTGCGGCCAGCCTTCGTGAATTCCGTGACCGTAAATTGTTTCGTAGTCTACTCCGGGCGGCGTGTTCGTGCTCACACCGGGGTTTGAATCATGCGTGTAATCCAGATGGAGAATACCGCCGACGTAGCTGCCAATGTACCCGTTACGGGCACCGCCTGCGATCAGGTTGGTGTTGAATCCGGCGAACGCAAGTTCGCGCATGAAATACCCAGCGTTTGGACGGGCTGGGGGCGCTTCGGAACCGTTGTTTCCGGGGCCAGTAACTTGATCGTAAGAATCGGCGGTGGTATTCGTTGTGCCGATAGCAACGTTCGACCACGCACCCATGATTTTGAGATAACGAGATAGACCACCGTTGATGTTGTCACTCACCAATGCGAATTCAGACGCAATTGATCCAGACGGAGCGCCGCCGCCGAAGTTACCAACGAACTGACTGTTCAAGTCAGCGATTTGAAAAGGATGAATTCCCATTTTAGCTTGTCCCCACAATGCTCAAAGAATATGCAACTGTCAACACATCTGGTGTGCCGGACGGGTAGATTCCGTGAACAAGAATTGACGTTGGCAGCACCACTAATGTTTGCGGAACAAGCTGTGAAGCCAAAGCCGCTGGGCTGTTTGCGCCGGGTACTCCATACGCACTTCCGTTTGCCCCGCTGTTAATGGTACTGATGTTCGAGTATTGCCAACCAGTTAATCCAATTGCCTTCAATTGAAAGTCTGTTGGCAGGTTGTTCCAAGTGAAGCCTAACGTGTGCTGTCCGGTCACAGGGTTTGACGGCCCCGTATGATACTGGCGTCCTTGCCATTGTGCCTGAGCACTTGGATTCAACGCGTTGTTCAGTGTTGTGCAGTACGGTGCATACGGATTCGTGCGGTCGAACGTGAAGCCCACCCAGTTCGTTAGACCAACCGGGTCATCCGGCAGAAGAAAACACCACGGCGGTCCACCGCTGTTGCCACTGCTGGCGAATGGAGTGATAAAGATTTGTTCTTCCGTGCATAGGGTGTCATCGCAGATGGCATTTTCGCCGTTCCACTCAAACTTGACATCTCCGGTCTCCCCAGACCGAACCGTCACTTTAACTTCATTCGAAAATGTGTACATTCCACCCTCTTATACTCGAACGTCGAAAAATCCAAAGGAACTTCCTTGGTTCGGCGCTCCGCTCTTGGTGAACCCATCCAAGGTGTCCGAAACCGTCTTGTTGAGAAATGCCGATCTTGGCCCGTAAACCGCAAAAGTGCTGCCGTTTCCGCTCTCTAACAGGGATTTTGAAAGCTCAATTATGTCTCCGCGCAGTCCGAGCGCTGCCGCTTCCGGGGAAGTCGGGTTCAGCATGATAAATTGCTGCATTGGGCCATAAAATCCGAAAGTAGCGCTGCTGTTTTCGTCCAAGACGAGGCTTTCCATTGGAAATTCCTGATAGCTTGGATGCTGCGTGGTGGAGTCTACAATCAGCGTCGGGTAGAAACCGATGATGCCGCCTTGATGATCGTTTGGATTCTGGGGGTCAACAGGATTGATCCCAGCACCCCAGATCGCTGAAAATTGATACCGCAAACTTCCCACACTGCTGAACACAAAACTGAACGCCGGGTATGTGTAAGAACCGGGGAAACCGGGGTTCCAAGTTGATGCCAGTCTCCAGTCCATGACAAGCGTGTAAGGAGCGGTGTACGGATACGGACGGGCGTAGACTCTGAAATATGTAGGTTGTGACGGGGACGGCGGGACATTCGAATTGAATCCTACTTGCGGCCCCCACCCCGGGGCAGGTTCAATGGTGACCGAGTATGTGTCTGTTGACGGGTCAAGGAACAGCAACGGCTGCAAAAGAACCACAGGGTTAAAGTAGGCTCCAACTTGAGCGAAGCTAGACCCGCCGCCGCTTAACCCAAGCGACAGCGCATCCTGACAATCCTGAATGCTGAATGTCACAGGATTTGGGCGCGTGCCTGATGTCTGAATTGGGTTTACAACAGACGGAGGCCAAGTAGGAACGTTGCCGGGAGAGAGGTCAAACACACGGCAGAACATGTGTGACAAATAGCTGAATGTCAGAATGAACTGCGTGTTGTCGGTCGTCTGATACGCGCTGATGGATGGATTGTTCCCCGGTCCAACGAACTGCCACTCAGCCGGATAACCGTCAGGAATTCCCGGCGTGTCAGCGTTGACTCCTACGGGCAAACGAGCCACGTAGATGTTGCCGGAGCCTTCCGTATTGTTCGGACCAGCTTCCTTGCAGACAAGAATCCATGGATTTGGGTTGTTAGTCAAAGGCATTATGCACCGCCCGAATCTGAATCAGGGTTGTCACCCGGCGAAGGATAAAAGATCGGCGGGTTAGTCTGAAGCTGGAATGGCGGGCTTGGCATGTGATGAATCACCTGCACCACGCCTTGAAGATTGACCTGCTGACTCAGGTAGAGCAGATAGCGATTGTTCGGGGCGTCGAACGCAAACGACTGAATGGTCTGCTGCACACCGTCAACATACACTTGGATGTCTCGACGCGGATCGAACGGGCCCAGCGGCCCATCCTGCACAAACGGGCCGATATAAGAATCAAGCCAGAGCGTGACTCTGTTCGGGTATGGTGCGTTAGTCGTTGCGTGCATTTTCTACCTCAAAAAGTGGCTGCTGCGGTGAGCGAAGATTACACTCCGGCGCTTCGGCCCGCCATCTACGGTAATTGTGTTTGCTCGCGTCCCAATCCACAAGGTATGTATTACTCTTGCGGATGTACTGCGCTACCGTGCCCATCAAATCGCCGTAAACTGTTTGGACACGATCACCCACCTGAAATTTTGGCTTAGATGAAAGGCGCTGCCCTTGCCAGCCTTCCTCTTCGTCCGTATCGTATGGCAATCCCTTGTGAAGGTGCGGTTTGTTCTCTTTGTGTAACTGTTCGATCTTCGCTTCTTCCTGATTTGTCAAGTCCTCGATGTCAGCGAACTCCTGTTCTTCCGGCACTGGTAGCTTGGCTTTGGACTTCGGCGCTGCGGGGGCTTCTGGCTCCTCGACGATAGGCTCCGTCGCTGGCTGATCGCGTTCGACTTCTTCCAACTCTGGCTCCGTAGTCTGATCCTCAAGCTCCTGTTCGTGCATCAGGCGTGCTTCTTCCTCTTGCTTCAACGAATCCAGAAGTTTTTCCTTGATCTTCTCGTCTTTCGTCTTACGGATTTTCTCCAGTTCCTTTTTCTTCTTCATCTCCTCTTGCTTTTCTTGGAGGCGTTCTGGGGTCTTATCAAGTTCATCCTTCTTGCGCTGGACTTCGCGTTCACGAAGAATTTTCACGATGTTGTGTTGAACGGATGGCAGGATGCGCTCGAACACTGAGTGGATGTGCTTGCAAATGACGAAGTTTCCGCGCAGGTCTAGGCGCTCGCTTGGTGCTTGCAGTTTCGGACGCGCAGGGCCGAGCAAGCCGTCGCGCTGGTGGAGATTCCATTGTGCGCCCCAATACAGGAACGCGGGGCATGAGCACTGCACCTGAATATCGAGGTCTTTTGCTTGCTGTGTCTCTTGCACTTTGGTGACATCGAACTGCACGCGCACATCGTGCCCAGCCGGGTCAGAGTCTTCTTTGTTGCACTTCACGTTGTAGTGAAGGAACAGCGCCTTTGGGTTTGAATCCAATAAGCGTGGCGAGCACCCCGGACGATACTTCTTCGAGAAAGCATTGGTCTCGCGAACAAGCTCCGGCAATGTAATCGCGGTCTTAACCACACCCGATGATGCGAACATAGCTTTCTGTTGAACCACTGGCTCAATCCATCCTGATGTCAATCGTTCTTGCTTGCCATCGTTCCAAAGAACGTCCAAGTAAATGACTTGCGAGCGTTCGTTGAAATAGTCCTCGATCCCTACAACTTCCCCTTCGCGGTCAAGGTTGAGATCGTCCTTGTACTTCACGCGAGTGCCAACTGGAAAAATTTCACGCAACTCTCTTTCCTTGTTCTTCAACGCGCCAAACATGCTGCGCTGAGTATCGAGCGGCGTAAATTCAAAATCTGGCTGCGTAGTATGACTCCCATCCTTCCACTCCACGGTCACGTAGATTGTGGTTGCGCCGGGACTCCACTCGGTGTGCAGGACAGTGCCAGCGGAGGCACCGCGTCTGGGATAGTTCGGTATAACAATAGTGCCTTTAGCGAACATTTCCATTTTTGCCTTGATGTCTTTCGGCATCGCCGTGGCGAACAACGCCTGCTGCGGCTGCACTACTTCAAGCTCCATCGGAAAATGAAGCACGTCCGTCAAACCAAGTTCTTCCATCTCAGGGGCATCAACCTCTACCACCACCTTCAACGGCTCGATCCAGCTTTGATAACCGCGTAATTCTTCTTGGTAACCGGAAACCGTTCCTTCTCTTCCAGCGCGACGATTATACTTGTTAATGACGCGCACACGCGCACCAATCGGAAACTTTTCTCTGATCTCTCGATTCTCTTTACGTTCAGCGGAGAAAATGTTGCGCTGTTGCTCTTCAACCACTCTTAGGTAAGTGGATGGAATTGTTGTCGTGTTCCCGCGATCCCACTTCACAGCGACGGCGATTGCGGCTGCGTTGCTGCTTCGCACATCAGCCTTTTGAACGACCCCTTGGCGATGTCCGCCGCCGTCTACTACGTCCATGACTCGTGTTCCGGGCGTGAACGTGTCTAGTGCTTCCCGAAGTTGCTTGCGAATAGCTGCGGTGCGAGGATGGTGGAGCAGGATAGCAGGCTCATTGCCGGGACCGAACATCTCGGTTTGCGGATGTCCGAGCGCCCATTGAGAGTGCGTGGTCGTGGTGCCGTTATCCCATTCAACTGTCACGTCAGCCTGACCGTGGCGCAACCGCTTGACCCGCTGAACGGTGCCTTGCGCTTGCGAGCCTGTCCCCTTGTGATAGACACGCTGCCCTTTCTCGAACTCCGTCCCCGCGACAACGGTCATCGCTGCTGGTAATGGGATTGTGATGAATTCGCTCATGGACACACTTAGCCCTCACTTTAGAAAGAGAAAGTCACCAAGCAAACGGGGAGTCGTTGCCTTCTCCGTAAAATACGATACGGATTGAGCTTAGGTCACAGGACAGGTAGCCAAGCATCATCAGGTTTCGGCAGATGCGCACCTTGACCCATTTGCGGAACTCGCTCACGGTCAAGTTGGCTTTGAGGTTGTTGCAGTAGCCGCAAGCTGGTAGCAGGTTGTCATCGAAGTTCTGTCCGCCCCGGCTTCGGGGCTTGGCATGATCCACGGTAAGCTCTTCCGGCGTTTGACCACAATACCAGCAGCGTCCGTCGCACTTCTTTGCGGCTTTCCACCACTGGTTCTTTCTGGGACTTCGAGGCAAGACCTTACTCTTCCTCTACTTTTGGAGTCGGGGGAAACTTCTCCAGTGCTTCTCGCAGGCGCTCCGGCATCTCGTCAGCGGGGATTTCTTTAGGCTGTGCCTTGCCGCGCTTGACGGCGGGGGTGAATTCTTCAGCCGTCAGACCACCCTTTTTAGGCTCTGACTTAGGTTCTTCCTTCTTCGGAGTCACAGCGGGCTTCTGAGGCTGCGCTACAGGTGCCTTTGCTGGCGTTTTGGGCGCTGCCTTGGCACTTGGAGCCTGTTGGGTGACTTCCACTATGAACTCACTCTTCACCATCGCTGCAATGCCGAGTGCTGTTTGCTTTACGGCTTTGACTACTTCACCATTGCGATACACGGTTAGCTTGTTTGCGTTAGCCATGTCATGCACAAGGATGTCCCCCACCTTCACGAAGAAGCCGAAATCCGCGAAATGTACTGGGGTTTTTACTAGGTACGATCTCTGCATTCAGGGGTCTCCAGATACTAATACCAGCTACATGAAGGGATTGCATATTGGGCGGAACCGGATTTAGGATCAAAGGATGCCCCTAATCCCCTAAAACAGAAAAAGTCCAGATGGAAAACAAAAAAGGCAGCCGATGAAGGCTGCCTTTCTGATTTTGGCTACAACAGAGCTTAGTTTTCGCCCGTGTTGTTGGATGCAACGAAGCGGCCGTTGACCGTGAGGCGCTGCACGCCGGATGGGTTGAACACCAAGAAACCGAGAATCTCGAAGATCGAGAAGCCGATCTGACGCAGGTCAGGGCGGTCAGCGGACATGACTGTCAGCGGAACACGCTCTGGGATAACGCCGAGGAACTCAGCGTCCGCCAGAATGTAGATGCAGCCGTAGCCGACCTTACGAGACTGGAGGAGCGTTGCGCCCCAGAGGTAGCCCATGACACCCGTCTTCAACAGCTTGCGCTGTGTTTCACGGTCGATGTTCTGCTGGGTCCACTTCAAGAGATCGGTATAATCTCTTGGGTTGAAGAAGCAGAATGCCACGGAAAGATCGTGACGCTGCACCTGACCAAAGCCGTCTGCCATCGAGTTGATGTCAATCGGGGCGTTGATCGCGATGTCCGGGTTGTAAACCGGGTCGTTAGCCGGGTGCGTTGCCGCAGCGGTAGCGACTGCATCGAAGAGCGAGAAGACATACGCGTCTTCCTGCGCACCAACTTCAGCCTTCGCCAAGTTGAGTGAACGTGCGACCAAGTCGAAACGGCGCTCTTTGATCTGGGTGATCGGAATCATCGGGTTGGAGACGATTTCGAATGTTGGGACTGTGACACGCTTCGGCTTCGTGACGCGCACGATGTCGCCGCCTTCTTCGCCGACCACAAACGCTTCAACGAAGGACGAGCCGGGGGTCGAACCCACGGTCATCGCTTGGGTGTCAAATTCCTTATCGTAGATCGGCAGTGCGCCGTCTGGCAGTGTCTCGACCATGAGAGCCTTGCGAGCAATGCTCATATAGTCGCGGCGTCTGCGGAGGGACGGGCCCAACGATGCTGCGAGCTTCTGGCGTCCGCCTGCGGTCTTCAAAAGCTGACCGAGCATAGCCGTCTGTTGCTGAGTGCGTGAAAGATTTGCCATAGTATGGTTTCTCCTAATTTCTCTCTTCGCGCCTTACAGGAGCGACGCTACGCCGAGCCAAGGTTCGGCAGCGGACGGAACGTGAGTGCAAATGCCAATCGCGGTGGTCGATGCAGTCAGACCAGAGGACGTGTACTTGCCGATGTTGGTGTGGGCCGTGCCACCGCAGTAGACATACTGACCAAGCTTGAAAACGCCGTTGGCGTCGTAGCCTTGGAAGTCCACGTTGCCCTGCCAGAGTGCGCGGACAACAGGAGCCTTGCGGGAACCGGACGGGCCGATGGAGCCTGAGAACTCTCCGGGGCCGTTGATGAGCGTTGCGAACGGGATATTGCCTTCAGCAGCGCCGTAAGCCGTTGCGCTTGTGTCGCACGGAACGATGTTGCCGATGGAACCGAAAGCAGGCTCATACGAGTTCTGGAAAGCATACGGAGCGGTGAGAGTTGCCGCGCTATCAATGATAGCCACGATCACGCCGCCGAGATAGTTTGCAGCCGTAAGAGTCTGTTGGTCAGTACCCGGATCGCCTGTTAGGAAAACGGCTGGCGTGCAGTTCACGCTGTCGTTCTGCCCGTAATAAGTCAGTTTAAGACTCATAAGTGGTTTCTCCAGTTTTTGGGTTGAAACAGTGAGCGCTTGATTTGTCTTTCCCAATCCGGCCGCTTTGGGGGCGGGTAGGACTATAGGAAGGACGCGTTCATATAAGGGAGGCGTATTGAAAAAACACGTTCATTGTCGATTTCGAGCAGCAAAAAGCCCCGGAATTTAACCGGGGCTTCTTAGTTAAGGATCGTCGCGAGGTCTAAGTTAGAACTCGTCGTTGCCGAATAGGGCGGATGCAATGTCAATCGGCTTCTGCTCAGATGCAACAACGGGCTTCAGCTTCTTGATGACCTTCGGCGTTTCTTTCTTCGCCGATGCGGTCTTGGCTGCGGACTTCGGCGCTTCCATGACGTTTGTTTCGTCCTGTTTCACGCGCTTGAAGCCGCCGTCTTCTGGCTTCTGATCTTCGATAGCTTCTGCGAACAGATCGCCGTCGTGATCGTTCTCGTTGTCACGAGTGTCACCAGTTGCAGTGTCGGACTCAAAGTGCTTTGCAGCTTCACCAGTGAAGGAAGGAACAACTTCCATACCAGCAACCTGCTCAGCGGTCTTGATCTCACCAGCGATAAGGTGCGCCAGCGGATCGGAGTCACTGCCCTTGAGCGAGAAGAAGTCTTCCATCGAGGCCATCTGAGGCTCATCGAGGCTGGCTTCCATACTCTCTGCTGCGGACGGAGCAAAAAACTCTTCGCCGTTACCAGCAGTGTGTTCGTCACCTTCGTTAGCGAGCGCCGAGACTTTCTCTTCCATCTCGTCCTCGTTAAAGACCTGTGACAGGTCAAGCTCTTCTTCACCCTCTTGCAGGATTTCCTGTTCGAGAGCTTGGATAGCTTCTTGCGCTTCTTCAATCTTCTCTTCGACGATCATCTTCTTCTCGTCAGAGAGAACTTCAGCGGAGCTATCGCCTTCGTCAGCCATCGGCTCTTCACCAAGAGGCTCTTCGCCCATCGGTGCTTCTTCAGCCGGAGCAGCGTCCATCGGGGCTTCCGGTGGTGCTTCAGCGCCCATGTCTGCTGGTGCCGTGGCTTCCGCCATCGGTTCATCAGCCTTCTTGGACTGTGCAGCTTTCTTCTCTTCTACGGAAGCGTCGATTGCAGCTTTCTTCGAAGCCGCGCACTTGTCGCAGCCCTTGCAGTCAGCGCCACACGATTCGGCAGCGTGCTTGTGATCGCATTCCGAAGTTCCGCACTTGTCGCACTTCGCGGTCTTCTCGGACGCTTTCTTCTCTTCACACTTGCACTCGCCCTTGCATTCGCACTTCTTTGCGGTCTTTGTTTCCACGGCAGCTTCCTTGGAAGAAGTCTTCTTAGCGGAATCGCCTTCAGACTTGTTCACTGTGTCCATCGGACGACCTTCAGCTTCGGTCTGCGAGGCGGAAGAGCCTGCATCCATCTGCTTCGGTTCGGTGTGCTTTCCACCGCCGCAACCACGACCGTCGTTATAGGTCGATGTCTGCGGACCCGCATCCTTGCGGTCGTCGGCTGACTTCGCGGCGGCGTTCTTGGCATCGCCCTTGATTTCAGATTCGACGGCTTTCTTTTCTGCGTGCAATACGGATGGGTCTTCGAGGAGATCGTTGAGTTCAACTTTGTGTACTTGCTTGAAGGTTTCAGCAAGCTTGGAATAGTGAGCGTTCTTCGCGGTCTGACGCAACATTGCGTTCAGTACACGTGTCGGGTTCTGAAGCAGGTTGGCCGCTGCGCTTTTCTGAACCTCTGCCGGAGCTTCGGGGAGCATCGTTTTTGCGATAGTCCACGCAGCCGCGACGCGCTGCTGTGCCTCGCGCTTAATTGATTCGCGCTTGGTCTTGGTATCTGCCAGCTTCTCTTGGACTGAAGCCTTGGCTGGGGTCGGATTTGCCATATTGGAGCCTTCCTTTTTCATGTCAGAACGGGCAGAAACGCCCTTCTTATCAGGGGATTGATAGCTGTTTTTCTTGCTAGTTGGGGATTTTCCTGCCTTGACTGACGCCATTGGAGGCTCAATCGGGGCGGGTTCTGCTGTTCCCGCTTCAGGAACGGGACTTTCTTCGGGAGCCGGGGCTGCGGGACTGGAAAGCGTATCACCAGTGCCTTCGCCGCCAATTGGTGCTTCTGGAACTGCGGGAGCCGGAGCGCCTACAACAGGCGGTTCCGCACCCATTTCAGGCATTGCCGAGCCGGGAGCAATTTCATCGCTCGCGATGTCGCTGATTTCGACGTCGATCTCGCCAAGAAGCTGTTTCACTTCTTCCGACCAAGGCCCACCCTTGAACTTTTCCCACTCGCTGATTAGCTGCACGCCTTCGTGCATCTTCGTGATCTCTTCTTCGAGTTCTTCACGCTTCTGCGAGAGCAGGTCAAATTCGGGCGAAGTGCCCATGTCCGCTGGAGCATCGGGTGCCATTTCAGGCATCCCCATGATCTCTTCGTCAACCATGTCAAGGTCGGCTTGCTTCTTTGCGAGTGCGGCTTGTACCACTTTGAGGTTTAGTTTTGCCATAATTTCGTTACCGTCTCAGGTTCCCACGTAGGTCTGCATCAAGCAGAGCATCGCTCAATGAAAGGTCTACATATTCAGTATTTTTCGATGCCGTCATAGCAAACTTGCTAGGCAAGGCTGCCTGTTTCTGCGTGTACGGCGTTTTCGGGCCCACCCACTCTTCCGCCACGATGTTGCGTTTCGCTGCGCCGGGGAAGGCCGGAGTTGCTACCCAACTGGCTTCCACGAACTTGACCCCGCCATTCGGCATGGTCTTGTGACCGCAAAGCTCAGCGATGCGCCGGGGGATACCATCATCGTCCGCAAGGAACGTACCCTTTTGATAAGAAAGGTGGTTACAGTATGTGTTGGCGTCCGTGACATGTGATCCGCAATAGCTGCAAATGACCAAATCGGTGACGCAACCCATCGAAAGGTAGCGGACTTTGCCTTCACGGATGTCATCAACCAGCTTCTCGTGGGTGATGTCCGTAGCCACTAGGATGTCGCAGAAGTAGACCCAAATCTGCCCGCCTTCGGCGATATTGATCTTTCGCAACACGGCGTCAAGAATGTGCCCCTTCGCATATTTGGAGTTCTGGAAATGTTCAACGAAATTGAACGCGCCTACGAATGAACGGTGACTGAGCTTCAGCACTTCGTTTGTCCACGCGTCGTCGTTGTTATTCACAAGATGCGATGTTTCAGGCTTGATGAGGTAGTCGAAGGGTTCTTCTTCGGTCATGACAGACGCCATGATCGTGCAGTGGCTCAGAATATACTTGCTCGTATCAGCAGCCATCTTGCGTGCCGCCGCCGTTGCACCACTCGCCACTTTGCAGAAGGGATGGTCGGAGTCTATGTCACAACCGCGAAAAGCACGGTTGCCAAACTTCTTCATCCAATCTGAGTCCTTCAGAATCGGATCAATTAACCCCGCGTTGGCAGTCTTTTTGAAAGACATTTTTCCCTCTACCTATTGACTCGAAAGTCATTGCGCTTCTTGCTCGAAACGCGTTCGCCTTGCCAGCCGCCTTCTTCGTCAGTCCAATCCGGCACTTTCGTGTACGGCGTACCGTAGAATTCAGCGGTATATTCGTCGCCCATCTTGTCCCAAAGCTGCTCCATCGTCATAGGAGGAATCTGTTCGTCTGCAATCTGTTGCAAATAATCCTCTTGCATGAAATGACGCTTAGCTTCGTTCTTAGCGTCCCGCACCTGATCGAGGAAGTATTCCGCTTGCTCATCGTCCGCCCAGTCTTGGTCAGAGTAGTCAGCCTGTTTGCTGCCGAGCCGTTCCATCTGATATGGGTCGATGTCTTCTTTGCCTTTCTCAAGCCATCTCTTTACCGGACCCACGAGACCTTCAAACTCTTGCAATGGGAAACCAACATAGCCCAAAGTCTTGCCGCCCCACATCAGGCGGATCGCGCCGTTAGCGAGACCAAATCCCGGCACTGTATCAACGCTGAAATTTTTCTTCACGAGTTCCGGCGCTTGCTTCGCCGCAGCCCACCATTGCTTGAACGTTGGGAAATCCCATACGCCTGCGTTCGCGCCTTCCTTGCGCTTGGCGCGGACACCCATAGGGTTGATGCGCGGATCAATTTGACCCGGACGGTGCGGCATCTTGTCTTCCGGCAGAACGCCGTCCATGATTTCATCCTGTTCCTGCTCGTCAAGATGACGTTTCATGTCGTCGCGGGGCGGCAGCTTCGTTGGCGTTTCGTGCATGTCAACAAGCGCCTTCTTCTTCAGCAGGCTGGATTGGAATTGTAGTCTCATTTGATTTTCGTCGCTTTGCTGCGGCTGCCCTTTCGTATACCAACGATCCATCAGTTCGTAGGCTTCTTCGTTGTTCTCGCTGTCATCATGTTCGAGGTTGTATCTGGTGCTGCTGGCGTCCAGCCAAAGTTCAACTTCTCCGTCGCCAATATTTTTGATTTCTTCCTCTGGATTCGGGAAGTCTTGCATCAATCGCACAGCACCATCGCGGTCAAGCACTTCGTACACCGGGCCTTGGTGCCAGTCACCACTCCACGCTTCGTCAAAGTTTGGCCCGAAGAGCAGGGTTGTATACCAGCCTTCTGAGCGCTCATACATACCGGATGTGAACTCGTATTCCAAATCGCTCGCGAGTTGGCCTTTGTACTGCGCCTCTGCATCCTTGCTGAACGCCTCTCGCATGTTGCGCCACACGGAGCATTCCGGTGCGTAATTAGCCATAAACATCAAGACAGATGCGAGTTGTCGCTGATCGGTAAAGTCAATTTCATCAATGTTGTTCTGGGATGCCCATCTCTGAATGTAAGTTGGCACTTCTTCTTGAAGGGACTGACCAATCCGTTGCATGGCTCTGTAGCTGATGTTTCCAACGATCCTATCTACCATGTCCTCATCATCGGGCAGGGTAACATCTATCCCAGCTTCCGTTTCTGCTTCGAGTGCATAATCCAAGGCTTCGTCCGCGTCTTCCACACCAATGCTACGAACGCAAGCAGCCGCGTCACGCCATTGACGAATAATGTAGCAATCATGCTTTTCGTCAAAGTCTTTGTCGTACAACCCCGCTGCGCTCGCGTAACCTTCATTCTCAAACTCAGTCCACAACTCTGCGGGCATGAACGTTTTGTAATATTCGTTAGCGTCTTTCGGCGAAGACATGATGATGACTTCTTCGTTGAATCTGCCATCTTCACGCGGCTTGATGTCAGGCACGTTCCGCCAAGCCTGTTTCAAAATCAGAATGGCATATTGTGCTGAACCGTAACCGTTGGTTGACGTAGGAGCCGCCGTGTGGAACTTCTTTTCGAGTTGAGGCCAGCGCCCCTTAATTACACGTTGGGCGTAGTCAAGCGCGGTGCTCATCGGGCCTTTACCTATCACGCCCGTGCCAAATGCTCTACGGAGAATTGTTTGCTCAGCCTTGGGCCAGCGACCCTTCAAAAACTCAATGGCGTAATCGGCAATTTCAGTGCTGACAAACTTGTCTGTCAGAATCCGCTTCTCAAGCGGTTCCCACGGCTGACCTGAATGAAACTTTTGACCGTACTTAAGAAGCATACCCAAGTCAACACGTTTCGGAAGCATCGCTTCTTCCTTGGGGTCAAGCTGTTCACCCTTAGTGATGGCGTACCAAACTGCCATCTCGCGGTTGTCCGTCCCTTTGCCTGCTTCTTCCTCTCTCTTCTTACCGAGAACTTCAATGAGCGTTTCTTTGTCTGTTGCGTTCTCTTTCACCCATGCGGCTACATTCGGCTCTGTGGCGGCTAAAAGTTGGAGTCCGCGTAGTGCGGTAGGATCGTCAATGAACTTGGCGATAGTTTCGCCTTCATTTTCAATCTTATTCACCATGCACACATCGGCGCGGTTCATGAGTTGGTTGGACGCGGGGTGGAGTTGCGCGAACGCGCTACCGCCCTTGAACATCACGTAAGACGGCCCCATTTTTAGATAACGACTAGCATGACTTGTGTGCGCTGTACACCAGTTGGTGCCGCCGCTAAGTTGGTTCAACGCTTTAACGTCTGTGACTTTATAGATCACCAGATCGCCGTCTCGCACGATGATGGTTGCGCCTTTGGCTACTGTCTCGCGGGCTTTTTCCTTCTTGCTGACGGCTTCTTGATTCTGCTCTACGGTCTGGTAGAGCTTCGCCGGGTCGTACTTCTGAATGTCTTTGTCGCCTTGGAAGTTCGGTGACTTCTTGAGTTTTTGGAATATCTCCAATTGCTCTTTAAGTCTTGCTCCGTCTTCTGGCAAGTTCACGAGTTTCTTGGCAAGCCACTTTGCGATTGTGGCTACGAAATCCTTCTGCTGGGGGCTGGGGTCAACGTTGATGCAGAGTTCAATCTGCTCCGGCGTAAGTCCTAGCTGCTTCTGCAATAGTTCAATCTTTTGCTCTGTTGGACGAGCAGACTTCATCCACCAACTGGTGTCGTCACCCATAGCCGCGATTTTTTCGAGCGCCGAAGTCATATTCATGGCGGCGTTCTCGTCTTCATCTTCCGTGGGATCGTCTACGCCAGCGTCCGGGTTAGCGGTGCCGCCTAGCGGCTGGTTCAAGCCGTAGCTCTTGGTTGTGCTATCCGCCTGCTTTTCTTTCGGCTGCAAATGGTAGTATTCAACACGCATGTTGTTGAACGCGATGTATAAAGAACTAAGCGCATGGCTCCACGACCAGTGCATATCGGATTCATTACGTCCGCTGCGCTCTGCCCAATCGGAGTCCAAATACTCCATGTCCAGTTCAACCTGTTTCAGCGCGGTCAAACACGTAGCGATGTTGGGTAACACATTCCCTAGCTCCGGCTGCACATGCTCGAACAGAGCTTCGTTTGAACCCACGCTCCGTGCGTATTCGTACAATTTCGCGGCGAAGTCCTTGACAGCAGGAATGACAGCTTTCAGGAAATCAACTGACTTCTCTTTACCTTCAAGGCTGTGGTAGAACTTCGACCACCGTTTATCCAGCTTCTCGAACTCAAGTGGCGTAGCTGCTGTCTTTGTCTCGCCGCCCTCTTCCCATTCGGCGCAGCAAGCCATCGGGTCAATGTGCATTCCCCAGAACGAGCACCATGACTCGCGCCCTTCTTCATCAGCGGCTTTAGCTTTCGAACCATACTCACAACGATGGCAACCGAAGCCGCCTTCGTGCTCGCTATAACGCGCCTCTTCCCGCGAAAATTTCTTCTTCATCGGCGGATCAGTCTCAGGCTTACCGATGTGGTAGAGTTTGCAGCCGCCAGCCGTCAGGTCGATTTCGCCTTCAACACGCGCACATTGGCTTGGCTCGCGGCGCATGTCGCACGTGCCGCACAGGTAGTTTCCGCTCTCATCATACGGGCGGATGTCACCTTCATTGTCGCGCTCTTCGGCGTATTGCGACCAGTCTTTCGCTTCTTGGCGCACGTGTGCTTCGTGCTCAAAATCATACTTTCCTGTGTCCGGCACATTGCCATGCGTTGATGTCGGCGCAGGCTCTTCGGGTTCAGACGCGACGACGGATGAGTGTTCAAAGCAGTCCCCGCACTCACATGCTACGCAAGATTTGAGCGCAGATGTTTTTGGTTCCGGGGGAAGGGGCTTGTCCAAGCCGTAGTACATCAACTTTTCTTCAAGTTCATCCACGCGGCCGCTGAGATCGGTGACCCCATTGACTGTATGCGACCACATCTTTCTAGCAGGATCGTAAGACACACGCTGCTCTTTACGTCCCCACAACTCAGTACCATCGGAGACTCTACCAAGCCAACGGTAGTCGTGCTTCAATAAAAAGTTCTGGATGTATTCCCACTCCGGGGAATCTCCCTTTGCGATGCGGCGGATGCCGGACGCGTTTATTTCAAACTCCGGCGCTTCCTTGAAAAACTCATGCTCTTCTTTTTCTTCTTCAATCGGGACGATGGGCGCAACACCAGATGCGTAGACCGGAACGCCGTCAATGCTCGCTGGCGGCTCACCTTTCATCACCGGATCACTCTCTTTGAAAAACTCTGCGGTTGCAGGATCGGGGGCTTGAGCAATGTCTTTCGACGGGATCATAACGCTGTGCTCGTGCGTGGACTCCATCTCGGTGCCTTTCTGTTCAGGCAGTGACTCAAGCTCGCCGCGACTGTGGTTTCCCAGCGAGTCGTAGGGTGTGTCAACCATGGTATCGAGCAGGGCGTCCATCGCTCTCTTTTTGAAAAGTGGGGAGTTCATCCTAATTAGGGTGCCAAAAGACTGAAAACACTGAGGATATAAATGGACATTTTTCACCACCGGGTTGTATAATAAGAGTGTAAAGGCAGTCAAATTAAAGGGGGAATTTATGGCAGAAGTCATCGCAGCAAGCTCTTCGCTTTCGGCCCACAAGAACACTAACCTCGTGACCCGTGAGCAGTTAGCCGCTCTTCCCGCCGTCATCGGCACCGATTCCTTCAAGCCTGTTGCTCACATCGAACTGATCGAGTCTCTGGAACGTCGCCTGAATGACCGGGACATCCAGATCACTCGCGAACAGTTTGCGATGTCCGCCAATGGTATGCGCCTGTTCGGTACGCTTGACCTGACTCTGAACGGCATCGGCGGCACCTGCGCCAGCCTTGGTCTGCGCACCGCGAACAACAAGACGATGGCGCTCCAGATGATCGCTGGTCTGCGCGTATTCGTCTGCGATAACATGGCGTTCTCCGGCGAGACCATCATCATGAAGCGCCGTCACACCAGTGGTTTGAACCTGATGGACGAACTGGTGAAGTCTCTGGACGAGTATGACCGTCACTATCGCCAGTTGAAGATGGAAGTTGACCGTCTCCAGAACTACGCGATGGACTCTGACCGCGCCAAGTGCATGATTCATGACATCTTTGCGCAGCAGATCATGCCTGTCCGGTTCATGCCGACCGTCTCGAACGTCTACTTCAACGAGTTCGTCAACAGCGACGAGCCGAAGTTTGCCGCGTTCCGTGATCGCAACGCTTGGAACCTGTTGAACGCTTTCACCGAAGTGGCAAAAGAGATGCCGTTGACCACGCGCATTGACGCCACTCAGGAAGTTGGCGGCGTGTTCGGCAAGCTGGTAAACCAGAACTAGCCAAAATCGCCGGACTTGCAGTATACTAGGGTGGGGGACAAAATCTCCCACCTTTCCTTTTGGAGAAAACCTAATGTGCTACATCGGCGAACCAAAACGAATCGTTGTGGTTGATCCTTTAGAGCTTCCCTGCGCGATGCCAAACCGCGAAGTGGAGCCTGAACCCGAACCGCAGCGCATCGAAGTGCCTGTGCTCGTACCCGTTGAAGTCAACACCAAATAATGAAACCACGCCGCCCCAAAGCGAAGCGGAAGTGTCTTAAAGCGAAGCCGACTCCGCTCAAGCTGAGCAAGCGCGACGTGCGCTCACGTCCGCAGACACCAGCTATCGAGGGCATCCCCGATTACACGTCACCGATCACCGCCTACCGCGTCTGGCAGTGGGACGCCGAAGGCATCAAGTCTCTCAACAATGCACGCTGGACTCCGGGCGTTGCCTTCGAAGCTAAGTGCCCCCATGCCGAAGAGGGACGAAAACTTTCCTCGTTGCTCTCGTCGTCACTCTCAATAAATGGCGTCCAGTTCACCGACTTCCCTGAACCAGCGCACCTTGTGCCGAATGAAGATTGCACGTGCGGCATGTATGCTGGCATCAACCTACAGCATCTCATCAACATTGGTTACGCCGCGCAAGGAATCCACGGCGAAGTGTTGCTCTGGGGCCGTCTCTATGAACACTCGCTCGGCTGGCGTGCGCAGTACGCCTATCCAAAGTTTTTCATCGTGCCGCACAACATGTTTCCGTGGCAGATCGCGGAGATTAAGAAGCGTGTAGAATCCACACTCATCCCGTTCAACGTGGACATTTACATTCAGACGGGGAGTGAACCCTGTGTCGGCGGCAAGACTATTCCCCTGTGGATTAAAGACTACGGCTGGTCAGCGCAAGGGATGGGTTATCTCGTTGACCAACGCAAGGATTGGTACGATACAAAGCCAGTCAAGCGCATCATCCAGACGGGTGACCGCATCGCTGTAGTGGGTGACCGTGGCGGTATCGGCGTGATCGTAAAGGCGGACACAGAGAATATCATCTACGCCATGTTCACGCGGGAACTCTACCGCAAGCCGATCAAAGAGGTCATCTGGAGCCATAGAAACTGGCGATGGGAAACAGAAGGTCTCGGCACTACGGTGTCCATCCACAACCAATAAAACGAAAAGCCCCGGCTTGTAACCGGGGCTTTGGATTCTGGATTCATCGTCCAGAAGATGATTAGACGCTGTAGAGTAGCGAGCGTCCGGTTGTATCCTGCTTGTTCAGACCTGCGTCCAAGAACTCGCCGTAGATCGAACCGCTCACGTCGAAAATGTCAGTGACCGTGACCGTGCAATCTTCCGCAACAGCCGCCGTGTCAATCGTGTAGTTGGTGTTGTAAGACTCCATCCAGCAGCCTTCATAGACGGTTGCAACGCAGTACAGTCCGGGGTTACCAGTGTTGTTCAAACCACCTTCGTTCGGGATGTCTGCTAGGATTGGCCCACCGGGAGTGGTGTTTGCCTGTGGGTCTTCGTTTGCCAATTCTGAGAAAACGATCTCAGTCTTGATGTCGAAGGGCCAACGGTGATGCTTGAGTGAACGAACAGCGCCGCTCACGCCCGCCTTGTAACCGAGAACCTGCATGAGGTTCGCCAGATACAGGCAAGTACGCGTGATGCTGATGCTCAGCGGCGTGGTGACACCCGGCACGAGTTCAGCGACCTGATCGCCGTAGCCCAAACCGCGCACCGCGTCAATGGTCTTCGATTCTGTGTAGCTGAAGGTCGAGGTCACACCCAACTTTACGAACGCGCCAACATCCACCATGTCGGTAAAAATCTTGAACCGACTGGAAATGACGGTTTCGGTATTGGCTGATGTGCCCTGCCGATAAATGTAGCCGCCTTGTGCCATAGTTTCTCCTGCCCTACAAGGGCTTCATTAAGATAGCCCCAAAGTCTTCTTTCCCGTATTCTCTGTCAAACAGCCGATCTAAACGGCGTCACATGCACAACAACTGCGGGAACTTTCGTGTTGCCCAGCTTTTGCCAAGCTACGAGCCGATGGTGACCATCGAGCACGCTGTATTTGCCGTTCTCTTTCCGCAGCCAAACAGCTTCAAATCGCTCGGACTTGACGATGCGCGACATTAACTCTTCGACTTCTCTGTCGAATAACGGTGTGTCCCACCGCCAGCGCCCACCATCGTTTGGGTTGCGCTCAATCACACCCAGCGCAACTTCCTCGTTCCCTATCGCCAGTTCAACCTTGTACGATAGAAACTCTTTTCGAAGGTCATACCACGCCTGCGATTGCAGCGCCGTTGTATAGGCGAACGGATTTGCGTAATTAACCTTCATTCAATCGAATCGGGGGAACTAAAACCTTCGTTCCATTTCATCGCAAGTAACGGTAACGGCCCTAAGGCAGTGAAACTCCAGCACGATGACCCGGCTTGTTGTTCCCCCGAACTTATTCCGAAGCTGCTACTGACAGAGAGAAGAGTGGAGACTTCAAGGAAGACTTCTTGTTCTTTTCCTTGATCGCCGCCGCTTCCCGCTCGCTCTCTTCTTGCTGCTGTTGCTTGTTGAGAGCCTTCGTTGCTTCGTCAAACATGTCCGCTGCACGGAAGATACTCTCAACCGCTTCGCGCACTGGACGCGTGTCGTTGACCTGAGTCAAAGACTTCGCATCGAGATACATTTTCTTGAGTTCGTTGCCAAGCCGTTCCGCTTCCTTGACTGCCTTCGTTGCAGTCATCTCAGCCGCCTGCTTGTTCAACTGAATTGGATTGGTTGTGACAGGGCGATTCAAACGTGCGCCGGACTCATCCAGTGCTGCGTGCGCCTCGTCTACATCCGCGAGGTTGCCGCCGTCTTCAACAACTCTACCCTTTTCGCCGATGTCTGTAGACCATCCGCCGCCAGCCGCGCCGGAAGCGTACTTCGACGCCAGTTCTTTGTACATGCTGGCTTGACGCTCTTTCCAAACTTCCAGAGCCGCCATGCGACGATCCGCTGTGTCAGGCTCATCGCCGGACTCTTTGTAGTGTGGTGAGTCACCCTTGTTCTTCATGTACCATGAAAGGGCCCAAGGATTGTCAATCTCTTTGTGCTTCTTCATGTGCTCCGTGGTGCCGCTCCAGCCCGAAGGCGAAACAGCTTCCTTGTCCATCGAAGCCTCAATCAGTTCAGGGTTCTCTTCATCTTCGACGTGCATTCGCTGTTCCTGCTCTTCCATTGACGGAAGCTTGCCGGAAGGACGAACGCCTTCATCTTCGAGCTTGTAGTCGTGCAACCGATAGTCAGCCGTCTTGCCTTCTTCGTCAACCGAAGATGCGATAGACAGACCGCCAAGGTCAGCCTTCTTTTTGCTGGCGACCGGGGCTGCCACGGGTGCCGCCGCTGCCGGGGCCGCTGGTGCTGCGCCTTCTGCTGGCTCTGGCGGCTCAACTGGACGAGACTTGAGGATGTTGGTCAGTTCGATAACCGCGTCCTGCTTGCCTTGGTTCTGCGGGAAATCTTCTTCTTTTGGAAGATCGCCGATGATCTTGATGAGAATGTCGGTTGGAATGTAGTCGATAGGATTGACCGCGCCGCCGCCTGCTGCGCCGCTCGCGGGGGCTGTTGGAACTGGTGCTGCGGGAGCCGGAGCTTCCGGCACTGCTTCCTTTTTCTTCGCCGCTACGCGGGGAACTTCCACTTGTTCAGGTGACTTCGGGTCGGATTTATCATCGCGATCCGTAGTGAACGCCGCGCCGCCGTCCGCCTGCTTCTTGCTGGCGTGTATGCCGCGCTGGGCCACTGCGGTATCCGGCACATACCCGACGCCCTTTTCTCCGGGGACGCCCTGTGCAGCCGGACGCTGTTGATTGTTCCATTTTGCGATCATGTCAACCTCTCTCTTAATCGTGTTCGCTGATTCCGGCATCTTCGCGTCATCAAAATAGTCTTCAATGGACGTAGCGCCTTCAGCACGCATCTCCTGTGGCGTCTTCTTCAAAACGCTCGACAAGTGACTGACAACTCTTTCGAGTTCGTCAAGGCGTGGGTCGTTCGGGTTCTCGTTCATCCACGCCTGAGCGAGCGAGTTTGCGCGTTGAATTGCGTCTTCCACAGTTCTCTTGGAACGCAAAATCGTCGCTTTCTTTTCGTTACGGCGAGCAATCAGTCTTGACATTGTTTTTCCTTAGATCGTCGCTGGCACCAGTGTCGGCACAACTTGCTGTGAACGCAACTGCTGCATAGCCTGACCAATTCTGCTGCTGATTCCTAACCCCGCCATCACGTTATACCAAGCTTGGCAAGCCTCACTTGGGTTAATCGTTACGCAGTCCAACGGCCCCTGAACCGGAGCGGGTTGGTTCGGGTTTTGTGGACCCGGCAGCGCTTCCATGAAGCGCACGGTGTAACTTGACATCTGCGTTGTGACACCAACCCATAGCTCAGTCTGCGGAAACGCAAACGTGAACGAAGGATTGTTCGGGTCAGTAAAGTTGCCCGCCATGTTCACAACCGGATCACCAAACGCTGCGATCTTTTGCTTGTCGCTCGCGTCCGTTGGACCACCGACAAACAGCGCTTGAAGCTGGATGCTGATGATGCCGTTTGCCTGCGTAACGATTGGGTTAATCTGCATTCTTAGCTCCGCTCAAGCTCAATTACAAGCTTGTCTGCACCGTGAAGGTGACACTCACGTAGAGCAAGCTGAAGATCGGCTTGAACGTGACTGTGACATCAACTTCGGTTGGGTCATCGGCGTTCTGCATGACCACTAGGTTTTCGTAACCAGTGATGATCTGCTGATCCTGCAAGGACTTCAGACGCGAGTTGCAGACGATCTGAATGTCTGTAACCAAGCTGTCAACCAGCTTGCGTCCGATGAACTGCTGCAAGTCGCCACGGAAGCGCTGCGCCACGTAGTCGGCGATGGTTGTTGAAGTCGGCTCGCTGACAAGCGTGTTGCTTGGGTTCGTGGTCTTGTAGTGGCGAATCTGGAGAGCACCGTTGTTGTTGAGCAACAGTGTCAAGCCATTCGCCGCCATCAGGTTCATCGTGTTGTCGTCGTAGGTGATGAGCAAGCGGCTGAAACCAACCAAGTTCTGGAGGGTCAAGCTGGTTGCCACATCGTTTGCTGGGTTGCAGTTCAAGCCAGCCATCGCGGCCGCCATGAAGGTGCCGTCCACCAAGTATTCCACTGAAACACCAGTGGTCAAGTTGGTGAGCAGGACGCCTGCGGCTGCGTTGCCGATGGCGATCATGCGCTGGTTGAGCAATGCCTGCGCGTTAGCGCTTGCTTGCTGCGGTGTGGTGAACTGGCTGTATCCAACGAAGCCGATTGCCTCGCCCTTGTAGCGTGCGGTCGCCTGAGTCGTCAATTGACGGCTGAGGAACTGATGCACAACTGGATCGTTAGAGAGCGGGGTCACAACGTCTGCCTTGCGGTTAAGCCCCGGCAGGTTGGTTGTGAGCGTCTGGATCGCGCTGATGTAATCCGCGCTCGATGCGTAGTTCGTGCCCGGAACAACCGGAACCTGAATCGCGCCGAAGGTCTGGACGCCGTTCTGAACCATGAACTGGATGCCCAAGGACAGACGGTTGATCGTGCTCGGCTGACCGTAGGCTGCGTAAGCGATGTTCGGGTCAGTGTAAAGCTTGATCGCGTAGTCGGCGGCTACCTTGTTCACTGTGTAAGTGACATAGTAGTATTCGCCAATGTTCGGCTCGTTACCGGAACCACGTACCGTGCTCACGATAACCGTGTCGCCTGCGGTTGCACCGAAGTTCGAAACAACCTTGGTCTTGAGACCGAAGATTGCAACTTGGTTGTTCGCCTGCGCCGGAGCGATGCCCGGATTGCCAACGTAACGTGCGCCGTTCTGCACAACGTTGAACACCAGCTTGTCGCCCGCTGCGGCTGCCGTACCGGATGTTTCCACCGTCGGGCCGTAGTTCGGCGTGGTCATTGCAAACGTGAGTTGCGTGTTGGTCGCGGTCACCACGTTGAGTGTCTTACCGTTTAGGAACGTAGCACCCGTGAGTCCGCTGAATGTCACAGGCTGACCGACTGCAACGTTGTTGCTGACCGTAACCGTAACGATGTCGGTGTTGACCTGAATTGTCGCCCCGTTCAAGCTGACATCATCCGCGCCCACGAAGTTGTAGTTCTGTGGGATCGAAGTGACGCCGTAAGCCACGTGATCGGACGGGTTGACGATGGTGACACGGAATCCGGTCACAGCGTCAATGTAAGTCTGGTCAAGGTAGCCAAGACCGTTGGAGCCGCCTGTCACCAAGCTGCTTGAAACAACGTAGCTGTGGCTAACCGGGACGGTGACTGCGTTTGCACCGCCAACGAGATTCGTTGCCCCGGTCACGGTTGGAGTCTGTGTGCTCGGAGTAGCGCCGCCTGCTGCGCAAGTGATCTGACCACCGTTTACAGTCTCAGCGGACGGGAAGTAGCTTGCGATCTGGCTCAAAGTTGCCAGTGTGCCATTCCAGAATGCGTAGATCGTGACGAGGTTTCCACCCACCACAACTGGCTGCGGGTTGACAGTCGTAACGTCGATGGCGATTTGAACGTCATTGCCGCCGATGCCTGCCGCTGCCGCGAAGGTCAGGGTGCTTGCACCGAAGGTCAATGTCAGCATGGCTGGCACTGCGGGCTGCAATGTGTTGGTGCCGTCGTTACGGAACGTCAGTGTGACCGTTTCGGACGGAGAGCCGTTGTCATCAACCGCGTCGGAGAAGCCGAACGGATAAACAACGCCTGTCGCCGCGAACGCGCCAGATGCCGCCACGTAAGAAGATGCGCCGTTGAATGTCACCAGCGGCATGTAGCGCTGGAGGTTGTCTTGCACTGTGTAGGTGCCGATGCCGGAGAAGCCGGGGTTGACAACCGTCAACGTGTACTGCTGATCTTCCAGCGTGTTGCGGTAGTAGCTCGCGTAAACGCTTGAACCAGCCGGAGGCGGGTTGTAGAGCGTGATGGACTGTGCCTTGCCGTTAAGCGAGGAGACAGCCACAGCACCAGCTTGGAAGGCTTCCAGCGGATCGGTTCCGATGTAAACTTTCACGAGCGCTGGGTTGTTGGTTGGGCGTGCTTGACCGCTACCGTCTGTCGGTGTGTCAGGCAGTGTGAAGGTCGCGTTGCGACCATTCGTTACGCCAGCCAGCGGACGGAGCCAAACGCTCTCGTCAACGAGAGTTGTCAGAACTTCGGATGGGCTGAACGGTGTGTCACCGGATGCGTCCACGCCAACTGCTTCGCTGACGTTGTTGCCCCAGTTGACCGTGTTTGCCACAACGTTGCCTTGTGAATCGAGCGCCACGCCAAGGCTGTAGTCAACACCCTGCGTGTAATCAGCGCGGTTCGGGCCAAGACCAACCTGCAAGATTGTCGCCACATTGGACGATGGGAGCAGGTCGAACGTGTTCTGCCACGTGTTCGTGTAGTAAGTGAGTGTGAGCGTTGCGCCGTAAGGAACAGGCTGCGCCAAGGTCACGAGACCTTCTGAGCCATTGACCGCGCTGACTGTAACCGCGAGGCCATTGACGTAGGCTGTGACAAGCGCCGGATTCGTGGTAACCACGCCGCCGTTGGTGCCGTCCACAATCGGAAGATTCTGAACTTGGAACACCGTGTTGCTGTTCGGGCCGATGCCGCCAGTGAAAGGAACTGCACCAGCCGTTGCCACGAGTGGCTGAGCGGTGGTAGCCGTGCCTGTGAGCACGATCTGACCGGATGTTAAGTAGCCGCCGTCCAGCGTCGGGATGCTTGTGCTGTTGACGAGCGTGTACAGGTCGGCGATTGTGCGCGTACCAGTTGTGCTGGTGATGTTGATCGTGATTGCGTCAGTGCCAGCGCCAAGCACAGCTTGTGCATCTGGAACCGGAGGGCCAGCCACGAATTGCAGCGTAACAAGGTTGCCGGACTCGCCGGGAGTCGTCAGACTCAGCTTGAGTGATGCCTGATTTGGTGAAGAGCCAAGAACGATTGTCTGTGACGCATACTGCGGAATCTGGTACGAATCGTTCTCGTTCTGAATGAGTGTGTCACCGCGCTTGAAGAAGTAGGTGATCGTCAGGTCAGTTCCGGGTGGGATGATTTCTTGAGTGGTAAATTGTCCAGTTGCGCCGTTCAGTGTGATGACCGTTACAGGAACAACGTTGCCGTTCGAGTAGATCGCTTGGCACTGAATCAGGGCCGGGTTGTTCGTGACAACTCCCTTGCCAGTTCCGTCAACCACAGGATAGAAGGTTGTCTGGAAGTTCTGCGTGAAGCCCGTGACTTGATCGGAAATGTTCTCGTTGACCGACTGGTCGTCCTGCACCGGGGAGGAACCACGGAACAGTTCTTGGTTATTGATCGTGAAGAACTGTACACCTTCGCCGATGATGACCGGGATGCGGGCGGTGCCGACGTTCGACGCCGTGTTCGACACAAAGATTTCGGTCGTGGAAACCCCGGGCGGGGCGTAAGACGTGAATAGAGCCATATTTTCCTCTTCAAAAGGGACTTCAATTAAGCTGCACAAAGTCCAAAAATGTGATAATTCTCGACCGAAACAGGGGGTTTAGCCCTTATTTCGGCTCCGGCGTGCTGACAAACTGCAACTGCTTGTCGCTGCCTTTGTAATCCTTCGCGCCAAACTCGCCAACCGGGGTCGCCTCAATATGCTGCTTCCCTGTTTCCTGACGAATCTTGTCGCGCATCGCTTTGTTCGCGTGAATACGGTCCCAGCGTTTGGCGGCATCGCGCCCAATCACGACATCTATTGGTGCGTGTGTCATATTGCCTGTTAGCACACCACGCGGGGTCAAATACGCCTGCACCGAGTCAGAACCACAGCGTTTGCACTTCAAAACCTCGGGGCATTCGGCTATCGGGCAGATGTACTCTTCCACCAAACCGCACTTCTCGTTCTTGCACTTAAAGTCGTAAGTAGCCATTCGATCCTTATACGTAGGCTGGGATGAACGCTTCAGCGCCTAGCGCCTTCATTCTCGGAGCCATCTGTAATTTACCTTGAAAGTCGTTTTGCACTTCTACCTCGTTGATTTCCAAGCTTGCAAGACGTGTCACAAGCGGCACGTAGACCTTCCAATCGGCTGATGCTGTGACAGTAACCTCGTTAACGTAGCTGGGTGCCGTAGCGCTGGCATCGCGAGCCTGACCAACGTAATTGCGGGAGATTTCAAATATCGTTAGGCCATCCGCTTCTGTGTTTGCGCGGCGCATCACCAGCATTTCGCGCTTGAGCATTTCAGCGAGATCAGACGATGTTTGCATGTCATTAGCCTTAACTTGAAGCGTGAAAGTCAAGTTTTCCTTGGAGCCAAATACCTCGTAAGTCTCTGTACGGGTGGGGCTTACGATGATGGCACACTGGTCACCCACAACCACGTTGTCACCGATGGCGCAGCGCAGTCCGGGTAGAATGTATTGCACCTGTCCGTTAGCGTCCAAGAGCGGTTGTCCGGCTGAAGTCTGCATCACGCCAGCGAGTTGCGATGAATCAGCACCCATAACCCAGCTTGTCGGAACCGGGACGAGCTTACCGCCTTGGTTCGCGTCCGGCTTCGCATAAGTGATCGTGGTGGGGTTCACCAGCACGAAGCTGTTGAGTTCCCACTTCTTGGCGCTTGCATAATATTGACCGGAGTTGATCCTGACAGACCAACGCATGTTGTCTCCCGGCTGCAACAACACTGGCACCGTTAATGTGCCGTTCGAGTTGACAATCGGGTTTGTGAACGTCCCCTCATTCGTATGAATGAAGACTTGGTTTGGCGCAAGAGTCTCGTTTGGCCCCAAGTTCACTTGAATGTAGTTCTCTGGGTTGATCCCCACGGCATTGTAAGGGTTGACCTTGACAACCATATTCGCGCTGATCGTAGAACCGGGCGGCGTGTAAGCGCTCAAGGTAATCCACTGCGGGCCTTGGAACTGATAGTCAATGCCGGAGCGCAACTCATAGCCTGTTTGGTCAGTGATCGTCACCGAGAGATACGGTAGTGGGATGTTGCAAAGCTGTGTGCCTGCTACGGTGTTCTGGCAGATTACGGCGGTCTGCGGCAACTGATACCAATAATCAGTAAACGGTGCGAGCCGTTGTCCGGCGAGCGGATTCTGCGCAAGATATGGTGCCCACAACGCTGGGTTGGTGCCCGGAACCACGCCAAGGCTCTGTCCTCCAGAAACGTATGCTGCGCCGTCATACGTTACAATGGAGCCGATCATGTAAGTTGTGAACGAATCCCACACGGGGGAATTCAACGCGTCATTGTACGTAGCAACAAGCTGTTGCGTTGGTGTTTGAAGATACGCTCGTCCGCCAGTGCTCGCGTTGAACATAGTCGCCTGAACAGGCGTGCTTGTTGCTGCGTCACTCAGGTTTACGGTTGTCAGGTCGATACCGGGAGCGAAATAAACGGCTGTTCCAACTGCGTTCTTGTAGCAGCCTTCGACCCAGCGGTACTTTTGGACAACCAGACCAAGGTCTCGTGTCTGATCGTTGAAGTAGGTCACGCCCAGATAATAAATGCCTGCTTCGGGCGTTTGCTGCGTTCTGTCAGTCTCGCGTGTCCACTCAATGAACTGACCGTCCTTGTCAACGGTCTTGGCGAGGATGCAGCGACCAAGCTGCGTACACATGAAATAGTTGGGGGATAAGCGAGTACCTGATGTGGAAACACTGGTGATGCTGACCCAAGCATCTTTCCACTGGATGAGCGTGTTTGCGGGGAACGTGACTTCGCCAAGAGTTTCTTTGAAGCGCGGATTACGATCCACGATGTCACGGACCATGCGCATCAGATAGTTGACGAGATTTGCACCAGTTAAATCAATCATTCCAAAGCTCCCTATTTACCAATCTGGAAGCTCTATCGTTTGGTTTGCCAATCGGTGCGTGCAGTCTGCTAAGAACTGAATCTTTCCGTCCGTAACAAAACTGTGGCACTGGTGCGCGGTTGGATTCGACTGACCGCGATTGACAAGAATGCTCGAAGTGAAAGTAGGTGCTTCCATGCTGTTGTTCCAGCCCCAAGGCGATTCGCCTCTAACCCGAACAACATGTTCCTCTTCACAACCGGGACAGCGGAACATGACGATATTGTCATCAAGCCATGTCAGCTTGACGCCCATTACCAGCCGCCAGAAACGTCCGAGTTCCCCGCGCCCATCTCGCCTTTCGAAAGTTCGTCCGGGCGACCGTAGTTGGTCGGCCCATCGACGATCTTGACAGGCATGGCACCGTAGTCCACGCCGGGGGCCGGAGCCGCGATGAAAATCTGAACTGGCTCAACCCACTGTTCGATGGAACGACGAACATCATTTAGGTTGACTTGCGCGTTGACTCGCGGATACCACACGTTCTCGATGTGAACCATGCCCTGCCACGGGTAGTCCAGTACGTTCCACTGGCTGCCGTCGCGAGCTTGAAACTTGGCACCCGGAATCATGTAAGCGAAGAACATCTCGTCGCCTTCAACCGGGGAGAGAGGATTCGGAAGCTGCATGTTGCCGGGGTTCGGCTTGAACTGCGCCCATGTAGACGAGCGGAAATCGTCTGGATCGCCCACCATAGCCTGAAGCTCGGGGTTGCCGTTCGGAAGATCAGATTCGTCCAGCACTCGTGCTGTTTTTGCCAGTAAGGATGCGTCAAATGCCATAGTGGTGCCTCTCTTTAATGCTTGCGGTAGTTAGTTTTTAAGTCTGATGTCGGTGTGCTCGCATAAAGGCCGAATCACCATTTCTGATCCTGTCGCATCTCACAACATCCTTGGCACCACAGATAGAACATTGAACTGTCCACTCAGCTTTCTGCTTAACGCAAAACAAAAAAAGCACAGTCACATATCCGAATTGCTGTCCTTGAAGATCAAGAATATGCGCACGGCGATTTTTATCGTTCGACTCGTCAGCGTGTTACGAAGTTGTTTAATTTCAACTAATTGTCCGAGCTATGTAGAAATCTTTCCGAATTCGATGGTACGGCCGATTGGAATGTTTGGGTTCTCCCAATCCTTACCGCCGTTGATTGACGGAACTGTGCGAGGATCGAAGATCGGTTCGCCATGTCCGTCCTTGGGACTCCGCAAGTTGAACGGATCGGGACGAACAACCGGATTGTAAATCGTCGGCAGTCCTGTATTCTCATACGGGATCAGGTAGCGCGTATCTCCGGGGGTTATCAAGGACACGGTAAAGTCCTGCTGAAGCAGGATTCCACGCGGCATCTTGTAAACGACATTGCTAATGACCATGCGGTCACCGTTCCGGCGAAGAATGAAGTCACCATTCTGGACAATCGGTGTCCGAGACAAGTAGCTGCGCGAGTCGCGAGTGACCTTGCGACCACCTTCGTCCAACTCAACTTGCAAAGCGGAGTCAGGGGGAACGAACAAGAAGTCAAACGGCCCGATGTAGCCGCCGACATAGCCCGTCTCGTAGCAAACCTTACAGCCGTGCTTTGCCTGCTCACTACCATAAGTACAGCCGCACAATTCCCCGCGCCACTTGCGGAAGAATAGATAGGCTGGCTCGCCCGTGGTCTCGAAGATGTACTGGTTGCGGCGTACCATTTCCGCATATACCCAATCAATCTCGTCCACTTCTTGTGTGTTCTTGATGACAGAGCCTTTGCAGCCGGGTTCGTGGCATTCGCCATTCGGCCCAACAGGAACAACCGTGTAATACGTGCGGTTGAAGTTCGTATAGATGTCAACGTAGTTTGTCAGCTTATTGTAGGTGACCTGCCAGAGCGTGATGTTGCTGTAATCCGCAATGCTTACGTTGCCTGCATTCACCAAAGCTTCGTCACTCACCGCACCGCCAGCCGGAAGCGTGTTGTCCATCTGCATGTAGATTGTGCGGTCGAAGCCCTCAACTTTGATTGGGCGGAACTTCTGACCGTCAATCAAGGGATTGCCACTCACGCTAACGGTTACTTCCACGTCATCGCAACTGTTGCTCACAACCACGCGCTGAGCATAAACCGTCGTGTAAGGAATGTCAGGAATGCGAAACGCCCAGCGACCTAGCTCACCGTGTTCAATGAAATCCTGTGGCTGCACGGTGTATGTCACCTGAGTAAGCGTGCTCATGTCGCGCCAGAAGTTCCCACCCCACGGAGCAGGGTTGAGTTTCACCCAGTTGGTCGGGAAGTCATACGCACGATAAATGTTGTAACCAACCGTGGCGGTCGTGTCCTGTTCCCACCAAATGTCGTGAGAGCCAACGTAGCTCGAATTCAAAACCTGTAAGTTCTGGATCATTTGCGCCTTACCTACTAGAAGGAACGCATAGCTGGCATGTAGGGTTGATAATGCCACGGTTGACGTGCCAGCGGGTGTGGTGTGCTTTCACCAAACTGCCGCTTGCGATGCTGGCACGGGCTGCCTTTTGCTTGTCTTCGCGAGAACCCATGCGGCCTGCGCGTGCCTTGCTGTCCGACGCTTAAAGAATCGTTCCCATCTTTACGCATCCATGCGGAAGCACGGTCGTGATGCTTTTACCATCCACGCACTTCTCTCCGATGTTCAGACTCGCGTCGGTGCTTTGCTTCATAAAATTTCTGTTGAAGGTAATGCTGAAGGTTGTTGCCCTTGTGTCTTCTTTAGAAGCACGTCCTCCGATCTTTTTGAAATGCTCAGGGTCTTCTGTAAGCTTTTGTTCTTTCCAATCGTTCCAAGCGTTTAGACGCTGAGACTCGTCCTGTTCAGCGCGGGCGGCTTTGATTTTTTCTATCGTCTCAGGTGATGTGTCGTGCCCAGTCATAAGCTCGTTCCAACGCGAGTCGTGTAGTTCGCAACCACCCTACCCGGAGTTGGTGGACGGAAGTGGTAGTTTCGGTCTGGGTTCGTGTCTGACAAAAGTTCACGCACGACGCGAATGGCTTGAGCGTAATACTTTCCGGTGACGTGGTTGACAATGAGATAGATGTACATAGTGACCTCTCTGTCTAATACTGAGAAAGTCGGAAAATGTAAGCCGTCATCCCAAGAGCCAGCGTTGCTGGCGCAGACCTGCGCTGAACGGACGGTTCGCCGTAACCAGCGGGGCCATTGTGTTGAACTGCTGTTGATATGTCGTCGCGAGTGACTGGTACAGCCCGGATTTGTTCAGATCGAGCGAAACACCGTTCAAGCTGTAACCAAACTCTTCAGCCGCCCAACGTGCCGATTCGCCGCTGAGACAGAGTGATGCTGCTTCGAGCGCTGCGATGTTGCCCCAGTCATACGGAATCGTGTTCAGATTCCAGTTGTAGTAGTTCATCGGGTTGTACAGATTGAGCATGGAGATTGACATCGCCAGATTGACGAGAATCGTCGTGTCCAGCCAAATAAAACCGACGCGAGTCGTGTAGTTCGCAACCACCCTACCCGGAGTTGGTGGACGGAAGTGGTAGTTTCGGTCTGGGTTCGTGTCTGACAAAAGTTCACGCACGACGCGAATGGCTTGAGCGAACATTGCGGGTGTTGTGCGAGCGTCGGCGATGCCCATCTGCTTACCAATAATCATGGACGGTGCTTCGAAGGCCGGATCAGCCGGATCAATCGACTGGACGATAAAGTCCATGTGGACGTAGCTGATAGGGCAGGAACCGGAGAACACCTGAAGCTGCCACACGATCTTGTATTGTCCCTTCCACGTGGTCGGAATCGTGAATTGGGCGTAGTAGGTGCCAACGGACGCCTTGACCGGGGTGGATTGTGGCTGGCTCACGAGCGTGGAGCCTTCAGGCGGGAGCGGCGGGCCTCCCTCCATATTCAGCGGTTGACGCATGTCATACTCGTAGGCAACGGTCGGCTTGGTAGGCACCAAGTCCTTTAGCTTGAAGATGGTGTAGCTGATTGACACCGGATCGACAAGGTTCCCATTGCCGTCACGGACGAGGATCGCCAAGTCTTGCGTGCCCGTCTGTTGTCCTTGGGTTAAAACGATCATGAAAGGGTTCCTCTAACCTAGAATCGCGTATTTACTGATATGATTCTCATCAACTTATGTGGCGGGCCGGGGTGCGGGAAAACCACCCTATCCTACTATCTGGCGTACCGTTTGAAGAAGGCCGGGATCAGGACGGAACTCACCAGTGAAGCGGCGCGAGAGCATCACATCTACGAATACCCGCCCGACCGGGTTCCTCAGCAACTTCTCGACAACCAAGTGCTTGTGGTAGGTCAGCAGTACGAGCGAGTGCTGCGGCTGAAGCGCCACAGCTTCGAGGTTGCAATCTGTGACTCATCGTTGGAGCAACAGACGCTCTATTTTAAGGGGCACCCTTACGAGAAAAGCCTGAAGGTGGTGGTTGCCGACTGCGCCAAGCGATTCGAGACGTATAACGTCTACATCCATCCAACGCCGGGATCGTATGACCCGGAAAGCCGCGTGCAGAAGACGGAAGCGGAAGCGCGAGCGTTCGATAAGCAGGTGAGGAAAGTGATGAAGAACAACTTCTGGATGGAGATCGGCTGGGATGAAGAAGAAAAGCTAGGGGACGCGGTTGTCGCCCTAGCTCTCAAAGCACGAAAAAAGAAAAAGCGTTAGTTGATCGTGTCCGAACCCGGAAAATTCATCATCGAATCGTCACAGTAGGTTCCCAACAGGTTTGTAAAAGCGCAGATTAGCTGTGGCAATGTGATCTGATTCTCGCGCATCCACTCGTACAGCTTTTGAGTGTAGACAGGCGTTTCCGTTTTCAATGTTGGGTCAGCTTGTACGGACGCAAGCGCAAGAGCCGCCAGTGGCGACTTCATGAGTTCTTCCATCGTCATTTCTTTATGTCTCCTGACGCTCGACGGTCTTCTCCAGAGCTTCCATGACGTTAAGAATCAAGGATGACCTCTTCTTGAACTCACGCATGTAGCCGTCGAACATCATGCCAATAACAGGACTGATGCGGGCAAGCTCCTCAGACAAGCAAGCTTCCAGCACGAAAAGAACAAGTCCCGGCTCGTACTCGCGGCAAACGGTAGCCAACTTGGTGACAAGTTCCTTGGCTGCGGCTTCTTGTTCTGGGGTGAAAGTAGGTTGGTTTGTTTCTTCAGTTCCGGCACCGTTCATAAATTCCTCGTCACCTAATTCTATCACACTTCAGCTTTTCCAGCGAAATTGTTTCGAGGACGCCCTTCACCGAGACGGACGCGCTCGTACTTGTCAAACTCGCACAAACAGTTCTGCAAGTCTTGGGCTGAGATCGGCGGCATTCCCGCGTTCAAGAATAAAGGCCCGATGCGTGTCTTGAGTAAAAGCAACTCCACACGCCACTCGCTGGGCTTCCATCGCTGATTCACCGGACGATCCATCACGCGGTTAAGACCGCGCAGGCTGCCGGGGCCCGGTACGACAAACTCCCACCAATCTTGCGCGGTGTCCAGCAAGCGGGTGTACTTTGTGTCACAGACAATCTGCCCCGCCATGAAGCTGCCGATGCCATTGAATTCCTGCAAGCGCTGACTGAGTGCTTCACAACTGAAAGTGGCTTCGAGCACAAAATCTCGCCTCTCCCACAACGGCGTGAGAATGTTATCAGCAACGTGCGCAACCTTACTCCCGCCTTTACCCGCATGGATCAGGTAAGCGCCAGTCCAGACTTTCTCCCCGGCTTGCTCGCGCATCTTCAGCGTGTTAACAAAATGTTCCTTCATGGTGTAGGAACTGACGCGCTCATCCCACGGCACCGGATAACCAATCTCAGCGAGCGTCGGCGACCAATTTACGAAGCGAGCGACCGCCATTGCAAACCATACTTCAGGTTCATACTTGTGGGGATCGCGCCAGTTTTCTTTGATCCAGATTGTTTCCCGGTCAAGTTCACGGTAGGCATTGCAGAAGCGATAGCTTTGAAGAATGGGATCGTCAGTCCACGGCTTGGGTAAACCAAGTGCCCGTTTGGTATGAATTGAATGGCGCTCGTAGATGAAGTTGAAAAGGTCTTGGACTCTCACTACCAACTCCACTCGATCTCCCCCGTGGGGTGTTTCTTCCAGAACGCCTTGATTGCTCTCTCCATTTTTGGAGAGAAAGCCATACGTTTCCACCAAGCCTTCGGGATGTCTTTCAGCGAAGTTTTCTCCCAATTGATGGTGCTTGCGTCTATGGTTAAACCTTCCATCCAATCATCAGCGAGTTCCTCAAGAAGACTGTCGATGCTAAGCCACATGCTCTCGTAATCTTCTTGCATGAAACGTTGTTCGAGATAAGCTCTCGCGTCATCCGTGAGTTCGGACGGTGTAAAAGTCAGCTTCAATGTGGGCATTAGCTTTGAATAACCTTTGTGGTGATGTCAAGGAACAAGTCAGCCTTGTCGTCCTTCCGCTCGCTCGCCGCGCCACAGGCATAGCCCAACATGATGAGCAGGTACGTGTAATCTTCTTCTGTCAGGGTGATTGTTACGTCGCCGAACTCGTTTCGCTGCGCCATAGATTTGAGTCAACTTTCAGTAAATTTTAGTCAATTACCCGTGTGCTTGGCTTGCGTCCGCCGCGTGGTTTGCAGGTAACTGATTCCCCAGCCTACGCACCATCTGCTCTACTTGCGCGTACTCCGGCACGTCACCGTTCTGCTTGATCTTCAGGTCTTCGTAAATGGTGCCAACCCTGCGGTACATTTCCAGCAAGGCGCACAGGAACATTCCCATTTCGGAATCGAAATTCCCGTAGTCATTGAGACCCAGTTCGATCAGGTGTTTGAGCGCGAGCCGCGTGACAACGTAGTTGAGATCGCCCGTCGAAGTGATGTGTGCCGCAAGTTCTTCAATACGCGGGTCAAGCAATTCACGGTTTGGCTCGTTGATGTAAGGCATCAGTTAACTTTCTTCCATTTCGCGCCTGCGGCTACATTGCTGTCAGTTTCGTAAACAGCCGATGGCTGGTAGCTTATGCGAAGCTCTTTGGGCAATTCTAGCATAAGCGAATAGGCAATGCAGCAATAGCCAAGCAGGTCGCGTGCAGAATCTTCCTTCTTCTCGAAGTTCCCGGCGCGGTTGTCTGCCTTGAGTTGTGCATAGCGAGCGATTTTGTCCCATAGACGCGGCATCAATCCCGGTAGGCCGTGACGCCGGAAGCTCTCACCGTAGTCCTGCGCTTTCGGATGGAGGAACGCGCAGGCTTCCGCTACGCGATTTTTGACGAGTGTTTCAGTCTCCGCAAAGCCGGAAAGTGGGACAAGATATTTTTTGACTCCATTCCCGTACACCCAGTCTTCATAGCTGACTTTCTTCTCTTCGATCAAAACCAGTAAAGCCGCCATGTAGACCAAAAAGTTCAAACCCTGCTCAACCATGTGCAGGAACATCGGAGGCCACTTTGCCATCGGCTCTTTGCGGACATGTTCCAACAGGGACTCCACGATGATGAATCTGTAGAGCCATTGAAGTGTAATGTTCTCCAGATTCAACTCGGAGTCATTGACGTGGGCCAACAGGATCATTTTCAGCGGTGTAGACTCGATCAAACCGCCAGCAATGTATCCTTGCCCTTGAAGGACAGTAAGCTGGTCGGCGGATTGAATTAGCTGTTTTGCTTCGCTCGCTGAAACATGATCGGGAAGGGACTCGATGACTGGTTTCCATTCGTCCCCGCGCACCATAAGACTGCGCCGGACTTCTTGCCAGAAAAGGGTAGAATCGCTCATACGTGCTTAATACCAGTATTTTACAGTGATGGCTAAAAAGACAAAAGCCCCGGACGCGCCTAAAGCTGTCCCCACGCTCTCGCCGGAAACGGTAGCCGCACGTGCCGCCAAAGCTGCGGATGACGAGTGGGAGAAAGCTTTCGATAAGGCCAATAAAGACTACAACACGGGCATGAGCATGGCGTGGAACCGCTACCTAGCCGGACTGCGGGCGGATACATCAAAAAAGTCGGCTGGCAAGGACTACGACAAAGAGTACGACCGCGAGCGCAACCTTTACCTGCAAACCTATCACAAAGTTACGGCAGAGATCGACGCCACACTGAAAAAGACTTTGAAAGCGATAGATGCGGAGCTAGAGAAGGCGCTGGCTAAAAAGTAAAGCTGGTCCTGCCTTCGGTATCGAACGGAATGCCGTTGCACTTTGCCGGACGGAACCGCCACTGCTTGACGGCGCGAACAACCGCTTGATCGGTCTTTGTCCCGACGCTCTCCATGACGAGCACGCCATCCACGCGCCCATCAATCCCAATGATGTAGCTAATGACAACTTCGCCAGAATCCACAACACCCAGCGGGCCGGGGGTTGAAAGCGGCTCAGGCTCCGTAGTCTTCGCGCACGGCTGGCGCTCGATCCCTGAAAACACCGCCGTCTCGCGCATGGACTCATATCCGGTGTGAGCATAAGCAACATTTTGAAAGACAGGCTCCGCGAGCGGATGACGTGCGGTGGATGCCTGTGTGAAGGATGCAAAGAGAAGGACTAGCCCGAAAAGTCTCATGCTTAAGTATACGGGAAATCGGAGAAATTCGGCTACTTGTGAAGTATTTCGCAGTAGCAGCCTAACCGCTTTGTTATCTCCGGTATGGCCTCATTGCGAAAACTCAAGTCCACGTAGAACCCGATGTCTTCTGACAAAAAGATGCCCAAACAAACGTCATCCCACAGGTGGGCGAACATAGGGCGAAGGATGTTGAAGGCGAAGTTGGCTAGGTTTTCATACGAGCCGCTACCGTCAGTGAAATACACGTGTCCCCGGTGCCCACCTTCGGCGAGCAGACCGGGCCAGCCTTGGCAACTGCTGATCGTCGTCATGCCCAACTTATTGATGTACTTGACAACGGGCATAACTTCGATGTCAATGTCCGCGCCTTGACCATTGTTCAACTCGTGCATGAACGTGGTCTTGTGCTCAATGTGGCTCCACGCCTTTTCTATCCGTCCTTGCTGGACGATTACCCACCAATGGCCCCTTACGCCGTGTAGCTCAAACCAAAGCATGTGGGCCCCGTCATTAAACGGTGCGTCTTGTGGCACGATGGGAAAGAGATCATCATCCACGAGGAGAGGAAATGTGACGTTCGTATTGATTTCGGCGTTAACGGTTTTACTCATCTTCGGTTAAACCAAAGCAGCGGCAGTCTTCGTTTTCACATTCTCCGTCTGCGCAGCACTTGCACGGATCGCTGGGGCAGTCGCATTCTACCACCGGACGCGGCGGCGGATATTTCCCGGTGAATGCTCGAAGTGCGTTGATAACTCCGTCAATGAAAGCGCGGATTGCAGCGAGCAGAATCCCCGCTAAAATGATGACAACAATGCAGACCAAAATCCCAGCGTCGATGTTCCTGCCGAACCAGTTAAGAAAGTCGTTCATCTTTTTTGCCCTTCACGATTCCAACCACTCTCACCTTACCGTCCTTGAGCGCTTTGCTCATCTGCAAGCTGGCGGTTACCAGCCCGACGATTGATGCAGCGCCAAGGATCGGTATGATGATGTCGTAGGCGGTCATTCGCCGTTAGCCGCCTTCCTTGCCTTTGTAGTCATCTCAGACTCAAACCGGATCGCGGCGTCACAGGAACGCTTCAGATCGGTGATTTGAACCTTACGATTTTTCGCACGTGCGAGTGTCTGCGCCATGCGGATTGCATTCTTGATCTGGCGTCCGTTTACATCGAACGTGCTCATCTCCGTGGCCCAGTTCGGGTCAAGACCGGATGCGATAAGCAGATTCGTCCAGACCTTCAACGCTTTGCCTTCGCTGCGGTAATGCAACGCAACGGAGATACGGCTGAAGAACGCCGGGTCAATCTTCTTCACGCGGTTGGTGGTGAGGAAGAGAACGCCGTTGTGGTATTCCAGCAAGCGCAGGAACACACCAACCATTGCGTTACGCTGAATGTTGTGCTCATCGCGCTCTTCGAGAAAGATGTCAGCTTCATCAAGCAGAATGACAGCATCCCAGATCGTAGCGACGTCGAGAATCTCGCGGAGCTTCCGTTCCAGTACGTCAGTGTTCACACCGAGTTCGCCGACGCTGACGGAGTACAGCGGCTTGTGCAGTAGCTCAGCCACAGCTTCAGCGGACGCAGTTTTGCCCCATCCCGGCTTGCCGTGTAGTAAGAAAATGCAGCCGCCGCCCTTGCCTTCGATGATGTCTGTGAACCCGCCGCCGTGGAACTTCACGAGCGAGTAGATCAGGTCTTTCTCGTCTGGATCGAGCACGAGAGTTTCCCAAGCGGAGTCACGCCACTGGATGTCGCTCATGCCGTCAAGCTCCAGCCGTCCCCACTGCTTAACGGTGAGGCTGAAACCGTACAGAACAGGCAGACAGCGCCAGTAATCTTTCTCGTCGATCTCCACCGTGCTCTTCAGCTTGGTGGTGCTGTCGCGCTCTTCAAGCTGAATGCCGCAAGCACGGATACAGTCGCCCCACGTCTCCGGGTCTGTGCGCTCGAACGAGATTGGATCAACTACAACGCGTCCGTCAGCGCGGAACGTGCGCGAAGACCAATAGCTGTCCTGCGTCAACGTCCCTTTGTAGGAAACGTAAGTTCCGGGCTTCATGAACTTGGAGAATTTCTTACCGCGCTCCGTCAGAAGCTTGCGATCTTTTACCGTAGGCGCTCGCATCGGTAAGGTGGAGAGTTCCACGAGTCCGTGCCACGTTGGGAAGCGCACCGTGTAATGTCCGGCTGCAACTTCACCCTTGATGGCATGGATGATTTGCAAACGGATTTCAAAGTACGTCCCGCGAAACCAAGAGCTTTGAATCTTGATGGCTTGAACAACGCCGCCAATGATGTCGTCGCCGTTCTGGAACACAACCTCAGCGCCAACAGGGAACTCTGTTTCGATGTCGCCTGTTTCCACCATTCCCTGCTTTTTGCGGGTCGCGTAGGTCGCTGAACGCTTCTTCTGTTCAGCCTTCAAAATCTTCAGCAACGCACGCTTGTCCTTGTGGTTGATGTTGTTGAGGATGTAGTAGTGCTCCAGAAGAAACGTGACCGGATAGCGGTGCGTGTAGCTGTACACTGAGTCCTCGTCCATCTCGTTGCAGAGCCACTCTGTAATTTCGTTGCGCATCCCGCCGTGTTTGGTGTCACGGCAGTCTATGTATTGAAAGCCGTGGAGTTCAATGACACGGAAACCATCGCACTTGGACACGATAATCGGTTGATCTTCTTTCTCATCAAGGTACTCAACGGGTTTCGCCACAGCGCCCCCGGTTGGTGCCGACTTCGCCACAGACTTCAGCTTCGATTTTGCTTTGGATGCCATGCTTAAAGATTACCTTACTTTCAGGCTGAGTTCAATTACTTTATCAGCGCTTCAACGGCCGTGGTGCAGGGGACGTAAGTGATGCTGGTGGTGTACCAGCCGCTATGACCGTCCAAGCTGTTCGTGGCGGCAAAGCACTGCTGGGTGCGAGCGTCTTTGAAGTAGATGATGTCCGAACTTTTGATCGGGTCCGGCGCGGAATGAGATGAGCACGCCTGCATCGAGAAAAAGACGCAAAGCAGGAACGCGTAAAACAAGATCAACTTGCAGTACGCGTCCCACGGATATGCGGATAGCTTACTCATTTACCCACCGGAAGAACTGGCGTTGCTCCACCACCAAGGATACAGGTTGCCGTCTTGCAGGCTTCACGCTCCATCTTGATTGTCTCCAGCCGGAGGAACTGTTCCGGCGAAAGCCCCATCGCCTCACGATAGGCGTTGTCAGCGGCGGCGCGGGATTGCTCAGCCGCCTTGCGCTGGTCTTCCGCGAGCTTCGTCTGCTGCTCGGTCTGGATGCGCTGCTCTTGTGTAGCCGTGGCGATGCGCTGTTCCTTCACACTCTCAGGGGGATTAGCTTTACCAACCGTCATCGTGATAAGGTCAATCGGCAGCTTCTTTTCCTTGATGAAAGAGACAAGCTGGTCATGGATTTCCGCGTCGATGGCGTCAAGCGCCGTGGTGCTGATGGCGGTTTCGTTCATTGTGTGCTTGCGCACTGCTTGGCGCACCATCGTCTTGTACGGCTCCAACAAGTTGTTTTCGTACCACTTATCGCCGAAGTTGGTAATCAGGGCAACGGAATCGTTGACCTTCAGTACCATGATGGCGTGGAATGTGACAGGGATGCCGTCTGATGTCTGGGTGTCGTCCATTTCCACTTCGTACTTCTGCGGCTGCATGTTGACATCAACGCCTTCAGTTGTGAGCGCGGTGAATGTGCGTCCTGTGGACACTGGCTCTGGATCAATACCGCCGTGCCCGAAAATCAGGGGCTTGGATACGAGCACAATTTGGTGTCCGGCGTCAGGCGATGCGGAACCGCATCCGGTGAGGCCGACAACAGCGAGTAGGGAGAGCAAGAGGACAACTAGGGTCACGTTTCTCAGTCTACCATGATTCTATTTATTTTTGGGGTGCGGCCGGAATTTCGAAAATCTGGTGATTGGCTTTCAGTTCCGCAAGCGACATAGCGCTGAGCGGCGGCAGAACGGCGTCCACCTTCACTACCACGCCAGACACCTTTGCGAAGCCGCCTTTAACCCAATTTCCCGCAACCTTGGCGACAAAGTTCTCGGCACGCTTCCGGGTGGTGTAGTAATACTCCTGCCCTTTGCGGAGCGGCGGGGTGATGTGCATGAAATAAGTGCGCGGCTGTTTCTTATCGCGGGGAGACGTGATTTTGCCGGGAGCCGGATCGAATCTCAGGTAGGTCAAATATGTGATAGGTGCCTTCATTACGTCCTCCTAAAATGGGTCAGCCGGATGCACGAACGCTCGCGCCAAACCGATGAGTCGGGACGGATCGACATCCAAAAGCTCAACCGGACGGCGATTGTCCAAATACGAGTTCGGTGAAAACAGGAAAAAGACGAAATCCCGGTCACTTGAGAATTCGTCTTTCACCTGCGTGAGAACGTCTGCGATCATGCGTATGCTTCTTGCGCTTCTTCAACGTAAGTGTCGTACTTACGGGCCGTGTCCCAAACATCCTGATAAAGCTGGTCACGTTTCAATTCACCGTCCAACAGTACGACATCCAGTTCGTTGCCATAAGCGTCCGAATCGCCGCTTACAACCGTGGTGTAGTCGCCGGAGTGATCCACTGCGCGATCCACAAGACACAGACCATGACCACCGATTGATGCCTTGCTCGGATCAGTCTTTGGGTCTTTGAAGACCGGGGTCCAAACGCCAGAGCGAGAGATCGCGTTGCACTTGATCGCGAAACGCTGAGTGTCACGATTCAACTGCTGAAGCAGCGCACCGCCCATGCCGTAGCCCCAGTTGTCCATTGACCACGTGCCGCGAGTCAAAGACGAGTTGATGCGTTGGATGTTTTGGAAGTTCACGCCGTCGCCTTGGATGACGCGAACCTGCGAGGGCAGAACCTTGTAACCTTTCGTGTTAGTCGTGTAGCCGAACTTGTCGGCGACCGAGTTGAAGATGTCTTCGATCACCACGACCGGATCGCCGGAGTCCGGGCGCAGCACAACAGTGCCGTTGCGCCGAAGCACCATGTCCCGCAGATCGCCGCCGAAGATGTTCTCCACGGCGTTGTGGGTGTCATAGGAGTCCACCACGCACGCCGCCAGACCATCGGGGTTCTTCAGCAGCATGTTCCGGTAAGCGGCTGCTTCACCGGGCTTGCCCCATGAAGTGACAGTCGAGTGTTCCATTGCCGGGATCGAGAAACCGGGCATCAGGTTGCCGGGGTCTTTGCCGCCGTAATACTGGCGAATGTACTGAATCGCAGCAAGCGTGTCAGTACCGTGGAAGTTGAATAGGTGCGAAGCGCCGCCGATAGCAGCCGTCTCTTTCGATGATACGCCACGGAAACCGAAATCGTGCAGCTTGAAATCCAGACCTGCCGGATCACCTGTGCGCACGAGGTCCATGCCAATGACTTGACGAATCTTGAACGACAAGGTGCCAACTGTGATTGGATACCAAACCTGAAGCAGGATCGTCTCGGCCCAGTTGGTCAACCACGGAAACTCTGGATCAGTATTCACGATGGTCATCAGGGCGTTCTTGGTCTGAACAAGCGTCCCTTCCTTGGGAGCGCGAATCTTGAGAGGCAGGCGTCCGCCATGCTTTTCAAGCAAGCGGGTCCAGCCAGCGTAGTTGAACACCTTGTCGGAGCCGAAATGCAAGGCAGAGAGGAAACGGGCTTCGTCCACATCAGCTTTCGTGAACACAACTCCGGTGTAGTTCGCCTTCAGGATGCCTTGAAGCCCTTGGAACAAAGTCTGCTTGAAAAAGCCGCCCCGCGACATCAGGTGGGACTCAATGTACTCAGTGTCAGGTGGATACTGCACCCAGTGCCCCAGCTTGTAGCTGTCGGTGTTCCAGATTGGGTTAAGCTTTAGCGGTTCCGGCATTTGTCTTCTCCTTGTTGATGTTGGTGAACACGATCTTGTTTCGGTAATCCGCCAACATCCTATACAGGATTTGATGCGTGTCCACGAGATCGGATGCAGTAAGTTGCGAGACCTTGAACCACTTCACTTCTTCGATGTCGTCACCAGCCGTAGCAGCTTGGCTCATGGTGGTAGTTGCGAAGAACGCTGTCATCACGCCGCGATCAGACGTGGCATAGCGCCAGTCAGGGATCACAGCGGAGCCGATGTATTGCATCTCATTCGGATCAATCCCAGCCTCTTCCAGCACTTCGCAGCGAGCGCCCTTCTCATAGGTGCCGTGCTTCTTCTCCGCGTGACCGCCGATGAAACGGAACTGCTTTTCGCCGGGTTTGCGCCCCAGCAGGACTTCAGTGTAATCGCTGTTGAAAATGGCGATGTCCACGGTCGGTAACAGGACGGGCCAAAGGTGCGCGGCGGCATAGATCATCCCGGCGCGGAACTCCGGCGATTCAATCACCTTGTTCGAGTATTCGTTACGGATGTCGGTGCCGCTGACTTTCTGAGTTTCGGTGGGGAGGGCTAATTCAACAGGCTTGAATTTTCCGGTGTAATGTGGCACGAACGAGTCACGCCCGCCGTAGAGCGTCACATCGCCGAAATTTACAACGGAGCCAATGGCGGTGTCAAGCTGTTCGCTCCATTGCTCGTCGGTCTTGCAGTCCTGCAAAGGTAAAACAGTGAAGTCAGGGAACTTGGCTTGGATCATGGCGCGGCGCGTAGGGAAATCCAATGGGTTGTCTTTGGTCAAACCAGCCGGAGCAACGCCGACAAAAACGATGACGCCGCTGTGCCGGGAGCGCACTTGGCGAAACAACTCCATGTGCCCCTCGTGCAAGTCATTGACTTGGAATCGCCCGACGATGACGCCGTAGCTCGGCTTCATTTCTTCTCCCCGTCTTTCTGTTCTTCTTCGCGCAGCTTCTTAGCACGCTCAGTAAAACGCTCCACCGATTGACGGACCCTATCGAGGCGGTCGATGACGATGTTGTTGAACGCCTCGTCCAGAGCTTCGTCAAAAGTTTTCACTTCAGTTTTCCCCACAGCCACAGTGCCAGAATCAAAACCGTGAGCGCCGCCAGCCCTGTGCCAAGCGAAACGAAAAAGAACGAATGGCTGACCACGAAACAAACAACCACGATGAGAATCACCAATAGCAGAAACCCTTTTAACGTCATACCGTATACCTTTCGCGCTGCTTCCAAGATTCCAAGTCAGAGCGGGCGTCGTCAAGAGCTTCTTCCAAGCGCTCTTGGTTCCGCAAGATGCACTTCGCTGCCAACCGGAGCGCCTCGGGGTCATTGCTGTCCCGGATTACCAGCATGGCGCGGATCATGTCAACGAATCCCGGCGCATCGAGCTTCTGCAATTCCGCGAGAAACCGCGTGGCATCTTCCAATTGCCGCTGCTCGGTAATCTGTTCGAGATTTGGGGCGTCCGTCACAAAAGCTCAAATTCCTTTTTGAGTTCGGCAATGGTAAGCGGGTTAATCATCCGCAACTGTGAAACTTTGTCCCACATGAGTTGGAGTTCTGCACAATCCCGGCGCAAGTCTTGCGGGACGTACCCGTTGTTCTTCAATGAATGTAACAGATTTGCCATCAACGCGCCAACGAATTCCTTGCGTGCGGCGGCATACTTCTCAGGGCTGGAGTGGACTTTGCGTTTTGGCTTCACACTTCTTTGATGCCTATTCAGCCGGAATGGATACATTGATTTCTTTGAGAAACCGGGACGGGGCGAGCCGCTGGAAGTTGGCGGTGCTTTGGACAGCGATCTTTCGGGGGACACAGAGTACCAAAGTGTCACGAGCACGCGTGCAAGCCACGTAAAAGAGCCGTCTTTCTTCTTCAATCTCCTCGTCTGAACCCATTGACCACCTGTGCGGTAGGGAGCCTTCGTAGATGTTGGTCACGTAAACGCGCTTCCATTCGAGGCCCTTTGCGCTATGGATTGTGCTGATGGTGACTGAGCCGTTTTGTAACTCTTCCATCTTGACATCGTACTGCTCTTGTGTTAGCTCCCCGGACGCAAGCTGCTGGTCATACAACGCCTTCTCGTTCTCCGGGTTTGGGCGATCCAGTGTCATTTTGAAGATCAGGTCGTCCAATGTCTGCTCGGTGCCTTCTGTCAAAGCCACAACCATGAGCACAAATCTTTCGATGTTTTCCAGCTTGACACGCACCTTATCTTTGTCCTTCTTGTATTTTTCCGCAACGTACTTGCGGTAATCAAACAGCGCCAGCAACTTCTGCAATGCGTTAACCGGATCGTCTTTGAACAGGGTAATCTGGTCAATGATGCTGACTAGATTATGCAAGCGGTCGTTGGTTTTAGCGGCTTCGAGCAAGTCTCCGTCGTATTTCTGGTTTGCTTCAATACGCAGCTTAGCGAGCGCCACGTCACCGACTCCGCAGCGGGGAACGGCACAGCAACGTGTAAACGTCATGTAGTCTTTGCGGTTGGTAGTCAACCGGAGATACGCCAAGATGTCGCGTACTTCTTCAGTCTGGAGCAAGCCGCGCCCGCCGCGAACGATGTACGGGATACGACGCCGTACAAGCTCACCCTCCAAGTCCCGGACTTGCGTTTTACCACTGCGTACAAGGATCGCGTTTTCTTTGTAAAGGATCGGGTTGACCTTGCGCCGCGCATCCTTTTGGATTTGGGTTGCAATCCCGTTAGCGATGTCCTGTGGCAAGCTGGCGGCGATGATGTTGAAATCTCCTTCTTCTGGACGATGTGTTTCCATCTGAAGCGGGATCGTGTGAGTCATCGTTTTCTGAATCTTGTTCGCCAATTGCACGATGACTTGCAGACTGCGGTGGTTGCGGGCGATGCGGTACATCGTCGGCACTGTGCCACGCCAGCCTTCGGAGTATTCCTTGAGCAGAGCCGGGACAGCGCCGGAGAAGCCGTAGATAGACTGGCTCATGTCCCCCACAACGTAAAGATTTTTGTTGTCAGGGCCCAGCAGTCCGTTTACAAACTCCCATTGAACGGGGTTCGTATCCTGCGCTTCGTCCATCAACACGTGGTCAAATTGCTTTTGAAGAGATGCTTTCCACTTCGGGTCAGTTCGCAATCTGCGAACCACAAGGTGAAGCATGTCATCGAAATCCACGACAGAGTTCTTGCGCTTCTCGTCTTCAAACGCTTCCCAGATGTCAAGGTGCTCGTCACTCATGGCGTGGTAGCCAGAGTGTTCAACCTGTGCCTTCTTGTGGACAGCTTCAGTGTATTCGTCGCGAAAACCCAAGCCACGCGCACGATGAAAGCTGATCTTATCCAGTATGACGTAAACTTCTTTCTCTTCCCCTTCGCGTTTGTTCTTCTCGTTGTAACGCTCGATGACCTTCTTCATCAACTGCTGCTGGTCCCATTCGTCCAAGGGTGTAACTTTGTCAGCCAGACCGAAAGCCGGGGGATTCTTGCGGATGCCGTTTAACGCAAGGGAATGGATTGTACTGACGCGTGGCTCTTTGTCAGGCGGCGTGTGGATGCCAATACCAAGCCTGTCTTTGAGTTCCCCGGCGGCCTTATTGGTGAATGTGATGGCGCAGATACGACGTGGCGCAACGCCTTGATCCATCAACCAGCGGACGCGCTCGGTGAGCACACGAGTCTTGCCGGAGCCAGCGCCAGCGATCAGCACCGCTGGTTCCCCCTGTGGGTGCTCTACGGCTCTTGTTTGTTCCTCGTTTAGCTTCATCTCTTAGACGGGGTTTCTCTGACCGCAGCGTTGCGGCACGTCTTTACTGTAGCATGTGGCGCACATGGTGAACTCGCCCTTCGTCGAATCGGAGAAGTGGACGCCGTTGTGCTTGCAATACAAACGGCGGAACCACCAAGTGTTGTGCCAGAAAAAGTAGTAGATTGGAAACCAAAAGTCTCGACGCCAACTGAATTCACGCGGAGGCTTTGCGTACATCTCACTCATTTGCGAACCTCGCAAGGATTGCCGTAACGTTGTCTCCTGTGGGGATATTCACCGCACGCGTGACGAGCGCGGCAGCATCGGCCCCTTCGTCAATCAACTTTACCACGGCATCTGCTTCCACTTTGAAGTTCCAGTGACCGGGGTCGAACAGACCGTCAGTGCCAACAAGCACGAAGCTGTTCTCGTTGATCTCCACGGCGTACACGTCCGGTAGGCGAGACAAAACCTTGTTCAGGTGCGAATCGCCAAGGGCGCGGGCCATCTGAAGTCCCATGCCGTCAAACGATGCGAACAAATAGCCGCCATCGCAGAAACCGCCGCGATCTTCGGCCGCACGGCGCTCCGCGTCGTTAGTTCGGATGTTGTGATCCGGGCTGATATTGATCTTGCCGTCCTTGTCTTTGATAAGGATCGGGCTATCCCCCATGACCGCGCAGTAAACCACAGGCTTCCCAGCGGGGATGAACGCGAGGGAAAGTGTAGACCCCGGTTCCTTGTCCTGTGTCATTATGTTCAACTTTTGCACCACGTTACGGAGAACGTCATCCACGTGGTTGATCGCTCCGTCTTCGGTGATTTCGTCAGCAAACATCACCGGGAGTTCTTCGGACGCGAGATGGGACACTTCGCCGCCGCCGTGTCCATCGAACACAGCTAGAAGCGTGCCTTCCTGCATGGTTGCGGTGAATAGCCGATCTTCTTGGTATGGACGCTGCCCTTTGTGAGTAGCGGATGATGTCGTTAGTTGGAGTTTCACTTTTACTAATACTGAAGCGGGGTCACTTTTTCACAGGTAGTTCGTGACCTTGATTTTCACGTCTTTGAACACGATGTCGTAGCAAGGCTCACACAGGACGGCGCGGTGCGTCTGTCCGTCTTTATTGGAGAAATAGCCCCAGCTATGCTCAAGGAAGAAGAAGCAGTCAAACCCCGGCTCATGGTAGACGCTATGCGGCTCACCATACTCATTCCAATGCCCTTCGCTGAGCTTCTTTATCTCTACGCCGCAGCGGTCGCAGATGGCCTTATCGAGTTCCTTGCGTTCACTCTGGATGATCTTAAATTCGAGTCCCATAGAGCTATGATACCACAAAAGAAAACCCCGGCTCGAAAGCCGGGGTGGTATGAAGGTACTGCGTATGAAAGTTATTGAGCCTGAATCAGGACGATCTCTACCGTGCGGGTCGTTCCTGAACCAACCTGAACGTTGATAGCGCTGGCTGGTACACCAGCGGCTTCAAGCTGCTTGCGAACGTTGTTGGCGCGGGCAGTCGGGAGCAGATCGCTCTCTTCCCGGTTGCGGTTGCCAACGAGCACGAAGCGGCTGTTCGGGCTTTGCTTGTACGCACGGACTGCGGAGTCAATCATGATCTTACAGACTGATGTCGGACGGGCCGGATCAGGAGTAAAGGTCTTATCTTCCGCCGTGCAGACCGTCTTGCTGGCGAACGTGCAAACGCTCGTCCAAACGATTGCCGGAGCCGGGGGCTGCGGAGCAATCGCTGGCACTGGAGCCGCAGCTTGCGGTGTCGGGACTACAACCACGATGGGCTGCTGCCGTTCTTCGTGCTTCTCAACCACCGGAGCGGTCGGAGGCGCGGGAACCATCTCAACCTGCATACAGTCTTCCAGCGTGACGCCAGCTTTCTTGGCGTACTTGGTGTTGATCTTGACCTTGCAAGCCGCCAGACGTTCGTTCATGGAGTCGAAGGCACGTGCCGTTTCCAGCGCAGCGCAGTTCTCATCAACCTTGCTGCCGCCGAAAGCGAAACCGAAGTTCGCACCCTGACCGCCGCCACTGTAGCCCTTGAGACAGGGCGACGTCGGGATGGTGGTTGGAGCATACGCGGTGTTGACCGGAATCTTCGGAGCTTCCACGGTCGTGTTGCTCGTGCTCGAATACGAGTTGCTGGAGTTACCGCCAGAGTTGTTCGCTGACGAAGTGCTGGACTGTGACTGATTGGAGTTTGCGGCGGTGGTGTTATTGCTGCCGTTGCCTGTCGCAGAAGAGGTAGAGTTGGTGGTGTTGTTCGAGCCATTGCCGTTCGCTGACCCACCCTTCGCTACCGTGGTGTTATTGCTGCCGTTGCCGTTGGCATTCGAGGTTCCGCCGTTGGCTGTGGTCGTGTTGTTCGACCCGTTGCCATTGCCGTTCCCGTTGCCGTTGTTGGATGCGCCGCCGCCGATTCCGACGCCTACGCCCACACCAGTGCCGCCTTGACCACCCTGACCACCTTTGCCGCCCTGAGCGGTGTTGTTATTGGTGTTGGACGAGTTGCCGGAGTTGTTCACGCCGGACGAAGAAGATGAATTGCCGGAGCCTGAAACCGACCCACCTGCACCGCCGTTAGCGGTCGATGACGAGTTTCCACCCGTGGCGGATGAATTGCCGCCAGTGGCAGAAGCGCCGGACGATGAGCCTGATGTTGCACCAGAGTTGGAACTGGACGAGGATGTTGAACTGGCTGAATTGTTATTGGTGTTGGTATTTCCACCACCGGAGGGGTTCGATGGGGATTCACATTCGAACGTCTGACCGTTCTCAGTGACGATAGCTCCGACGTTGCCGGAGCCAACCGTTCCCTGTTTGGTCCCCGCTGGAACCTGAACCCAGTTGCCCGAACACGAGGGCCACGCGAACGCCGCGCTGGTAGCAAACAGAATCAGTGCAGCAACGGAGAATAGACGAAGTTTCATAACCATCCTTGAAGCGGGGTTGCCGCTAGTAATCTAAACCAGAACCGAAAGGTTCTTGACATCTCTATGATTCCTTCTGTTCGGAAGGTGCTTCTTTTTATTTTGCATCGTAGCACTGAAGTGCTACGCGGGTTGACCACGTTCACAATCGTTGTGGTTGTCGTCAAGGGCCCTGCCGGAGCAGAACGTCATGAAGTTGTGAATGTGAAACCACTTCTTTTTGTCCGCGTCCCAGCGAATCTCTTTTCCGCACTTGCAGGTCTCGCGTTGGTCGTCAATAAATCCCTCTTGTGATGTTGCCGTTGCTGCTTCCATGTCAGTCTCCTAGAAATTGTCGGCGAGATACTGCCGGAGTTGTGTAAGTCTGAACGATACATCCCCAATCTCTACGCGCAACCCTAGACGGTCAGCGAGCAATTGGTTTTTGAAGTTGATCGCCGCCGATGTTGCTACATCATTGACAATCTTCAAGTTCGAGTCAATTTCTTGCTCTTCGCTTTGTAGAGACTTCAGTTGAGACTCTTCCACGGAGATACTGTTGACGATCTGCTGTTTCAAAATCGCGGCGTTTTGTACAACGTCGCCTTGCTCGGTCAACTTCCATTGTGCGTAGGCATCTGCGGAAGAATCCAGATGGCGGTTGATGGCTTTGTTCGCGAGACTATAGCTCGCTTGAAAGGTGACGTAAGGGCCAACGCCGTTCGCGAAAAATTGGTTAATCTGATGTCGCATCCCGCCCTCAAATGTCAAGTCCCAATTCTGCTGACGCGCCAAATGGTCAATAGCTTTCTGGTCCGCCACTTCGTCCCCCTGCTTCTCTACGACCAATTGCTTTACAGGCTTAGGACTGGACTCAGGCGTGTACAATGCGGCAGCTTTCAAGGACGTATCGCCTTGATCTTTGAAGAATTTCACTTTCGCCGCGTGCAGAGCATAAAGCGTGGGCACAGTTGATTCCTGCGCCTCTATCGCCTTCGTGTTCTCCGCGATAAGCGCGTCAAGCTGGCTGTTCGCTTGTTGAATCAAACTCACACGATTTAGGAGCGCGGCTTTCTCTAATGACGGTAGTGCGTAGAGAAGTTGTTGTTGCGCGGTCACCGTCGAAACGTAAAGCTCGCAGTTCTTCTTTGCGACTTCCATTGTCAGCTTCGCCTTGCGGAAACTAGAGTAGCTGCTAGAAGCCCCCCACAAAAGCTGCGCTGGCAGCCCGGTGTTTGGCTGCACGATGCCGGACGTGGCTTCAGGTGTGCGGAGAAAGTCACGTTGCGCCGCGCCTTGCTCAAGCACGTACTTGCAGTAAGCATCTTGATCGTCGGCGGCAAATGCTACCGAGGCGATCAGTAAAGTCAGAGAAATCAATAGAATATTTTTCATGGCTTCCTCGCTTAGAACAAGAACGGTTTGTGACCAAAAAACAGAGTTGCGTCTTTCCCGGCTTCCGGGTCTTTCAGGTCAAGTTGAGTCAACGTTCCACGGATCGCTGTTTTGAATACCGGATGATTGATGACTTCTTCGTCATTGAACACTCGAACTACCGTGCCAACGTAACGACACGCGATGAAGCTGAGATAACAGTCGTACACTTTCGCGCCGACCTTCGCGTTAGATGCGTTCGCATACGGGACGAAAGCAAACTGCACCTTCCCCTTCGTCGCCAGAAAATACGGGCTATCCTGCGCCAAGGCGATTGCGCTTTCGAGTTGTTTAATCTGCACAAGATCACTCGTCAACTGCATCTCGCCTGTGTGGATCAGGATTTGAAGCTGAACAATATTTCCCTTGAGTTCCGCTTCTTTCGCCAGCGCGTCAACCGTATTGAAGTGCGTGCTGGTCTTTTGCCGCATACTGTCACGCAGCATCACTTCAGTGATCTCGCTGTCGGTTGCGGTCGTGCGTGCTTGGTTGATAGTTGCCTTGGCAGATGCCGCGTCCACTTTCGTGATAAGACCGTTCTTCAGGTCTTTGTCAACTTGCGCCTCAACGATTGCAAGTTGTGCGACAACTTCAGACGTTTTAGTGTTATCAATCTTTTTCCGGTTATCGAGTTGGGAAAGTTCCGGGCCGTCAACTTTGTTGCTCTTGCTTTGTTCCGCGATAGCAACTTGAAATTTGCTATCCAAGGCTTGAAGCGCGGTGACGGTGCCCTTCATTTCACCCAAGCTGGACATCTGATGGTCACGGTCAACTGTCAACACCGCAAGCGTCTGCTCACTAGTCACGATCTTGGACGTGAGATCGAGAATCTTGTCATTTGTCGGACTGATGATTGTCGGGGCAACCCACGAAGTGTTCATCGCGTAGAAACCCATATAGACAGCGTAGCCCAGCACGAGCGCGAGAATGCCGTAAAGTGTGACGAGCGCAAACGCTCGATACAGCAGCAGAATAACTTTGTTGTGTGCAACGCGCATGGACTCCAAGAAAATCAGAAACGGGTTTCTCATTGTTTAGCTCCTATCACTGTTACATCGCTGTTGGATTCAACCACCTTGTCCCGGTTCCCCCACGAACCAGTATCAAGCGTCAAAAAAGCAAGCGGTGTCAGAAAAACGTTGTTTACCACCCACCATGTCAAGAAAACAAACATCTTTATCGGGTTCTTTGGGCGTTGATCTTTGTGCGTCAACCCAGCGAGCCAGATAATGAAAAAAGCGGTGCCGACGTACAGAATACACATGCGCGGGTCCGCCAGCACTTGTGGACCGAAGAAAGGCAATGTGAACATTTGGATAACAGCGATTACCGTCACCATTGGTGTTAACACGTAGGTGTAGATCACGCTCGGATGCAGCTTTGTTAGGTGCGTCGGCAGGGTTCGCAGAGTAAACGTAAAGTCCCGCGTGTAGCTGCGCCGCCATCGAAGCTGCTGCAAGAAATACGCCTTAAACGTAGTTGGCACCAGTGTCCAGACTTCTGCCTCCATGTCGATGTAGGTGTTGTAACCGTGCAAGAGCACCTGATGCGTGATGAACCGATCTTCACCGTCTCGTATCTTGGTGCCGAACCAGTGCCGCGCCTCAAGCTGTGGCTTGATCTCCATCAAAATTTTCCGGGGCATCGTAAGTGAATAACCGCCGATGCAGCCAACCGTTTTGACCCAGCACTCAGGAATCTTCGCCAGTCGGAACCCCATGTAGTAAAGATAGGTCTGGAACGCCGTCAGTGCGTTGTCATTCGGGTTCTTGACATTCGCCGGAGCGCCTACGGCACCTAGTGATTTATCACCGCCAAAGCACGCTACCATCTCGCGGATCGCGTTCGTTCCCAAGTGAGTGTCAGAGTCCACGATGATGACAAGCTCCGAGTCGCTGTGATCCAACGCGTTAAGGATCGTGGCGGTTTTACCAAGATTGGTACGGTTTCTCACCGCCATCACGCGGTCGGGGAAATCCGCCGCCGCTTTTTGAATCCACTCCCAACTGTCATCCACGGAGCAGTCATCGGTTGCGATGACCTTCAGCTTGTCTTCTGGGTAATCGCTTAAAAGTGTTGTCTTGATTGAGTGGTAAACTTCTTCGCCTTCGTTGTAGCAAGGCAGTAACACACTCACCGTTGGCTTGTACGAGTAGTCTTTCTTGACGCCGTATTCCGGGTGCTGAATCTGCAAAATACCACCAAACAGGTAGCGGCACACCCCTGTCAGCCAAGAGATTGCGAGAGTCAAGAAGAGTAAGAAGAAATATATTTGCATTACTTGCGCTCACTAACGCTGAGATCGAAGAGGACTTCTACATTGTCTGAACGTACTCCGGCGGGCCCCTTCAAGCTCGGAAGAATATCGTTACGCCCTTGCCAGACAAGTTCGCCATCGACTGAGACAGTGAAGTCCGCACCCGCTGTTTCAACAGTAAGCACATGTGATTCGTTGGCTTTAATCGGGGGAAGAGGTTTGACTAATGTGGGCTTCAAGCCGAAATAACCGCCGTCACGACATTGGCTCCACGTACACATGCCGGGATTGCTTTTAACTGAAACGCGCAACGCCGCAGGACGATCAAAGTCCCACATCACATATAGCAGGTTACACGGGTCTTGCGCGAAGAGTTTAAGACCAAGCTGGTGTCGAATATCACCGTTGCCAAGGCGTGCAACTTTCTTGCTCGAACCCAGATATGTGAAAGACAATTCAACTTTGGAGTTTGCGGGCATGTCGTCTCTGAGAACGGCCCGCATCTCTTCGGCACTAACATGGAATCGTCCACTCTTTTTCTCGATCTTTCCGTCTGTGACATCCAACGGAGATTGTGCCAAGGCGAGAACCGCCGTGGTAGCGAGGAACGCTATCAAGACTGCGATCAACAATGTCATAAGCTTACCCACGATGGCTCCAGACGAGATTCGGCTACGTAGGCTTAGATGCAGGGAGTTGGCGGAAGGTGTTAAAAAATTTTACGGGCGGCTACTGAATTCCCAAAGCCTTTTTCTCGATGGCGATACGATTCAGCGCACGCTGGAGATCGCCGCAGGCAGCTTGGTAGCCGTGGTTTGGCTGGAATCCTTCCAACCACCAGTTCATCGCTTTGCCCCACAGATGTCCGGCTTGAGCCGCACGCCAGCAGTGGGCAGACATGGTTTCATCGTTCTGTCCATTCATGAAGGTAACGTTTAGGAAGATGTCAAAAGCGTCCAGCCAGCGATGGATACGGCTTTCGTCGTTAGACCGTGCCATAGCCGCTTGGATGTTCTCCGGCGTCATTGGGCGGGAGTTCGATGTGCCAAGAAGGTGATGAATACCACGGAAGATCGTGCTGACGACTACCAGTCCGGCTGAAGCTGCGAGGTAGATTTCCCCGCCTAGAAGGAACTTGTGAAGGATGTCCATACAAAAGAGATGGGTAGTGAATTGGCTGGGAGAGCAGGACTCGAACCTGCAAGCCTATCGGCACCAGTTTCAAAGACTGGCGTGTTTACACTTTTCCACCATCTCCCAATCTTGGCTGCCCCGCAGGGACTCGAACCCCGATAAGTTGCTTCAAAGGCAACCGTCCTAGCCATTAAACGACAGGGCAATGAATCTAAACTTGGAGCCAACGAGAGGACTCGAACCTCCGATGTGGGATGACGGTTTACAAAACCGTTGCAGTCGCCGCTGTGCCACGTTGGCCTAATTTACGCTCTGCGTGCGAAGCCGTTGAATGACACCATCGGTTTCGCCTTTGGCTCCGGTGGGTTTTCAATCACCCACTTCAGATGCTCCGCAAAGAGCGTTTCGTACACTTTCTTGAGAGCGTTTCCTTCCGCGATCATCTCCAGATCGCCGCGTCTCATTCCTTCCGCAAGCTTTTTGAGGAAGGCTCTACGAGCGTCCAGTACCTTCTGGTTCTGGTAGAGAAGGTCGGTCTGCTCGTCGCTGAGTGCCCCCATACAAGGGGGTCTGTTAGCAGCAAGTTCCGTTCATTGGATATTGATCTTCGCTCGTCCCCGGCTGTCCACCTTCACCCAACTGTTGCGTTGGGCCGGGAACCGTAACATCCAATGGATACCGCTGCGGGAACGTCAGTTCCAAACCGCACCCGCCATGCTCGTGTTGTTCTTGACATTTCATAGCAATCAAATACTCAATGCTTCGCGTTTTTACGCGGCTCTTTCCGTTCCCACTTGGACGCCTTCGCACAAACATGCGCTTTCTTCGGTGTCAAATACGCCCAGCACTTCTCACAGCGCGGGAACAACTCTGGGTGCGCAACCAGAAACTTTACCGCTTGATCCTGAAGCGTGCGCTCATCTACCAGATTGACCGCTGCCTGTCCCGGCTGGTGACGCGGGCACGGATCGAACTTACGCGCCAGCACGATTCCGGTTTCATGGTCAACCAACTCCCATTCAACCATGCGCTGACAAGTTGTTTTCTCGTACTCGTGCTTGCCGCCGCAATCTGTAGTTCGCCCAAACATAACTTGGAGCCACGGGTGGGAATCGAACCCACACCCTCTCCCTTACCAAGGGAGTACACCACCGTTGTGTTACCGTGGCAAAACTTGGAGCCGATGGAGGGACTCGAACCCCCGATGTTTGTGTGGCGGTTTACGGAACCGCTGCTGTCGCCGCTGAGCCACATCGGCCTAACTAGCCTTCCCAATCTTCTCGATCTTCAGGCTTAAAATCATCTGATTCCACGTAGAAAGATTCTCTTCCTAACGTGTGGATCGCGTTCGCGAGTTCGCGATACTCCGGCGTCCATGCGCTGGCGGGAACGCGCTTCGTCATGCTCTTCAGCTTATGGAAGGCACTCTCCGCGTCTTCGTATCGTTTTCGCCAGTCACTCTTCATAAAATTTGGTACGCCCTCACGGATTCGAACCGCGATCTCACGCTAATCGGGCGTGGGCCTTGCCGTTAGACGAAGGGCGCATCTCACATCTCAAAACTTGGTTGGCGAGGAGAGGATTGAACTCTCGACCCCAGTCTTATCAGGACTGTGCTCTCCCACTGAGCTACTCGCCAAAATAAAAAAGCCGCCATTTCTGGCGGCTCGTTAACTTGCTGATTTTACTGGGTTATTTAATCGTCCCAGCCCTCAGACACGTCAACGCGCACGCCCGTAATAATTCGTTGGGTCGTTGTAGTTCGCGTTGTCTGTGTCTGCTTCATAATTTCAATCTCGCCGTGTATCGTCCGGCAACGCCCTGACGGGACATTCTGTGTGCTACCTACATAGTATACTGCAAAGTCTGGGAATTTGTCCAGACTTGCGAAAATTATTTTTCAGGAGTAGATGGTGACCTTCCCATCGCCAGCTATGGTAAAAGGCTCCGCATCGTAGGAATCCACTTCTTCACCGGGATTCTTCGGGCATGAGCCTTTGACTACGATCTCCGCGTCAGGATCGTAGTCACTGAGTTCCATGATGAATTCTCTTACTGTCATCAGACCGTCCATGGACGCGGATAAGATCGGTTGTCACGCGCCTCGTCTTCCACACTCTTCTGCACGTCCCGCACTTCCTGCCTCGCTGCCACGCCGCCGAGAACTTCGTCCGGGTCATTCTCGTCCAGTGCGTTACCGAGCTTGTCAGTCAGCGCATCGAAGGCTTTGTCCGTGCCGGGGGCTGGCTCATCATTGAGGTTCATTCCCCATGCGTCGCCGTCAATCGTCTCCATGAACATTGCACCGGATGCAACGTTCGGGTCGATCTCATCCTTGATTCCGAAAGCGTCCTTCAATTCATTTTCGAACGCGACCAAGCGAGTTGTCAACTCTGCACGTTCAACCGCAACAGCCGATGTCATCGCGAGGATAGGCTTTAGCTGCGTCTCGATCAATGACGCAAGCTTCGCAAGCTTGGTGTCCGTATCTTTCCTGAAGTTCTCCACGAGAGCGCGGATAGTCAGAATCATCTCGGTCTTTGCGGCCGCAGCCACGGCGCGTTCTTTCGCGACCTTTTCTTGGCTGCAAATCGGGCAGTGATTGAACATCTCGTCAATCGGTGCCGCCGCCGCGTTGTCGATGCCTTCGAGCAGGACGCTGCCTGCTGGACGCTTCTCTTCCTCGATCAGTTGGTTGTCTGCGTTGCGGGCGGGTAGCTTCGTGAAAGTTTCCCCGGCTACCGTAGCCAACATACGTTCACGCGGACTCAACTTCTGCTTCTTTGCTTTGCTTTTTGCCATAGTTCTATTCCTCTTTCACTAATACCATCTCATCGGGCATGATGCCGAAAGTCTCCCAATAGAACGAGTTCGGTATTGGTGGGAGTTTGCGTTTATTCCTGCGCCAATGCTTGCGCCCGTCGCGGATCGAATTCTCCATGCGGATTCGTTCATCATCCATCCAATCCATGAACGAACACTCTAAACCGTTTGGATTCAACCGGATAAAGCGGCGAATCAGGCGGCGGCAGACGTAATTCCGCCCTTTGTTCCCCGGAACAATCCCTTGCTCATGAAACACGTTGAGCGTGCGAAAATGGTCGCGAGAAATCGGATCGAGAAACTGGTTGAAAAGGCTCGTCTCATCCACGCGAGATTTGCCCTCCATGATCTGCAAGATTCGTTCGTAGCCGAATCCTACGTCCACGGAGTGCTGCAATGGGTTCACCAGATTGCCTACTTCGAGTCCGTCCGGCGTGAATAGTTCGCAGCAATAACCGCCGACATTGCCGTCCGACCAAACACACTCCGGGTTCATGCGCACGCCGTAGCCGCGCTGAAGCCACAGATAATCTAGCTGGGAGTCTGGGTGAACGTCCACGTGGTCAATAGGAATCTTCAGGTCGGTCATGATGTCCGACCACATCTGCACGTGGCTCTCGTAGTTGTAGGTGCCAAAGCCGAAGCTGCCGATCATCTGGAAGAAAGTCAGATGCGTGCCATCGCCCACTTCGTCAATGTCGTTCGTGCGCACACAATACTGCACATTGCCGTAGCCTGTGCCGTCCGGCGTCTGAAACCTTGGTTTGAGTGGTTGCATCCCCGCGCTAATGAAGAGAGTGGTTGGATCGTTTTCGGGGATTACGTTGGTTGAAAAAGAGAAAGGGAGACCATACCCGTCAAAATGACGGCGTAAAGTCTCATTTAAGCGTCCCGCTGTGACATGGCATCCTCCTTGGATGTTCTATGTATGATACCAGAAATCAGGATAGTACCATACAATCTTCACATCCAAAAGGGCCGTCCGGCGTGCCGCCGCAGGATGGGCAGCGCTCAGCTTTGATGCACCAGTAGCACTGTTTCTCGTCACTGTGAGGGGAGACGCGCTTACCGCAGATGTCAAAGTTCACGCAGCGCCGTGCTTTCTTCGGCTTCTTGCGGGGACGATCTGGGCCGTCAATCAGGAAATCCGTGAAGTCGCTCATCTGGAAACTGTGGCAGGTTTTATGGAATCCCCCGCCGAAACCTTCCCCGGTTGACGGTCGAGGAGAACGGCCTACCATTATGAGTCAAGGCTAGACACATCCACGGTGTTTACGAGCCACGGGCGCACGACCTATATTATCGAGTCAAGGTAGGACACGGCTCACATTGCTAACGGGTCATCTGGCGGACTCGGCTCGGTATTTTATGTGTTGAGCACACGTGCAATTAACCTGTTGCCAAGGATTGCCTTCCTCCGACATACGTTTCGGATTCCGGTCAATGTCTAAACGTTCTGCTCGATCTTCTTGCTGCGATCATACAACGGTTTCGTGCGATCCAGCTTTGGAGTTTCAGTGGCTACGGCGGCAGCAACGGCTTCAATCGTGCCAGTCGGCGCGGTAGGGCGTGGCTTGCGGGGTTTCCCAGCAGGCTTCGTGCGCTGCTGTGGCACAACCTTGGGTAAGTTGTGCATGTGGTTCGCCGCATAGCAGTTCTTGCAGGCGAAATATTCATCACCGATCCGGTTCCCGTTGGAGCCGTGGCAGAGACATCCGCAGTGAAGGTTTCTTGGCATTACAGTCCGTCCTCGTCTTCTGTTTTTGGTGGATAATCGCCGAAGTCAGTGCCGCTGTGCTCAATCGTGGTGCCGTGTCTATGGCCCCATGAAAGCTCGTACTCAAGCTCTGGCTTCACATCATAGAACAGTCTGATTGTACCACCACTGACTAATTGCAGATGCCACGAATACGGCTTCCGCGCCCGATTGCACTCATCTGTGTACGTTTTGTATGCAGCGGTTTTCTTTGCGTGATCGGCCTTGATCTCAGCGACCGTCATGGTGTCAGGGTAATGCTCGATGGACGGGCCGTATCCCGGTGGATAGACCGGAGCTTTCTTTTTGAACCCCTCTTCCACGAGGAGGTAAGATTGGCGGGCGTTCTCACAGAACGTGCTGAACTCTTCTTCGGTCATTGAATCGGGCACCCACACATACGTGGAGCCGCTGCCGTTCTTCCAACCGATAGGTTCACCGCAACGCCAATGTTCGATCCGTGCGAGTTTCATTTCGATCCTAGATAGCGCAGGGGTGTGCAGCGCTGCACACCCCCACATAGCTCAACCACGCGCAAGCCCTGATTCTCACCGAACGACTTCATGAAGCTTCTACGTATCGGATGTTGACGGTTCTCTATTGCGAGGTACTATCGCCATTCACATAATACCGCGTCTAGTGAATTTGTCAATCGTTGGCACTCCCGGCGAGCATCGAACTCGCATCTGCGATTTTAGGGACCGCGCTCTAGCCACGTTGAGCTACAGGAGTGTGGAACCCCGGACGGGACTTGAACCCGTAACCAACGGATTAACATCCGCTGCTCTAGTGAGGACGGTTTTAGAGACCGCTGCTCTGCTATTGAGCTACCGGGGCATCTTGTGCTGGGGGTTAATACTGAAGGTTGGTGCGCCCGGAGGGACTCGAACCCCCGATCACGGTTTTAGAGACCACAGCTTTAGCCGCTAAGCGTTACGGGCGCATACCCAAGTATACGGAAAACCAACCATCTTTGGCTACCGATACAACTCCAACAAACTCATGAACTTGGTGGGGCTGCGACGCTACTAACGCCACAGCCCCGTGGCACGCGGGGATGGAATTAAACCACCGACCTTCCAGCTTGCGCCGGATGCTCTTTCTCTGAGCTACCCGCGTATGGAGCCTGATGACCGGAGTTGAACCAGCCGACCCCCGGACTAAAAGTCCGGTGCTCTGCGCTGAGCTAATCAGGCGCAACAAACTTGGTGGGCACCTGAGGAATCGAACCTCCGGCGAATGCGGATTACTTGCGCGGTACTCACCATGGTATTTCCCGCGTTTTCAGTTTGCCGTACTTGGCTCCGCAAGCTGCTGTCCGCTGCCTAGTGTCCTGCTCTTTCTAACAGAACATTTACGGCGCGGTTCCCTAACAGCGTGTGCCCGTTTTACATTTGGTGCAGGGCCGGGAGTCGAACCCGGTTTCTCATCTCACGATGAGGGCAAGCGCCGTGTTGCCAACTTCAGCTTTTGGTCTGATAAGTGCGACCTATCTTCGCCTGAGCCTTTATCCTGCATAACTTGGTGGGCGGTGAAGGACTTGAACCCCCGACCTCTCGGACAAGCCGAGCGCTCTTTCACTGAGCTAACCGCCCTTGGTGCGCGGGGATGGAATCGAACCACCCTTGCTTTCACGTTTATTGACAGGCTTCCAAAGAAGCGTCCCTCTCATTCCCCCTGTCTCACCGATGGCGCTCATGAAGCTGTCGTAACGGAGATCAACCCGTCTTCCAACTTCCCACTGAGCTACCCGCGCAAACTTAATCTTCCATTTCGGCGCAGTATCCGCATTGCGGACACGTCACACCGTATAAAATCCCCCAGCAATAATCTTTGCCACACTTCACGCAACGCAGTTTGTGTGAACCGGGGTTTTCTGAACCGCAGCAGCACACGCGCTCTGTCCGCGTGAAGATTTTCAAAAGATCAATCACTGTATGTGTCTCCGTTTGTCTCACCTTTTTTACGGATGCCCCAGCCGCCGCGCCAGTAAACTTCCAGATCGTCGTCCCACTTCGCTTCCCGGCGTTCATTCCAGCTAGGCCAAACTTCATATTCCTTTGCACCGATCCCAAGGATACCGCCCATCTTTTCTTTCTTCGGCGGCAAATCTTTCACCGGGTCTTTCGGACTCAGGTTCTTCTCGTAAAAATAATCCGCCGCGCTCCGGCACTTGTCGCTGTTGCCCGGACGAATCTCCTGAGTTTTCTTCTCCACCCAACGATGAAACGCGTCCATGTCAACCTTCAATTCGACGTCGCGGGCGGCTTTCCGTGTCTCGTCATCGGTTGCTTTGTAGCGCTGTTCGGTTGCTTCCCCAAGCTCTGAGTAATCCACAGGGGCCTCGGGGTTGTCCCAGAGAACATCTGTGATGCTCATTGGCTGGATCACCACCTTCGACCCGCTCGTCACGTACTTGCCGCCAACGACGTCGAAATAAGGCTTCAGCTTTTCATCGCGAACCAGAAGTTGCAGTCTGCCATCCCAATAAGCAGGTTCCGTCGTCACGCAGAAGATGTCTACGTTGTTCACGCAAACTTCAATCTCGCCGGACGGGTCGGCTTCCTGCAACTCTCTGATTAGGTCTTTCGTTTTCATTGTCCTGCTCCCTCGAACTTTGCCTTGAGTTTAAGATACTGCTCGCGCTCAGCCTGTGCCGCCGCTACCTTCTTTTGCTCATCTTCAGCGGCACGCTTCTCAATCGCCTTGCGCTTCTCTTCGGCAATCTCAGCCGTGCGTCTCTGGACAAAACCGTCGATGTTGTCCAGATCGGCGTAGGGGATGTGGAACGACTCGTAATCCGTATCGCCACAGGAGTAGTATTCGCCTGTGATCTCCATACCTTTCTGGTCAAGCTCATACTTGTCGAAGCCGTAATGCTTGTCGATAATTCCGGCCTCACGGCACTTGCCAAACACCTCGTTGGCGATCTCATAAATCTGGTTGTTAATCTCGTAGGCTTGCTGTGCGAGTTCAGAGTTTGTCATTGTATTCTCCTAGTGATCTCTTCGTAAATGCCTTCGATTCCACCGTGCTCAACAAAACCGTCAATATTGTGGTTGCGCATCAGCCAGCCGCCAGTGCGATTGTCCGAGTACAGGACGCCTTGCAGCGAGCGCAGCCGTTTGACAAGATGCTGCGCCTGCTCGATGGACTTACAGTTGTGCTGCACCCAGTGCGCACGCGGCGACCTGTCGTAGTTGTAGACCCACAGCTTGATGTAGACGCGCTTAGTCATTGGCTGCCCCTTCACTGAGATATGGTGTTCCGCAGTCGAGCCACGCATCAGGCGGCACGGCGCGTCCGGCGAGGCGTTCCGCCAGCATTTCGCGTTGCTGCTTGTCCTTGGTCGTATCGCGCCAGATCGCGTAATTGGACAGGCAGCGGCGCTGGCTCTGTTCGAGTGGCACGGTTGCCACGGCGGACAGACCCATGTTGTCATCAGGCTCGTAGAAGACCTGATGTCCTATGTCATTTTTGTTGAGTTTTTCGACCACGCGGAAGAGCGCAGCCTTATCGGGCACACCGATAAGAACCATGTGCGGAACTTCGCTATAGTCTGTTGGGAGACGACGAGCAACTTCAAATGTGGCGTGATTGGACTGCACTATCTGTTGCGCGAGCGAAATGTCCTGTCGCACAAAGACGTAGAAGTAAGGATGAACCTAGAGACCTTCGAGTTGGAGCTTCATGTTTGCTTCTCCTGCTGCTATTATACTGCGAATTCGGAAAATTTGTCCAGATTTGCGAAAAATTATTTTTTCGAGCCGTAACAGAATGAAAATACAGCGTTTTTAAGCTCGTCAAAATCTACGCCAATGAACAGCTTCTCGTCTGGGAAGGCAAGTCCCGGCATGGACGCCATGCCTTGCCGATAGATGTAACCGCCCTTCGGCTTGGCCGCGCTCGCCACGACCTCATCGTAATGATCGGCGCAAAACCAGCAGCCATCCCATTTGATCGGGGCGGGCTTATCGCAGAAAATCGGGTCACCGTCTTCCCCCGGCTCCATGTGAAAATCGACAATGTATTGACAGAAATTCATGATGAGCAGTTGCACTCGCCGTTGAAAAATTCGCAGTTGCAGATGCGGCAAACTCCCTGACCTTCAACGTACTGTATGTTTGCCATGTCCATCAACTCATCATAATGGTCGGCGCACCACCAGCTATCCAATTCGTCTTTGAAGTGTGCAACCTTGCCACACTGCACCACTTCATCAACAGGGTTGCCGTAAGCGTCTTGGTCGCCCTCAAATAGAATAACGAATTCACAGTAATGCTCAGTCATTGGTGATCGAGTGGGTGTTGCCGTTGAGAATCCACGAAGTGCCGTACTTGTACGTCCCGGTATAGCGCGGCGCGGTGGGGCACGAATGGCTCAGATTTTCGTAGCAAGGCCAGCCACACTTCCAGCAGTCACCAACATACTTGGCGCTCCCGGTGGTGCCTTCAGGCGGATACTGAATTCGACCGGACGTGCAGCATTGATCGCACATCACCAGACCTCGATTGCATAAGGCTGTGCGTATGTTTCGATCTCACGGACGAGCGCCTTGAGTTTGATGTACGTGCTGAAATAGTAGCAAGCCGCTGCTTTATCCCCGCGCTCCAAGGCAGCTTCCAAGTCATTCTTCCAAAGACTCGCGGCGTTCGAATAGTATTCGTACTGCGCCTTGACCACTTCTTCGCGCACAATTTCTTTGTTCATAGCCTATAATACTCGATCCTGCCTGCTCTTCCAGTCAGCGAAATGAAGCGCGTCATCAATGCCTTCTTCGGTCGCCGGAAATCTGGCAATCGGGCCCAGTCGCTTATCCCACGGGTCAAGGAAGTGCGGGTCCATCTCTTTGCCGCGCAGGAAAGCGAGAAAGGCGTCAAATTCGCACTCGTAGACGAGAATTTTCCTGCCATCCAGTGTGGTGCATCCCGGATAGTAAACTTCGCACACCCAGATTGTCCGCTTGTCTTCTGCGCACTGCGCGTGGATGAGCTTGAAGTTCTTCGGATTAGGGTTCGGCGGTTCGTACTTGCCGTCACTGAAAAGCTTGATGAGTCCCACTACAGCGGTCTCCTGCCATTCTCGTCCCACGGGCGCGAAGTGAAAATGTTTAGGATGTAAAGCCAGCGGCGGAACACCTGCCACAGATCGAAGAAATAGCAATTGAGACGGTCAAGAGTAAACCAGATGATGAGAAGCGCGAGAATGCCCGCGTCGAGATAATCGCCGCGCAGCCAAGGACCAAGTGTGGTGTTCATAACAGGATTCTACCACAAACAAAAAAGCCCGCTTGCGCGGGTTCTTTTGTGGTGTTGAGGAACTGACCCACCGGGTCAGGCTCATTAAGCATGAGCAGCCATTGCCTTTGGAGCGTTGGCGTTTACTGTTTTTTGCCCCCTATTAACGCTGGGAACCGATCATCGGGTCGTTGGCGCTATCCTCGCATCATTCACCGTCGAAGCCGTGACGCCCCCATAAGCCCTGCTGTGGGAGTACCACCAAATCTTTATGGTGGAGGCGGCGGGAGTCGAACCCGCGTCCGATAACGTGTCTGGTGCCTATTGTCTTACGGTCTTCTGTAAAACGCACGACCATCAATCTTCTTCTACATTATACTGAGAAGTTGGACTTTTCGTCCAGTTATTTCAACGCCCTCGCATCGAGCGGCGATATTGAGTCTGGAACTTACGGTCTTCATTGACCATATCACGGACTGACTCATACGCTTCGTCCGCCGCCCAGAAATCGCCTTCATCGAACTTCTTCAACTCTTCGCTGAGGTCAAGACCAAGCTCGTCAATCCACGCGAGCAGCTTCTTGCGGCGATACTTGCGCATCTTCGCCACTTCTTCATCAGTCATACCCTTACTCTGTACTGGTGCGCCTTGCGTGATAAGCGGAAGATCAGCTTCCGGGTGAATTCCGGCCGTCTTCCCGCCAGAGAGGATGTCAATCTCTTTCTCCAGTTCGGCTGCGCGTTCCTTCGGGTTTTTCCACGAATTCAAATATTCTTCATCCGAGAGCATCGCTTCCGCAATCTGACGCGCTCGCTCGCGATAGACAGGCGGCACGGTGGAACCGTGCGTCACGAGGAAATAGATGACACCAAGGTAGTGCTGGTTGTCGTCCGATCCCGAAACAGGGCCCTTATCAAGCTCGCGGAGCAAAGGTTCAATTTCTTCTTCGGGGACGGGAGAATCAAAGCCTTGGGATTTGTCCGGGCGGTGTGCATCCAGAAGATCATGCACCGTATCGCCATCATAAGAACGCTCGCCCCATTGTCCGGCGATCTTCTCTCCGGCGCTGAACTTCCGTGCGCGTCCCTGTGCGTGGTCTTCAACAAACTGACGTAGATCAGCAGCGCTCATCGCGGCGCAACCTTTGATGTCTTCGCTAGGGCCGATCTCGGACAATGCGTCCAGACCTGCGAGTGCTTTCTGCACGGCAGCTTCGTAACGAGACGGAACAGCTTGCGGCCCTGTGACACGTTTTCCGCGCAAGTAGCTGTTTGGGTCTTCGGCGGTCTTATCACTGCTCATCATGTGCTGTGGTACTTGCTCGTGGGTCGGCTCCACACGAGATGGGTCTTTCGGATGCTCAGTCCATGATGCCCACATTCCTTTTTCGGCGGCGATCTGTGGCGCGAACTCAGCGCGGATGATCTCTTCCGCTACGTGAAGCTCCGGCTCTTTGGTAAAAGCGAAGACTGAGACGGCATCCTCTTCAAAATTGATTACTTCAAAATCTCTCATCCCCGCTTTGGCAAGATAGTATGCGACTTTCCCTGCGGCTTCCATGGGAACGGCAAAGCTGAATCGCGGCGGCTGTCCGGCGAGCTTCTTTTCAGTTCTCATACTTGCGATTGGGCGTCCGGCGTTCGGGGAAATTTGCTGGGGCTGTTGTTGCTTTTGCTTGAAGCCGGGGGGCAGGTTTAGGCGAGACTGCCAGCCGGGAGTTTGTCCCGGTTGCTGCTGTTGCGCTGGCGGACACTGCACGTGCGTTTCTTTTCCACCGGGATAGTTCACCATCTGACCTTCGGCGATGGGCTGATGGCACTTGGGGCAAACGGAGTCCGGCTGACCTTCATTGGTCAGTCCAACTGCTGTCTTTTTCAGGAGATTCGCCATGAATGAAGCCTCACTCATGGGTCAGAAAGCAGGATTTTAAGCGGGAAACTTGCCTAAAGTCTCGAACAGGATGTCGATGGCGTCCATTGCAGCGGGGCGCAGCGGGTTGTCAAAATCAATCGTCCGGGCGTTCAAGAACGCAATGGCTCCAATCAGGATTGACTGACCAGTAACGTGCTTTTCTTTGTTGCTCTTCAACATTGAGACCCTCCGGCTACAGCCGCTTGAGCGGCTTCCTGCGGTTGACAGGGAACGGCGGCATGGGCGGCGGCTTCGTCACGAGTGAACAGCCCTTCGCAGACCTTGCAGCGCCGTTTTCCCTGTTCGGCTTGGAATACCTTGCCTACGGTGTCCATCAATTCAAGTATACCGCTGAAACGACGGTTTTGGCTAGGTTTAAGTGCTTTGTTTAGTTGACTTTACTGGGGTTTGCAGACTCTTCTTGGAACATCCCGGCATCCGTGCGCTCGTCCACGACGTCGGCGTACATGCGCAGGAGTTTGGCGAAGTCATGACCGCGCTCGGTGACATTGCCAATGCAGGTAATTGAAGGCGGCTCTTTGCCAACCATCATCCCGGCGTAAGAGTAGCCGTGCTTCATCGCTAAGAAGGTGAATGTCGTGTAGGCTTGCAACAGATCGTCTGGAAGACTCATTCCAGCATTGTATCACATGCAGATGCCGGAGCCGCCTGAAGGTCCACCATTGTTGCCCCCGGAACCGGGACCGCCGCCCTGACCACCGCTTGTGTTCGGCTGGTAGCCTTTATAGTTCGGCGTGTCGCGGATCACATCGGGCCAGTTTTTGAACAGCGGAAAGTGCAAATAGTAATTGCCGTGGAACTCGATCCAGTAACCCCGGAAAGGATCAAAGCCAGCGTTAAGAATCTTGACCGTGCCCGTGGCAATCGGTGTGGGCGGTGGTGGGACGGGAAGTCCCGTCATGATGTAGAGGTAAGGCGTTGCGGCGAACGGCGGCGCAGAAAGTTGTACGCCTGTCAGTTCCTTACCGAAGTATTTTTGCAAGAAATATTTGTAGCCATCGGCCCGCGAAAATTGCCCGACGTCGTAGGAAATCATGTAAAGGGAGTTGCCGAACAGAACTGTAGTTTGAAGTTTCGCTACGATGGTTTGAACCGAGAGTATGGCACGCAGCCCACTATCCCACGGCACGCCTGTGACAGGGATCACCTGTTGCGGCTGGGGTTCGCCAAGTTGCAACGCGAAGATATTTTCGGGTGTTGCCATTAGTCTCCATATCTGCGTCTCATCTCGCAGTCATACCTGTGCGGGAAAGGTCGCTCGTGCAATTCCGCCGTTCGCCCACACTTAAGGCATTTGAAAGTCCACGTGAGTTCATCGTTCTCGTCACGGAGCATTTCGTAGCCAAAGCCTTCATCCATATCTTGCATGGCGGCTTCAATCTCACGAATTTCTTCAGGAGACGGTTCCCAATCCGGGTCGGGATCGCCGAACATATCTTCGGCGTCCATGTCGTCAAACTTTCCCATTTTGTTGCATCTCCACCCAGATTTTCTCAAGACGCTTTGGGCTGTGCTTGATGTCGACCATGGTAAAAACCATCGGCAACATCACCAGCCACATGATAAGGGAAAATATTGCCATGACCACCGCTGTGCCATGTCCGAACTTCAGCGCACCAAAGTACACGTCAAAAGTGCAGAACCCTGTCATGAACAGCAATCCACATAGCCCCAGCATCGAACGGCCCACGACCATGTTTTTGTAGACTAACCGCAACGTTTGAAATTTCATCATTCCCACCCGGTGCCGCCGCAATCATCACAACCTTTGCCGCCGCATTTCTTACAGTGTAACATGTCTGTAAGTTCGGGGTGTTGCGCTGCGATTTGCGCATCCTTTTCAGCGCGGGCCTTGTGGTAGGCGTCCAAGAACTGTTTTCCCTCTGGCGTCTGCTTGAATCCTGTTTTGAAGCTGATCCAGAAGGCTGTCCAGAACTTCTCGATCCAATTTTCCCAGATGTGCTTAATGGGCCAGATCGCCAATGCTCCGAGACCAGCCCAGACCCAATGTGAAGCCATATTAGAAGCTCAATATCCAACTGAAAATGATGTCCACGCCAGCAGGCAGAATGAGCGGCGGGAGCGTCTTGTAATTGATGAGCACCACGCTATCTGCCGGACCCGGAGGCGTTGCATTCGGGTTAAAGTATGGTGCGGTAAGCATGTTCGTCGGTTGGTTGCCAGCGCCTACGAGTGTCCCGCCGCCGATCAATCCCATTTCGCGGATGGCCTGCGTGATGTTATCGGTTGTGGCGTTGACTGTAGTCTGGAAGTCCACCATTGTGCTGAATGTAGCCAAGGGGTTGAAGTTTGCATCCACGTAGTTGATACGCGACACTGGTTGCCGAAGGAACTCAGAAATGAGCGCGGTTTGAAGAGGCGATGCGTCCGGCTGTGTTTCGGGGGCCCAACTTGGGGAGCCTGCACCTAGCGCCAAACCCCAGATACCGTAGAGCGGGTCAGCGGATACGCCAGCCTGACCAAGGGTGTAGGGCGGATTCGGAGCGCTCGGAAGCGTGTTCGCCATCAGGCGGGCGAAAAGCCACTTCACAACGTTCACGATGACGTTGTGACCCTGCCATAAAACTTCGCCGTTGTCCGACCGAAGGACACGGATGTTGATGTGGGCGGGATACGTCTGCCGATCAAGCATATCCGAACCAAGGTCGATTTTCTTAATTTCTGCCATAATAGCCTCTATCCCTAAACTCGTAGCCTAAAACCTGTGTTTTTGTGTCAAATTCCGTGCCAAGCGCCACAAGAGCAAGCGCCTTCAACAACATCGCACAGAACGCCGCCGTTTGCTCCTAGCAGACCCTTGTGCGCTTCGAGAAGCGTGTTGTAAAGGACTACCTTGCCGTTCTCCGTCTGCGAACAACAGACCAGCAATTCAGCATACGAGTGCCTGTGCTCATCAGGGTGTGCCTTGATGTGATCGAGAACTTCCTGTAAATCAGCCATGCTGTTCAATACTCTCCGCTGGCTTTGCTTCGGTGAAATCGTTGTCCGTAATCGTGCGGAAACCAATCTTCTGCGCACGGCCGTCAGACCGCAAGTGATAAACCTGCCAAGTGCCATCGTCCTTCTTCACACCGTAGCGCCGGATGTAATACTGCGGGATAACGAGCACGTTCTTGCCCTCGAAGGTGCCGTAGTATCCAATTCTGTCGATCAGCATCAAGCCGCTGAAAATCTGCCGACCGCTGAGTTTGTCACGTTCGAGACGCTTCTTCAATTGATCCAATGGGACAAGATCGTCGTAAGTGCGCGTCGGCTTGAGCCAAATCTGCTCTACACCGCGAAACTTATTCTCACCACCACTGCGATGATGCACCATGTCCGGGCGAACCGTGTCTTTTGGCTTGTAGTGATCGTCAGGGGGCATGGTCATGCTGCGTGCTTCATCGTTTTTAACTTGCTCAGCGCTGCGTGGAGCATCATCATCCCCGGCTTCCTTGACCTCTTGCGGCTTGTCCTTCGGCTCTGCGAGAGCATCTTCCGGGATCGTCGTCCAACGGAAACGATTGCGAGGAACAGGGAAATTGAGCACGCGCATCTTGCTGAACGTCGGGCGTCCGGGGAAAATAGCTGAGCGACCATCGGGGAACTTCACGATGTAGTCCTGTGGGCCGTGGTACAGAGCCATGTCCACGCCACTCATCGCCTCCGGCTGGTACGTCATGCCGCCGACGCTGATGGCACGCGGGATACCGTTTAGCTGATTCGACTTCATCTCTTGCTCATTCACGAAGCTGACAGGCTCGGTAAAATCAATGCTGCCCTTTTTCTTCATTTGACGCAACAGTTCATTCTTGAAATTCTTGCCGGGGCCAACCTGAACCGCGCCAGCGGGACGGCCCGCCTGATCGTACACGACAACGAACATCGGGCGAGGTTGTTGCTTCAGCGTGCGGTTGCGATACATGCGAATCACGCGTGCGGTGTCACTCGGTTTAGTCTTTTCTTTCGGGGAGTACGTCAGTTCAACGTGACGGACCTTGGGAGTTCGCTGAATTTTGGTCGCGGCTTCAACTCGCTGCCAACTAGGTGTGGGAAGGGCTTGAACTCTCAGAGCATTAGCAACATTGCTCAATTCGTTCAGCATGTTTTCTTCCGTGGACATCAGGTATTCACTGTAATATTCCGATGGTTTCAACGCGACGAACTTGCCCTGCACCATGTCATCAATGTCGTCAAAGGCAGACGCCAACCACTTCATCTTGCCACGAATGATGAAATCGTACTGCTTTTCATCGCTGCCGACACCGCCGAACTCAATCTCTTGTTCACGGCCCACAAGATCGAGAAGAGTGTTGTACAACTTTTGCATGAGCGGATACTGGTACTCGTGCGCCGCCTTTATATCTTTTTCGCTCTTTGTCTCGCGGGCTTTTCCAACAATCTCGCTGCGCTTAGGGTCATTACCCAGCCTGACAGCTTGCTTCAAAGCTTTCTCCGCGTCCTTTAGCTCATAGTCAGCCTGCCGCATGGTGCGCCACGCGTTCTCACCCAATTGCTCGCGCACGTGTGCCTGCGAGTGAAGCGCTCTGGCTACCCAAAGCATGTCGCTTATGATCGTTGATTCTATGGCAATCGCCATGGGATAGAATTCATCAGAGCCAGTTGAGATCACTTTCTCCACTTGACGCATACTCTTGTCGATGTGCTGAAGCTTCTCGCGGATGAACTGGTCTACGTCTTTGTCAAACCCCAAAGGTTGTTCGATTGAAACGTATTCTGCAAGTGCATCCCAGATACGCTTAATCGGGGCCCACTGATAGTCGTGCGCTGTTTTGGATTCTTCTCGGCTCCAGCTACTCTTCGCCTTCTCGTAAAGCTCAGTGCGCTTTGGATCATCGTTCAGCTTACGAGCCATGCGGATGAGTCTCTCGGCCTCTTTCTCGGTAATCTCAGCGGCGGTCACAACACGCTTCTGAGTCTCGTTGATGAAGTCCATCGGAATCTCAAACGTGCCTTCGTAGGTAGCGACTGTTGGGTCTTGACCGGACACATCCTGCTCTTTGGCTGAGTCAGACTCCGTGCTCATGCTCTTGAATGTGGCGAGCACTGTAGCGTAAATATTGACGATAACTTTCTCGTCAAACTCCATGCTCATCATGAACGAAGCCACTTCGTCGAGCAGCACATGCACCGCCTCAGCGATAAGCTGGGACATAGCCCCCGGCTGTCCTTCCGCGAGTGGCAAGGTCATAGAAAACACAGTAAAATTGGGAATTCCAAGGTCGATCAGAATAGTCACACGCGGGTTCGCATCCCTGATGATTGTGATGTCAAGCTGCCCGTTCGGGGGCGAAACATACGCGGTTTTGGTTGCGTTATCCATCTATTAGAATAACCCGAAGATGAAGTCTTGATCCTGTGGGCTGCCAGAGATTTCCCAAACCTGATTGAGGCGTGGTGCAACCAGACCGTAAGACCCAGTTGGATTCCAATTGCCCACTTCGCCCGTAAATGGCTGCGGCTGTCCCGGCGCTGGGAAAACGTCGAAGTTCAAGACGCCAACCCATTGCTTTGGCTGGCTGAATGTGTTGAGTCCAACGTTGCGCCACTTGACCAAGCTGCCGTCAGATGTTGTTCCGTTCTCCGTTTCGTTCCACACCGGAGCGGAGCCAGTTTGTGACACCCCACCAGCAATAGCAAGCTGCGTGTTTCCGTTTGAGTCCACAATAATCTGACCCACGAACACCGTTCCACCCGGAACCCAACTGGTGCCGATGCCAACACCGCTCGTTTGAATCGGGGCTTGACCCAGCACATAGTTGCTGTTTGAGAGATAGTAGCCTGACTGAAGTGTCGGGGTTACAAACGCACTTGTGTTGATGCTCTGGAGCGCGATAGTAGCCGTCAAAGTGATCTGGAACGTGCTAACTTCAGCCGTCCCTGTATCATTCGGGTTGCTGTAGTTAGCGTGCGTAAAGGTTGCGGTGAAACCTGTCGGCGACGCCGTTTCCACGACCACCGTCTGACCATTCAGGAATGTCTCGGCTGTCCCGGCAAAGGTCACCAGCATTCCCGGCACAAACTGATTTGGCGTGGATACAGACAGCAGGTTGTTGACAATCTGTGTGCCGTTGATGTTCGAGACAATGTTCAAGACATTCTTGATCGGAGATGTCACGTTCAACTCCGCGTTTGAAAATCCGGTGATGGTCAGGATTTCACCTTCATGCAAAAACTGAGTGACAGGGACGTATGTGTACGTCGCGTTGGAGCCGTCCGCCATGCCGTTGATGATACGCACGTTGATGGTTGGAAGGTTGTTCCAAGCCACGGTGGTGAGCATTGGGGCCAACAGCCTGCCATACGCCGCGATAGTGGTTTTCGGATTGTTCGGTGGGCGCTGCGATTCGCTGTCGTCCGTTGGGATCGGCGTCGGATTAAGGACAGGTGCTTGAATCAACATTGGACTGAGTGGTTCCGCCTCAGACTGCTGCACGAAGATACGCAGAATGTCATCAATCCCACCCACACCTACGCATGAATCACTTGTTGGGACTGACCATTGCGTGTCGTCCGGGCAGCCAGCATCCGGGCATCCTGTATTCAGGCACTCGCAATACATGTTCGAGTATGCTTGCTGATAGAGCGATTGCCACTGCGCGTTGAGTGCTTGGTATTGCAAGATGTTTGTAGCCGCAGGAAAACCGAACGTTGCGGTTCCCTGTGTTTCCGCAGCAGTGGCGTAATCCGCGTGAACGAATGATGCTGTAAACGAGTTACCCGTAATGTTGAGCACCTTAAGCGGCACGCCGTTCAAGAACGTGGAGTTCCCAAGGTAAACGAGTGTAACCACCATGCCAGAGGTTATCGGGACGCTGAAGCTGAGGTCAACTGTAACGATATTGGATGTCACAGACGTGCTTACAACTGCTGGCGAGATGTTTTGCCACGTCAAGTTACCGTCAGCCGTGTTGATAAGAGATGTCTTGCTCCACACGGGCACCGTGCCGCCGCTCTCATTCGGAAACGAGCCGATGCTTGTCAAAAGCTGAAAGTTCTTATTGCTGTCGAGAACCAAACTTCCCAGCGTGAACACCGAATTTTTCTGCCAGAACAACGCAGGTTGAAGCTGGGTGTATCCGGTAAATTCGTAGTAGCTTTGCTCAGTAGGTAAACCGCTCAACTCGTTGTACTGTGTGGCGGTGAGATAGCGTGGACTGATAAAGCAATCAAGCGCGGCTTCGTTTTCGCCAAACACTGTAGTGAATTCCAAACCAACGTGTGCTGGCTTAGCAAGGTCAATAGCGCCGTAGAGACTGGCGATGATTGCCTGAAGCTGCGCGAGAGAAGTCACGGTGGTTAGCGGGTTTGAGCCTGCGTTACCGACCTGCACTGACACAAGAATAGAGTTAGCGTCTGACTCATCGTAGACGCCATTGCCAATCTGTTTGTAGAGTTCTTGCACAACGATCTTCAGCCCTGTGTAAGCAAAGATCACGTCTTGGATCGCGTCAACAGTTGTGCCTTGCTTATAGGCGGCGATCAACTCCACAAGCATTGTCTTGAACTGCGTGTCAAACTGCTGCGGGCTGGGCCAGTTGGATGAGATGTAGAGCGGTGCTGCCCAACGACGGCGGATGTCTGGCGGGGTCAAGAAGCTTGGGTCTTTGTTCACCAAGTCATACGAATAGTCGTAGTCCAGCTTACTGAGTTCGATAGCCAAGGCGCGGAGGAAATTTCCCCACGTGCTTTGATCGTTGCGCGTGGTATAAAAGTTCGCCACAGCCTGAAGCAGCGAATTTAGTCTCGCGTCTTCATACTGAAGAAGGTCTTCTCTCGATCTCAGATAGAGCAGGTCAGGGTTGTTATTCGTCGCCATGATTAGCTCGTTGGTGTCACATAGTTGATGGTGATAGTGCCCGGTGATAGATACTCAGTCGGCGACACAGTAACGTCACTCGCGCCTTCTTCATCAAACACCTGATAAGTGCAGAAGTAAGGCAGGTTGCCGGGATTCGCCACGTCAGTTGGGATAGTGACCATGACCTTGCCTTCGTATGCCGTAGCGTAAGCCGTAAGGTTCGGGTTGTTGATGAAGTACGGATCGTTTACACCAATGATGTAAAATGATCCCGGCGAATCGAACGTAGCTCCGGGTGCAACTGCAAGATGCGGTACACTAAGTGCCGTGGTCAAGAAGCTGCTGACGGATGTTGCACGCTCGAATGCCTGACCCTGATACAAGAAGTCCACAATAGCGTTTGGATCGCCGCCAGATGGGATTGTTGAGTCGGACAAAACCTGCGCGGTTGTGATCCAGCTATTCTGCGGGATGCTGACCGGGACACCATTCACGGAAGAATTTACACCGGAGAACGCCGGATCAGAACTCAGCTTAGTCCAAGGTGTTCCGGTTGGGACTACAACCCCTATGTCATAGGAACCGTTAGACTTAGCGCACTTGATGAGTGGGATTTCCACGCTCTTCACGCCTGTGATGTTCTGAATCTGCTGAATCAGTGATGACTGGTACAGCGTGCCGACCGAGTTGTCCAGCACAATGTTGATGACCGTGCGAATGACCGGATCAACTGTCGCTGCTGACGTGTTCGCGTCCAAGGTCACAGTCAACGTAATGTCAACTGGATTTGCAACCATCGCCTTGACCAGAACACTTGCTCCTGCGGACTTCGTTTCAGCGATTGTGTTTGCAAGCATCTGAACGAACGTCGGGTACTGCGTGCTGATCGTGAAGGTCTCAGTCACAAAGTAGGACACGTTTACAGTCGCGCCGTCAGGGATCGCTCCTGTCACGATTCTCGCGAGAGTAGCGGAGCCTGATACCGGATCAACCGTCAACGTGTAATCCAAATTCTGTTTCATGACAACGTTTGTTACGCCGTTGTTGTAGGTCACTTTGATGTAACGAGAAGCATACGGTACGCCGTTGCCGACAAGACCGGATGGGTCATACGCCAGTGATCCTGCGATGTCCAAGCCGCCGTCTGTCGTGTTATACGCGCCGTCCCAGCCGTCTAAGATCAGACTGTAGCCGAGTTGGGTGACAGGGAATGTTGGAATACCAATCGTATAGCTCTGCGGCAGCCACGTGTTGTTCACGAAGCCGTCGTTGTCCAATGTAGTTGGCAGCGTGCCGCTAAGCACTTGAGACTCATTGGCGATGAACGAAAGACGCTCGTACAACACATACTTGTTGTAGGTCACAGACAACTGCTGGTTAGGCTGGATCGCGCTACCAGTTACAATTCCGGTGTCAGGCGTGGTTGACGCGGCGATACCTGTGTCGCTGTTGTTCGTGTAATTAGCCCCGGAGAAGTTAGCGGTGAATTGCGTGTTCGACGCCGTGAGCACGGTGACCGTTTGGTTGTTTAAGAACGCTTCGGACGTGCCGCTGAGAACAACCGTCTGCCCGACGGTGAAGCTGTTTGGCGCGGTGACGGTCAAGACATTGTTCGAGATTGAAGTCGCCGTGATGCCCGCCGGAGTCGGGTAGTTGCTGTAAGTGAAGACAGCGGTAAACGATGTCGGTGTAGCTGTCGCGATAGTGACAGGCTGGTTGTTCAAAAACGTGGCATTGGTTAAACCAGACAGAGTTACGACCGAGTTCGCGCTGAACTCATTGTTGCACACCACTGTAAGCACATTGTTCAGAATCGCTACAGACTTGATCGCCACTGATGATGTCAGTGCTTGCAGTGCATATTGCAAGTACGGGCCATACGGGACGATAGTGTAGTCAATCCCATATTGATACAGCGTCGAAAGGTCACTACTGCGCACGGACAGGACGTTGCCCGGACTGCCGCTCGCCGCGATAGTCTGTGCCATGCCGATGTCAATCAACGTTGGCGATGTCAACGGGGAAGCAACTGTAACCATGTTTGTTACGGGGGTGCTCGTCAACGAGACCTGCACCGTGTCGCCTGCGGCGTTAGAGCCGCCTTCCAGCAAGAAGTCGGATGTGTGAATCAGTGTAATGTCGTCGCTCGGTATCGCGCCTGTCTCGGTGGACGATCCTGTAACCGAGTAAACTTGCAACACAGGCTGTGACGATGGCACGTAGCTCAGCGGGGAACCTTCGCGCATGAACAACTGGAAACTGTAGGTTCCTGACGTAGCACCAGCCAGCGTGCCAAGGGCAACAGTGTTTGTGGCGGGGTTCGTGTTGATGATAAGCGGAACTTTGGCATACGTGGTTGCGCTTCCCACATATTGATATGCCATGTCATTACCGTTGATGATGATGGTGCCGCCGAAGAACTGCGCTCTGTCAAGCGAAAGGTAGAAACTGCCGGACGAGCGAGACACGTAAAGCTCAACACCATCGTAAGGCGGGAAAGCCAGTGAGTTGAAATTGTTGATCTGGAACGTGTTGTTGCCAAGATATGTAAGCGAAGAATACGATGTGTAAACACCGTATGTGCCGTTGTTTTGGTAGACGAACGGCACGAAGTTGTCTTGCTGTGAAAGGGTGTTACCTTGAACGTAGATGTCCACTGCGCCGTACACGTGCTTCTGACGGGTTGGGTCCCAATCACGAAGCATGAACAAATCTCCCGCCGCGACAACTTGTGCGCCGATGATTCCCGGTGTGCTGAGCGCGGCAACGAGGTAGCCGTTGCGCGAGCTACTATCAATTCCGGTAACCAAGCGAGCCTGAATACGCGCCGCAAAACCAGAGTTGGATTCTTGGTCACTACCAAACTGAGCACCAATCAGGTTCGTAACGTTGATCCCGGCTGGCGTGTTGGCGACTGTCTGTGTGATCGTGCCCGCGCCCACATTGCCGATTGACCCCGGCTGAGTGCATTGTGCGGGAACGCTTACACCCCACCAGCCCGTGGTGGAGTTGTAGAACGATGCCAAGTTGGTGATGTCAATAACACCCTGCCCTTGTGTCTGGAATGTGAGTGAAGACGTTGTAGCGCTGGGAATGGTGCTTACTGTTGCACCTTCAGGGATCACAATACTGGACTGTGGCTGCTGATACGTGTAGAACGTAAGCACCACAGTAGATGCCGTTGAACCGAGACGGACAAGTCCGGCTTGCTCACCTAACAAATCAAACTGCTCATTGATTAAATTCTGCGTATCCTGCGGGGACAAACCGTAGGCACGAGCGATCTGCTGCTTGTATGGCGATGACTGGAACGGATCGGACACACCGTTGCCCGTGGAGTCATCTACCTGTGAAATCGCGGAAATGCTCGTGGACACGCGGGCGAACCATTCACGCACGGACATGTTCGCTGCTTCAATTGAGAACGGATCAATGAACAGGTCTCGCGCTTCAGAACGCGGAGATAGATCGAGATCAGGTAGCTGCTTGTTGATCTGCGCGATCAAACGTCCAGCGATGTCTTCTTTACGTTGAAGGACAGGGAAGTCCGTTGGGCCAGCCAGCTTCAAATTGACAAAGCCGCAAAGTAGTGGGCCATTCTCCACGGATTCATAGATGATGTTTGTTTGTGGGTCTTGAATAACCGTAGAGAACATCGCATAGAACACTTGCTGATTGATGATGGAGTACGGGATGTCCACGGTGCTGTAGTTTGTGGTCATCGTTGTGTTCGTCGCTTGCGTTGTGCTGGTGCTGATGATGCTCGTGGCGATACCACTGTCAGCAATGGTTGCAACGCCTGTGTCTGCCGGGTTCGTGTATGGTGTTACTACAATAGGGGCTTTCGCTGTAAAGTGGAACGCCGTGGCGGTTAGAACCGTCAGCACTACGCCGTTGAGGAACCCTTCTTGCGTGCCATTAAGCACTACCTGATCCCCGGTGACGTACTCATTGGACACCGTAACTGTCAAGGTGTTGCCGGAGATAGATGTAGCTGTAATGCTGTTGCCGTAGTTCTCTCCGGTGAAGCTCGCGGTGAAAAACGTGGGAGAAGCGGACAGCACGGTGATCGTCTCGTCGTTTAAGAACGTGGCGCTCGCGAGTCCACCTAGTGTAGCGACAGTGCCTTGAACAAAGCTGTTTGCCGCAAGGACAGTAAGCAGGTTGTTCGAGAGCGACACACCCGTAATCAGAGCTTCGGGGATATTAACCGAAGTGGCTGTAGTGGTGTTGATGACCGTGGGGACAGAAGTCGTCACGTTTGTGATGAGGTCACCGTACTGCGTGAATGGCGGATTGACACCAGCGGGGTCAGTTGAAATCTGAACACGCACACCAATGAAGCCCGGATAATCTGGTGTAACCCACCGTAGCGTGCAGTCCGTCTGATTCTTTAACGCGGAGATGCCGGACGGCGGCGCAATGGATGCTGCAAGGTCACTCTGGAAATACAGGAACGCAAACTTGACAATCGGGGTAACAGCTATGCCGCCCACGTTAGCCCAAGTGACAGCCCCATCGGACGTTGCGGATTGAACTGTTCCGGTGTCCACTGTTGTTACGTAGTTTGACGCAGTAATCGGCGCTGTGAATCCAACTCCCGGCGTCACAGAAGCTACGGTCAACACTTGACCGTTCAAGAAAGTTGCGTTAACGAAATTGGTGAAATACACCAACTGACCAGAGCTAAAAGCAACGTTCGGCGCGGCGACGGTTAGAACGTTATTGTTTACCGTGACGCTCGTTCCCGCGATAGGTAGGAAGGTTGCCCATGAAGGCTGGGTAGGGCCTGATGTTCCGCCAGATGTGACTGCAACAACAACTTCAACATTGCCGTTGCTGTCCGCGAAGCGTGCGCCTGTTGAGTAAGCGAAGTTGGCTTCCCAAGTTGCGCTTGGATCATAGTTCCTTCCCACGATTTGCACATTCGTCTGCGCAATGGAAGTTGTGATTGGAACTGTTAGTGTGAACTGATTCTGGTTGGTCGAGCCTGTGTAAAGCGCCCAAAAATCGGGAGACACTGGCGGGCTTTGGTCAAGGTTTGCGTTTGCGTTTGCCTTGGCGATGTAAGCCGCCCCAAGATACGTGACAAGCTGCCCAGCAGAGTAGGTCGTAGACGGACTCCAAACCAGAGCGGGGGCCGTGGTGTACGTGTTGAGGCCGTAGACCGTGTTGTAGATGCCAATCTCGATGCGGGTTGTATTCGTGTCGCCATTGATGACGAAAGGCAGAACGGACGAATCCGTTGACAAGACGGACGTATTCGGCGGCAGAACTGGGGTTACCAGTTGAAGCGCCGTCAATGTCGTAGTAGGTGTTGGCATTATTGATTCATCCTAATCGTGAAGCCTAGCGGCACCGATTGCCCGCTGTAGTTGGACACAATGGCGCTGACTCGAACAACCGTTGGGTCGTTTGGATCGGTTGACGCGTTCACGCTAATGATGTCCTTCAAAATCTCCTGCGGATCAAGCGTCTGCACGGTGCCTTGTGCCATCTGCACGGACTGCATGGTGCTAAGGGCGTTGATGAGCGATGTCTGAATGTCGGTATCTGTTATTTGAATACCCAGTTTCTTGCCGATATAGTTCTTTATGACGCACGTAAATGTCGGGTAGAACGGGCATTGTGAACTAAGAATCCACTTCAATGCCTTCTGCGCCAGTTTGGTGCCTTGCGTCACCTGTACAAAATCGGCCGTTGCCGCCAGCTTAAGATCGTTCACAAACCCTGTGGCGCTGCACTTCATGCAGTAGCCCTGCTGCGTAATGTAACTGACTTCGATCAGCGGCAGAAGCAAACGCGTAGGCTTGTTGAAGACGATCTTGTAGAATATCGCCGCTGTCGCGATGTCTACACGGTCAGGGTCAAGCACCACCTGCCAACCGTAAACTGGATCGTCTGAGTACACCTGTTCATCATGAATCCACATCTGCACGACAGACGAACCATTGATCGGCGCACGCATGTTTATTGACGGCATACCCGCGTAATTCAGCGTGCGAAAATCGTCTTGATTCACCACATATCGCTCGAACCACTGATGATGGTCGCAGGCACCGATAGGCTGCCTTGTCATAGGATCGACCGTCAAAACGTTGTAGTCGTAGCTCATTAGGGTGAAACTTCTTTCGTGTTAAGATACGGCCCAGTTCCAGCAGGAGCGTTCGCTGCCTGCTCGATCTCGTACTGAGTAGGCACATCCAACTGATGCACGCGGAACCTTGGCTGCGTGGTGCCCGTGGGATACACGTCAGCTTGGTCGTTCACTAAAACAGCTTGATAGGCCGCTAAGCCGAAATAACCGTTGATTCGGCTAATCAGAGATTCCACAGTGTCGTTGCTGTACTGCGTTTGGTTCATCGCCAGATAGTTGACTTCAGCCTTATCTTCAACCTTTTCAATAACTTTGCGAAGGTTGTTCATCTGAAACACAGATTCGTCTTGCCGCTGAAACTGTTCCTTCATGTATTGCTTGATCTGGTACATAGCAACCATTGGAACTTGATCGTCACGATTCGGATAGTTGAAGTGCCCTTGTGCCCCCGGCTTCCAGACTTGCTTGTTGAACGTAGGCGAGAGTGGTTCGTCATTCAACGTGGAATAAAACTTCTCAAGCACGCCAGCCGTCTTGCGAAGCTGCGCGGCGCGAATCTGATAATGCTGCTGGATCGGGGCAAAGTTCTTCTCACGAGCACGCACCCAACTGTTGAACGCTGTCTGCTGTGTTAAGCAGAAGTGCCCAAGAAAGTTGAACGGCGGTCCTGTGTAACCGTATACGTATCCATTGCCTGCCATCTATTCCTCACTTCACAATCGGCTGTACGTTATGTGTGTAGATGTACTTGCCGGGTTTAGTACCAGTGGCAAAGTTGCGCCCACCGCAGTAAACTCGCGCCACGCGCCGCATACCCACAGCTTCCGTCTCCACTAAGCGTGACCATTCCGGGCCGTATCCGATGTCAGTAATGACATCCATGCCTGCACGCATTTCACTAGCAAACACCGCGATCTGTTCGACTGGCACACCTTCGTTCATCGCTTCAATGTTCTGACGCGTCGGAACGGGTGTGCTGGCAGACACGGTAACTTCCGCCCCGTTTTCGGCGAGCAGACGATGGCAAGGCTGCTCACTGAAATCATGCCACTCAACCCGGTGATGTTCGGTTGTGATCTCAGTGGACAAGTATTCTTCGGTATTGCCCGCCAAAGTTTTGACCAGCATACCGTCAGTGATGTCGTAAACCTGCGCGTACTGGCTGATGAACATCTCAACCGCAGGGCAACCACCCCCGCCGCCGCCTTTGTTGTGCGCCACATCCCCGGTATCGAGGATGTAGTGTTGGTCGTCATATTTATCCGCAAGTACGTGCATGTTGTAGACAGTACCTTCGTACCACACGCGCTTCGCACCAACGAATTTAACTTCAGCATCAACCCATACACCTTCCGACTCTCCCATCGGGTGATCGAGTGTGACCAGTTTGCCGTCCGCAAACTCAAGCATCCAGCCCGCATACTCATGGGTGATAAGTTGAGCGTCGAACGTGCCGGACTTGTTTGTAATCTTGAACTGCTCTTCACGCGGAAGCTCTTCAAACAAAGTAAAGCCGTCCGGCGTCTTGACGCCCACATTCCCGGTGAAACAGACTACGATAATCGTGTAAGGCAGGGTGTAAATCGTGCTGCTGAAATACTGTGTGGACAAGCCGCTGGTTGGGTCTGTAACGGTGTATCCGAGCAGCACTTGTGCCGCCGATTCAGACGCAACTTGAATTGTTCCCGGTGCCCAAGACAGGTTGAAAATGCTTTGATAAGCGGTCTTGCCGCCAACAGTGATCGTTGAGTGTCCCCCGTTCGGCGAAGTTTGTAGACCACCGATGTTAACGATGGTGCCGCTTGTGTTGAACTTGTACTGGAACTGCAAGTTCACAGGGTTGTTGTCAAATGTGTACACCGTGCCGGACAACGTGTTGTTAGAGCCGATTTGAGTACCAGATGCGCCTGTGATACTGAATGCCTCTGCTACCGGAGCTACATATTGGCTACCTGTAAGAGCGATAGTCCCCACCACAGCGTAATCGGACAGTGTTGGGCCATTGCCGATATAGTTCACCGCTCCGTTATTTACAAACGTGTTTCCGCTCAGATAGGTCAATGTGCCATGCAGCCACATCGTTAGAGTCAGCGTGCTGTTGCTCGTAGACAACGGAACAGTGATACTCGTTGTCCAGCCGAGCAGGAACGAGTTGCTATCCAAAATCGGCGTGAAAGCTGATGCGAATGTCGCGCCGCCCAAAATCTGCGCGTAGGGCAGGATCGTATTTCCGGTGCCGTATGAACCCTGTTGTTGCGGAGACATCGGTCGTGATAAGTTGATCGTTAACGGATGAGTCTTTCCGTCCGCAACCATTGAAGTCGGGGAAACGGATTGGACCGTGGGCATCGTCATGTAGTCCATCTCAATAGAGTAGCCGATACCGCCCTGCCCGCTAGTGTTACGAGTGAACACATCGTAGCTCTTATTGACCGGGTTGAACCAAGCAATGTCATTGGCGGTCACTTGCAGGTTTGTTGTTGCGATGTCAGTCCCCGGTGTGGCAAAAGTGAAAGGCCCACCGTTGTAGTTCAAAGAAAAAGATGTAGTCGCGTTGGGCGTGATTGTGAATAACCCCATCCATGCGGTGTTATCTCCGCTGAGCGTGAAGACATTCGTAGCCGCTGACGGATAGTCAACCGGGGTTAAAGTGTCGCTCGCGTTCGGAAATTCAGGGAACGAGAACGTGCTGGTGGATGAATTGTTGAAAATTGAAAGACTCCCTTGCGTGCCTTCCAAAATCGGGCAATACACAATGTTCGTGTAAGGAACGTTTTGAATGGTGAGAGTCAAAGATTCAGACCCACCTTGAAGCTGCAAGTTTGTAGCGCCCCCCACTGGAGTCAACTGCAAGGCGCTCGTTGGTGGGCTGCCCGCCGGGGGCGCTGTCGCGAGCGCTACCGGGAAGTTCTGGACACCAACTGTCCCGTTTCCGAGGTTCTGGTTCAACTGTCCATACCCGTATGTCAACTGGAAATAGCCGTTGTTGTCCCCGCTGAACTGGATGTTATAGAACTGGTTGTAGACAATCTCAATTGGGTACACACCGGGCTTCGGAAACGTTACGTAAGTTGAAACGTTAGGCGGATACAACGTGTTCGGATTCGTCTCAACAATAGCGAGCTTTGCACTTGTCGTTGTTGGGCCTGTAGCCGGGAACGAATTTCCGCTATTGCCGGAGCGACTACCATAGCTGGCGCTAGAGAAAGTTGCACCGCCGCCGATGTACACCGCAAATGCTGCTACGTCAGCGCTATTCACGTAGAATGTGTAAGTACCAGCCTGCGAGACGATTAAACTTGTGTTGCAATCCAGAACAAATCCGGGCCAGTTTCCACCGTTGTCCGGGTTGTTATTCGTGCCGTTGATCGAGAGTGAGCCAGCGCCCGTGCCTGTGCTGGTTTGCTGAACAACAAGCATTGGGTCTGCTTTGTAACCGCCGCCGCAACCTGAAACGTTGTTCGGTGCGCAGAAAGGATTGATTGGGTTGTTCGCCGTAACTTGGTTCCACACAAGCGAAGTGCATCCGTTCGTGGTGTACGGGAATGTACGACCCGTTCCATCGGACGAGCCGCCAGTGTAAAAACCGGGCCAACCAGTTGTCTTGTTGGGGTTGCCGTAAGTTGTGATCGAGAACGGCGAAGCAACGGCGATCTGCCCATTGATTGGCTGCCAAACAATTTCCGCCACATTGGATGTGTTTCCAGTAAATGTGTGCGAAGTCATCGTAGCCGTAATTGAGTCTGTGCCCGCTTTGGTGCCTGTAAACGTGAGGCTAATCGGACCTGTGCCTGCACCCGTGTCGGTATTCACGTTCGCGCCAACGGTGAACGTCTGCGGGTTGACCCCTGTGACTGTGACTGTAATTGTTTCTGTTACGATTGCCATTGTTTTTCCTTAGCTTGGTGTCGTCAATCTGGTCGGAAATGTGTTTGTCGCCGCCAAACTCATAGTGCCATTAGCATATACTTGCCATGTAAAGAGTTGTGAAACCGTAACACCTGAATCTATTACCGTTACGGTGAGGGTCTGCGGCGATGGTTGAACAATCTGATGTCCAACTGGGCCCTCATACTCAGGAACAGGATGGAAAGCGTCAAACCCAATCCCACTCAAAGCGATCTGTGCAACATGAGTGCTAGTATTCAGAGACACCACTGTCGCGGAGATGTCAGGGGCATTTGTTGACGCCGACATCTGAGCTATTGATGTGCTAACCACACCCGTAGCCACAACATAAAATGACAGGTTCGGGCGCGTGGTAATGGTGGTTGTACTCCCGTTGTCCAAGTACCCAAGGATGTTCGACGCCGGGGAAATTCCCTCTACGTAATCTGGCCCCGCGTGCAGTTGGAGACCGACGTTCACCGTTAGGGTAAACGTTTTGTCAGCGTATGACCCAACATGGTCAGTAACGCGGAACGTGATCGGCTTGCTGAACCCGCCCTGCAAAGTCGTGCCAGTGATGGCTCCGGTGGACGCTCCGATACTCAGACCTGTGGGTAACTGATTCTGAGACACAGGAGAGATAGACCACACGTAAGGCACTATGCCGCCCGTCGCCGCCAGTGTCACATTGTAGGCGAGACCTGAAGTAGCATTTGGCAATGAAACCGTCGTGATGTTCAAGCCTGATGCTTGGAACGTCAACGGAACGTTGTTCACTGTGAATGTGTTGGACAATGAATCCGTCACTGTGAAGTCGAAGAGATATGTTCCAGCCGGACCAATGGCGCTGCCGCTGAATTGCCCAGCCGTAGCTCCCGTGGTTGCAAGACTGATCCCTTGGAACGGGAATGTCGGCGAACTTGAGAACGTGTAAGGCGGGTCACCATTAACCGCAACCAAGGTGTAGTTCGCCAAGGTTTGCGGGTCTTCATAGGACGCGCCAATTGTTGCGTTCGGCAACGGGAATGACTGAACAACTGAAGTGCCGGGAACGTATGGATAATCCGAGTAGCCGGGGATATTCAACGTCGCGATAGGCACAATGGTCGAGATACGGTGATAGATTGACGCGCTCTCGCCGCTCGCCGTAGATGCTGTAAACCACACATCAAAGTAACCAGCCTCAGTCGGGGTGCCGGACAAAATAATGTTCGTCCCATCTGTGGGTTGGATCGTCAGACCAGCGGGTAACGTCCCGTAGAAAGACGGTGTACCAACTAGCGTAACCCCCGGTTGTGCCGAGAAAGCGTTAATGGTCGGGTATGCTGTTCCGACCACGAGACTGTCGAGATTTTCGTTGTAGGTAAGCTGGAAATTGTTTGCGAGTGTGTTCCAGTTGACAACAACAGACCCGTGAGCCGCGCCGGATGGATCGACATACTTGATGGTGCTGGACGAGATCGCACTACCAATCAGCGTCCCGTAGATCAAGCCTGTGTTAGCGTCCAAGGACAATCCCGGAGGAAGTGTCGAACCCGCAGCGACCGCCGCGAGCCACGTACCACCTTCGTATGGCGATGGTTCACTCGTTTGATTGTTGATCGGTGGAAGATCGGGTGAGTTAAAGTACGGCTTGCGGGGGTTCATTCCTACAACGTCACCTACGATAAAAGGACGAGCATTCGTGATGATGCTCCCGATGTCACCCGTAGCCTTACCCGTGGTGTCCGTTGCGCCATTCGCGTTGTCAAGCACGAGCGTTGTTGCGGTAGATGCTGTGCATAGGAAGTAACCGTTGTTCGCCCCAACAGCGAAGCCATTGGTTGAGAAATAATATCCTGCAAAGGCGTTGCCTGCTCCCCCTGTGATTGTTCCGGTGTAAGTCGTGCTTCCACTGACAGCGTTCGCTACGGACGTGATGCTGTACGTAGCTGGGTCATCATGCGTAAGGGTAGTGTAGGCGCGAGACACCGTGAACAATGGGACAGAGATATTGGCGGCGAGGTAGCTTCCACCAGTTTCAGCCACACCGTTTGGGTTGTTGAGAACAAGAGTGGTTGCGTTTGTGCCCGTCTGTGCCACATACGTGCCGTTGTTTTGATAGTTGGTGAAGCCGAACACGTAGAATGTCTGACCAACAACACCCGCACCGCCTTCAATGGTTCCGGTGTAAGTCGTTTTTCCACCCACAGCAGCCGCAGCAGCCGTGAGTTCAGATTCTTGGTTAACCACTAGCGGGACGCGATACTCTGCGTTGCTAAACACCGCTGATGCGTTAACCGCGTTTGGTCCCGGAGGCCCGTAGAATTCAACATCAGGCTTGCCTGAAACCGTTGTGGTCGTGGGATCAACGGCAACAGAGACACCGTTTGCCAGCACTGTCGCCAGTAATGCTTTGGCGGCGTGTGTCTCGTTCACACCATTAGCGTTGTTCAACGTGATCGAGGTTAACGATGACGCGGAGCAAGTGAACGCGCCGTTGTTCCCGGCGTTGGTAAAGCCAGATACAAAGAAGGTCTCTCCGATGAATTCGGCGAAGTCTGAGTTGCTTGGCATCGTGTACACAACTGTGCCGACGTTTGCCGTAGCCTGCGTCAGATTGATTCTGTAACCGCTGATGAAATACTTGTTGTTAACCGTCAGGTCGCCGTCAACTTCAATCGGGCCAGCGGTTGGAACTAACTGACCTGCTTCTGACGAATCAAAGATGCCCCAACTTCCATCGCTGCTGTGCGCCAAGTTTTCGAGATAGCCATAAACCAAACGGACATCAGCAATCTCGGTTTCAGCCGTGTAAGTGAACTGAGTTGTCAGTGCGTTTGCGGGTGTGGAGCTATCCGTAACCGTCAGAATGAACGCGTGCGACCCTGTGGTGGGAAGACCACCGGGCGTGAATGCGCCTTGTCCGATTGGAATCTCAACTTGACCATCGACCAAAGCAACGGGGCCGTAATACTGCCCATCTACTGAACCGACTGGAGCAAAAGTTGTGAGCGTGTAGGGCGAAAGACCGCCGAAAACGGGCACAACCAATTTGAAATCTTGGCGAGTGTAAACTGTCGGCTGATTGAGTGGGCCGAAGGACAGCGCTTCTGGTATAAGCTGTATCGTGTACGTCTGCGTAGCTTTCGCACCGATGGCATCAGTGACCTGAATTGTCACGCTGAATGTCGTGTTAAAGTCAGTCGTGGAGTTGTAAGTGGCTGGGGTTCCTGAGATCAATCCAGCACTGTTGATGCTCAGACCAACCGGAAATGCTCCGGCGGGTGCGCTCCATGAATACGGCGGTAAACCACCGGGAGTCGTGGCGAGCGGATCAACGTTGCCAACATCCATTTGAACGCTATAAGCCGTGCCAACCTGCGCGTAACCGAGTGTTGTCCCGGTCTGCGAGAGTGTGTTACCTTTGGCGTCCATCTGACTCGCCGCGATCTCAACGAGTAAATCCGTCTCAACTACAGACGAGTATGTCATCTCAGAGATCGAGAACGGGACGCTGGAGTCTTGTACGGCAACCGTGACGGAGAAAGTTCCTAGCTCCAATGGCGTGCCATTTAGGACACCGCTAGTGTTAATGCTGAGTCCCTCCGGTAAACCAGTAGAACTCCAAACATACGGAAGAATGCCGTTCTGCGCGGCGAAACTGAACGGTGTGCCAAGTGCCTGTACCACGGACTTTCCAACGTAGAGTGTTGGGAATGATGCCGTAGTGATCGCAACCGGAACCGTCTCTGTCTCTGATGTCACGGTCAATTCGTATGGCGGCACGACGAGTTCCTTACCGCGTGGGCGTCCCTCAATCGGGAAAACGTCAATCGCCATAGTGCCAAGCAGGGAGCTTGCGTTAGAGAAGCGCGAAGTAGGAACTAAGAGCTTCAGTTCGTTGGTAACCGTATCACGCACGAGTGCGCGAGCGATCACTTCCCAAGGTTCCGGGGCCACTGTTCCGCTCGTATTGTTGGTGATCTCGTACCCTTGCTGTCCGCCGATGCCAAGAGCGCCAGCGATGCCGGACTGACCCGCCGTTGTCCCTGTTGCTTGCTGATCTACGACGAAAATCTGTTGTGTGTAAGTGCTAATCAGTGAAGTAACCGGGTTGTAGACGTTCGCCGCTGTGTAGTTCTTACGCGTCTGAACAATTACGTTTGCCGCGCCAGCCGTACTGAAAGACTTCGTAACTACAGGCGATGTGAGCGGCAACCAACCTGTCGATGTGTTGTCGGGCCAGAGCACTTGCCATTGGTCAGCGGGAGTTGGAATCTGGCTGATATAACTGTTGTTCAGGGTGACCGTCAAGGCTTGATCGAGCAAGAGCGACACAGCACTGAATGTGATCGAAGATGCTGTAAGGGGGTCGGGGAACGCTCTGGGGGCCGCTACAAACGGGGGTGCGCCAATAGTCGCACCGTTAGCCCCTGTTCCCCACGGGTTCGTCAATGGTTGAACGGAAGGCAAGGCTTGATATGCCTGCATAGTTAGAGAAACCACGTCCGTAGTAAGGACTTGCGAGTATGTAAGCTGCCCACCGGAGTATCCAGCCGGGGCGAGGAACTTCACAATCTGTGAATTGATGGTGATGTTCCAGTAATCGTAGGCAGAGTACGAACCTGTGACTGGATCGGGTGTGGGTGTCCAGTTTAACACGAAGTTGTTGTACTGGTCGATTGATGCTACCGCTGGTGCCGAGATGTAAAAGTAAGGTGCTGGCATACTAAGCTACCGCCTTCTTCGTTACTACAGGTAATTTTTCGTTGCGAAGACTCATCATTCGTTTCTTCCATTGGTGGTTGAAACAGAGCACTTGGTACTTTCCTTCTGGAAACCCGTTTTTTATTACGTAACGGTAAAAGTTGAATCCGGCAGATCGGTACACTTTTTTCTCCTGTGCTCCATCGTTTTCGATATGGTCAATACTCAGCATGTCTAAATCCGCAACATCACAGCCAACCCAAGCACATTTATTTCCGTAATGCTCAATGACGGTCTGTTTCAAAATTTGGTTACGTTTTTGTGCCCCTTCACTTCTTTTCTTCTTGCAGACCGAACAGTAGACATCTGTGCCGATTTCTTCCGCGCTGGAACAGCCAAGACAACGACCTGAACCACGTCGTTTGTAGTAATACGTAGTAAACCTACTCTTTTTCATGACTATCCCACCTGTGTCACTATTGAACTGCTTGCATCCGTAGTAACCCCACCGAGAAACGGAATCAGCGATGTTGTTTGAGATAAAACGCTGTTGGCTTGTAAGATCGCCGCACCGTTTGACTGGAAGGTCGTGGTTACCGCGATGCTCGAATTCAACTGCACTTCGGCCGTAACTGGTGCCGGACTTCCGCCAAAACCTGTCTCGTTGGCTGGTAAGTGCAACTGGAAATTCAACGTTGACTGCCGCGTTCCGGTGAAGAAAGCCCCCGGTACTGGCGGACTGCTTGGCCCACTGGCGGTGAGTGAAACGTTCGATATTGTTACGTTCGTTTGAACAGCCACTTGACCCGCACAGTTGTCTGGTACGGAGAGCGAGCCGCCGTCAAAGATTACGCTGTCGCATCCGACATAAGAGCCTGCTTGCGCATTGCCGTTAAAGTTGCAAGCAACCATATCAACGTCTGCGTTGTACGCTACAATAGCCGGATTCTGGAAGTTCTGGAACGTGAGACCATTCAAAATCACGCGGCTAGTGTCAATGTAGAAAGCACAAGTTGGGCCATCGCCAAATCCTGCGAAGCCCGTAGCGTCGATCACAACCGGGTTGGTAGCGCCTTGAACAACCGAGATCACCAAACGTCCTTCTTCCTGAATGACGCGGGACAAATTGCCAAGGGCGTAGATTTTTGCGGAACGAATGTCACCGTCCCCCAAAGCTACAACTTCCATAGAACTCTGCAACTGTTCAATCAAGAACGGGACACCAGTGTCGTTGATGAAAATTGTGCAAGGGAAGGTCAATACTGGCGGCAACTCTGCAAGTGCCGCGCCGATTGTCTTTTTCGCGGTCTGTAGCGAAAGACCGGAGTTTGCATCGTTGCCAACAGAGTTGTCCACGTACAGAGTGATCGGTGCGATTGTAGTCTGTAAGTTCTGTCCGAGCACAGTGCGCGGTGTAGGAGCGGTGATGGCATAACCAAGGTGCGGGATCGCTGTCGCAAATCCACGTCCACCTGTCGCAACTGCTGTGAATGCCACAGTCTTACGTGTATCCTTGTTGAGTGGCGGGATGAAGTCGTTAGTGTGCAGTGGCACATCGAACGTATCTTCCACGTTGTTCTGCTGCATGGCGACGTAGTTGCTATCAAACAATGACGCAATCGGCGTATTAGTCAAACCTGAGTCGAGCCAGCTTGCCTGCGCTGGAAGCATGGTGATAATTGGAAGCTGACGGTTGTATGGGTAAACATCCGCGAGACCAATCACTGGTGCGGCTCCTGTGCCGTTGGTAGTTAGGAGCGCGGTGTCTTCGGTGTGAATGATTTCGTAGTTACGGTTTAACACACCTTCGCCTTGGTACGGAATGTACTGCAAGGACACAATCAAGCTCGATGCCGAAGTAAACGCTGGATTGATCGAACCCACGAAGAAGAACGGTTGTGCGTTTGCTCCAGCGAGCGTGACGCCTGACACGGTGATTGTTACTGTACCCTGAATGAAGTTGATGGCTGATGCCGGGAACGTTACAGCGGTGAAAAGCCACGGCTGTCCAGCCGCTTGACTGGCGAGCCAAATGATACCGTTTACGTTGTCGCCGGAGATGCCCGTAATTTCGCAGCCGTTGGAGCCAAGCACAATTGTGCTAACGGGGCCGTTTGCGGTTGTCACAGTAGTGACGCTTTCCACGTTGACACGCCCGTCCATCGGATAGTTGGAATCGCCGCTGACGCCATACGTTGTGCTGAAGTTGCCAATCAGTACGGTTTCTTCGATGGCGGTTACGCCCTTGACTGGCGCGTTGAATGCTAACTGTGCTGTGCCCTGAGCCACGAAGGACATAATCACGGTGCTGGTTGGAGGCACCGCCGCCTGAATCGTGATGACAGTCTGCGTGTTGGCACCAGATGTTGTGCCCATGGTGCGACCAGAGATTGTGTACAAGTCTTGCGTAACTGAGTCAAAAGCATGGGTGCAGTACAGACCGTTTAATGTACCTTCGATTCCATTCATCGGCAGAATGAACGTGGTAATCGTGGTGCCACTCACGGTTGTTTGCACACCCAGCGAGCCGGGAACGGCTAACTGAACTTTGGTGCCAATCAAGATGTCCGAGTATTCAGGGTTGATGGCATAGACACCGTTGACTGTCACACCGGATGATACGAGAGTTTGATTCGATGGCGGGAGCGACACCTGCTGATCCTGTGCGTCATACTCTGAGACGCCGTAGACAGGGAAGATCGCCGCAGCAGCCTGATCGTTCAAAGAGCCGCCGTCTACAGCGAACGGAATTTCTTGAAGATTCGTTGCCGAGCCTGCCGGGTATGTCACGCTTACCGTCACGTACAGGTTATTCGAGCCGGGATCAAATGCTGTTCCGGTCAAGTTCACGATGAACTGGACTGTGGCTGACGTTGTGTTGAGTCCGGTAAGTGCGAATTGTCCTTGCAGAAGTGCCGCTGGTGTTTTCGTACCTGTTACCGTGTTGCTAACCAGTGCCACTACGTCAATGCCAGTGATCGTCGCTGGTGATGCGGTTGGCAACTGGACAGTGAATGAGTCATTAAGCACCCAAGGCCCACCGATTACGCCTGTCGTTTTTTGAGTCGTGCTGATGGCGAAAGTTGTTTGGAACGTCCGCTGGTCGGAACTGAAACCGTTGCTAAAGCCATCCCATTGACCAACTAAGTCCGTGTTGACCAGAGATGTTGCCACACTGGTTGTTGGCGGCGCGATTGACACGTTGTATTCCAGAGTGGAGCCGAGTGCTTCCGCCTTGCTGCCCTTCGGGTTGCCGCGAGAGATGGCAAGCGTTGTGTGTCCGGTGACGAGATCGCCAAAACCGAAGCGCATCAAATCGTCATAGTCCGGTGTCCCGGTCAATTGGACGATAGAACGAGTGTCCACCACATCAGCCGGATAAACCTGATCGGCAAGCTCTGAGTCATAACGCCCGCTGACGCCGGACGCGATGAGTCCGTTGTTCGCCACACTGACGTTGGGGTTCGCACAACCAAAGAGGTTGGTTGACACGTTGAAGTTGCCATAGTTACGCTGGAACACAACAGCAACAGGCATGGCGTAGCTGTAGCCATCCATTGTGCCGAGCGAGTTGTTTACGTTTCCATCGCCAGCACACCACAAACCTGTGTCGCCGTTGATCGGGAACACGTTCCAGTACGCCGGGTTTGGTGGTGTGATTCCGGCTGGGACGTTCAAATATGCGACGTAGTAGACACCGTTATACAGGACAATGTTTCCGTCAACGTAAGTTGCGGTGCTGTTCCAGTTCGAAATCGTTGAAGAACCACCCATCCACGTGTATTGGTATGGGAGCAAGCCCTGAAGTGGGGAGACTCCCGGCGTCGGTTGTAGACTTCCCGGCTGCGCCTGCGCGTAGACAGCGTTGTAGATGTTTGAATATGCCGGGGTGTCTGTCGTATCGGGTGTCAAACCCCACGCGTACTGACTGAAGTTGTAGTTCAAACCCACGCGCTGGACGTTTAGACGCCATTGAATCTGTGCGCGTTCTGTGGTGAACAAACCTTGGAACGGATCGGTGGAATCGTCCGGGTAAATTTCAAAATTCGCGGTGTTCGGGTTCACGCAGCCGTAAGGATAGTAGTAGAAAAGCTTTGTTGTCGGGTCTTGATAGTAGCCCTGTCCTGTGATCGGATTGAGTGACTGATACCAGAGTTCGAGAAACACGATGTAGATTCGCGCATCTTCTTCTTGAGTTCCGGGGGCCCAGAAAGGCGGCTGCGGAATCTGCACACGATTCATCGTGATGTCAGCGGAAGCGTTGCCAGTGATGTGAACCACTTGACCGTTGAACATGACATCGAAACCGGGAATGGTGAACACGCAGGGGTTGATGGTGTTGAACTGCATCGGCGCGTAGGTCAAAGAACCAGAAGACACCATGTCAGCAACCATGGCAGCACGCTTGTTGTCCTGCAAGTCCTGCATGAGGTTGAGATCGGCGTCGGTGATCTCATGGTCGTGAATGGCAACGATGGTGCGTAGCGCCTTGCCTTTCGGGTCAAGGGTGCGACTTACGAGTGTTGGATATTGAAAAGTAGATGATCCCATTATGCTTGCCTCGCTGCCAGAGCCTCAAGATTCAATACTGGCATTGCCATACAACCGCAATGTGTTACCCTGCCACTGTTTAGCAAGCCGCCACGGACGGTAATCATGCCGCCACAATCACACTTGCATTTCCATAAAGCATGTGAAGACTCCCCGATCTTCTCGGAGCCGTCCCGCCAAACAACAATTAGCTTGCCGAATCGCTTATTGACAAGGCTGTAGCGTTTTTCCATCTTCGCTTTCTTGAAGCGACTGGTTGCGCAGCCACAGCTTTTAGTGCGTCCGGCGAGCAGATGATCTTCTCGAACCACGCGTTCATTTCCACAAATGCAGTGAACGCGCCACATGGGTCTTTCACCCGGCTCCCGGCTTTGCACCGAAAGTAGGCCGAAACGCATTCCTGTGAGGTCTCTTGGTTCGCTCATCTATCTTTGATAACGGTAGTGGGAAAACGGTTTTCAACTAGCAAAAGCACATATAGGCGGGACAATGGCATACGATACCATAGACCAGAATATCGTCGCATCGTGCCTGATTCAGTCACACACCGACGACTCGTTTTACAACCCTACGTTCAACTCTCACACAGGGTATGCGTATGACGGCAACTACTATTCGCTGGGGGTTTTGCAGCAAGGACACCAGCAGGCATCGTGGTTTACTGAGTACGGCACCAGTGGCAATGAGTTCCGTGGTAGCCAAGCGGCTTTCCCGGCTTACGGTCTCGTATTGCTCTCCCCGGTGTCGCTGGCGATCTTCAACCAAGCTGTGGCTGTCACGCAAGCTTCTCAGCTTCCCCTTTGGATGCAGTTTATTTTAGGGGATACAGCAGGCTCGTCAGGCGGGAGCTACGCGCTCACCGACAATTTTTACGGCGTTGGTCTCACCACGCCAGCGCTGCAAGGCTTCCTACCACAGAGCCTATGCTACGCGGACGGTGTGATCTCAGTCACCTATCTCCCTGACCCCGGCAACCAGCCGGACAACCTGACACACCCGATTTTGATTCCGCCGCAGACTGAACCTGTCAGCCCTTCGGCGCAGTCGAGCATGGTAGTCTCGATTGATTTTGTTCAAGACTCTGTTTATCTGGATGTGGCACTATGATGGACGACAAATCGCTTCTCGAATTATGCTTGAAAGTCTCCGGTGGGTTTGAATCCACCGGGGCCGCTTCTTACACTGACATCTCCGGCAACTTTGACGGCATGGGGATGTCGGCTGGCATCCTGCAATGGAACGCCGGACAAGGAACTCTTCAAACTCTCGTCGCCAACATCGGCAACGCAATGGGCTGGGCAAAAGCCAAGACGTTTTTCTCTTCTGACATCCAAGCCTTCTCCCAAACGAAGCCAGCGGACGGGATCGCGTGGTGCCTGCAACACTACATTGAGAACGGCACCAAGAACGTTGATCCCAGCGCGAAAGCGAGATGGGTGAACTTTCTTGGGCAGCCAGAATCAATCGAAGTCCAAGTCGCAACAGCATCCAACGGCGTGCTGGGCCATGCGAAGCGCGAAGTAGCGGCGTATTGCCCGGATTATACCGACCGGAGCCGCCCGTATGCTTTCTTCTTCGATTTGGTGACGCAGCAAGGCGGAATGACAGTTGGGCACCACACGGTGCCGCCTGTGCCGTCAGGACAGGTGCCAGCGATCATTGACGTGCTTGCGTTTGCGCAAGTGAATGATCCGAAGTGCTATGCCATCTGGCAAGCGAATTCACTGAACGATGATTTGGCGAGATTATTGCTGAGTTATGCGTACCAACGTGCGATGCTGGCGAACCCGCAGTTCCAGTGGGATACCTGCTCACGACGCGGCACGATTGCTTGTCGCGGCGGGATTGTTCACGAAGGGAAGATCGACTTCACTTCGATCTTGGATTAGCGTAGTTCTTTTCGAGATCGCGCAGTGAGATCAATACTGTCTCGATCAACCCTTTACCAAGCTTCGTGTCGTCGTTGATGAGTGCGATAATCGCCTTGCGGTTAAGCCCACTCTTCTCCAGCTTTTTGACCGCATCACTGATCGCGGTGATCGCTGTAGCGAGCACTTCCTTCTCAACCGGGGTTTCTTCGTCTTGGACAACCTTCGTCTTGAATGGGCTGGGAATGATGCCGTGCGCCGGACGCAGACAGGCGTAGCTGCCGTATTCATCGAAGCACGCGGCACACTCCACCTTGACCTTCTTGCCACAGTGATCTTCGACGGTGACCTGCCGTTTTTGTTTAGCGGTAGCCATTATGCGACATTCCCATCCGAAGATGCTTCTGGCGGAAGAGGACTCTGACCGCTAGGTGTAGCAGCCGCCGCCATCTTCTGAACTTGAGCGTCGTCAATGTGAGTTGCTTTCACGGTGACCGCTTCCCACAGCTTGGAGACAGCAAGCCCTTCTTCGGGGTGAATGCCGCTGCCAGCGTGCTTCTCGATCACGTGAACTAGGTACTCGTGCAAAACGTCGGGGAGTTGAATGACTTTCATACTCCCCTAATACTTCAATTTTGCGAAAGTACGGGAAGAACAGGCGTGTGCTGCGGCAAGTTCAATTCAGCAACCGACGTCGTGAACGGCACGACTGGCGGCTCCGGCTCCGGGTCTGGTGCGAGCAGGTCACAGACACGAGTAGTAGGCGGCACGCCAAGTTCAGTGGACACAATCTTGAGCCACGGACGCCAGTTCCCGGCGTACATGCGTGCGACCTGTACCAAGGTCATGTTTGGTTTGAAGTGGCGGGATTCTCCCGTTCCCATCTTCGTGATTAACGTCCGTAAGGCGTTCCATCCGGCGTCGTCATTGTTGAAAATGACGTGACCGCCTTTGCCTATGGCTTTTTGTCCCGGCAGTTTCTTTGCGGCGGGGATCGTCTTGAGATCGCCGGGGTTGTGATACCGTGTTGGAATAGCGTGTCGCTTACCGAAACCTTCGGCATGGGCGACGGCAGCGGCGAAAGTGTTCACCTTCTGCTTGTCCACGGTTTGTGCGCCGCCGAAAACAGGCAACAGCACAAGCGCTATGAGCAGCAACAGTTTAGTTCGCATTCTTTCCTCCGTGAGTATAGTCTACGGGTATTTTCGTCTTTTCGTCCATCCGTAAAAGATAGATTCGGTTGGACTTATATTTTGTTTTCCTCCCAAAAACAGTTCAGGGAGCACTTTGGTCTTGTGACCGCATGTTGCTCCCCGTATGTAAGAATACCACGAAGTCAGGATTTTCTCAATGAAATCCCCTAATTTATTTGGAATCTATGGTTTAGAGTGCCGTCAGGCGCGTCGGAATGTGCGGCTCATAAAGGAAAGCCATCTGCCCCGCCTGCGCGGGAATCGCTGGCGGTGACGGCGGCGGCACGGACGGCAATGGTAGCTCGATCACCTTGCCGATACAAACAACCCAGCCTGCGGTGCCGAGCGCGATGAGCGCGTTGTAATCTTGCGTCAAGCCCACGGCATAGTTCCCCGGCGCTCCAACCGGGAGAGCGTAAAGCAGACCACCCACCACGAACGGCTGACCAGTGAGCGGATCGTTTGCCGTTGGCACGGTGTAGATCGTCCCATATTCGAGGACAACTTCGGCGTTGGTTCCGGGGGCCGTGGGGCCGCTGACCGCCAGACCATCGGGGAACGGTGCGGCAATCTGTCCGAACGGGTCAAGCAGCAAAACGGAGCCGGAGTCCGGGGTCGAAGCGTAATCGGCGTGGGAGTACCCAACGGTAATCTGCGTGCTGCTTACCACGGTAATGTTACTGGCCGTAGTGCCGTTGAGGAACGTCGCTGATTCGAGACCGTCAAATGTCACGTTCTCGCCATTGACAAAGTGATGTCCGGCCGCTGTGAAAGTTACCGTCAGCACATTCGACGCGATGGCGATGTTAGCGATGGTTGCGATGAAGACATCAATCGGAGAGATGTTCCCACCGGACTGCACGCGGACGCGCACCGGGGTGAGAGCAGGAATATTCGCGCCAACCCAAGCCGGGAGCGGATTGCTCGCGGTGAACGGAAGCGCATCACCTTGATATGCCTGACTTGGCGTTGCTTGCCAAGCAAGGCCCGTGTCACTTGGATTGTCCAGTGACGGCGGGGAACCAGCGGGCGGCGTAGCCGTAAACTGTGTGCTCGATGCGGATGTCACCGTAACAGTTTGGTTGTTCAAGTAAGCTTCCTGAGTCCCCATCAATTCAACGTTGTCGCCAGCGGTGAATGTATTCGATGTCACCACTGTGAGCACACCACCGGAGATCGAAGTGCCGGAGATTTGTCCGGCTGACAACTGTGCAACGACGGATGCCGCCGTCGCCATTTGATTCATGATCTCCTGCTGAAACTCGTTCTGGAATTGCTGCAAACTAGCGTAGCTCACGTTTGTACGCAGCATTGCCATCTGTACTGGAAGCGTCTGGCTCTGCACATCTGGGCGTGCCAAGAATACAGTCGGATCGAAATCAACACCCGTCCATCCGCTGCCTGTTGGGGTCGCTGTGCTCGAATACGTGACCACAGGAGCAATCGGCAAAGAAAGTAACGGCGTGCCGGGTGTCCATGAGCGGTTGCGTGATGCTACGTCTTGTTGAAGCGCCGTGTAAGCCGCCGTGAAGCCTGATAGCGGGTCAACCGCACCGTCAAGAATCTCAACATAGGTGACGGTGAACTGAACTAAGTAAGGGTCTTGCACAAGCAAGCTTGACAGATTCGAAGCAAAGTCACGCCAGAATTGGCTGTAACGATCAACCATTGTCGCCTGTGCGAATTGATTGTATGTGAAACGATTGCCGAGCCGTGGCGACAAATAATTCGGGTCATTTTGAATGTTGATCGTAGCGAGGTCAATGACAGCCGTCAGCGTGTTCTTGATCGACGTCGGAAACACAATGGTCACAGGGAATTCTGCTGTGCCCTGCCCAAGGACGAGGCTGGTCTGCGTGCTCGAAACAGATGTCGGCTTGTAGTCAAGATCAGGGCCAGTCGGCCCGGACAAGTATGTTGTGTTCTGCGTCGTGTCCCACTGGCTGTTGCGCGAATACCCAAGAATCGAAGCTTCAATGTAGGACAACTGCCAGAGCAAAATGTTCAGGTCACTTTCACTCAATGACAAAAATGTTGTGACGAGCGGAAGTGTTGGGGCGTTGCTGTAAACCAAAGGGGCCGTAGCAACCGTCCAAGACTCAAGTAAGTCAGGCTCCGAGTTCACATTCTGCAAGTTGGCGATGTAAAGAGTGCCGTTATAAGTTACTACATCGTTGATCTGATAAGTCTGGGTGTTGCTCCAGATGCTCTGGTACAGCAGGTTGGACATACCCAACACGTTGTTCCACGGACACGGCGTTGCCGTCAAATAATCCACGGAAGGCTGAATATACTGCTGGTACACCACTTCGAAATTTGGAATCCATGCACCGCCGCGAGCTTGACGGTCTGCGTTGAGGTACAGCAACCATGCACTCAGCATGAACGGATCGAAATTGTTCTCAACGATGTCAGCGAGCGTGATGAAGTGAACAAACGCCTTTCGCTCTTGCGGATTACGCACGGCGTAATTCGGGTTTGCGTAGTCCGGCGCGGACGGCTCAATCGTGTTGTTTGTCAACTGCGGGCAGATGGCGATGATGTTGTTAATGAACACCGAAGCGGGCATTTGATAGTTGTCAATGATCGTGTGCGGATCAGGGACAGAACCAATCATGCTCGTGCTTGGGTTAAACGTAGGCCCGTAAACTGGCGGGGTGGTTTGTCCCTGCATCGTGCTGACAAACGTTGGATCAGTCAAGTTTTGTGTCGGCGGGGTGGATGTCCCGGCAAGCGGCGGAATGTACAGCGTGGTGCCGTCTGAACTTGTACCAAAGTTCAAGCCCGTGTAGGTGCTTACGCTCGTTGGCGACGAAGTTGCCGCCTGTGTCAAGTTGTTAGTCGGATTCAGTGTGCAATGGCTGAATTGGAACTGCTGATCGAACTGCGGGTTCGAAAGGGGAGCTACCGCTGCCATTACTGGCGTTGCAATAGAGCCAGTTGCGATTGACTGCGCGAGCGAACCAACAACTTTCGTGGTCTGGCTGAAATTGCTCAGTGTGAACTGTGCCAGTGGAGCGAAACCAAACCCGTTCCAGTTCCAGATTTGCTCCGGCAAGGACTGCGGGATTGATAGAAGCGCAGGCAGACCCCAGTTACAGATATTGTTCAACAGATTCGCCAAGGCGTTAAGGTTCGCCTGCAACATGTGAATCATGTTGGCTTCCATCTGAGCGAGCAGCGCGACGTTCTGTGTAATGGCGGCGACTAGTTGCTGAATCTCCGTCAAGAACTGATTTACGGTTTGTAAAATATTCTCAGAGTCAGCGATGTATTTTGGCACGCGTGGCGTATGTCCAAGCTGACCGTCCACGGCGAGCGAGTTCATGTGAGTCAACAGCTTGATGTGATAGAGAAGCTGTTGCTTCTTTTGCAAAAGCCAGTTGTTAGCGTCCCCGATGCTGGTTTCAAGGAATCGCCCCTGTTCCATCGCTTTGTGATAGTAAGTCTCGATGGTAGGGTCACCATACGGACTAAAGCGTTGCACCGCGCCCTGAACTTGGATGGGCCAAGTTAGTCCCGCTTGCAAATTGGATGGAACGTTTGGGAAGCTGCTCATCTTAGCACTTATAATCCTTTGGATACGAGTTCGGGTCAACACCAAGCTGTTTCGTCACGTTGTTCAACCATGCCGAAGAGTTGCCAGCGTAGGTCTGTGCAACCTGTGCCCATGTCTTGTTTGAGTACACGGTGCTTGTTCCGTTCACCATAGCCGCAACCTTGCCGTGCAGGGCTGTCCAACCTGCTTCCGCAGTCGGGAACGTGGTGATGTTCGAGCCGCCGTGATACTGTGATCCATATTCAGATGCGTAATCACTGATGTCTCCGGGGTTATTCAAATCGTAAGGCGCGGTGCCTGTACCGACGTTGTAACCTTCAGCCATGGCGATAGCGTGCGCGATATTCCAGTTGCAATCCCCTGTGGGCCACGTGCTAGGATCGTTCGTGATCTCCGCACCTGTGAGCGAGTGGTCACTGTTGTGGGATGTTGATCCCGGCGTAGACGGCATCGCTGGCGGCGGCGTGGATGTTGCGGCTGCTGCCGTGTTCGGCGTAACTTGTGGGTTAGTCCCCGCGTAGCCGCCTTGGTTGTGAACGATCTCTGGGCTTTCGTGCGTTGCCTGCGAGAGCGTAGAATCGACTGACTTCTGAGACGAGAAGACACGATCCGTTTTTGTCACATGACGCCACGTGGTGTTCTCCGTGATCCAGTCACCAGTCGAGTGATAGTGCAGGTTGCCTTGATGCGTTACGTCAATGTCCCCAATGATATTCAGCCGTATCGCCTTACCCTGCTTGTTCGGGCGGATTGTGATTTCAATGCCGCCATCCAGAGCGGCGGTGATGGAACGGCCCTGATTATCCAGACCGAGTGCGGCAACAATACCACCAGCTAAGTCCATCAAAAGGGATTGACCGGAGTCGGGGTTGGCTCCCACACGGAGCATGATGTCACGAACTGCATGAACATCCAAAGACAGACCGTGCGAATCCAGAGGAGATGACGGGTTTGTAGTGCTGACAACAGCCGGACCTGACCAAGCATACGGAGCGTATGTGTTGATCGGTGCGCCTACTGTGGTTAGATCACTTCCGGTTGACGGGCTAACTGTGTTCGCCGGGTGCGAAAAAGCATAAACAGAATCACCAGCGCCATAATCTGGGCGTCCGGGTGACTTTGAGTCTACACGATTCGTGTCGTTCACGCCCCATTGCTGTTTGCCGGGGCCGTCCATGTAACCGTTCATCAAATGACGACGCTTCGAGTGTGGGTCTCTCCCACCAAGGCGAAGGACAGTGCCGCCATCGAACGCCCCGCGCAGCGAGATGTTCTCCATGCCTGTTTTGTTGGTCAAGCATCCAGCATCGCCGAGCGTAGAAGTCGGAGTCCAATACTGGAGCGTTCTTGGTGCTAATTTGTCGTTCTGGCTTCTGATCTGAGTTTGAACAATACGTCCTGTTCCGGTTACGCTTGTTGGCGTTGGGTTCGTGCCCGTGGCACAGGCAGAGCCGCTACCGCTCGCTGCGGTGCGGGCTGCGTTCGGTTGTGATGTATCATCAGCGCCAAGGCGAAGCACGGTCTGCCCTAAAATGGCTGCGTCAAGAGCGTCCTCTTCATCACGGTTCTTGCCAATAACCAGTTTGGCGGAACCAACAAGGTGAGCTTCCAGCGAGCGACCAGCACCGTGCGGGTGTTCGTAGTTGCTCGTCGTCCAAAACTTCTGGATGTTCTCTTTCGGTAAGGTAGAGCCGATCTCCAGCGAAGTGAAGCCTTCCTTGGTCACGTCCAAGCGCGTTGTGTTCTGCTCGTAAGGGAAGCGGATTGCTAAGCAGGATGCCGCGAGCCGCGCTTCGGCGTGGTAAGGCCCATCCACAACTGGAACGTAAGCGGACTCAACGTCCGAGCCGAAACGTCCGAGACGTGTTTGTGTCGTCGGTGAAACGAAAAGCTGCGGCTTGAGCACGAAACCGTAAGTCGTGGTATCAAACAGGCTGTAACCAACAAGCGTGCCTTGCGCTTTCTCAAGGATGTAGCCACGGCGCTGCGGTGTGGTGCCTTCCTTCAGTGTTGGCCCAACCGCTTGCACGCGATCATCGTAAGGATCGTCCCATTGCTGGGTAATCATGAACGACTCGCTATCGAAAGCTACTTGTCCGCTGGGCGATGTGACAGTGGTGCTGCCCCATGCGCTGGCTGTGGTGCCGAGAATTGTGTCAAGCAGGCTGGTTTGCAGGACTTCATAAGGCACCGGATAATCAAGCGAGAATTCCTGTACGAGTTCGGTGTGCTCCGAGAACGGAATCACATCCGGCTTACCTGAAATATAGCGATCCGATGGTTGGGCCCCCGGCTGCAAGTAGACGATGTAGTCTGACGTGCCATCAGGAAGAATGACAGGAACCAATTGCTTCGCTCCGGGTCTGCTGACGGAACCTTGGTAAGCAACACCAGCGTCAGAGTATTGAACACGGCGTCCGGCGATCTGTGTCCACTGACGCCTATCAGAGTCGTTCTTGTCCCGGCTGTAATCGTTGCCTTGTCTATCCCAAGCGGTGTCAATCTTTTCAGTGAAACCGCCCGTGTAAGATGCCGTCTTTTGCCCCGGATAAGCCTTGCGATACGAGCCACGGTAGCGATCCGAGTAGCCCTGCACCTTGTCACCGGAAAGCACGCGGTTGGCAATGGTGTCCACACTGATGTAAAGCTGGGACTGAATCCAGCTTAGGATCATGACAATGCGATAGCCGTTGGCATAGGCAAAGTTGCACGCAAGGCCGATTGATCCCGGCTCCGGCATGTATTGCTCGTTGCCTTCCAGAGAAGCGTTGGCGGCGGGGAAGATCGTGATGTCCCGGTAGAGCAAGTTATCCTTGACATCTTGCACCGTCAGAACGCGGCGCTCGAAGTCCACGGACATCACTTCAACGACGAAAATTTCCGTAGAAAGGCGTGTGTTTGTCCTGTCAAACGGCGGCGTTGGATAGAATTTCGTGTTGTCTCTGACGGGTGCCATTACTCTTGTCCTGCTGGTGCGTTCGGGTTAGGTGTTATCGTGTTGAGCAGTTTCACGTTTTGTGCGGCCGGATTCTTTTGATTCAACACGATCACCTGCTCCTGCGCCGTTGGGATTGGGTTTACCACCCCACTGACTAATACGTTAACAAGCTGCTGAGTAGAGCTTTGTGTGGTTGTCAAAAGCGATTCGGCGTATTTGTTCTCCGGCTGCGGCTGATTCAGCAGGCTGTTGTCGGCGAATGAACCCGGCTGGCTTGGGTCGTAGTGCAACACAATGACAGTAAAGTCCGGCTGAACAATGGACGACTGATTTGTGAACGTCGTGTTTGTGTTAGCGCTGTTGCTCGTCTGAACTGGCGGTGCCGTCGCAATGCTCGAACCACCCACAAGCTGAATCTGCTCGTTGAGAGCCTGAATCAACTGCGTTGCCGAGTCCCCCGTAGCGCTTGGAGTGCCAAGTCCGGCGAACAAGAAAGCGTCCGTGTTCGCCAAGGTGACCAGATCATTCAAACTTTGCGGTGTCTGTGTGCCGTTTGCAGATGTAGTACCCTGCACCCAGCCTTGCTCTGTAAATTCCTTGAGCGCGGTGTTCAAGTCAATCCAGCGGCCCCAAGGGAACGGCGAGATAAGCTCGTAGCCTTTGTCATCTGTGTAAGGAAGAACAGAGCCAGAACCCGTGAAGCCCGCGACACCTGTGTTTCCGCAGAGCGCTTGGACGTACCAATAGTCGGCTGGGCGTTGGCTGGTGAAATACCCGCCCCCCGGTCCCGGCGACCAATAAGTTGTTCCGTTGACTACAATCGGGCTTGCTGCTGTCCCGGCGTTCTTATCACCGTCATTGGCAACCACGTAAGTTGCATACGGAGTGTTAAACATGTTGCCCTGCGTAGAGCCGATGTTCTGTGCTTGCGTGGTGTAAACCTTCAACTGTTGCGGGGACGGGCCGTACTTCGAGCCATCTGGGTTCACGCTAGGGCTAGGCATCAACTGCGCCACGCCGATTGGACTGGACGGATTCGTTTGGTTATTGCTTACAGCGCTTCCGCCCTGCGAGACATTTGAAGCCTGTGACTGCCAATACTCTGAGTTACTAGGTGCTTGCGCGGGGTCAGGCTGTGTTGGTTGCGGCGCGTTCTTTGTCCACGAAAACACAAGGTTCGGTGCCGACGTATACGCCGAATTTGACTTAGTGCTGCTACCTGTGCCGATTGTCTGCTGCGTGTTGATGAGTACGCGGCGACGGATGGAGTCACACGTAACCGTCATGGTTGCGGTGCCGCCCACGGTATAGTTACACGAGATCGACTTGATGTAGCAGTACATGTCCTTATGCGGGATGAAGACGGGGAACCCAATCTTCAGTTCTGGGCGCATCGGAATGGTAAACGTATAGGTTCTGTAGCCACGGTTAGCGCGAACGGTCTCTGCGGCGGCGTGGGCAAAAAGAGTAGCCTTGTCCGCTTCTGCAATCCACGGCACCTGATAAAGCGGTTCTTCGCGCAGACCGAACTTAGCGAGCTTCGGGATGTCAATGTACTCGCCAACCTGAGAAACAGGCACCGGGTACTGGTTGCCGAGTTCGCGGAGAATGTTACCGACAATCGTGGTGCGCGTTCTGCGAATAGCAGCTTGATCCTCTGTCTCTTGTTCCGTGAGAATTTCAGATAGATAAATCACAAACGGATTGTTTGTCGGATAAATCTGTGTCGCAGCATTAGTGAGACTGTTGGACGAGCTATTCAACGCTGTGCTTGTCATTGAAGACTGCGGGCCAAGGTTCACTACGTCTAGGTTGTAAATCGGCGGCTTAATGATGATCTTGCCGTCAATGTCCTGATATGCTTCGAAGTCCATCTTCCGCACAACTTCACGAATCACGTCCAGACGATTAACAATCACGTCATTGAACATGTCCAGTGCGGTAATGTTTCTGAACGGGTAGTATTTTTGAATCTGCGTGTAATACGTGCCGTAGTCCGTAGCAGTCTGTGACTCATTCTTCGTTGGGCGCTTTGCCAGCGCAGCGGGACGAAGCATCTTCCCCATGTTGCCGTAATTCGGATCGCGATCCAGTGGTAGCTCATCCCCAAGGTTGTCCTTGTTCGGGCCGTAGATATGAACGTCCTTCACCATGTTGGTCAGGATCGCCTGCCACTTAGTGATGTAGCCACGGGTGACAGAATCGTAGAACGCACTCGTGTTGTTCTGCCCCGGCAGTAGCGTATCGTTGTTGAGCGAGCCAAACTGGAAGCCGTCAGAGCGCAAGCCTTCAGTGAACAAAGCGGACAAAATAGAGAAGCAGTCACCTGTTCCCAAGATAGACTGGAAGATAGTCTGGCGTGAGCCGCTGTGCGTCACGTTGTTAGCAGACGGGTGGATGTTGATCTGCATCTTCTCCAGCATGTACAGAGCGCCTTGACACTGCAAAGAGATTTCCAGCGTCTTACCGTTATCGTTGTAACTGATGTGTGAAGACACACCTTTGAACACGCGGCGGTAGACAGTATCCCCGGTGCTCGCCATGTTGTACGACTTCGCGTAAACCTGCACCTGTGCCATCGTTTGAAGTAGGTTGTTTCCCCCCGGCATCTGGTAAAGATACTTTTGGTAATTTGGCACCTGCAAGCCGATTGAGCAATTTGGCACCATCGCATCGACGTCGTAAGTGGCGCTGAAGGTCGTTACATGCTCGTTGAAATTGACCAAAGTGAACTTCTGCCCTGTGTTTGGTGGGTTGAGAAAGACGTTCGTTAAGTAAGGCAACCCATCTATGAACACAACGATGTCCGGCGCGGTCTTGATGATCTCGCGCTCTTGCACCGTCTGCGAAATTCCACTGCGGATCGTGTTGGTGTACGAAAGCTGTGGCAGGGGTGAGTTCGTGTTATTCGCGTTTGCTGCCATTAGACGAGTGTCCCATTCCAGAAGCTAGAGTTTGTCGTTGAGTACGGGCTGAGCACATTTTGCATCGGCACCGAGTCATTCGCCGTAGGATCAACCTGCGGTAAAGTGTTACTCGCCTGTGCGGAAGCCACGGCTGGCGCGGTCGGTGTAGGCGTCGGTTCAGGGATCAAAGTATTGATCTCTGACGTGGTAGTTGGCACGTCCGGTGTATAAGCTGTAGCGGTCGCGGAAGAATACCCTTGTGTGTTCTGTTGAACCTGAATCGCCGTGTTCTTCCATGCTCCGTAGTCATGCCCGCGCAGTACATCGTTGTGAATCGTATCCTGATACGGCGAACCGCTGCGGAAGCGCTCTTTCCAAGCGACGAAGCTGATGTTGAACGACATCAAAAATGGTTCATCGGCGTTTTGTGAGACCGTCAAACTATCAAACATCCCCTGCCAGATAAAGTTACCGACAATAAGCTGCACGTCCGCGTGCATTTTGATGATGCGGCGCGTAAAGTCCCCGCCGCCAGAGAAACCGACACCGTTAGACGCCAGCGGCCCCTCACCCGCCTGTTCACCTTCAAACCAATACCCATTGTTCTCGAACACAGCCACTAATTGTTCAAGGTTACGATAGGATATGGTGTAAGGCTGGTATTGGTCGGTAGTGCCAAGGGCAAAATACTGTCCCGGCGTCTTCCCGGTCAATGTCACCATGAAAGCATCTTCACCCCACACACCAATCTGCCATCCGCCACGAGCCATCGCTTGACCGTCAAGAGTCTGGCGGTTGATCTGCACCTGCGCCGGGTTAATCAAGAAGCGATAGACAGCGGGATTGCCGTCCGGCTGTCCGTTCCCACCTAGACCACGGTTGTACAGGCGCACAAGGACATAATCTACGAACGGCTCCAGTGCTGCCGTTGTGTTGAAGTCATCTGTCTCTACGATGTTTCCGTTGAACGGCGGCTGCTGACCAGAGAGAAAATAAGAGCGGGTAAACTCACCGTTTACGTCGTATGGGCTGACGGGGGCCGGAATGATGCGCTTCTCCCCACGCATGGGAAGCTGGTTCGGCGAGATGTTCGGGTTTGTACCCGCATCTGGTCTTACATCACTCAGGTTGTCGTTATAGTCAGCCATAAATTACCTTAGACAGAATAAGTCTCGTTCGTGTAAATCTGATTTGGCAGTTGGTTCGGCTGCGGCGCTGAACTCGTATCTTGGTTCGACTGCGTGACGGAGAAATTCGGGAAATACAGTGCTGTGTAAGTGCGCTCCACCTGAAAAGTAAAATTGAACTTCCACTGGAACGGAGACTCCGCGTCCTGTGTCCAACTCAAGGTCTTGAAGTAGCCAAGAAAAACATTGTTTCTGTAACGCATGGACACATAGCCGCGAGTCATCACGTCATTGTTGCGCGAATGCTGCTGGAAACTGCTCGCACCCGTCTTTGGCGACCAAGCGTTGACGCCTTGCTGTTCCTGACCATCGAAGTAGCCCTGCCAGCCGGGGGTGTTGAACCAAACATTGCCATTCATCTGAAACAGCTTCAACAGTTCAACGAATGCGTCTTGCGCAGCAACTCGAAAAGCATCAGCGGGGTCTTGCTCCGCTACGGAGTTGATGATGTTGTCTGATAGCGTCGGGGAGCCGGATGCCGAGTTGGTGAAAACCTGCCCGGTAGAGAATGCCGTGTTGGTTGCGCTGGACGTAGGGACTACGCTGTTGCCTCCGGCGCTGACCACTCCTGTCGTTGATACACCTGCTTGATCCGAGTAGTTTGACTTGAATGATTGACTGAATCCGTTCGTGACGAGTTGACGGACATCATCGGTCACGTTAGCGACACTGAAAAAGTCCGTGATACCAAATTGGTTCATGAAAACGCCAGTGGAACCCGTGCCGCTGATTAAATCGGGCTGCATTCCCCAGAGAGTAATGTGCATCCCTGTGCGCGAAGGCGTGCGGTTGTACACGTGTTTGCTGGTGATTTCAAACGTTGTCATCGACGTGTTCAACTGAATCTCAACTGGCTGTCCGTTGGAATTCATGATTAAACTATTGGGGTTGCTCCTGTCGAGATAAACAGTGAACGCCACGGGTTGAACGCTGTTGCGGACGCGGGAGTTTCCCGTCACCAGTCCTTGATCCTGATACCAAGGTGTGTTATTCAACGAAGGGTCGTCAACGAAAGTTGACGGGTCCATTGCGTTCGCGAGTTCCGCCAAATTCTGTGCCCCTTGTTCGGGCGTGTAGCCGCTGCCGTAGTTTATTCCGTGTGTAGTCGGTGCGATGATATTTCCCGTTTCAGTTCCGGCTGCTGTTGGGTCTGCCACAACCTGATTACGTATCGCATACAAGCCGGATACAGCACTGCTGCCTGCCTTTGCCGCAATCGTGCTTACGTTGTATACAAAATTCTGCACAATCGGGAGGGGCGGCACGCCGTTGAACGATTGAACCGTAGCAACTGAAGTCACATACGCCGCCAATGCCAATGCGTAATTTCCGAAGAATGCCGCGAGCAATTGACTCAAGTACATCACACCAGCTTGAATGTTCTGGTTTTCGTTCGAAGCGTCAAGGCCCAAAGAACTCGCCAAAGACAGGCTCACACCCATCACACCCACGCCGTAGTTAGTAACAAGTAGGTTGTTGTTTGAGTTGAACTGGTTCCCACCAGATATAATCTGAGCCACGGCGCACGCGGTCAGACCATCAAAGCTATACTGTGAAGCATAACTCATGATCTGCTGCTGAATCGCTGGGGCTAAGTTGAGATAAGAATTGCTCATCTATGTCCCCCGCCTGTTGGCATCGAACCAGCGGTCGCATTCTTTGCCGCTTCTTGAGATGCAGTGCCTACACTCTGATCGTTGTTGTTAAGCAACTGGTTCACATCCGCGCTGAAGTAGTAGTTGTTAATTGCCTGTTTCGCTTCCGCCGCAGCCGCTAATGGCGGAACAGCCAGCTTTGCCAAGAACTTAGTGGCGTTCCAGAGTGGGCTGCCGCCCGTAACATCATCAGCGGCTTTTGGTGCTTGAACGTCCTTACCGCTGTGAATCGCGTTGAGTGTTTCCACTACGTTCTTTTCTTGGTCTGGCGACAAGAACGAGCCGCCCTGATCCTGCACCCCCTGTAAGTACGAGAGCGTTGCTTGGTTCTGCTTGTACGCGGCGAGTTGTGTATCGAACTGCTTCTGATCCGCATCCGAGAGCTTCCCGGTTTTGGCATCACGGCGATCTCTAATATCTTGCAAGTCCTGATACATCTTCTCGCCCTTCTTACTCACATCAGCGATGGCGTCAGGGACTTTCGCCATGATCTTATCCCGTTGCTCCTGCGTATCAGTGAAGCCAACATTTCCCCCCAGAACTTTTGCGATGTATTCCACACCGTGAACCAGTTCCGTCATCCATGGAGCAAAGACGTTCTTAATCATCTCAGCCGGAGTCTGCGTGCGGATGCCGATGCCCCGCGCTTGATTGAGTTGCTGTGCAAGCTGGTCGTCACCGATCTTGTTCTGCTCCGCGAGACGCCCAAGCATCTTGTTCATGATGTCCGGGGATTCTTCGATGGTATCGGTGTTGTCCGCGATCTGCTTGGCGATAGCCTGCTGGTCTTTGTCTGAGTCATAGATGTTGTTGAAGGCTTCGTCCATACCCATACCTTGATCCTTCAACTGACGTGCCATGCCGCGCATGTTCGGGTTGGCCCACATCATCTTGAACAACTCTTTGTAATCACGGCGTTTATCGGTCAGGTTTGTCTCTTTCCCTGCGGCTGCGATCTGAGACGCGGCGATACGGGAAGAGATGTCAGCCATTTGACCGAAGACCTGTTCTTTGTTCAGACCGAGCATCTGACCGAGCATTTCAGCTTGGATACCAGCCTGCATTGAAACTTTTCCGGTGTAGAGATTGTGCAGACCACCGGAGCTTCCTGCCGCTTTTTCCAAAATGGCTTGCAGGTCAGAAATCTGCTGTGCAGTATCCGCACCGTAAACTAGCTTGCCTGTGGCGCGTTCCCCGGCCCCGCCCGCCACGCCTGCAACCTTTCTGATTTGATCCTTGATCTTAATGAGCGCTTCGTTCGCTTGCTTCTGCTTTTCCGGTTCAAGCGTTCCCGTCGCTGCCAGCGCGTTCGAAATCATTCTCTGCGCCTCCGCGACATCTTCCTGTCTGCCACTAGCCGCTAACTTCTGCACCTTACCCATGTCAATGTCATTGATGGCCCCGGCGTTCTTTGCGTTGAGCAGGTAGTCGTTCAAAGTGTTTGACTCAGCCTGCCTGAGTGCATCGAGGTTGCCTTTGCTCTTGATGCTTTCCGTGAAGATCGCAGTTGCGATGTTGCTTACACTTGTCTTAGGTGCGGTGTTAGTCAAGAACTCCATCGTGTCCTTGAGCGTTTCAGCGCTGATCGAACCATCGCGGCTAAGGTCGCGCATCAAGGTGCTCGTCTGCTCCAGTGACTTATTCATGCGGTCGAAATGACTGTTAACGTCGTCAATGATTTGCAGGTACTTTGTTGTGGAGATACCAGCGGCGGCTGTATCTTTGTTCAGCCGAACCATGAACTCTTCGGTTGACGCCGTTGTCTCGCGGTATTGGTCAAGCATCTTGATGAGGTTGGCAACACCTTCTTGGTCAGTAAGTCCAGCTACGCGACTCACACCCATAACAACGCGCTGCATCTCACCGAGAGCGCCCTTCATAAACTCACCACCAAGTGCTCCGGGTCTCTGATTCGCTAAGTCTGTAGCGCCGGGGGCGTTGGCCGCCATGACCATGCCGCCTACACCGCGTCCCGCGTTTGCAAGACCTCCGGCGAGTTCCATGTTTCTCTGAAAAGTTACACCAAGACCCAAGCCTTGACCGACGAGTCCGGGGTTAAGCACATTACGGGCGGCCATGAACGCCGAACCAGCGCCGACTCCGGGTTGTGTGAATAGCCCGCCTTTGCCTAGATTTCGTTCAATGTCTTTATTCTGCTGAACGTAAGTCTCGAACAAGTCGGCTAACGCCGTAACCGCAGCGATCAAAATCTCCAGTGGGACGATGATCTCAGGTGCCATTGCTGTCAATTCCATAATTCCGGTCTCCAGCATTTCCACAGCACCACCTAGCGCACCGCCGCCGCCAGCCGTCATCGCCGCTTTATACGCGGCCCCCACACCACCGCCCGCCGCTTCGCCACCTGCTGCTTCGCCAGCAACAAAGTCACCAAACATCTTGGTGCCCTGCGCCCTTTTACCAAACAAACGCTGCGCCAAAACTTGAACGCCCTCGCCTTTTGCCCTGCCGCCCTCAACCCAGTCAGGGTTCTCTATCGCCATCTTTGCAACTTCCTTCGCACGTCTGTCCGTCATGTACCTGTGCTGAGCTTCTGTGCGAGTGGCGCGGGATTCTGTCGCCTTGTCTTTCAGTTCTTGCACTTGGCGATACCGCTGATCGACCTTGTATTGCAAACCTTTTCCGATGCCGAGACCACCGAGCATTCCCACTGCACCACGAATAGCTGCGGCACGCGGGCCAATATCCTTCAACGCCTTCGAAAGGGCACCGACATTCTCAGTAGCATCTTCAACCACTTGAGCCAACTTACTCATCTCATCGTTGTTCAGTGTGGCTGTCTTACCAATCTCTTTCATGAGCGCTTCAACTTTGGTAAGTTTGCTTTGCAGGGCAGTAGTAGCCGTGACGTTACCTTGTGCGCTCTTCATAACGTCTTTGTAAGTATCGGCGAGTTCCTTCAACATCTTTTGAGCCTTAGTAGACTCACGGAACTCTTTATCCATCATGCTACCCTTTTTCCTGTAGAGTTCGTTCATGCGCTTGATGTTCTTCTCAAGGCTGTCAGACATCTTGATATGGTCGCGCAACTTCATGTTGCCCATCTGGATGTTTTCGGCAACAGTCTCCGTACTCTCCTCGATCTCGCCGTAAAGCTTCACGAGGAAAGTTACCGCCTGAGTCAACGTGTTGATGGACGCGGTTAGTTTGTCGGTATTGTCAGGCGGGCCTTGTGGACCACCGGGAGTTCCCGGCCCGCCCGGACCCATTGGATTACCTGCTGCCATTTATTAGTTCCCTTGTTCCACGGGTTGCTCTTCTGGGACACCCGTGGCTGTGTCATACAACTTAGAAACCTGCTCTTCGAGAATGACCTTGCTGGCTTCTTCCATCTGCTTGCGTGCTCGCTCGAACAGACGGGCTTCCACTTCAGTCATAATCGCGCTGCTTGGGAATTGTTCTTTCAACTTGTCTTCGATGTTCTGAGAGTGGTTCATAACCACTTTCCATAAAACTTCAACAAGCTCCTGCCCCCAGCCCATGAGAATGTTGCGGAGCACTACTTGAATATCGCGTAGCGACTTTGCCGGGTCGGTAGGGTCTGGGATGTAACGCTTGTCACCGTCCAGATCGCGGATGCTGATCCCGTCGATCCAAGAAATCGAGCGCGAGATCAGTTCAACTTTCACTCGTTTGATCCAAAGATAACCCTTGAATTCGTCCGCCGCTTGAACCGCGAGCATTTCGTCCGTGGTGGGAATGTTGCTGATCTTCAGACGAAGGTCTTTACCCTTGCAGCGAACGGTCAGGATTTCTTCGAACTCTTCGATGCCGAAGCCTTTAAGTCCGGCGATTACATCTTCCAGAGACTTCGGCGCGGCGGTTTGGGGGGACGCCGGGGCGATCTCATTCAGTTCTTGCTTTGCTGCTTCAACGTTGTCCATGCGAGTCCTTCTGTAAAGTAGATTTGCAGCCTGAAAAGCCGAAATCGTTGATTCTTAATACCGAATTCGGGGAAAAAGGGCTGTATCTTATGTGTTTTCAAAGGGTTAAAAGTGGATAAAAGTGCCTGTTTTGGCGTATACTAGAACTGGAGGGGCACATGAAATCCTTTGGACACCTTTTCGAGAGCATCGGACGGTTCCTGATCTGGAATATCGTTCTGCTGATCGCGGCTTTCATCGGGCCCGTTCTCTTTTTGTTCGTTCCCTTCATCCTGATTGCGGTTGACCCCCACGGCAGTTTCTATAACCTGTCCGTGTTCTTCAAGCTGCTTGGCCCCTTAACCTGCGCTTGCTGGACGCTGATCGCTCTTTTACACCGCCGCTACAAACGGATCACGGCGGACGGCACGATCTACCGCGTCAGCATCGGCGGCATGGTCGCCGGAACCGGATACATGCTGCTTGGCTTCTTCGGCTCCATCATCACCGAAGTTGTCTTTTCGCTGATGTTCAACGTCCCGAACGGTCATCCCTTCGGCTTAGTGCTTTACTTCGCCGGATTGATAGTTGCGGCTTTCTTCCCGCTCGTAATCGTTTACCTGACGCGCACCAAGAAGGTGATACCGCCTGAGACTGATCCCTACGTCCTGCACTGTCAGTCCTGTCCGGTGTGCAAGCGCAAGAAAGGTCATTGCGAAGAAGGCTACAGGCTGATGTTCGCCAGCACGCATGACGCGGACGGCAATGTCAGACCGGAGTATGCCGCCACGTGCAATACGCCGAAGCTGATATTCCACATCCAGCCGAACGGCGTAGCGCAGCTTGTCTAACGGTATTTGCTAATCTTCTCGATCTGCAAGTCCGTTGAGTCCTTCTCATACGTTTCACGGCGCGTCACCGCTCCCGGCATCTTCCCGGCTCTCAACGCGGCTTGACGCGCCTTAACCTGTGCGTCCGTAAGCACTTCGGTGCGTTCCGCGCTAATTCCCGGCCCTTCCACGCCGCGCTTCTTCCGCGCTTCTTCGATTGCTTTCTTCTTCGCTTCTGCTTCGGCAACCATCTGCTTCTGCCATGCGTCCATCAGGCGCTCGTGCTTATCCCCTTCCATCATGCCCTTCATCTCACGAATCAAGTCATCGACCGTATCGCCGGGGTGACCCCAGCCGTCGTTCTTATCCACGGCGCGAGGCACGCGCACAACCTGTTCCCACATGTGGTTAGAGTTCGTTTCCAACTGACGCGAGATGTTCTTCAACTCGTGCGCGATAGGGTCAGCCCCTTTGCCCGCCCATGGACGAACAATGAACAAAGAATTGAAGTTGTCTTCCAGCCGTTTCTTAGCTTGCTCCCGGTAGTTGCAGAGCGTTGCCCACAGGCGCGAATGGTCAGGCGGGGCCATGATGGTCATCTTCTTGCCGTCCGGCATGGTGACTACCTTATGATCGAACGATGTAAGGTCTTCTCCCTTGCCATACCAGAGAGCTTCCGACGATGACGTAGTGACGTATGCCGCAAGGTACGGGTACAATGAAAGATCGTAGTTGCTCATCTGCTTGATAACTTCCACGATGCTGCGAATTTCAAGCCCCTGCATCGCCTCGATCTCTTCTTTGGTAAACGTGGTAGCGTGCAAGATTGTCATCGCCACGTAATCGTTGGGGTCTCTCACCCAGCGCCGCATGATCTTTCGTTCCGCCGAATGAATCCCACGCACCCAGCCAATTTGTTTACCATCACACATCAACGGGCGGATACGAGCGCCAATCTCAATGAGTTCTTCGCAGTTTTCACTGATCTCCTGCTTGATGCGCTCAACATCTTCGGCCGGGGCGAGTTGAGTTTGCCCATCGCTGATCCGGCGCATGATGTCCATGCCGAGAGATGCTTCTTTGCCTTTGGTAAATTTAGTCATTGTTCATCTTCGGCTTTGGCGCTGGAACATCCGGGCTGGCTTTAGTCAACCCACGGCCCTTGGATTTCTTCAACATTTGCAATTCAATTTCGCGCTGTTCATCCAGCTCTTTGCGTCCGAATTTCGTTTCCAGTTCTTGCTCCACACGATCCATGATCCGCTCGCGTTGCTCTTCCTGCTCTTCAAACTTCCGCACCAGCCTGTTAGGTTCCGGCGCTTGGTAAAGCCCAACAGTATTGAACATGCGTGGGGTTTGAAGCGCGTCCATGTACAGGATGTAGACGCGGTGGATAACGGACATGGGTATAGCCTTGAACACTTTTAAGGCTTCTTCTGGGGATGCAACCTTCAAGCCGGAGACCTCCGTTAAGCCATAGGCCAACTGCACACGGCGACGATCTTCGTTCGGCGGGTACTTGATGCCGAACTCTTCGCGCCATGACAGACGGTGGAAGCAAAACACGAAGTTGAGCAGCTTGATTTCGAATGTGTCCATGCAATTTTGAGACGCGTAGACCGGACACAGGGATTTACTGTCGGGTTCGTCCTGATGGGTAAATACCTAGAAAATGGCACAAGCTTGGTATTAGAACTGTTGTTGTACCGTCTCCGGTAGCTCCGTGAGATTGTGGCGGGGACTCCAGTGACCCTCAAGCTGAGAGTCCCGCGCCAACTTTGGGGGAATCTTTGGCTTCTGACATTTCGCAACTCAACACCATCAAACTTGGAATCTCCCTGCTATTCAAGCCGGGACAACTCGTTGAGTTTCGTATCAAGAACACCGAAGGTTACTGGAAGGGCCTCTACTTCTCCGACCACGAGCAGCTTGCCCAAACAGTTGAACGGCTCGATGCCGATCCCCGCGTGGTCAGTCTCTATTACGTCATCAACCCTGTCAAGCCAAACTTCGTAAGGGAACGGCAGAAGGCGGGAGACTCCGTAGTTGAAAATCCAAACGCTGAGCAGGTTGAAGAAATTCTCTCCGGCCCGTCACGTGAGTTGACGAAAAACGAAGACATCGACACATTGCAGTGGTTGTTCATCGACATTGACACTACGCGATCCCCTGAGCTTGCTGGCGACCCGGAACGCAAAAAAGAGTTTGACGCGGTTCAGCACGAATGCTCCACGGACGCGGAGAAGGCCGCAACCAAGGTTGTAGCCACAAACATTCTACAAGACCTTGATGCACGGGGTTGGCCTCAGCCACTTCTCGGTGACTCAGGCAATGGCTTCCATATTTTATGCAAGCTCAACATGGGAAACAACCAGCATAACATTCACATGCTGGTGGACTGCCTGAAAGCTCTTGCGGCAAAACACAACTGCGCCGTTGCAGATATTGACTGCGCTGTATTCAACGCGTCACGTCTTACTCGTGCCTACGGGACCACAACGCGCAAAGGCACCAATACGCCGGAGCGCCCGTTCCGTAGAAACCGTCTGCTTCCGCCAAAAGCACCGATCCTTGCGGTAACGCTCGATCAGATTCTTCAGCTTGGTAGTGCCGTCCCGGTCACCAACCGCCGTTCGGACGATGTTCCAGAGTTGGTAGAAGGGTTTGATCCGAACGACTGGATTGAATGGTACGAGAACCAAGGTGCGTTCGCTACTGATGGCACGCGTGAAACCAATGGCATGACCATTGTTGTCACGGACACGTGCTTGGTCGCCGGACACAAGCACACTGGTTCGTCTCTTTCCGGCTTCGTTATTGGTGACACCTTCGGGTATCACTGCTTCTCGGATGACTGCGAGGGCAGCACCATCGGCACCATCTTCAAGATTCTCCGCGAAGCTGTTGACGAAAAGGGTAATCCGCTATACAAGCCTTATCCTTACCCGGTCTTCGTGGATGAAGGACTTGATGCAGTTGCAGAGTTTGCGGAAGAAGCGAAAGATGCAGAAGCTCGTATCGAAGCTGGCATCACAGCAGAGATTGAAGAAGAGCTAACGGTGAAGGCAGAGCCGGAACCCGGCGAAGAACCTACACCTGACTCCCGCAAGCCGGATGATGCGGATAAATTCTGCGACGAACGAACGCATGATCTGCTTGCGATTATGCTGCATCACCCGGAAGACACGTATATCGACGGATTCATTCACTACAAGAAGCGGATCAAAGACAAGCTAGGGATGAACAATCCGCCGTCAAAGCGGAAGCCGCCACGTGGAGAAGTGAGCGAAGTCACAATCAGTGTTCCGTTTGGTCCAACTTTGATGACACTCATCAAGTACGTAGACGCGCACAAAAAGCTGCCGGACAAGGAAGCGCTCAAGAATTTCATTCTCATCAATGACGATCTGAAAAAGGACAAAGTTCTCAGTCAGTTCAAAGATGAGATGGTCAAGTATATTGACAGCTTGACGGAGCAGCCAGCGAGCAAGTTTGATGAGACCGCCACGCAGTTGCTTAAAGTCTTGGATGTGCGCTTCGAGATTCGTGCGCTCCGTGCTGCAATCCCGATCCTCAAAGAAGATTGGAACATTCAAGAGTTTCGTTCCGCGCTCCGACGCAACCAGAACAAGAGCACAGCGCAGGATTCGAACTTCAGTCAAGGCGCTTGGCAGGAGAAGACAGAAGAAATTTACGACCGCTTCGCACGCAAGCTGAGTGGTGTGGACGACTCACGTAAGTTCAAGACATTCTTCCCGACGATTGACAACTCCGGCGCGAACATCGGATTGGACGGCAGTCGCTACATCTGCTTCTGCGGCCCATCCAACAACCGTAAAACAACGGCAGTTATGTCATTGGGGTTGAATTACGCTATTCAAGGCAAGAACGGAATCTTCTTCGCCGGAGAACACCAAGTAGACAAAGTTCTCGACAAGTTGACATTACAGCTTTCCCACTTCTACCGGGAAGACCCAGAGATTGGCCCAATTCCCGGCTCACATGCGTGGGATGGGCTGACTGTCACGGCAACCGAAGAAGACCTTGCAAAGATCAAGACGCTGTTGCTGAAGCTTAAAGCGGGGGAGATCGTCCCCGGTTACCTTGAGCCGCAGAACATCGGTGTAATCGCTGGTGGTGAAGAGAATAAAATTGAAGCTCTGCTGGCATACGCGGAATCAACGTATGCAAAGTATCAATGGGACTTCATTATCATTGATCCGGTTGACAGCATTATGCCTTCTGTTGATGCACATGGTAGGGCGCTGACCTACGATCTTCGAGCGGAAGCGATTGAAAGACTGTTCCAGTTTAGCCGTCATGCGTTCGGGGGAAAGGGTTGCATGGTGATTATCACTGCGCAGTTCGGCTCCAGTGCTGTCCGCGACATCCAAAAGATTCAGGAAAAGAACGGCGGCGTGGAACGCTTTGACGATGAGATTGAAAGCATTCTGCGGCGAGATGGCAACATTCACTCGTTGACTACGATCATTGAAAAATGTGACTTGTGCATCGGCGTTGCTACTCTCACCAAGAACGGCAATGATGGTCTCATGGTTCGTGGACGAGACCGTAACGCTGGACGTGAGTGGGTTCTGGAGTTCAGCGTTGACCCGGACTCAAACTACATGACGGAAAAGAAGCGTCCCTTCGCGGTTGTGAGTGCGGAAGACGCATGTGAGAAATCTATGGCAGCATCATTCGACGAGGAGCTATGAGCGATCAAGGCTTCTTAAAACTACGCAACGGCATCCTTGAGCACGTGGAAGAAGGACGATTCTGCCTGCGCACTTATGGACTGTTTGCATACCTACTTCAGCGCCGCCGTTGGGCATCTGGTGTGTGCTTCACCAATTCACACAGTATCGCTACCGCGTTCGGCGAAAATGTGACCACTGTGCAGAACGACATGCGAATTTTACGCGAAGAAGGTTACATACAATATCCGAAAGGAAAAGGCAGGAAAGGGAATTACCCTGTTCTAATTATCAACGATCAACCAACTGACGGTGTGCTGAAGGGATACCGCCTATGTGGTTTCGTTGATGAGACTTACGAGCGGGTCCACTATGAGTCCCTAAACAGACGCCACACTGACGCTGTGCTCAGGCTGTGGGGACACCGTGCTGACGTTGTGCTGACGCAGTGCTCAGACTGTGCGCTGGCTGTGCCTTTACTAGATATAAGACAGTCAAGATTGTTAAATAGTGAAGACGGTGAAAATGAAATAGGGGAGACGGGAGGGGCACAAACCGCCCCGGAACCTACGGACACAAAAGCTAAGAAGGCGGGTATTTAATTCCAATGGCCCGATTACTAAAACCGTTCAAGCTCCGCTACATCTCAGATGACGAATGGAACAACTACTCTGACGACCAGCGCGAGAAATTGATTCAAGGAATTCAAACTGCTCCAACACGCAAGGCGACCGATGGCGCGGCAGCGCCGCAGCCCGCACTCGGCGTGATGAATCCAAACGCGTCTACGACCGTCCTTTCCGATCTCCGCAACTGGGCGGATGATGTTGATGGTATCCCTGCGGAGCGTATTCGGAATTGCGTCATCTTTCAGCTTGATGTCAAGAAAGACAAGTTCTACCAGATGAACCTGACGGAAGGGTACATCCGACGCAAGGCGCGGAAACTTCACGAAGACACGCCCCCCAACTGGCAACCACCGGAGAAGAACCCGCTCATCACTGAAAAGAAAATTGATGCTGAAACCACGATCACCATCATCACGCGTGAGAATCTGACGGAAGAAGAAAGGATTCTTGTGCGCAACCGATGTGGTGTCACATCATACACGATCCCTTTCCTTGCAAAAAAGAGTTGTCCACGGTGTCATGGTCGTGGCCAATACAACATCGCTATGTTCCCCGGTCACCCACTTTATGGAAGAGCCGAAGCAACAGTTTCTCCGTGCGAATGTGTGCTTGAGTGATTCTCCATCATTATTGAAGATTTTCGTTTTCCCCAAATTTCATGCGGTGCGGAAAGCCCATCAACACAGCGAAAATTTCTTTGGACGATTTTTCGCTAGTGAAATTTTTTCGCCAATCTCCGTCCCTTAGTTATCGTCCTGAGTATTACCAAACATAGATTACATTCGAGAAAGAGTCATCATGGTTAGCAAGGCTTCCAATATTTCCCCGTATCAAGAATTCATCCACAAATCACGCTACGCCCGCTGGGATTACGAGAAACAACGCAGAGAAAATTGGGATGAGACAGTCCACCGCTACGTTGAATTTTTCACACCGCGAATTCCAAAAGCCTGCCGAGAAGAAGTCTCCATCGAACTTGAAAAAGCTATTCTAAACATGGACGTTATGCCGTCCATGCGCAGCATGAGCACCGCTGGTCCGGCGCTTGAGAAGGACAACGCCGCTGGCTACAACTGCTCCTACATCGCGGTTGATGACTCACGGGCATTTGACGAAGCGATGTACCTTTCGATGTGCGGCACAGGTGTGGGTTTTTCCGTCGAACGCCAGTACGTGAACCAGCTTCCCGTCATCGCGGAAAATTTTTATCCCGTCGAAACGTGCATCAAAGTAAGGGATTCCAAGATCGGTTGGTCGAACGCTTTTCGACAGTTGATCTCTCTTTTGTATTCCGGTTCGATCCCCACATGGGATTTGAGTGCGGTGCGCCCAGCAGGTGCCGTGCTCAAGACAATGGGTGGACGCGCATCCGGCCCCGATCCGCTCGACAAGCTTTTCAAGTTCACCGTAGCAACCTTCCAGAAAGCCGCAGGACGTAAACTCAACTCACTCGAATGCCATGACCTGATGTGCATGGTTGCTGACATCGTTGTGGTGGGTGGTGTGCGCCGGAGTGCTATGCTTTCGTTGTCGAACTTATCGGACGAACGTATGCGCAACGCGAAGAACGGACAATGGTGGAACGAGTTTAATCATCGCCGTCTCGCGAACAACTCTGTAGCCTACACTGAGAAACCAGACCCGGAGATTTTCATCCGGGAATTTTTGACTTTGATCGAGTCGAAGTCTGGTGAACGCGGCATCTTCAATCGTATCGCCGCGACCAATGCCGCCAAGAAGACAGGGCGCAGGAAGTGGGAAGGAATTGATTTTGGCTGTAATCCTTGCGCGGAGATCAATCTACGCTCTAAAGGCTTCTGTAACCTCTCAGAAGTGATTGTACGACCGCATGACACCAAGGCTACGATCAAACGCAAGGTACGCATCGCTACAATTATCGGGTGTCTCCAATCCACGTTGACTGAGTTCCGCTATCTCCGCAAAGAGTGGCAGAAGAACGCCGAAGAAGAACGCTTACTCGGTGTCAGCTTGACCGGGATCATGGACAACCCGTTGATGTACACCAACGGGCCGGAACTCGCAAAGCTACTGGACGAGCTTCGTGAGTATTCCGTGGAAGTGGCAACGGAGTGGGCGGGGAAACTTGGCATCCCCGTCCCCGCTGCCATCACCTGTATCAAACCGTCCGGCACTGTGAGCCAGCTTGTGAATTGCTCGCCGGGAATCCATAGCCGTTGGTCACACTGGCTGCTTCGCGGCACGCAAGAAGACCGCAAGAGTCCGATCAACGCGTTCTTGAAATCCATCGGCTGCCACAATGAGCCTTACTGTGCAAGCCCGAACGACGTCGATATGTTCTTTTGGCCGCTGGAGTCACCGGAGACAAGCGTCTGCCGCAATGACCGCACCGCACTGGAACAGCTTGAGCTTTACCTGACCTATAAACTCCACTGGACAGAGCACAACCCATCCTGCACGATCCATGTCAAAGAAAACGAATGGACAGACGTGCTCGCGTGGGTTTACAAGCACTTCGATGTCATCGGTGGGATCAGTTTCATGCCTCACTCAGACCACGTGTATAAGCAGGCACCTTACGCAGAAATCACGGAAGCTGAGTATTTGAAGTTGAGAGAGAAGATGCCAGTCATTGACTGGTCTAAGCTCCCTGACTTTGAAAAAGAGGACATGACCACGGCCGCAAAGGAACTCGCTTGTTCCGCTGGCGCGTGCGAAGTTTAACGGCATGGAAATTAAGCTTTCGTTCAACATCACTTTTGTATCCGGTGAGCAGACCACGCAGGACATCACCGTAAAGGCTGACCCGAATCATCCTGTTGAGACACAGATGAAGGCGCTCATGCAACAGATGTTTGGTCAGTATGTTTCTGTGGGAATGCTTCGCCAGCCGGAAAAGGATCACTATGTCCTTCTCTGCCCCAGCCAGATTGCCATGGTAGAATGCAAACTGCCGAGCATTATTCTCGCTGATGCGACAGAGATTCCGGTTCCGAGAGTGACCCTTGACTAACTGGCTACCGATCAACCCGCAGGTCAATTGTGACTTTCCGCCCGTAGATGGGGCCGGACGACCACAAGCTTGCGATGATCTACCACCTAAGCGATAAAACTTACGACCTTACTTGCAAGGACTTCGACTACACCGGAGTCCCTTGCTGCGAAACCTGTCACGATGATTGGTTCTCGCAGTATGAGCTTCGAGTGGTTCTGATTGACGGCAAGCTTGCTCTGCTTTGCTGCACGAAGATCGCTTTCTTCTACCCGGACGATCCAAACATTGCGTTGTCTCCTGAGGAAAAACTTCTTCGAGCCATCTTCGGCGAAAAAGCAACTCATGAACAGTCGGAAGAAGACGACTAGCTGATTCTTTTTCGAGGAGACTTTCCATGGAAGAGATTGTTACTCCCTCCGAAGCCAAGATCGAAACGCTTTTGCGATTGCTCGCGGTGCTTCTCAACAAGCTTGACGGTGAACAGGTCATCAGCCGCGCCGATTTTGAGATGTTGGAGGGCGTTGCGGTGAACGTTCGTAACATCTCCAAGGATTACATCCTGCTCCGGCTGGCTGAAGAAGACGAAGAATCCGGCTTTGAAATCATAGACTTGCCTGAAGAGAACCCGCAAACCTAACAAAACAAAGCAGATATTTCCAGACGAATCCGCCTAGCTTCACGTATACTAGGTGTGATGACAACACCTGCCACAGACTTAATCACCGCGACGTTCTCAACCCCTTACATTCGTTCCGCCTTCGCGCAGGGTGACCGCTTCGCCGCCGCCGTAGCAACTCTTGAGGCCGCGAAACTGGTTGGTGAAATCTACAACCAAGAATTTCAGAACGCCAAATCGTACATCTCGTCCGGCTGCGAACATGCGCAGCACATCGCCGCTGACAAGGCGCGGACTGATGAGACTCGTGCGCTGCCTTCGTCCGATCCCCGGCATGACATCGGCTATGCCTTCGGCATGAACCAAGCAGCGAAACTGGCGCGTAGACTCCGCAAACTCGATCTGGCTGACATCTCGTTTGAACTCATGGACTATATCGTCACTCTGGAACAGATCAACGAGTGGTTCCAGTTCTTGAAGACGTTCAAGCCGATCATCAAGAAGGGACGCAAGCCTAACCAGAACAAGACCGAAGCGCAGATCACCGAAGAAAATTTCAACACTGGCGAGTGCGCTATCTGTGCCAATCGTCAGAAGCTCGACGGCTCCCAAAGCATAGTGATGCACGGTTACCAAATGAGCGAGTACAATCACGCTGGTTACCGGATGGGAAAATGCTTTGGTGTGGCGTACAAGCCTTACGAGCTATCGAACGAAGCCAACATTGCCTTCGCTCCGGTGCTTGAGAACCACCGCAAAGGAATCGTCACCGCGATCAAGACGCTGCCGAAGCTGGTTAGCGTAGACGTGCAGCGGGACAAGTGGGAAGGCGGCAAACGCGTTACCGTCTCGGTGACCTACACGAAAGAAGCCAACGAGTATGAATTCAATCAGGAGATTGCCCACCGCAAGTCCCGTCTTGAGTATAAACTGGATATGGTGAAGCAGGACATCGCCGTCAATAACGCCAAGATCACAGGCTGGACGCTCCGACCGCTCAAGTATGGCAGCAAGGCGTCCGCGTAAGGAACCGCATGAAGCTGACAGGATACTGCGAGAAGCTACCGATTCAATCCGGTGACAAAGTGACGATCAAGAAAGGCGTCATGGTGCGCAGCCGGGGCGAAACGAAACCAGCCGGACGCACGTTTACAATTCAGGTGCATCATGTGCTGAACGGATACGTGCCGGACGCCGCCGAGATCGCATACATGGAGCGCCACGGTCGGACAACGACAGGCTGGAACCCAAAAGTGATCTGGGCGGGAAGCGGCGGCTATTGGTGTGAAGTGGACATGAACGACATCCCGGAAGCGCAGAAGTAGCCAAAAATTCATCTGGCTTTGTATACTGGTTCTTGATAGGAGACGACCGAATGGCATCAGTTGCCGCAGCAAGAGCGAAGAAAATTTACGATTCCCCGGAAGAACTTCAACTGGTGCGCCAAGCGAAGGCTGGTAGTGAAGCCGCGTTCACGGCGCTCTACAACCACCACTATGCGCGAGTCTGTGCCGTCATCAACCGATTTCTGCAATGTGAAGACCTGTCACAGTGGACAGCGAATCTCGCTCTGACGAAGGTTTGGGAAAAGCTGCCGTCTTTCGATGAGAAGTCCAAGTTCAGCACGTGGGTAACGCGAATCGCAATCAACGAAGCTCTGATGCAGAAACGCCACGGCAACGCGCTGCGCCGCGCCAACGAAGTTTCACTCGACAGCCTGATGGTTTCCACAGGGACGCATGGCACTGGCCCTGAACACAATAAAGTCCCGGCGAAGCTGGTTGAACGGTTGTCTCTCCGCGACCTCGATCTGGAAGGACTAGCGGATCGTCAAGTCCTTGACATGGCGATCAAACGGATGCCAGCGCCGTACCGCGACATCCTGCACCTTCGCTTCTGGGAAGGCTTGACCGTGGAAGATATTCGGCAAGTGCTCAACCTGAGTGCCGGGAAGAAGGTCCGGCTGTCCGCAGTAAAGTCCCGGCTCCTGAGAGCGCGTAAGTTGTTGATAGAGCAGGTGGAAAAAAATTCCAGAATTCCTAGCCAAATCTGCCAGCAGTCCCGTATACTGGATGTGACAGCGGATTAGGTGAGAAATCCGCACTAGGCTACGGCCTCGGAAACCACGGCTAACGGCCCCGGCAATCACCGGGGCCATAACTTTTGCGAAATTGCTTGACTTCCAGTATCATACATGAGAGATTGATTTAAGCCTGCGATAGACCGCTGCTTGTTCCTAAGAGGAGAATCTGCCCAAGGGACGAAAGGGTGTGAATAGCCCCGAGCATGTCGCGCAGCCCCCGCCTTCAGCAGAGATTCACCGAAGCTGAAAGGTCGCGTTAGATAGGGGGAACAACTTTTTGATTGACAATTCGCACAGGTTTTGCGAATATCGAGTATCAGGTTAGAGTCATGAACAACACTTACGCCAACACGAATGTTTCCGCCGCGACTGTAGCAGTCGTGTGTGAACGTGGTACGGTCGCCGCTTGCGCGGCGGCAGGAGATACCATGTCCTCGGAGATTCGAGTCGGCTAAGACCTGACAAGTTCGAATCACGAGGACGCTCAAATCGAGCGTCCTTTTTGTTTTTGCGGTAAATGTGGTCTGGTGGAGCGAGTGGCGATGCCCGCTGTCTTACAAACAGCGATTACCGTGGGTTCGAGTCCCACCCAGACTACCAATGGGCCAGTAGCATAATTGGGAATGCGTCTCACTTGCAATGAGAAGGATGGAGTTCGAATCTCCCTGTGTCCACCAGTTTAGGTGTGCCGTCCCGGACGGCGAGAGCAGCCGATGCCATAGGGCTTACGAGCCATAGGGCACGGTGTTAGAGCGTCAGGCTCTTTGAGCATCCGGGCTAAATTTCGATGTAAGCCGGGTAGCCAAGTGGTAAGGCGATGGTCTGCAAAACCATTATTCGCGGGTTCGATCCCCGTCCCGGCTTCCAGTTGGGGTGTTGGTGAAGTCTGGAGTTCACGCTTCCCTGTCACGGAAGAGATCACGGGTTCAAGTCCCGTACACCCCGCCAAGTTTTGGTGACGTAGCTTAATGGTAGAGTTTCCCCCTGTCACGGGGCAGGATGCGAGTTCAAATCTCGTCGTCACCGCCAAGATAGATTGTTGTGTGTATGAGCGTAGCGCACAACAGCATTCGCCGATCCCGCGCTTTTTTGTAACAGGGGTCGTGCGTTGAGTTTGGATTGGAACCTGAACGGTAGGAAGGCTCTCCCTGCAAAGGAGTAGAGAGTGGGTTCGACTCCCACCCAGTCCTCCAAATGTATCAAGCTGGACGACCGCCGCCGCGCAAGCGGGGGAGGAAGTTCGGGACACCGTAGAGCAGCGTAGTGGGCAACTCCCACGCATCGGTGAAAGCCGATGACGATTAGAGCAACAGAGACGAGCCGCTTAAGTGCGGGTGAAACGGGCAATCTCTACGCGGTGCAAGCGCAAATAGGCTGACAGGATCGGCTCGATCCGTTATGAATCAGCGGGTAGCGTGCTTGAGCGTTGCAGCGATGCAGCGCCTAGACGAATGGTCGTCCACGACAGAATCCCGGCTACAGGCTTGATACTAAAATTTGCGGGCGTAGTTCAATCTGGCAGAATAGGAGCCTTCCAAGCTTCGGATGAGGGGTTCAAATCCCCCCGCCCGCTCCAGATTAAGAAGTAAGTGGCGCACTCTGCTAACGGTTTAGGCAACCACGTTCTCAGCGTGTGAAATGTGAGTTCGAATCTCACGTGCGCTACCAGATTTATAAGTATGGGCCTATAGCGCAGTTGGGAGCGCGTTTCCATGGCATGGAAAAGGTCGTGAGTTCGAATCTCACTAGGTCCACCAAGTTTACAGGTGCTCAGATGTCGGGAGCACGCAACACCAGCGGCGGGTTCGATGTCCGCCCTGTATGGGGTCGTAGTTCAGTTGGGAGAACGTCGCACTCGCACTGCGAAGGTCAGGGGTTCAACTCCCCTCGGCTCCACCAAGTTTGATGTGCGCTGTTAGATTAGCGGCCAAATCGCTGCCATGACAAGGCAGAGATCGCTGGTTCGAGTCCAGCACGGCGCACCAAGTTATGGCGTTGTCTTCTAAATGGTCTAGGAAACCTGACTTTCAATCAGGACAATGCGGGTTCGACTCCCGTCAACGCTACCAAGAATCAGCTATCGCCGCTTATGCTGAGTTTGTTGTAAAGATGGGCGTCCGTAGTGGTAAGGCGGCTTAATTGGGTGCCAAATCCCATAGCGTCCACCAAGTTTGTTGCGCTGTTAACTCAGAGGCCAGAGTACGACTTTCACACGGTCGGAGTCGCAGGTTCGAATCCTGCACGGCGCACCAGTATTAAGTAGTAACGCGGACATAGTTCAGCGGTAGAACATCGCCTTGCCAAGGCGGGGGTCGCGGGTTCGAATCCCGCTGTCCGCTCCAAGTTTTGCGGGAATAGCTCAGTGGTAGAGTCCTTGCTTCCCAAGCAAGTTGTCGCGGGTTCGAATCCCGTTTCCCGCTCCAAGTTCTGGTATAATAGATAGATGGAACAATTGTACGGTGTGAATGGATTGATCTTCTGTGCGCGAACTGCCACAGAAAGCACCACGCGGGCCTTTAGCTCATCTGGGAGAGCGCGTGCTTTGCAAGCACGAGGTGGTCGGTTCGAGCCCGACAAGGTCCACCAAGTTTGGCGCGTTCGTCTAGCGGCCTAGGACGTTGCCCGTCGGGGGTTCAATTCCCTCTAGGTCCACCAAATTTCGTCTAACCAGTATTAGTGTACATGGGATCGAAAGAGACGAAAGACGCACAACTGGGTATGCACGGACGGACGGCCGCTGTAAAGCTGCTTCGAATGTGGCTTTTTAAGCTGCTTCAAGACGCCGGGAAAGACGCTTGTTATCGCTGTGGCAAGAGAATTGAAACGCTTGCTACGTTTTCGGTGGATCATAAGCAAGCATGGCTGCATGTTAGCACCGCGTTGTATTGGGATTTGGAGAATCTCGCGGCTTCTCACAAAAAATGCAACTCCGGTGCGAGAAGATCGAGACCAAGAATAATAGATCGCCGCGAGCAAGCACGGAAAAAATTTGCAAAGATGTATAGTGATCCGGTCAAACGTGAGAAATGGCTTGCACGCCGTCGTGAACTATACGCTTTGAAACATGGCCCTATCTTCTAGTGGCAGGAAGCCGGACTCTCAATCCGATAACAGGGGTTCGATTCCCCTTAGGGCTACCAAACTTTATGGAACTCTGCAACGAAGAGTATTGCATCGGATTCAGCCTCGATAGCACATGGCCCGTACACCGTTGTGTCCGCAAGAAGGGTCACAGACCAACATGGCAGCATACGGCGCACCAGTGGGTTGCCGATCAGCTTGATTCAGAAGCGTCCGCGCCCGCCGCCCAAACGTCCTGCACGTCTCGCAGCGCGTAAAGCGGTTCCCCTAACAGCAGGACAATCACTCATCCTTGGAGAACACCGTGGCGGATCGTGCGGGTTCTGGTTGAAGCTGGGCCCCATGTTTCCGTACTTCGCGGCCCGACCGCAGCCGTAATAACATGCCACTCCGTCTGGTTCTGGGAGCGTGTCTTCCGGGAACGCGGTTTGAAATTTCTCGTCCATACTGATGAATTCAGTATTTGAATGGTATGGCAAAGGCAAAGCAACAACCCAAAAAGACACTGTATCACAGCTACTTCTGCGGAGAGAATATTGGGGAAGCTGACGGCTTCTTCGAGATCAAAGACGGCAAGCTTGAGCTTGTTGACAGTTGGTCGTTGAATGACGCGCACTGGCGCAGCGAGTACATGACCGGGATTTTGAACTGGGCAGGTGTGGAAGTTACCAAACTGCCGGAGAAATATGCGGCTGAAGGCGAGAAGTTGATCGCCGTTTGTTGGGGACTCGAAGGTGACGATGGGTCCGAAGAATCAGAAGAGCCAGAAGACGTTTATACGACTCACACAGCCAGCCTGTCCTGCCAAGCAGGAAATTCGGACAAGGTATATGTCCTGCGTCTGGAGCCGGACACCGCAAACTTTGGCTATCGTGTTGAAGGCGATTACGGTCGGCGCGGCGGCAAGATTAAGACCGATGTGAAGGGAACTCAGCTTTCATACGCAGATGCGAAGACTATTTATGACAAGATTCTCGCGGAGAAACTGAAGAAGGGCTACGAGTATGCCGACCAAGACGAAGACTACGAAGACGAAGAAGACTACTAAAGCACGTTGTGCGTGTTGCAAAAAGCTCGTGTTGAAGACACCAAACTTTTGCTCTGGCTGTCAGCGGGTGATATGTTTGACCTGTGTTCAACACTTTGACCATTTCGGTTGGAACGGCTGGCACGGAACTAAATCGGAGTTACAATGAAGATCGTTTTCATCTCCTCTTGGCAGCGCGGATCGCAACTCTACCTCGTGCTGGACAATCGCTATGCTGCTTTGAGCACCGGGGAAACTCACCACCTAGTGGCCCTGAGCCGAAGTATTGACCGGGTCTACCGCAGCCGTAGTAGCACAAAACTTCACCAACACGAGAAGGATTTACGGGCGTTTCGTCCTGCGGCTGGGTGTCTTCGGGGAAAGCTGTCTGGAAATCATCACTCATACTGATGGTTTCTGAGTATTAGATACGTATGAGAGTTGTTTGCGGTATGAAGTTCGGACGTTTAACAGTTTTAGAGTTCGCGTTCTCAAAAAACCGTTTGAAATACTGGCGATGCCAGTGTGTATGCGGGAGTCTGGTCACAGTTTATAGCGGCAGCTTAACTAGAACAAAGCACTCTACTAAAAGTTGTGGTTGTTTGAAAGCGGAAAGAGTAGGTGATTTGAATCGTCTTGAGGACGGAAAGTCCGCCCGAAATCGAAGACTTTCCGATTATCGCAAGAAGGCTAAACGAAAAGGACTACCATTTGATCTGACGGAAGAGCAGTTCTTTGCATTAACACAGCAGCCGTGTCACTACTGCGGGAGAGAGCCGTACAGAACATCGCACACTAAAGGTACACATTATCACGGAGACTTCGTTTACAACGGGGTGGATCGAAAAGACAGTGAGCAAGGGTATGTGCGCACAAACTGTGTGCCCTGTTGCCACACCTGTAATCTTGGGAAATGTGATTCATCGTATGAAGAGTTTGTGCAGTATTTGAATCGAGTAGCGGTTTTTCGAAAGAGTTTATGCCTCGTATAGTTTTCATCTCGGATACGCACGACCTACAGGATCAGGTGACTGTCCCTGACGGTGACATTCTCATCCACGCAGGTGATGCTACCATGCTTGGGCGTATGAACGAGATCGCGGCCGCTGGGATGTGGCTGCGTAAGCAGCCGCACAAGCACAAGGTTTTTGTTGCTGGGAACCATGATTGGATGTTTCAACGGAACCGCACGATGGCCTTGCAGCTATTGAACAACGGGATCATCGGCGACGGCAACGGCAAGATCAGCTATCTCGAAGACAGTGGTGTGACTATCGAAGGACTGCACATCTACGGTAGTCCTTGGCAGCCCACGTTCTTCGATTGGGCTTTCAATCTTGACCGTGGCGCGGCGATCAAACACAAATGGAACTTGATTCCTGAAGGTTTGGACGTTCTCATTACGCACGGCCCGCCGCTGGGCATTCACGATCAAAGCTTTCCGCATCTGGGTTCCGAGCATCTTGGTTGTGAAGACCTGATGGCGGCTGTTGAGCGTGCGAAGCCAAAGATGCACGTCTTCGGACATATCCACGGCGGCTACGGCAAAACGCAGTACGAAAACACGTTGTTCATTAACGCGGCGATCTGTAACGAGTCCTACAAACCCGTGAACGCGCCGATTGTGGTAGAATTGTAAAAATGCCACGGCAGACTTGTCAATATAAGCACCCGCCGGGAGGCCCAGATCAAAGGGTTGGGGAGCTATGTGGCAAGCCTGCCGTTGACTTTGTGGAAACAAAGACTACGCGGGGGACAGAGGTTCGCTGGCTTTGCGCGGAGCACTTCGATCTGCGTAAGCAGGCTGAACAAATCTTGGCTAACATGTTTCGAGAAGTGAGGGATCGTCGTGAGAGGTAATCCACAAGTCAATGCAGTCGCTCTACTGGTGAGAAAGTTTGGTAGAAAGATTCCGGGCGGTGGTTATGAAGTTGAAGTTTCCCGCGACGAAATGATGAGAATGTCTCCGCACGGTACGATCCATGAAGTATCTGTGGAGCCTAACGTGGTGAAGTGGCAATATTTCCCGAACCCAACCATCGAAGGCGAGGGAGGCTTTACGCCAGAAGGCGTAACGCCAATCAGCGTAACCGGAACACCAGCGATTGAGGAATAGCTATGCCCATTGATGTCCAAAAGTTGACACGCGAGGAACTCCAATTCTTGCTTTTCGCGAGCGAAATCTACGAAGACCGATTGGACGACGGCGGTTATCCACTCGCAAAAACTGGCAAGCGTATCACGCGTACACTTAAACGAGAAGGACGCAGGCGGAAACTGTGCGTGGAGAAGCACTGATGGACAACGACTGGAAACCCAAACATTTCGACGAATGGGGTAATGAGTACGAGCTTGACGAGAATGGCGCTCGCCGCCCGCCAATGCAGGCTGAGCCGCAGAAATCCAGTGGTTTCTCCCACTACGATACAAGTCAGGGGCACTGCGGGTTGTGCGGTCGGCTAACCTGTAACGGGAGTTGTTTCAAATGATTGACCCTTACGATTTGACCCGCCCTTGGGATCAGACGCGCCTGCAAGAGTGGTTCTTGTTCGGTATCTGTGTCGCCGGGAAGCCCGCTGGACAGACGGCGGACAAGGTTGAAGCTCTACTCAAAGACATCCTTCAAACCTACTGCTGCGGCACGGCGCTCATACGGATGGCACGACGCGGTGACCCCATGACGCCGTTCAAACTGGTGAAGATGGCAATCGAGCACGGGTCGTTGAACAAGTTCCTGAAGAAACACAAGATGGGCCAATACAAACGAATTGACAAAGCGTTTCGCGGCATGGTTCAGATTGATCCGGCGACTGTCACACTGGAAGAGCTTGAGCAGATTCACGGCGTGGGGGCAAAAACGGCCCGAATGCTTTTACTCTACACCCGCCCTGACCAAGAGATGATCCCACTGGACACCCACATCTTGAAATGGCTCCGCGCCAACGGTTACAACGCACCGAAGACGACACCACCGCCCGGTAAGAAATATCGGGAATTGGAGCAGGCTTTCATCTCCGAAGGTAAGAAGCGTGGGCTTACGCCCAAAGAATGGGACACGGCGGTCTGGCAGCAATACGCCCGTCCAAAAAATCCCCTAAAATCCGCCGAATCCATCTCCTAGCAGGATTTCAAACTTCGGTTCTCTTCAAGTAGGAGAACCTCGTGCTGACTCGCCTTCCCATCCGAAAACTGGCAGCATCGCCAGTCGCACCATTGCAGACGCCCCCGCGCTGGCGCAGTGAACTCCTAATGTCCCAAGGAACGTGGCCGCAAGACGTTAACTACTTGCGGGACACATACATGGACATCTACGCGATCTGGGAGAAGAACCAGCCGTTCACTTACAAAACGGACGAGCAGGGCAACCGTGTCGTGGATGAGACCAATGACAACCCCGAACAAGACAAGCAAATGTACGCGAAGACTGAGCCACTGCTTCGTGAACTCATCCTTGGGATGGAAGACGTGAGCAAGCAAATGACGATGCGCCCAGATGTGCTCCGGGCTACCGAGACGGCAAAACACCACTTTGAGACAGCGGAGTCTTATGGGCGAATCGGCGATTACAGCATGGCTACGGTCTACCAGAGCTACGCCTTGATGAAGCTGGCAAAGTTGCTCGACGGGCTTACCTTGCAGGCTAACAAAGAGACTGTGAACCGTTCCAAGCTAGGCTACGGTTACGACACCAGTGGTGAAGTATTCAACGGCGGCGGCACCAGCGGAAACGACCGCCATCTATGGGATACCGGGAACTCCCCAAAGAATGACAAGACGGTCAAGAACCCCGCGAACCTGTTGGTTGATGCTGAAGCTGAGACAGACTTTCCCGAACTGGCAAAGTTCAAGCACAAGCACATTTATTGGCCTCCAAGGACTAGATAATGTCATCTCCGATTATTTGCATCTTCAATCCGGTAACATCACTGATTGACCAAGTTCAGTCCAGTTCCATCGCTGTGTCTGGCGCTGGTATCCCGGTTGTCACTGACTCCACTGGTCACATCAACGCATCGTTGATTCCGAGCCTTGGCGGTGTCACAGCGATTGCTGGTGAGGCGATCAACAACGGCGCTTTGGTCAATCTGTATGAGCAAGGCGGCACGCTCAAAGCGCAGAATGCTTACGCTGCAACGACTGGAACCGCCCCTTCCGGCACGCCGTATCCAGTTCCAGCGGTCGGCTTCAGCACAAGCCCGAACACTAGTGCTCCGGGACAGATCAACGTCGCTTTCAGTGGTTTGTTCACGTTCACCGCTGCGGAATTCACTTCGTCTAGTGTAGGTCAGCCCGTCTACGTGTCCGCGACGAACCCCGGCGCACCAACGCTTACCTCTTCACCAAGCCTGCCGCAGGTTGTCGGTATCGTGGCGACTTGGACAGCGCCCAACACCGTTCAAATTTTGTTCGTCACTACGCCGCCTGCTTCTGTCCTGTTCAACAACATCGGGTCCGGCACCAACACGTCATCCACGATGACAGTTGGCACTGGTGCCTCACTGACGGTCAGCGGCACAGGCGTCATCAACGCAACGCAGATTCAAGGTAATGCGATTTCAGCTACCGCACCGACCATCGGTCAAGCACTGATATGGTCAGGCACAGCGTGGACTCCAACGGCGTCCAGCACCGCGAACTTCGCTGACATCCTTGGCGGTATCAACATGGGTCAGACGATGACGGTGGGCACTGGCTCAACGTTGACGTTCGGCGGCACGGGCATAGTCAATGCGAGCACGATCTACGGCGTGGCTCTCAGCGGTACAGCCCCAACGGTGGGACAAGTTCTTACAGCCACGAGTGGCACAACTGCGCAGTGGAGCACACCAGCAGGCGGAACACCGGGTACTCCAACAGGCTCGCTCCAGTGGAATAGTGCAGGGACGTTCGCTGGTGCGACTAATAGCAGTGTCAGCGGGTCAGGGGCTATTGTGCTTGGAAATACTCCAAACTCCAGCCCGACCGCAAGCACGGCACTGACTATCAGTGCAGCAGGCGGCATTGCGGTTTCCGCGACTGACTGGTATAGCTCGAACGAAGGCACCATCGTTGCTCAAATGTTGGCCGATGGTCGCATGATTTGTAATGGCGTAAGTGTTATCAGCAACGTCTCCATTGGAGCCTTCCCCGCCCTTTCCGTTGTTGGCGGGAACGCAGGCAGCCCAGATGTTGCGGATTTCTCTACGCACTTCCCCAGCACCAAAGTCGTTTGGATTGATTACACAGGAAACCTGCACAACCTTTTGTCTTTTTATGATAGCACCGGATCACCGGGCACAAGCGGAGAAGTGCTGTCTTCCACGGTTACAGGCACCGCATGGGTGCCAGCAGGCGGCGGCGGTGGAACACCGGGCGGTTCGCCGACGCAGATTCAATACAATCTCGCTGGTGCGTTCGCTGGTATCGCAGGTAGTGCGGTCACGACTGCTGGTGCAGTAACTTTGGCACCAACGGGCACAGGCGTGGGTCTGTCCATTACGGGCGATTCGGCTTCTAGCAATATCTTGAATTTGTACGCTAATGGTGCCGTTTCTCCGGCAGTCTCGATCAGCGATGTTGGCGCACTTTCCCTTTTCAGTTCTGTCGATACAACCGTCACCAACGACCTGACGAATTTACTCATCTACCGCACCTTGACCAACAACACTGGTACTGGGGGACCAATTAACATTGGTCTTGAGGTAATCGCAAACTACAGTGGCACCGCGAATCCTTCGGCGAGTGCAACCATATCGAATGCGATTATCTCTGAAACTGCAATGGGAACCAGTGATAGTATTCAGCTTCTTTATGGTTTGGAAATTGCAGCGTTTACAGGACGAAGTAGCACATCGAATGTGCTGTCGTCAATCGTTGGTATCCCCTTGTCGGTTGGACATTTTTCCACAGGCACCTGTGCAGCACTGGCTGGTATTGAAGTTGGAATGTCTGGCGACAGCCAAGTTGCTACAGTCACCGACATGTACGGCATCTGGATTCAAGCACCTGTTCTGACGGGGAGCTTTACAGGTACAAACAACATCGGTTTGCAGGTTGATAATCCAGCTACAGGCACGTTTACCAACACTTACGCGATCAAAGCCAACGGTGCTGTAGGAATCACACCGACAGGAACAAGTGTTGCGCTCTCCGTCACTGGTGACGCCACTGGTAGTGACATTTCAGATTTTTACAGCAACACAGGCGTCCCCGGTTACACAGGCAACGTGCAGAGTGGAACCGCTCTTGGCGTTCAAATCACCAAGTACGGTGCTATGGTTGTGTCTCCGACAGGATCAGTTACAGGTGTCGGAGAACCGGGCGCATCATTGACGGCGTATGTTGACTCCCCGTCAGCCAGGGTTATTCAGGCATTTGGCACCGGATCACTCACTAGCCCCAGCTTCTATGTTCTCGGAAGTGGCGGCGTCTTCTGCGCAAGTTCGACCACAAACGATGTCAGCTTGACGGTTGAAGGCGCTCCGGGTTCAGCCGCTATCCAAATCTGGGAAGAGAACGGCGGCGCACCAGTAGCATATTTCGACCAGTACGGTGATCTTACAATCCAGCCGGACAATGCGGTTGCACCTTCATCCGTAGCGGCTCTAACCGTGGCTGGTGACAGTCAGGGTGACCACATCGCCGATTTCTACACGAACAGTTTGGGTGAAAATGTCGTGTCGATTCAAGACCCGGCGCATGGTGCAGTTCTGACCGTTCAAAGCACACCAAGCAACACAAATGCTATCGCTGAGTTCGGCACGAACGGCTCATACGTGATGTTGACAATCAACCCTGAATTGTCGGGATTTGCCACAGCCATTCTCACAGGTGACGGTACAAGCAACACCCTTGATGTGTACGACAATACACTAGCTGGCAATCCGGTGTTCACCGTCTTACCCGCTAACGGCAACTCATACGCGCCTGCGGTATTTGGTCAGGGGTCATTGTCAGGTGACTATCAACTTGGAGTTGCAACAAATGCTACAGCGGACACTCCACACACAGATTGGGACAATTTTGTCTCGTCATTAAATGTCAATGTGCCCGTTAGCTCGTCAAATGGATGGACAGGTATAACTTCACGGGTAAACGTGAGTGGAACAGGAACCTATAACTCGGAGCCTATCGAAGCCATTTTTGCTGATGTCATCTCAGGCACTACGGGTGCTCTCGACGCCCTTGTTGGGCTTGAGGTTTCAGCAGCACAAGCAGGCGCTTCGCCATCTTTAGCGGCCCTTGTTTGCGCTGTTGACGCAACTGCGTCAGTTGGAACTGTGGCTAACGGTTCCGCAGCCACTAATGTCCGCGTGATCCAGACATCGACTGGCTTAGCGAACACTTGCACCGCAACCCAACTGGCACACGTGTACATCCAGTCTCCGGGTGGTGTCATCGGCACTGTTACGAACAACTACGGTTTGTATATCGAAGATCAAACGACTCCGGGCGCTGGCGGAACCCTCACCAACACTTGGGCGATCTACGTGGCTGGTGGTGTATCGAGCTTCACGGGTGTGGCGACTGCGATTTCCACGCAGACTACGACCTACACCGCTGGTCAAAATGACCACACGATTCTTTGCAACGGCACCTTCACATTGACGCTGCCAACAACCGGACTCAAGGTTGGGCAAGAGTTCTACATCAAGAACATCAGCACAGGCACGATTACTATATCGTCGGCGGTGAACATCGACTTTGCAACCTCTACAACTCTGAGCGCAGTGGGTCAGAGCATTATCGTCCAGTGGGACGGAACACAGTGGTGGATTTTCTAATATGGCATATAACGGACAACCCTCAGATAGTCAATTCAACGCACTGGTTTACGGCAACGGGCCGTTGTACGATTCCGTTTTCCGCGTTGCTTCGCTCAACCGAGCACAGCAAGCTAACTTCGTGAGCATCACCAGCACGCAGCTTACAAGCAATGTGTTGACGGTAACAGGTTCTAACACGCTCACAGTTGGTCAAGCGATTGAGTTTTTCGATATGACTGGAGCCACGTTCTTGAACGGTGTGTTCCTTGTTGTGGCTACTTTGATCGGTGCAGGCCCGACGTACACTGGGTTTACCGCCAATTTCACGCACGCAAACTACGGTGCGACCGCTGAAACAGGTTTTGGAATATCCGCGACGTACACAACAGCACTTACTATTCTTTCGCAGGAAGACCCGGCAGTCAGTGGGGCTTTCAACATTACCGCAGTCAGCGGCGCGATGGCAATTCCAACTGCGACGGATGTTTATGCCCCTATAGGCAACGCGGGAGTTGTCTGGCCCACAAACGGTATTGTCGGCGCTAACTTCGCTGGAAATCACGAGGGCAACGGCAACATTTACGGCACAACTCCAGTTCAGACTGTGTCCGTTACGACCAATGTTCTTACGGTCACACCACAGAGTGGGTATCGTTACTCTCCGTGGATCATCGGCACCACAGTTACCTTCGAAGGGTTCACTACCGCAACATTTTTGAACCGCGCTACGATCACAGCTACATCGGTCACCTCGAACGTTTTGACTGTAACGTGCGCCAACCACTTCCAAGCTGGGCAGCTAGTGCGCTTGCTGGGCACGGCAGAGTCCGCGCTTAACAACCAGATTGTCACTGTATCGGCAACAGGATTGAGCACCAGCAGCTTCCAAGCAGCCCTGACTACCGGGAACTACACGAACGCGGCAGATACAGGTTTTGCTTCTCCGGTCGCAACCGTGACAGCGTCTTCATACTCTGGCGGCGGTTCATCAGCGTTCACCGCAACGCTGGGCACCGTGTCGAACTTAAGTTCCACCACTGACACAACGGGTGTGATCATTGGCGGCACATTCCTCACGTCCGCTGGGATCATCAGCACCACGTCAGTGAATCAGACTACAGGCGGTATCGACATGCTCTGTGGTCAGGTCATCGACACCGGACTTCAAGGACGCGCAAATCAAGTCTGCGGAACGTTCTACACGCAGCAGTCTGATCAAGCGGGTTACGCTGACTCCACGTATGTCATCTACATGCAAGATCAGTTGCAGACCGCTCGCTCTCGCGTTGGCAACACGTGGTGCATCTATGAGGCTGGCGGTTTCAACAACCGCAACAATCTTGGCACAGTGTATGTCAACGGACATCTCGGTGCGAACGCGGCTAACGCTGATATATCGGGTACCGTCACAGTGACCAACCCCGCGACGAGCCAGACGGTGAACTTCACGAACGCCTTTGCGTCAGCGCCAATTGTGACTCTGACACCAACCAGTGATCCGAGTGTGGCGGGTATTGTGTCATATTGGGTCACGACAGCAACAGGATCGTTCACCGTTCACGTGAACACAACTCCGGGTACGTCGATTACGTTCAACTACCACGTCATCGGAAACCCGAACTAACAAACACTTTTAGGAGGCAACTATGAAAGCAGTCACTTTAACAGCAGCACAGCAGACACAGGCTAAGGCAAATGCAACCCTCGTATCAGAGGCACGCGCCGCGCTGGTCGCGGCCATCCAAGCGGAGCAAGCTTACCTACGCACCGTCGCTGGCGCGTCCGCCCCGGCAAACGCCAAGGTTCAGTTGAGCGATGACGGGACAATGGTCATTATTGGCTAAAAATAGCCCGTAAACTGTTGATTCTGGACTAGAAATAAATAGCCACTTTCCCCCATTTGTCAGTATACTAAGTGTGGAGGGAACGTGGAAGAGTTCACTGACAACCTAGTCCAGATCGCACCCGTGAAAGACCTTCGCTACGAGAAAAGCCCCAATCTCCGCGATCACTTCCCGTTTTCCGAAGTCCGCGCCAATCAAGAGCACACTTTAGATCGGCTCCAGAAATGGAACAATAATCCTCGCAAGAAGTTCTTCGTGCTCGAAGGCCCCACGGGTTTTGGTAAATCCCCGGTTGACATCGCCGAAGCGTCCTTTGCAAAAGTGATGCCTACGTTCGGCATGTTTGAACCCGGAGCTTACGTCCTGACGCCGCAGAAATCTCTCGCTGAGCAATACATGAAAGATTTCGAGCCGATGGGACTGGTAGAGTTGAAGGGCCGCGCCAACTACCTGTGCGACAAATGGACGCAGCTTGAAGGTCAAGATGTAGACTGCGAGACTGGCGCGATGATGAACGACGCGAACGGTCTGGAAGATAAATGTGAGTATTGCCCTTACCGCGCCGCCAAAGATCGCTTCATGGCGAACCCGTTTGGCACATCAAACTACAGCTATTTTTTGAACGAGACGAATCACGCCGGACAGCTTGCGAATCGCAACGTCCTGATCCTTGACGAAGGTCACAACACCGAAGATCAGATTCTCTCGCTCACGGATACCAAGATCACACAGAAGAAGTGCGACGAGTATGGCGTGGCTGGCAAGCTGCCGATCTTTGACGCTGGTGACATCAACGGCGTGCTGGCGTGGTTGGACCGCGTGTTCATCCCGGCAACCGTAGTTCACGGCAACGATCTTGCGAAGAAGTTCCGTACAGCGCGTGATGAAGAACGCTTGAAATACGCCCGCAAACTCAACGGACTGGATCGTTTCGTGCAGCGCGTCAACCTGTTCCGCAACTCCGCTGATCCCGGCGAATGGTTTGCTTGGAGCGATTGGGACGAGCAAAAGCGCGGCGACAAAGGCACTGGCGATCTCATCATCAAGCCGCTTACTGCACGCTTGTTCGCCGACGAACTCTTGTTCTCGAAGGCGCAGAAGGTGCTTATCACCAGCGCTACGATTCTGGACTTCCAGACGTTCATGCGCAACCTTGGAATTGATCCGGCTGACTGCGAAACGCTGGCGGTAGACTCTGAGTTCCCGGTTGAGAATCGCCCGATCTTCTACAGCCCTATTGGTGACATGTCCTACAAGAACATTGACCGGACATTGCCGCTGATGGCTCCCGCCGTGGAAGCGCTCATACGCCGCTACGCCACGAAGAAGGGAATCGTTCACACGAACTCTTACAAGATCAACCGCTACATCGTGCAATATCTGATGGGCACCGATCAAGCCAGCCGCATCATTACGCATGACAACTCGAAGGGCGCACGCGAAGCCGCTATCGAGAAGCACCTGACGAGCACGGAACCTACAGTTCTGATCTCGCCGTCCATGACCGAGGGCTTAGACCTGAAAGAAGATTTGAGCCGCTTTCAGATCATTTGCAAGGTGCCCTATCCGGCGCTCGATCCTTACGTCCGCGCACGCATGAAGCGCGATCCTGACTGGTATCAGTGGCAGACCGCACTCAAGCTGGTTCAGGCAACCGGGCGCAGCGTCCGCAGCAAGACTGACCGCGCCCATACGCACATTCTTGACGCCGGATTCGCCAACTTCATCAAATTGAACAACCGGAAAATGCCGAAATATTGGATTAACTCCATTATTTGGTAGCACTTACGGATGGACAAAATTGCAGCCTTCCCCGTATACTAGGACTGGAGGGAACATGCAGATCAAATCGTTTGATCGTAACAATCTTCGTGAGTTGCGTGAAGCCATCACCGCCGCTCTGGAAGTGGTTGGGAAGCAGTATGGCATCAAGATCACCGCTGGTAGCGCCAGCTACATGAACGAGTCTGCAACGTTCAAGGTTGAACTCGCCACGGTCACCAGCGATGGCACCGCCATGACGAAGGAAGCGTCCGCGTTCAAACGTTCGTGTGGTCTGTATGGTTTGAAGCCGGAGCATCTGTTCGCCGAAATCAACTACGCTGGTTCGCGCTACAAGATCACTGGTTTGACTGGTGGACGTTCGTGGAAGTATCCCATCGCGGTTGAGCGCATCCCCGATGGCAAGCGCTTCAAGCTGCCGGAGTCCGCTGTAGCCAGCTTGCAGAACAAGACCGCCGCGCCGTCCGCAGCTTCCGTTGGCGCACCGCAGTTCCCGGTTCGCGGCACCTGTCAGAATGAGCACGCGATGTTGCGCACGGCGAAGGGTGTTGAAGTTGGCAAGTGCGATCAGCCAGCGCAGACTACGCGCAAGGTTGGCGGCTTGGTGCATGGCGGCAGAACAATTCAGGTTTGCCTGTCCTGCGCTGATATGATTGACGAAGCACGGCGCGAGAACGAAGCCGAAGCGCATTGCTCGTAAAGATTCTCCCCCGCCCTCCCCATCTTTTGTCCCGTCCCTCCAGACGGTAGGTGAAAACGTCCCGGTTAACAGCCGGGACGTTTTCTTTGGTATTATCGTGGTATGTGGTTCTTTTTACTCATCGTCGTGCTCCTGTGCGTTTGGGTCTGGCGGGATAATCGCTGATGCCGCCTACTCGCCGCCAGCGCAAGCGCCTACCGAAGGCGAAGGACATTGCGACCGTGATGCGTGCGCTCACCGCCACGATCCCGATGCACACCGCGCCGGAGCACGGTCTACGTGAATCCCTGCGCGGCATCGTCAACTACCGCATCAAGTCCAGCACTAACGACCGCGAGTGGACAGTGGACATTTACCACGGCGACTACATCGTGGTCACTGTCCGGCATTATACGGTGCCTTGTCCTACAGTACCATCGGCTATCGGTCACCTGAAACGTATGCTAGGATTGAAGTAATGGCAATTGTCCCGCTCACGACGAAAGACGAACTCCAGAAGGCACTGGCGATTCAACGCATCATCACGGATGAAGCACAGAAAGAAGTTGGCTCGATCTTCTCCGGTGAAGGTGAGCCTTTGGACAAAATTGCCAGAGCAGCGCAACTGCTGGAGAAATATGCACGGTACGCTACGCTCACAGAGTACGCGACAATGCCGCATCTTGCGGACAGTGAAAAGTGGGGAGCAACGTTCGGTGTTACCGCCATCGTCGGCTCGTGCGTGCTTGTCCCGGCGCAGCGTTTTGGTCGCACCGGGGATGATCTCATGGCGTTGAAAGACGCGTATGTGAAATTCCTCATCACCTTAGACAAGCCGACCAAGCGGATCGAGATGGACAAGCTGTTCGGTCTTTTCGCGATCCTTTCCGAATCTGTTGGAATCATCTGGGCCCAAAATGACAACATCAGCCTGACCGTTGTCGGACGCCGCGTGCTCCTGCACCTGATGGACGCCTACAAATTTGTGGAAGAAGTGGCCGCAGCCAACACGAAGTTCCAGCCAGAAAAGTCTAAAAAATCGTGAATTCCGGTATTACCCAGCGATGAAGCGAATTTACCTAGCCGCACCTTTCGAATGGATTGACCGCATGAGAACTTACGCGGAACAACTCCGCGTGCTCGGTTTTGAAGTGACTTCGCGCTGGATGGATGAACAGGACAAGGGCGGCGAGACTGACCTGACTGATGAAGACGGCGGCACGCAGCTTGACAAAAAAGAACTTGCCATATCTTTCGCGATTCGCGACATCCGCAACATTCTGAGTTCCGACACCATCATAGAATTCAATCCCGGCAAAGCTCTCATCCGCAACACGCGGCTCGCAGAACTTGGCGGGGCCCTCTTTCTCGGTAAACAATGTATCGTCATCGGGCCGGAAAACCCAAAGCATAAGAACCGCATTGATACTGTTTTTGTTCTCTTAGGTGAAGGCTCAATCCCTGATGACCTTGCGGCCGCTGGAATCAAACCAGTGAAGCACTTTGACACATGGGGAGATTTTCTTGAGACCGCCGTGATGGAGGCCGGGAAAAAGAATGGCACCGTGGCATCTGTTCCTACCACATGATCTAACCACTAAGACTATCTGTGTCGCGATCAGCGCACTGATGGCAATCGGTATGTATGTGCCGTTGTTCCGCCGCTTCCGCCGCCGTCACCACACCCGCGACTTCTCCAAGGCTTACTGCTGGTTGAATTTTGCCGTCCAAGTCAATAACGGCGTTTTGGCCGTGGCTGAGAAGGCACCCTTTCTCACCGGATGGTACATTTGTCAGTCTGTTTTCACAGGGATAACGCTCTGGCTGGTTTACCGCTATTGGGACTTTCCCCAGCCAAAATAGACCAACTTCCCACCCCCTAGTAGGGGAGGGCTAACACATGTCCATTTCTTTAGGTTCACTGTTCGGTGATCTGGTCACTTGGGGCGGCGCAGCTAAGGTTGTTCTCGGCGGCGCACTGCACAAGATTGGTTCCTATCTGTACAAGCTGTACACGGAAGCCAAGGCCGAAGCGGCAAAGCTCGAAGCTGACGCAAAAGCCGACATCAAGAAGCTCTAAGCAGTATAATGCTCGTATGGCACGAGCAACCAAATCCGGGGTCGTGGGTATGACGCAATACCACACGACCCCTTTTCTTTTGGAGAAGACCCCGAAGAAGCATAACATCCTGATCGGTAATGACGCCGCGCAGATTCGCTTTGCTGAACGCTTCCTTTCCATGGCGCACAACACCAAGGTGAAATGCGAGGAAGTGAGCCTTGTGGACGATGACATGCTGCTCGGCAAGGACGAACCGCAGTTGTACGTTGTTGAGCGCGAGAGCTTCATCGACCTTTCCGCACAAATGAAATCGAAGGTTGGCATCTGGTCTCTTGACCTGCTTGAAAAAGGCTGTGGGGGACTCAACGTGATTGTGCGCACCGCCGCGCAACTGCTGGGCATGGAGAAGCCAGACAAGAAACTTGTTCAGAGCGTGGCAGATGAGATCGCACGGGACGTATACGACATCAATGCCGCGATCTGGCACGCCGCGTGGGTATTGTCCGGGCCACTGCCGGAAAAGGTGAACTGGATGCGCCCGTGGGAAAACTGGCTGCTTTGGCTCCCGAAAGGCACCGACCCGTACTTCCGCCTGCACTCGCTTTATTGGGAGCTTGTTATGTGGACTTTTGCACAAACAGGAGACGAGCGCGGGTATCGCCGGAGTAAAGGCCGATGGGACCAAAGAAAGTTCCAGAAACTATCTCAGCTACAACTACCAAAGGATAAGGTTTTCAACACTTTAGTGGAACTTTCGATCTGGCGTGAACGCTCGTATGACCCGTATGTTTGTGCCCTCAAGATAGCAAAAATCTGGGAAACCTAGTATCATCAAAGACGGGACATATTCCCCTTTAGGAGAAAGTAATGAAACGTTTCGCAATGTTGTTTGCGGTTCTGGCGCTCACGATTGGCGCAGCCTTTGGTCAGGTCTCTGTCAATGGCAGCTACCAGTTTTCGCGAGTGTACGTTGACGGCGCGGTGCAGAACACCGATCCCGGCTATAACCTCAGCTTGAACATCCCTGTCTTTAAGTCATCGTTCGGTCTTTTGACCGAAATGACCGCGACGACCAGCACGGTCGGCGGAACCGAAATCTTCCTCAAGACTTACGGCGAAGGCATTCAGTTCCAGCCGCGTCAAGGCAAGTTCTTCCGTCCTTACGTTAACGCTGTTCTTGGCGATGCTCATTTCGTTTACGGGCCAACTACGCAGAACAAGCTGGCTGTGACGACTGGCGCTGGCGCAGACTTTGCTTTGTCCAAGCACTGGGCCCTGCGTGGCGGCGTTGAGTACCTGCACACGGGTGTAGACGGAACCAACTTTGAAGGTATCCGTCCCATCGGCGGTTTGACGTTCCGCTTCTAACCATCATCACTCCCCGAAGCCCCGGCGAAATGCCGGGGCTTTTCTTTTTCCCTGTATTTCTGCCCAAACCAGTATTAGATCAGAGCAGAGGGAACACCATCTATGTCCACAGGGAAATCAAAGGCAGGTCGCGACGAGTTGACTCAACGAGTCCAATCCGCGCTCGAATTGTCTACCAAGAAAGAAGCTGAGCACATCATCGACACGGTGATCTCGTCTCTTGAAGAGACCCTTCTACACAATCTCGACAAGGACAAGTTCTCGCTTAAGCTGAACTCATTTGGAAAATTCACGGTTCGCCACAAACCGGGCATATTTCGCCGCATCCCTTTCACGGGTGAGACGAAGATGACAAGTGCCAAACGTAAGGTCAAGTTTGTTGCTTTGGGGAAGCTACGACAAAATGAAGTTGCCCCAGACAAGCTTTAACATGCGTGGTAACCCCATTGATGATTCCGGTAAGACGCTAAATAACATCGCTATCGCGCACAAGAAATCTCAAGAATTACGCAACAATTCAGTATTGAGAAACATCGAGGAAACAATCGCGGCGAATCTGAAGGCTTTGAATTTCGATATGGTTGTTTACCAAGAGGAGAAAAAGTAATGGCAATGCAAACGTTTGACGACGAATTCGAATCTATTCCAGCAGCAACCACCACGGCAACAACCGCTCAGGCAACGCCAGCGGCCCAGCCGAAGCCACAGCAACAGGCTGCGCAGCCCGCAGCGCAAACGCACGCAGCAACGCATCACACCGCTGCCGCAACGAAGGCGGCCGTTTCCGCCGACGAAGACGAGCCAACGCCATCGGCACATGACGACGCCGACGAAGGGCTTGACACAGATTTCGATGATGAGAAGATTTACGACCGTCCGGGTCAGTTGGACATCATCCGCCCGGATAAGGGCCGCGAAGCCTGCCGCTTCGCACTCTTGCCGAAAGAGTGGATCGCTCCCCAGAGCGCAAAGAACCACTACACGGAGATCACTGGTAGCGACGGCAAGCTGAAGAAGGTTTGCGGACGCTGCTTGACCCCGATGGGGAACGATGTGGAACAGAAGTATTGTTGCCAAGCGCTGGGCAAGGATGGCTCGGTGCAGGTCGTTGCACTGGCTGTTCACTACCTGAACGCAGACCCAACCGATGGCTCCTACAAGAAGGATGCCAACGGCAACGTTCCGCCGATCAAGTGGAAGATCGGCTTTGTGCGCCTCTCCCCGTTCAACATGAAGCAGATCAAGAAGCTGCCGGACGAAGACAAGACTCCGTTCGACATTGATATGGTCATGGTCAACGCGGATCGCGCCTTCGGCTACGAATTCTACCGCAAGTCCACTTCCCCACGCTGGAAGCAGGATGCGGAGACAATCGCTCAGGTCAAGGCTGCGGCATCGCGCTTCATCAACGACGGCGGCAAGATTCTTCGCTCGAAGCTCGGTCAGAAGATGAACGAGACTGAGTGGAAGGCACTGCTCTCCGGCAAGAAGGTTGGCGCAGAGTCCAAGATCGACAACATCGAGGAACTGTGACCCGCGCAGAGATTTTCGAGCTAATCAATCAGGAACGGTCAGAGCAGGACAAAAACTGGTCTGACCGTTCGCAGTACAAACGCAGCGCCCCTCATGTCCTCGTTCTGCAAGGGCAGATGAAAAAGCTTGAGGACGAGTGGTACAACGCAAAGCGTGATGCTTTGCAGGATCGCTTTAAGAAGATTGCCGCGATTGCGGTACGCGCTCTCGAAGAGATTGATCCCGAAAGCTGAGAACTATGTCGCGATTTGTTACACGAGAAGATTTTGACAAGGCGTGCGACGCGGTTTGGTCTGAGATCGAATACCAGAACAACCTGCCTCGCCGCACCGATGACGAAGCCAAAGAGCCTGCTGGGTTTTTCGCTCTGGGCCGCGTCTACCTGCGCCGTGGTGAAGACGCATGGGCGGACAACGCTGGAACAGAAGCCTGTTTGCCAAGCCTGCGCAAGCTGGCGGCGATCTTTATCCGTGGCATGATTTATTGCGGCGTCCGCTTCAGAAGTGCTGCGTCAAGTGGAGACTAAGTGCTCATTCTGGGTTTGGACTTTGAAACTACGGGCTTGAACATTCCCACCATCGGCGTGACCGAAGTGGGGATGGTTGTCTGGGACACAACGTTGAAGGCACCGATCAAGTTGTTCGGCACCATCGTTGACCCCGGCGCAAGCGCTATCTGGGAACCCGGCGTCAGCAAGATCAATAACCTCACACCTGAACTCTGTGCCAACTACGGCATGGCGGAAGACAAGGCTCTGCGCTACGTTCTCTCATGGTATAGCAGCGCAGACGTAGCCTGTGCGCACAACGGAACCGTCTTTGACCGTCCGGTGCTGGACGCATGGGCGGCCAAGCATGGGCTGGACTCCCAGCCGTCCAAGGTCTGGATCGACACCAAGACTGACATCGAAATCCCCGAACGCAACAGCACGCGGTTGACCTACATGGCGGCCGATCACTCATTCCTGAACCCGTTCCCGCACCGCGCCATGTTTGACGTGATGACGATGTTGAAGATTCTTGACCGCTACGACATCGACAAGGTGATGGAGTTGGCGAAGAGTCCCACGATCACTGTCAAAGCAATTGTGTCCTTTGACCAAAAGGACTTAGCGCGGAATCGCGGCTACCACGCGCAGTATGAAACGAACGCCGATGGCACCCGTGGCAGGTTCAAATATTGGTCAATGTCCATCAAGGCGTGCAAGCTCGATCAAGAGCGAGAATCCGCTAAGCAAGCTGGTTTCCAGATCGAAGTCATTTAAGAAACTGATAAGCCCCATCAGATAAATGATTTGCGACAATGATGAAAAAACTAGCTATGCTTTCCCAAAAGTAGTATCGTGAATCATGCACAATGTGAATCACATACTCTCGTGATCCACGTCACAGTGGGGGATTGATGCTTAAACGCCTGCTCACCGCTCTGCTCTTACTCGCCGGGATAGCCTTCGGACAAACCAAAACGCCAGCAAAAACGAACTCTGTGGCCGATCTTTACGGCGCTACAGTCGTCCTTTATCAACAGGATGAAGACACATCCGCGTTCATGCCGATTTGCACAGCGTGGGCCATGGCGGAGGTCAAAGGCGGCTACATGTTCAGCACCGCCGCGCACTGTTTGGATAAGGAAGGCAGCTACTACGTGTCCTTCGAGGAAAACCCCGTCGTGATGTACCCGATTGATGACGCGCTTCGCGGTCACCCGGAAGAAGGCTTTGACTACGCCCTGCTGTGGGTTACCATGGGCAAGAAGATTCCAACCTTGAGCCTCGGGGTTGATCCCAAGGATGTTCTTGGCGAGCCAGTGATTGCGGTCTCTGCGCCTCTTGGGATGGGAAAGCAAACGTTCCAAGGCAATATCTCGAACCCGAAGGTTGACCGTGCAATGTACATGCGTGACGAAAAGACGCATGAGATCAGGGCAAGCTGGACTGGTGCGATCCTGCTTCAGATGCCCGGAATTAACCCCGCTTCCAGCGGTTCAGCACTGTACTGTGTGAATCAGAAAGCCATCTGTGGCATCATCGTGGGTGTTATCGCAACAGATTTCGGTCATGAAGCCGTGGCACTCCCGATAGGGCCCCTCGTGCATCGTATGGCGAAGACCGAAGCCGCACCGCAACCATAAGGGACTATTAGGGGAATAAGGCGTCTTCTCAGACCATTGACATGACGCCCCTCTTACTATTCTCGCTGTTCGCTGGAGCAATGGGTTTCTCGATCCACAAGAAATGGTGGGGCGCTACGGCGTTCTTCATCGCCATGCTGGTGTGGATGCTCGTCATACAAGTTACCATCGCCATCACTTTGATTCCCCACTTCAATTAAATCACCGTATTAAGCAGCATGGCTGCTGCTAAAAAAGCTAAGACTCCACCACCGCTCTCAATCCCCGAACCTAACGCGCACATCAAGCGCTGGATCGTGCTCGGCCTCGATCCGTCTATGACGCGCACAGGGTTTGCTGTGCTGGACGTGCGGCCGCAACCTTACGCAGACATCCCAGACAGAAGCCATTACGAACCGTCCGAAGTCAAGACGGGTATGGGGACGCACGCTATTTGGTTGGCGGCTGGCTCTGTCAAGCCTGAGAAGATTGAAGACAGCGGGCTGCACCCGCGCAACACGCTCTGGATTCGCGGTAAGGCAATGGCGATCTACTTGCGCGAGTTGGTCAAGACGCTCAACACATCAAAGAGAAGTGAAAAGGGTGACTTCCATGTCTGCTCTACGCCGGAGTGCTGCAAGTCCGACGTGGGACTCATCATCAGCATGGAGTTCCCGACGCCGATGAACGACTATCTCGTGGCGTTGAACCGCATCATCCACCTGATCTTTTTCGAAGACGGTGCGCTGGAAGAAATGTTTGGCGAGATTCACATTCTCACAACAAACGCCAGTACGTTGCGCTCATTGATGCACCTGACCAAGAAAGGCGCTCAGAACAAAAGCGAAAACATCCTGCGAGCCTATGATTTCATTGACAAGAGCCGCTTCCCGGAGCTTGACTCGGACGCGTGCGACGCCGTGCTGCTGGCAATGATGGGCCGTCACGTTTCGTCTATTTTGCTGGGTGCCGCCAGTGAAATACCGGACAACTATCTAAACTCTTTATGTAACGCTACTCAGGAAGTCAAAGGCTCAGGCCGCAATCAGCACACTGTGACCAAAGGGCTTTTGCATCGAATTGAGTATTGGTATAGGTACACGCGCAAAAGCTATGTGGTCTGCGTCAAGGACGCTTCGAACCCTAAAAAGAGCTTGAGCCGCACGAACTTTTCGATCTAATGGAGGATCGAACCAAATGGCGAAGAATACCCAGAAGTCTGCCCCGGTGGACACCCGCAATTTAACCGTTGAACAGCGCCGCGAATTATTCCTCAAGGCACGCAAAGCAGAAAAGCCCGATTATCAAGTTCTCACGAAAGACTGGACAGATGAACTGATCCCGTATGGCCTCATCACGTTTGACTACGTGCTTGGTCTCGGCGGCATCAGCCGTCACGGTCGCGTCAGTCAAGTCCACGGCGATGAAGGCGTCGGCAAGTCAACGCTCACGTATCAGATCGCCAAGAATTATCAAGAATATACAGGCGAGCCGCTGGGAGTCTTCGACTTTGAAGGCACCAGCACACCATCTTACCTCGAAAAGATCGGTTGCGATCTGGACATGGTAAAGCTCATTCAGCCGGACTGCATGGAAGACAGCGTGCAGGAAACGATCAGACTGATTCACCAAGGTTGCCGCTTCTTCATCTACGATTCCATCCCGTACATCAACGGTATGGTGGACGAGAAGGACATCATGAGTGGCAAGGCGTTCAAAGCCAATTACGGCAAGCAGGCGCAGGCAATGGGCAAGTTCTTCTTGACTCTACACCCGTACATGAAGCGTGCTGACGCGCACATGCTGATGGTCAACCAGACCCGCGCACGTATTGACGACAGCAACGAAGCCAAATACGCCAACGACTATTCTTACACCAACAAGACCTACGTGCTTCCCGGTGGACGCATTTCCCGTTTCACCCCGTCCGTCATGATTGAAATGCGAATGGACAAGGCGTGCAAGCCGTTTGACGGCAAGCCGGGGAACACCCCGGAAAAAGACCCGTTCGTCATTGAACCGATGACGCCGGAGACTGAAGGCAAGCCTTGTGTCAACCGCATCCGTGTCCGCACGCTCAAGAACAAGGTCACTGGTGCCGGATTCCGCGAAGGCTACATCTGGGTTCGTCCCGCGACGCACCCGCACCCCGGTATTGATGACAACATGAGCGTGCGTGAACTCGCACGTGACTACGGTTTCGTCCAGAACAAGGGCGCGAAGTGGTATGTCGGCAAGTCCGCCGAAGAAGCCATCATCGCTTACCCGAACAAAGACGCCGCTGTGGAAGATTTGGTCATCAAGCAAAACCCTGAAGTTCATGCCAAGCTGCGTGCGCTGGTTGCCGAAGCGATCAAGCACGATCAGAGCGGACGCCACAGCACCGTGATTACCGCCGAAGAACTCGCCATGGTTGAAGGTGATGACGAGTTAGGAGCGGTAGGCAAGAATCTCATCACTGAGGACGACGAGTAATGCGGCTGGTCAGGATCGAAGGGGAAGAAGCTATCGTGCAGGTAACGGACGATCAAGGGTATGAACACCTTGAGCGAATGAGCACCGCGTCTCTTGCGGGCTGTTTGCTGGCCTTCCCCGAAGCTCCCGGCGAAGATATTGTTGCGGAACTCGAAGAACTCGAATGCCCGCCGCGTGAGCCGCATCGTCATCATCACCATTCTCACGGCGGCGACTATCCTTGCTTCTGCTCCACCCCCGAATGATCGGCTACCACTACACCAGCGCGGAGAACTACGAGCGGATCAAGGTTGAAGGTTTGACCCGATACCGTATTCGGAAGCCGGAGCTTGACCCATTTTTCCCAGATGGCATCTACGGCATCTGGATATGGAAACAAGACCTGACCGGGGACGAGCATGTAGGTTCCATCCTTTGGCAGTTGATGACCAAGAACAGCACGCGAGTTGTCAAGCTGGGAGTAGAGTATAATGAAACTGACCTGCTGCGCCAATATGGGGCCGACGTCGAAATCCTGCATGACGGCAGGCTGGGGCAGTGGCATTACCATTATGGCGTTCCCGCTGTTGTGGTAACAGAGAATATCCCGCCGCACGCGATTACGCTTGTGCAGGCGTATGATGTGCAGAAATGCTTGAGGTAGCAATGGCATACAAAAAACACGAACACGATTTTTCCGTGCTCCCACCAAACGACGACGAGCAACAGTGTGATAACGATTGTGTCTCCAACTGGCACAAGTGCTCTATCTGCGGCAAGAGTCGGTCGGAAGTGGCGAAGGGCGACCCTGAAGAAGTCAGACAGTATGTTCTGGATTCGACGGAGACCATCACCAAGAATCTCACCAAGATCAAGAATCTCAGGAACCTGAAGGAAGGATTCTATGTTTGGCTGGCTCAAAAAAGCGACGCATCGGCATGACTGGTACCGACTCGGTGAGTCGTGGCCCGGTCAAGAAGTTCTCGTCTGCGTGACGTGTGGCACTTGTGACGCGACCGATTGGACTGGTACATTGCGGTTTTCCTACGAAGCTCTTCGCGGCGCGAACTACAAGCGCGGTGGACATTGGAAGGACGCCTTCGACCAGCTTGAAACCAATTTTCCGTTTCTGGCGGCACAAGTCAACAAGGACGACCATGCGGTACTTTGACAGTGGACTGTTTCTAGGAAACGGAGAGTACAGCACGGCTCGCGTCAAGCTGCTACACACGCTGCTTGACCGGGCAATTGACGGGTTGAACGCCGTACAGCAGGCTCCATTCCACCTCTCTAGGAAAACCCACGAGAAGGTGGATGAACTCATCGACGACATCGCTCTTGACATCGCGACCGCATTAACGGGCAAGAACGTCACTGTTGGGCGGCGGCTTCGGAGAAACCAGCGCGGGAAAATCTACACGGAATACCGCGACGCCAAGACGAAGCAGCCCGTGGCTTTTAGCCAGCCGGGATTTTGGGGAGACCCAGTTGAGGTCGTCTCCAACGACGAGATCAGAGACCTGCTCACCGTCGCCTTCGAGAAAGACCGGACATAAGGCTTATTACCGGACATTCTTTTGTTTTCAAAGGCTTGCGAAGGTAACTTTACTCTTTCGCCACGGCACTTTCGTGTAGGTAACCACTGACGATTGTACTACTTAGGCACTAGACATCTGTGATATAATGCTTGGCATGGTTGAGACTGACAGCAAACGCAGCCGCGAACTGGTCGAGGAAGCCTTCCAGCGTGCTTATCCAAACGATCTCACAAACGAGGAGTTGGCAGCGGCTATGGGTGTGGCACAGGTCGGTGATATTTCGCCTCGCGTTTCAGAACTCAGAAATAAAGGGATTCTTCGGAAGACAACAAACAAACGTCAGGGGAAAACGGGCGGCAAGCAAGGTTGCCATATCTGGGTTCCTGTCGAACAGCGTGTGACACCTACGCCCGGTCAGAAGAAACCAAAAGCTAAATCCGAGAAGACATCTCGTGATGAACTTCTCGGTGTCCGTCCGGGGGTTTCAGCCAGCAAAATCATTGCCACGATTGTGCAGCGTATCCGACAACAGCCGTCGTTTGTTCAGTTTGACAAGAGTCAGGCGTTAGATGACAGCCTAGCGTCCCTCAATGCGTTCTTCGAGTTGTTCTCTGTGCGATCACACATTCCTGTGGACATCTATAAACGCCAGCGTGCAAAAATTTTTTGTGCGGTAGCAGAGTCTCCGTCCGAGAAGAAATACGCCGAAGCGTTAGACTCCCTGTATGGTGAACGATACAGGACTTGTTTCGCCGCAATTGTTGCGAAAGGAAAAGCCCAATGAAGCACGTTAAGCCGATCACCTACGATGTCAAAAACGCTTTGGAGCATGAAGGGGATCAACTTTCAAGCATTCCGAAGGCACTAATCGAGTTCTCGGAAAATGCTATGCAGTACCGCGACAAAAGCGTTGCCGCCTTCGTGCAAATCACGCTTGGCTTCAAAGGCGGCAAGCTGAAAAAACTTGAGATCGCGGACAATGGCTACGGCATGGATGAAGACGACTTTGAAGCATTCTTCCATTGCCACGGCACCAATCGTGAGCGGCTGGCGGGTAAGCCCGGTCGCGGAAAATTCGGTCTGGGAGGCAAACAGGCGATCATGGGCCTCGGTGCCAAGAAAGCCCGTATCGAGTCTGTGAAAAACGGAATTCTCCATGTCGTTGAGTGGTCAAGAGACGACCACGCCAATTACGCCTATGAGAAGAAAGGGACTACCGATAGACCAAACGGCACTTCCATTCTACTAGGTGGAATGGATCGAAAAGTTGACCTCGATCAGATCAAAAAGACATTGCGACGTGAACATCGCAACGATCTGGGGCACAACGTTATGACGGTAAACGGCGACCGTCTCAGTTACACAGCACCAACATTCGACAGAGAAGAGACCTACCGTCCCCCCGCAGAGTTGATTAGTCTGATAGGCAACCCCGTGCTGACTCTCCGCAGCACTCTAGAACCACTTTCAAAAGAAGAGCGAGGCGTGCAGATCATGGCTAACAATGTCCTGCATGAAGACAACTATCTCGGCGACTTCACAACACGTCCTCAAGCTGCCAGAGTGTATGGTTCCGTTGATGTCCCGTTTCTCGAAATCGAAGACGAAGAAGGCGTGCCAGCTTACTCATCAGAACGGTCACAACAGTTGAAGCGGGATAACCAACGTGTGGGAGTTTTGCTGCCGTGGATCAACTCCTGCTTGGCGTCCTTCATTCGTATTCTGGAAGAAGAACACCAGAAGATTCTCGACGCCAAGAACACGGAAGAGTTGCAGCGGCAAGCGGATGCTCTTTCCTCAGTTCTTACGGACGCATGGCGTGGTCTTGACATCACGTTGCCCCGCCGCAAAAGCACGCCAAATGGAATCAACACTCCCGAATTGTCGGGAATCGAGGCTCCAACTGATCCCATACCGGGTGACGAAACCCCCGCGTATCGGTTCACAAAAGATGGAGACGTGAACATAACTGAAACCCCTAACGGCGATATTTTCATTCTGTCAAAAGGCGATCATGGTGTTGGGGGAGGCAAAAGGACAGGGACAGGTTCAGCCTCGGTTCAGCTTGGCGTGGTGGATGACTCAGGCGATCCCGCAACACTGGTCAAGAAAGTGACAAAACAACGCCATTCAACCGCAAAAATTGAAGTCACCCTCGAACATTTGACGAGTGCTTTCCCGCGAGCTACGTGGGACGCTAATGAGTGCAGACTAACTCTCAATCTGGATACGGAAGAACTCGCTGGCATGGACTTTGAGAGCGATCTTTTCCGCGAGAAGGGAACACAGATCGCTATCGCTGAGTTTGCCGTGGTGCTCGTACAGACGAAGAGCAACAGCAACACGTCGGAGTTCGATCCTCGCCAGCCTATTGAAGTCTTGGAAGCTGTGCGTGGTGCTCAGAACCAACTTGGAAAAGCCTTCCACGCCGCTAAAGCGTCACCAGTTGTGACCTCGGACATTCCAACCGAAGTAGCACCAAATAACCCCGCGTCATCGCCTCAAACCACAGTATCATAGAGTGAGGGTTCCGGGTGGTCTCCCATCTGGTGGACGAAAGAGTAAACCGGGATGCAAGAAGGAACGAGATTCTCGGTCGAGTCCCCGTATCACCTTCCACTGTGAATAAATCCTGAGACAGAAAGGGAACCCTCGAATAACGCATCCCCGCCATTTGGCACGGCGTGGTAGAATGGACGTATGACGAAGCACAAGATGCCCAACAAATTCCGACCTGACTGGAAGCGTCCTGAACCGCTTCTCAAGCCGTGGCACCACTGGAACGGCGGCAAGTCGGAGCCTAGCAGCCCAAAGAATTGACGCATCCCGCCGAAAGCAAATAAACACGCCTCGCGTGTCAGGATTTGCCCCGCTGGAACGTAATACATAATATGAGAGAAATTCTAAAGCAGGCTTTCCTTCCGTTGTGGTATGGCATCCGCGACCCGTGGACTTGGGTTTTGTCGTTCGTGACCGCCGTGGTGGTCATCGGGCTGCTGGCGTGGTTTAGTTGGCTACTCCATTTGTGAAGCCACACAGCGGCATACGAAATAACGCATCCCCGCCACGGCTGTTTGCCACGGGCCGATTTTCTCTGATTCTGGTATTATAAGTAGAACGTCATCCAAGGAGGAAGAAAGTCACCATCGGACGGCGGCTGCGGAGGAACCAGCGCGGAAAAGTCTACACCGAATACCGTGACGCCAAGACGAAGAAGCCCGTCCCTTTTAGCCAAGAAGGGTTCTGGGGAGAGCCAGTCGAAGTGATTGATTCCGATGAGATTAGAACGCTCTTGACCGACGCCTTCGAAAAACGTTAATTTTTGTGGTAGACTGGCGTGCAGGGGGAAGTATGAAACGATTTATATCTCTTTCGCTTGTAATCTTTGCGTTGTCACTGGCGGCGCTCGCCCAAACTCTAACTCCTATCCAGCAAACCGTGTCCAACTTTGGCCTCGTCGGGAGTTGCAGTGCTACGGCCAAGTTCGTCTACAGCAACGGTACGGTGAGCGAAGTAATCACTTTTGATCGCGGCGGCGAGCGAACGTACACCTACTCTGAAGCACACTTGATTGACTCTACGCACTTGAGCGTAACGGCAACCCTTTCCGACAATTTCAACTCCAGCGTTAACGGTGCCGTGCAAACCATGACCTACCTCAAGCTCGCAGATGGTCGCTTTCTGACCGTCTCCAACGTTCAAAGCGACGGGACAGTTGTCGTGAAGGATGGCGTCGTTGTCAGCAGCGGTTATGTCTTACGCCCTTGGGGGCCCTGTCAGTGAAGTGTGAGCACCCAATCACCGCCGTAGCGGAAGGGATGTGCTTACGTTGCGCACGAACCGGGCTGCCAATCACGGTGAACGATTTGAAGATGCGGCGCTGGTTGTGGCGATTCATCGCAAGGTTTGTGTGATGCCCAAACGACGGCTCAGCAGAGCAAAGCACAACGTGATGCGGCGGTTGGACAGGCGGTTGTCCCGCCTCTGTTTCGAGGCGCAACAGCAGGTTTACGCCGCTCTTGATGAAGCGCAGAACGACGGTAAGACTTACGAAGAAGTTGTCACCCCCACTGGGCGAGCACTCTACAGCGATTCCGAAGTTAATGACATCAAGAGAAAGCTGAAGGCGCTGGGAGCGAAAGGCATCAACGTATGAGCGCTGAAGACGAAGTTTACGCACCAACAACGAGAGAGCAGCTTGAGATCATGCTTCAGGTGACCGGAGCACGTGACCAACTGGCTCAAACGATGTCGAATTACAAGGCATCCATCGGCAAGGCGTTGGGGCTTTTTGAAGATGAATTGGACGAACTGTTCAAGGACATCAACACCGAGAAACTGCTGAGCATCGGCGTCTCCGTTTACGAGAAGCATTTCACCGCGCACGAAGTGGAAGCCGTGATCGCCTTTTACTCTTCCCCTGTGGGCCAGAGCTTCATCAAGAAGATCGGCATTGTGAACAAAGAAGTTTACGAAGCGTGCCAGAAAATGCTGGACGCCGAACATCACGAGGTCGAATAATGGCATCGACGTGGAACACGACACAACCTCCGAAGCGCATACTCAAACCAGTGCGGCTTCGTTACCAATATCAGAGCTTGCGACCGCAAACGGGCCTCTGGGACAAGCGGGAGAACGCCTTCAGTCTCATCACAGTCGGCGAAGACCCGGACGGTCTTGCGCTTTACCCCGAAGACGGCTGGAAAATTTTAGGCTGGAAAAACCCATGAAATACACCGAAGAAAATCCCCCGGTTTGCAAGTGCGGTTGTAAGATGCGGCTTTACCAAGAGCCAGTGATCGTGCCTGTATTTTTCTGGGCTTGCGCCGACCGCCACTTCTGGAATTTCTGGAAGCACACCGAGTCTTTCGGCAGTGAATATGGCTATCAATGAAGGCTAAGCCGTGGTTTAAGAGAGCGCCGTTGGAGCCTGATGCTATCCGCCCGCCGGACGGAGACGCATTCGCGGCAAAGATGTTCCGTAAGGAACTCTTGGGGAAATACGTGGAGTGCGAGTGCGGGTGGTTCTTCAAAGAGAAATGTCCGAAGTGCCCAACAGTCTCGCGACCACATTTGGATGTGATGGCATGAAAAACAAAACGCCCGGAGTCATCGACGTGCTGTCCGGCTTTATCGTTTTCAGTGTTTTACTCTGGGTAGGCTCGTGCATCATCGCTGGCTGCGCGGCCCAAAAGGTTAAGGACAGCATCAATGCTTGATAGAGAAGGAATTCAAAGAGCCATTATCAATCGCATGGACGCGATGAATGGCAGTTGCAACTCGTACCACCTGAACCACAACTGCGGCGTGTTGCGCGGGCTACTGTGGGCACTAACCGGGGAAGACCCCGGCACGTTCATCGTCAGCGAGCACAACTCCAACTCAGTTCGTGATACGCTTACCGCCGCTGGCATCCCTTGCCGCGTAGAAGGCGAGCGCATCACTTGGTGGTATCCGTGGGACGATGAGCCGCCAGCCGCCTAGTTTGGCAGTATTAGATTAGGTGCGACTCTCCGGCAAAAACTTCCAAGCGTGGGCTGACTTCGATCTTGAAATTGACGGCCTAACGATCTTAACTGGCCCATCTGATACGGGCAAGTCTGCGCTCTTCCGCGCACTCAAGGGTATCTTCCGTAACGAACTGCCAGCCGATTTTGTCCGAGACAATCAGGACGAAGACATGGAAGTCCGCTGTGAGATTGGTGGACATGTCATCACGGCACACCGTTCCCACAAAGGCAGCACCAAATACGAGATCGACGGCAGAGACTTTGCCAAGCTCGCCGGGGCCGTGCCGGACGAACTGAAGGCACTCAAGTTTGGTGAAGTAGTCATCGGCGACTTCGATGTAGACCCCATCTTTGGACGGCAGAACAGCGCACAATTTCTGATTGACCCCCTGACCTACAAGCCCACTGAAGTGAACGCCATCCTTGGTGCATTCGGCGGCACTGAGAAGCTGGAAGCCGGGAAGAAAGAAGCCAACCTACGGAAGACCCAGAAGGACACGGAAGCCCGCACGATAGCGGGACAGATTCGGGAGTCCGAAGAAAAGAAGGCCGCACTCGCCGAACTGGTTGCACTGGGTGATGCAATTAGTGATAAGTTGCACGATTTAGAACAACACGTCCGCCGCTTGGAAACAGAGACCTATTGGCTGGACTCCGCTGTCAAAGTTCGTCAGACTATCGTGCCATTGCGCCAGATCATGGAAGCCATTGTTCTGCCGGACATCTCCGGGCTGGAACAGCTTCATCGTCAGGCTGCGTTTGCGGAGCAGGCGGCAGAAGCCGGGGCTTACGCTCGATGGCTCGCTAAACCAATTGCCAGCCTTTCCAGCGTCACGGACGGCTGGAATGGGGCTAGGAGACTCTGGAACGAGATCGCGGCTCTGGAAGGCGCTATAACCGCAGGAAAGCATGTCGTAAGCACGGATAAGCTCAAATCAAGCCTTTCCGGTGCCGAAGCGGTCTTTTCTGAGTCAGTTCGGCTCTGGAACAGTATTAACCGCCTAGAAACACTCGCGGCGCTGCTGGGAGAGCTAACGGGTTCGGCTGAGAGATTGGCTGGGGTTGAAACAGAACTCGCAGCAGCGCAAGCAGAGCTTAAGAAAGGGTTGTGCCCGAAGTGCGGCAAGCCCATGGAGCATCAATGCCGATAGAAATTAAACGCACGTGTCAGTTCTGTCGCGAACGGTTCGAAAACGGTTTACCTACGTGCGAGTGTTGCCTTTTCTGCGGTGGAACCCCAACCGGAGACTGGGCGTGCGAGAAGTGCATCCCAGCCCGTGACATGGCAAAGACAGCCGCCAGAGCCGTGTGGCGCGAGTTCGTAAGGCAGGAAATTCAAGGAATCTAGGGAACATAAATGCCTGAAGTCACCCAAGAAACGCTGAAGGAAGTCCAGACCCGCGTTAGGGCGCTGCAAAGCACTCGCGACGAGATCATCGGCACGTTCAAAGTTCAGGAGTCGAAAAGGGACGAAGCTTATGCTAAACTAAGAGAGCTAGGCATCGAGAACCCAGAGAAGATGACATCGAAAGAGCTTCAGGCTCTCGCCGACCAAAAGCGAGCGGAACTCGCCGAAAAGGTTGGTGCCTTGAACGAGCAGCTTGCACAAGGCGAGCAGCTAATCAAACGTTATCAAGAATTGCAACAGGAGAACTAACCATGGCAACGCCCGTACCGATGTCCCATCCCGCAACCGCAGTCAAGAACCCTGACGGAACTTGGTCAGTACGCATTCAACACACCCCCGAAGGTCAAGTCACCATCACGAACTTTGACAACGTTGTGTTCGCCGAAGCACTGGCGAAGGCTTACGCCGCCATGCTGAACGCGCAGGCTGAAGCTGGGGCCGCTATCGACGATCTGGTTGCTGACGCAAAGCCAGTTGTTGACGATGTGAAGACTGACGTGAAGAAACTGATCTCTGAAGCGGAGACGAAGGCGAAGGCGATTCTCGCCAAGGCTGAAGGCAAAGCCGAAGAGATTGAAGCGGCCGCAAAGCGCGTGCTCGATCAGGCAGAAGAGTCAGCCGAGAATCTGTTGACCGCAGCCAAGGCGGAAGCGGAGAAGCTGATCGCCGCTGCCAAGGCAAAGGTTGAGCCTGCACCTGCCCCGACCGCTGTAACTGTTGAACCGACTGCCGCCGCTACGCCAGCGCCGACAAAAAAGGCAACCCCGATTACTGAGGACTAATGCCGGATAACCCTGATCTGCGACAGATCGGCTTCGCCATCGAGGAGAAGCTAGGCAAATTTGGGACGACGCCTAGCTCTCTTCGAGCGGCTTTCAAAAAGCCGCTGCAAGATCAGTATATCTGCACTCAGTGTAAGCAGCCGATTGCCGAAAACGCCTATATGTATTCGGACATGAGCAAGCCCGCTGAAGGTTGGCGGCATTACATCTGTCCCGTTAAGATTTGAATTCACGATTTCGCGGCGTTCTCAGTATTGCTCTCCATGGGAAGAACCGGGAAACTCGTGTATTTAGCCAGTCCCTACACTCACCCCGATAAGGCGGTGGAGGCGCAGCGGTTCGAGTCCGTGTTATCCGCGTGGAACTGGCTGATTCAAAACAACCACGACTGGCATTTCTTCGTTCCCATCGTCCAATCACATGCGCTCTGCACGTCCGGTCATACGCCGGGAGACTGGAAATTCTGGGCCGACTTCGATGGCACCATGATTAGCAAGTGCCAAGAGTTCTGGGTGCTCTGCATACCGGGATGGGAGACATCTGTGGGAGTTAGCGCCGAACGTAAGATTGCCGCTGAGCTTGGATTGCCGATTCGTTTCCTGATCCCTACTGTCAATGGCTACGAGATCGCTGACGCCATTCCCGCGAGTGCCTAATGCACAAACAGATGCGCATCTCGCTGACGCATCGCCGCTACCTCTTGCAGCAAGACATCGCGGCTTGTGACGCCACAATCAAGCACATGGAAGCCTGCACCGAATGCCGTGATGATTTTTTCTGTCCGGTGGGTGACCAGCTTTACCAGACGTTTATACTCGCCAAGGCACGGGCCAAACTCGTGACAGACACTCTGGCTGACGTATTAGATATTGATGAAGATCAAGCTTGACGACCCCAAGAACCGTGTAAACCTTGTTTGGACAACGGACTGGCATTTTTCCGATGTTCCCCCCGGACGCCGTAAAGACGACTATCGCCACGCGTTACTGCAAAAGCTCGCCTTCGTGCGTGAAATGACCGAGAAACTACACGGCGCGGCGCTCTGTGGCGGCGACGTTTTCCACCACAAGAAACCACATCACATCGGCAACAGTTTCCGCCTCATCATCGACTTGATGAACGCGCTCCGGCGCTTCCCACAAGGCATGGTCTTTGGTTCCATCGGCAACCATGACCTGTCTTATGACCGCATGGACTCACTGCCGCGCCAACCTCTCGGACTTCTTATCGAAGTGGGAGCTTACCACGACTTGAACCGAGAGCCTGTCATCTTCACCAACACGGATGAGACCGTGCGCGTGCAAGTGGAAACGTTTCCGTTCGCGGAAGGCGATGACACGATCAAGAACATCCTGAACGCAGGGCCGCGCCAGCCGAAGGTGGATCACCGTATCGGCGTAGTTCACGCATACGGGCACCCCGGCGATGCAGGTTCTATGTTCGAAACGCGGACAATCGGTTACAATGAACTTAAGGGTGTGGATTTTGACATCATGCTCTGGGGGCACGACCACTCCCGGCACGGCGTGGACGAAGTGGACAACATCACTCACGTCAATCTAGGGAGCATGGCACGCGCCGCGTTCACGTGTGACGAGCTTGACCGCCCGGTAGTGGCTGCGATCCTGTCCTTTGAACCCGGCGGGGTGTTCAAGTATGGCGAACGACCTATCCCGGTGAAACCGCTGGAGATAGCGTTTGCCGCCGCCGATAAAGGCGTGGAAACGGTTGGCAAATCTGAAGAGATCATGTCTTTTTTCGCCGACATGGACGCTTCGGTTGGAGAAATTGAAGTCAATGATCCCCGCGATGTCATCAAAGAGTTATGCAAGGACGATCCGAGACTGGAGAGCTTGCTGCTGGAGCTTTGCGACCTGTAATCATGGCTGACGATATTCTAGGCACGATTGTCGCTATCGCTTGCGTCATAGGTCTGGTCTCTGGGTTCACTTTGCTCGCTTACGCTCTGCTACCGAAAAAGGATTCGAATGGGTCGAACAGGTAGACATCTTTGCCGAGGACTCAAAGGCGACCTTCCCCCGAAAGTGCGGGAGTATGCGGCACTTTTGTGCTCTATATGCGGCGGGAATTTTGCGGTAGAATTACCCGAAGATGATACACCGAACTATGGCGCTAAGCCGGGAGAAGTGACCGACAAGCGGCGGTTCGCACAGTATCTCGATCCAAATTACAAGGAACCAGAAGAATGAGATTGGCGCTTGGTGGACTCTTTCTCATACTCGCTGTGGTCGCTCTAATGGTCTGGCACCACACCGGGGATTTTTGGGCGGCGATTGGCGCGGGAGCCTTCGCCATTGCATCCATCGCTTACTTAGGTTCGATCATAGTTGAGTATGAGGGAGCAAAACGGCAATGAAACACCAGCGCCGTAAAGACGCGAGAATGGAAGAGCGCGTCTACATGTCGCTCTGGCACATTCTGATCGCTGGCGTTGGCGTTTACGAGCTTCGCAACCACAAGACCAAATTCTCCAAAATCCTCGCTTGTGGCCTCATCGCGTTCCATACGGACGGCGCTATCGCTGACATGCTTGACACAAAGCCACTCAGTCAGCGTATACTAGATTCAATAGTGCCACATGGAACAGGCTGCAAAAAGTCCCGCTGAATTCGTTTATCTCTTCGTTTACGGCACGCTGAAACGTGGCGAACCGGGCCATGAGCTTATGGCTGGCGCTCAGTTTGTGTCCACCGTCCTGAAGACCGGAATGAAGTTTATCCGGGACGCCGAATATCCTTCCGCCATCGAGACCAATGATTCCACGGATTACGTGGTTGGTGAAATTTGGGCCGTGCCTGCGGCCGATCTCCCGTTGATGGATGAGTACGAAGGGGAAAATTACAAGCGCGTGATCCTGAAAGACTCCAACCTTTACGCTTACGTGCTTCGAGAGAATGAAAGCGACAAGTTTGCAACCCTCACCTGATTTTGCAGTATTAGTGGGTAAATGAACATACTCACTAAACCAAACATCTTCTTCACATCTGATTACCACCTTTACCACGAGAACATCCTGCACCTTGGGAAAGGACGCCCCTTCTCGTGCGTGGAAGAGATGCACGCCGCTATCGCGGATCGGCATAACGCTGTGGTGCGCCCCGGCGACAAAGTTTACAACCACGGAGACTACGCGCTCAAGTGCCAGTGGGAGCAGGCGTTTGCATTTCGCCAGCGCCTTATGGGAGAGCAGCACTTCATCTACGGCAACCACGACCATGTAGCAGAAGAGATGATTCGCCGCAACCCCGGTTGCTTTGCATCGGTCTCTGATCTCGTCCATCTGAAGCTCAAAGGCTACGACGTACCCAAGATCACGCTCTGTCACTATGCGATGCGCACGTGGCCGGGGTCGCACAAGGGTGCATGGCAGCTTTACGGTCACTCTCACAACCAACTTCCCGAAGAAGCACAGTGGCTTGCGTTTGACATCGGTGTGGACTGCTGGGATTACACGCCAGTCAGTATTGAAGATGTGAAGCGCAAGATGAAATCCAAGATGCCCGCATGGGAAGCTTGGAAGGCTACCCTACCTGAAGGAAGAATGGAATAATGTCTGGAGAAGACGCAGCAAAAGTTCAACCGATGCCAACTGGAGACGGCATCGACGTCGCCGTGGAAGCAGCCAAAGACTTGAGAGAGATGGGTCTGGGCTACATCGCCGAAGATACCGAAGCTCGAATCCGCCTTGGCGAGAAAAAGTATGGCACGCGGCTCAAGTCTCATAACGGTCGCGATGCGATGCTTGATCTCTATCAAGAAGTGCTGGACGGCATCAACTACGCCAAGCAGCTTGTCATCGAAGACAAGGATGACGACTTCTTTTTCTTGTCTTTGGTCTCGCTCGCCAAGAAGATCAAGCAGAAACTCGATCATCCGGGTGCGACGGTCGGAGAATAACCATGGTTAATCCAGACGGTTTTTTGATGATCGAGCCACGCGGTTATGATGCACCGCCTATCGTGGATTCCATCACGCGCAAGGTAGCGTACCTTAACCACCGCAAAGAGAACCTTGAAGGCATTTGGTACAGGGGTTTTCATACTTGCGCGTGCGACGCCTGTTCGGACAATGGGGATTGGTCTATCAAGATCGGTGGGAAAACCTACCAGACAAACTCGCTCATCGTTCACTATGTCGCCTGCCATCGTTCGTCAATCCCTCCAGATCAGTTGAAGCTGATTGAAAGCCTTACGGAAGAGGAAGACCCAACGACAGAAGACCTTAACATTCAAGGCGCTGAAGAAAGAGACCGCAGGTTAAATCTCGCCCGATCACAGTCTTCAATTCGCCGCTGGGCGCACAAGAACGGCTTCAATGTTGCACTTGGAGAAGAGGTCACTGAGCAAATTCGATGAAGAGCAAAGTCAGAGAGGCATTCCGCATCCCTAAAAAAGGTCGGTAGCGAGAGGGGTTAAGCGTCCCACCAAGATTCGAGTTATATGAGAGAGATGTACCAGCGTACCGCGCAGATTTTCGCGGATAAGATCAACGCTCTATTCGAGTCTGAAGCAACGCTTGAGAAGACTTTCAAGGCGTTCTATCCGGGGCTGGACTTCGACCGCACAGAGCACTGGGCTGGCATCATCAATAAGCTACTCAGCGATTCTTGGATGGAAGGTGGGCCGATTGTCAAAAGCGAACCTACCGGAGTAGACAAGCTCAATATCATCCGCTATCTGGCACCGCTTCTGGACTACAATCTCTTCACGCAAGTGCTGCTCAATCTGCAAGGCTACACCGGGATGTTTTACATGACGGGCGATGCCAAGAAAGAAATTGACCGCCTGAAGAGTGAGTGGCCGAAAGAGTGGAAGCTTGATCCATTCGCGCCGAAAGCCAAGATGGTCAAGCAGGCGGACGCGATTACGGAAGAACAGCGCCAGTACAATGCTGTGCTCTCAACAATCCGCGCCTTGCACATTATCAGTCAATTCACACCGCAAGTCAGTTTTCGCGTTTCACCGAAAGGCAGCACGCCAGCGTTCGCGGACTCCCGCAACATCAGCATGATCGGCATGGGTGGGGACAAGTACCTCAAGACTCTGCCGTCTTTGAAGACTTACTACATCACGTGGGATTCAGTGCCAGTGATGGCGGTTCCTGTGGGACAAGAAACCACGGGTGTGAAGTTCGACGCCGCTGGCGTTCCGTACCCATTCATCTCGAAGTCTGGCGGTCAAGTGCTTCAGGATGTCTTGTTCGCACGTAAGATCATGTACGAGATTTTCAAGGGCGTGAACATCACGCAAGAGACGTGCATCATGGTGCCGCGCATGAATAGCATTCTTATTGTAGCAGACGTGGTTGCCGACAACCTGCATAACGCATTCCGACGCTTGAAAGAACACTACCCAATGTTGAACTTGGTTGAGGGACAGCGTGCGTAAGGAATGTGCCTACCGGATAGTTTCTGTCGAGGACGGTCACACTAGGGAAGAACTTTGCGGAAAACCGTCCGTTGGCGACCTTGATTTTCGGGATCAGCTTCTTCCGTTTTGTGCTGAGCACTACGACACGATCATGCGCATACGGAAATTGGTGAAGCGTCTTGCGCAGGACTGGCGGGAGAAAAATGAGAAAAACCTGTGACTGGCATGTCATGGATGAACACGACCGCGAAGTACCGTGCGGATTGCCTGCGGTTGCTCACATTTCGTGGCCCAGCGGAAGGACGTATTATTATTGTGCCCATCACTACGATATTCGCATCCAATTCATCAGGGAGTGCGGTCGGCGTGATGTGTTAGAATTGAGTGGTCTATGAAAAAAGACTTGTTGATGCTCGGATCAGAAGAAGACACAAAGCAGGTGCTCGCGGCGCTTAAGTCGGAGAACGTGAGTGAAGTTTGTACCTGCGGTTGTCACTCCGGCGTCCCCGGCAGATACCATTGCTTCTCCACATGCTGCGACAAGGCGGGATTGATTATCAAAGTGCAGGTGCATAATGGCTAGGATTTTTCTGCTGGACACAATGTCCTTCATCTACCGCGCTTATCACGCGGCCGCGCACCAGTCCATCGTCATGAGTACGAAGGCGGGCTTCCCCACTGGCGCGACATACATTTTCTGCAACATGCTCCACAAGCTGATCGAAGAGCATAAGCCAGAGCATTTGATCGCTGTCTGCGACACACCGGGAGAGACCTTCCGTGATATTGAATTCGCGGATTACAAGGCAAATCGCAAAGGCGAGACGCCGTTTGATCTGGTGCGTCAGATTCCATTTATTTTCCGCGCCATTGAAGCTTACCGTATTCCGAAAATGGAGCTTGCCGGATACGAAGCGGACGACCTGATCGGCACGCTCGCAACGAAAGCATACGCCGACCCGGAAAACGTGGTCTACATCGTGACCGGGGACAAAGACATGTTCCAGCTTGTGAATGACCGCACGTTCACCGTTAATCCGATGAAAGACCTGACAGCGGACGCGGCAAAGGTGGAAGAAATTGTGGGAGTTCCGCCAGCGATGGTTGCAGATGTCATGGCTCTGCGTGGCGACACTGTGGACAACATCCCCGGCGCTCCCGGAATCGGGAAGAAAGGCTCCGTGGACATCATCAAGCAGTTTGGTTCCCTCGAAGCCGCGATCCAACGGGCTGAAGAAGTCAAGCGCAAGCAGTACCGCGAGTCCATCATCAACAACGTGGATCAAATCAGGCTGAGCAAACGGCTGGTCACTATTGCCTGTGACGCCCCGGTGGAACTGGACATCCCGGCGATGAAGCTGCAAGAGCCGAACAAAGAAGCGCTCGCATCCCTTTACACCGAACTGGAATTCGCTTCATTGCTGAAAAGAGAGAATTTGGCGGCAATTGAAGATTTCGCCATCCCGGTGCCGCCAGACGAGCAGGAAATCCAGACATCCATGACCGAAGAACAGGCGGACGATGTTCTCGATGCGATCCTGTAAAAATAATTTTCGCAAATGTGGACAAATTGTCTGACTTTGCAGTATACTATGTGAGAGGTTGCTGCCGGACAGAAAGACGTTACCCGGAGACCTCAAAGGACATTATGACCCGCGTTTCCCTATCACTGGCGCTGTTGTATACCCTGCTTAGCGGGGGTGGCTCCGGTGTGTTCAATGGGTGACGCTATTTAGACCCCAAGAACGACCGAAGCCGCCAGAAAATGGCGGCTTTTTTGTTTTTGTACGCAAGTGAGGTCGATACGGTTGGCGGCACCAGCCTGTAAAGCTGGAGATTCTTAGAGTCCGTAGTAGGTTCGAATCCTACCACTTGCACCAAAGTTGCATGGTTGAGATAGCGGCAATTCTATCTGGCTGTAACCCAGACGCCCCTTGTGGGCTACGCAGGTTCGAGTCCTGCACCATGCACCAAAATTTAGAAGCACGCATGTTTAGGTCAAGCTGGTGATGCCGACCGCCTGTAAAGCGGATTCCCCTTCGGGGACTAGAGGAAGGTTCGATTCCTTCAACATGCACCATGCCGGAGTGGTGGAATTGGCAGACACACCGCGTTCAGAGCGCGACGGTTAACAGCCATAGGGGTTCAAGTCCCCTCTCCGGCACCAAGTTTGGAGCATCAAATATGCAGGTCGTTCAAACGCTGTTAACTCGACAAACCGAAACAGGGGAGGCTAAGCTAATAGCATGGCTACCAGTGAAACCAAATGTTCGTGTTGGTTCCATCGTTTCCTTGAAGGATGTAGGCGATGGTTTGCGTTGGCGCGTCTCGGCTCAATGGTGCGAGCAGGACTCTTCCCTGATCAACCAAAAATGGGGGAACGATCTGCCGAAGAGCCAGCGCACCGAGCGGTAAACGAGAAAGCTCTGTGGCTCTGGAATCCGAAGTGGCGCACCGTTGAGGAGCGCGGCTTCATTGAGATCGACGTTGCCTCATTCCAGATGGATCGTGTACTGGTCGCTGCCGGAATTGTAGATTCGAGAACGAACGCACAGCGTTTGCTTAAGTCGAACTCAATCTCGTGGCGGCTAGACGACGGGGTGATGGACTGGACGAAGGTCACAGATTTTCGGCAAGAGCTTGAACCGGGCTGGCCCGTTGTTCTGCGAGTAGGTGACGGGCACTGGCGCACTCTTCAAGTTGAAGAGGAAGTAATCGAAAACGCGCCATTCTCCACTAGCAAGGAAGCGAAGCCAACGGTGAAGAAGGTGACCAAGCCGAAAGCGTTTCCAAGTCTTGCACTGGTGATGCGACCCACGTGGGTTGAAGGTGTAGAGGACGGCGTAACGCCGTGGCGTCACTTCCAGACCATTGAGTGCTGGTCGGAAATGTGGCGGTGATTTTGCGAGCGTGGCGGAATTGGCAGACGCACAGGATTGAGAGTCCTGCGGTTAACAGCCATGAGAGTTCAAATCTCTCCGTTCGCACCAAGTTTGCCAGAAGCACACAAGGCAGAATACCCAACTGTCTCTTGCAGGCCCACTCATCTGGGAGATGACTAAGGCACTGCGGGATTTGTGACTGGCAACAATTTCGGGCGGATGCGTCTAATTAACGCATGTTAGAGATGTGGCGGAATGGCAGACGCGGGGCGTAGAAGCCTGCTTGTGGGTTCGAGTCCCACCATCTCATTCGCCCGACGCGATTGGATTGTATGGCAAAGTTCGAAGACCATTGTCGGGACTGCGAGCGGCTGCTTGGCGATAGGCACGAGAATGTCAATCGCTGGATGGACGAATTGTTCCGTCAATACGGCCCAAGGCATCGGCGTCATCGTCACTGCTGGAAAGGCGTCCGCGAAGCGAAGCATTTGTTTGGCGCGGAAGGGGCGAAGGCAGCTATCGTTCATATCGTTCGGGATTGCGGCGCGGTGCCGGATCAACGGACGTATGATGAGACGCAACTTGGAATCGTGCTGGCACCTGAGTATTTGATTTATGACGGTGCAAACGAGACCGGGCTGGAGAAGTTTAAGAGAGCGGTTGAAGCTGAGTGGAAAAAAGCTGATACCAAACTCGGTAGTGAGTAGTAATGCGGCTATGGCGGAATGGCAGACGCAGTATTAGTGCTCATGGGAACACACAGAAAATACACGCCTGAATCCCTCGGTGCCGTAGTCGCGTCTAGTAGTTCAGTCGCGCAGGTTATAACGGCTCTTGGCTTAAAACAGGCTGGCGGTAATCATCGGCATCTTGTAACGCTGATAAAGCAATTTGGATTGAGTACCGATCACTTCACAGGACAGACGTGGAATAAAGGTAAAACGTCGCTGACGGACGCCAGAGTTAATCGCGGCGTGCGACAAAAGTATTCGAACTCGGAAGTGTTCCGCGAGAACTCGCCGATCACAGAAGGTTTCAAACTCAAACGACGACTTTTACGTCTTGGTTGGGAGTATAAGTGTCGCGTTTGCGGATTGTCTGACTGGTTGAACAAACCAATAGCGCTACATCTCGATCATGAAAACGGGATCAACGACGACAACAGATTTGAGAATTTGAGATTTCTTTGTCCTAATTGTCATCAACAAACTGAGACTTGGGGATCGAGAAATAGAAAGCACGCGGCTGTGGTGGAACGGCAGACACACTATCTTGAGGGGGTAGCGTCGAAAGACGTGAGAGTTCAAATCTCTCCAGCCGCACCAAGTTTTGTCAGAAGTTTGTAGCAAACTTCTTTCAATTGTAAGATTGCTGAACTAAAGAAGAAAAGTTTTGCGTAGGTGAAGGGAATTGGCATACCTCATGCGCTTAGAACGCATGGTTTGTGGGTTCGAGTCCCACTCTACGCACCAAAGTTTTGCAACGCCGTGGCGGAATCGGCAGACGCACTGGACTCCTGTGGTTAACAGCCATGCAGGTTCGATGCCTGTCAGTCGCACCAGTTTTATAACGCCCAAGTGGTCAAATTGGCAAAGGCGCTCCGCTCAAACCGGAGAGATTCTGTGGGTTCGACCCCCACCTTGGGCACCATTTCAAAAATCGGCAGAGACGCAGTATTTATGTAAAAGGACTCTGCCGATGCGCTACACAAAAGAAAATCTGGAACCCGCCATTAAATCCAGCGTCAGCTTCGCTGATGTTCTACGGAAATTCAACCTTCGTCAAAACGGAGGAACACAAGCCAACATCAAACGAAGAACGATTGAGTTTGGAATTGATTTCTCTCATTTCTTAGGGCAAGGCACTAACAGGGGTGAACACCATAAGGGCGGCAATAAAAAACTTCACTGGAAAGAGATTTTAGTTTTATCCCGCCGACCGGGGCACAAAGAACATGCGAATCGCCTGCGCGAAGCTTTAATTGAATCAGGAGTGCTGTACAAATGTTATCTTTGTGGTCAAGAACCAATCTGGCGTGGACGTGCGCTCGTTCTTCCCGTAGATCACAAAAACGGTAACAACCAAGATAACCGCAAAAGCAACATCCGTTTCCTTTGCCCCAACTGTCATTCTCAGACAGATAACTTTGGCGTGAAAAACATAGGTGCAAACGCCTGAAAACACTATACTTACAGCTAGCCAAAAACGCCGTTTTCCCCGTATAATTAGACATGGACACGATCTCTTCAGTGGCGGAAATTTACCGAATCTGGAGACAGTTTAACGGCATCAAATAGACTATGGCACCGAAGACACCCAACTTGCTCGATCCGTTAGGCGTTGACTCTTACGAAGTCAAGAGCATGTGGGAGATTCTTGTGCCGACCGTGGCGAATGATGGCACGCCATTTCGCTTGCGCCGGGATCATAAGCCGTGGGACGCGAAGGTTCAAAAGATCACTGGCGGCATGACGTTGATGCCTGTCCTGAACGGAAAGTGGCAGCACGAAGGTGCAGAATACCATGAACGCATGATTCCTGTGCGCGTGGTTGCAACGCGTGAGCAAATGATGGAAATCGTGCGTATGACCGCCGAACATTACAACCAGATCGCTGTGATGGCGTATAAGGTCTACGACGAAGTGATCTACCTTGTTCGGGGGAGCAAGTAAAATGGCGAAGACAAAAGAGCTTGGTGTTTTTGGGGCGCTCATCGCAGCGCTCGTCATTTTGGGGATCGCGGCTTTGATCGCCAACTATTTCGGCTTGCTGCCGAGCTTCTAGGAGAGCGCATGAAAAGCGTCCTGATCGTTGATGACGAAGAGAGCTTGCGAGACGTGTTCAGTATGTCTTTGCAAGCTCGTGGCTACGCCGTTACAACCGCTGTGGACGGCGTGGAAGCCCTGCACATCTACCGTCACTCGGAAGCTGGCTTTGACTTCGTGCTTAGCGACAACATGATGCCGCGCAAGACTGGCGTTCCTCTTTTGACTGAGATTCGCAAGATGAACCCGAATCAAAAAATGGCCTTGATGTCCGGCGATCCGCCGAAGCTCCCGGTGGAGATCGCGGATGTTCCAATCCTTCGCAAACCATTCGCCCAGCGCGATCTCATCGAATTGATCGAAAAATAAATGAATCGTTTTGCAGTTTAGCGGCTGCAAGGTTGACTGAATTTGTCAATGTGGTATTATTCACTTATGGCAAATCTAGCATCCTCCAGAAAACGCTCTTACGATGACGACGACGCTGTAGAAGGAACATCATCCGTACCAAAAGACAGTCAGGCGATAGAAGCTGACGAAGAAGATCAGAAATATTTCCATTGGTCGAAGCGCGGGGGGTTATACCGCCCTGTAGGTCACACACAAGACTCCATCCCGGCTGGCATCTACGAGATTGACAACGACAACAGCGGATGGTTTCTCTCCAAAGTGAAATTTCCGTCCGATACGCTCCTGCGACTGCCGGGGACGCCAATCGAATTTATCCTCGATCAGATTGACAAGTTCTGGGGCCGGGAGAAGCTTTTCAAAGACACCGGACTGCTTCACAAGCGCGGCATTCTGATGTACGGGCCCGCTGGCTGCGGTAAAACTTCGATCATCCGATTACTCTGCGACGACATCGTGAAGCGCGACGGCATTGTCATCATGGTCACAAACTGCCGCCTTGCGGAGACAGCATTGGGCGGCATCCGCCAGATTGAATCGCGCCGCCCGATCCTGACAATCATCGAGGACATCGAGACGTTCATGGGCGCGAGCGATGAATCATCGTCCGCCCGTGCGCTTTTGGCTCTCCTCGACGGCGAGACACAGGTTGACCACATCGTTCACCTTGCTACGACGAACAAGCCGGAGCAGTTGGAAGATCGCATCGTGAAGCGCCCCGGCCGTTTTGATCTTGTGATCGGCTTGAACGCTCCGGTTGCAGAAGCACGTCACGATTATCTCTACAACATCCTGAAGGATCACGTGACGCCGGAAGAACTTCAGGATATGGTGGACAAGACCGAAGGTTTGGGACTCGCCCACTTGCGCGAACTCGTTGTGGCAAACTACTGCCTTGGATTGGATCGCGAAGAGACGTTGAAGCGCCTGAAGTCCGATTCCAAGAAGGTGCTCAAGGTGAAGAAGCAGGGTCAAGACCCATTGGGCTTCACGACCAAATTCCCGGAAGAAGACGGGAAACTCAAACTGGCGGACTAATGTACATTCCTTGTTTGTGGTATGTTGAAGAATGGAAGCGGCAAGTAGCGGAGCACCCTGAGAAAGCCCCGCTACTTGGCGACCCGAACTCAATGACCTTTTTGTCGGTCACCATGCCGAACGGTGACATTTACAGGTTTGACTTGTGCTTGATCCATGGAGAGATCAGACCGCTTCCGATGACTCTGGCACCAAAGGAACAACATGAGCACGACAATCCCAGCCCTTCCAAACCGAATTGAGCATTTTGCTTATGAGTTCGATTTCTTGTCGAACTTCTTTCACTGCACCATTCCGTTTGAAGGTGTAGCCTATGCGAGCGTTGAGCACGCTTACCAAGCGGCTAAGTTTCCCGCGTCCCAGCGTGAGCCGTTCTCGTTGGAGTTCAATCCCCGCCTGACCGCCGCACAAGCAAAGAAGCTTGGTCGCACCATGAAGGGGATGCGCCCCGATTGGGACGAAATCAAGTGGGGCATTATGAAAGACCTCGTGCTGTGCAAATTCACTTCTTACCCGGAGTTGGCCCTGAAGCTGGTGAGCACTGAAGGGGCTTATCTTGAAGAAGGTAATTGGTGGCACGATACGTATTGGGGCGTCTGTAAGGGCAAATTGGAAGGTCATATTTGCAAGCATGGCATCCATCCGCCTGAAGGTAAGAACCATTTAGGCCACTTGCTGATGGCGACCCGGCTGAACATCTGGCCCAAATGGAAGACAAGTTTCCCGTCCGTCAGCGGGGATTTTACAACCCCACCCGTGCTATAATCAACCAAGCGGAATTCCGCAAAGGAAAAACAATGGCAACAATCAAAGAGCAAGTCGCCGAGAAAATCGCAGGACTCGGACCTGCCGTACAGGACGCCGTGGTTAACGTCCTAGTTGAGCAGGTGAAAACCAAGCGCGTGCAGGCCATCCTCTCCGTGCAAAACCTGATCGAAGAAGCGCAGAAAGAACTGAAGAAGATCAAGCCCGACCAGCAGAGTTTCGGAGCGGACAACAAGCTCGTTTCCGAGACCTACAGCAAGTCGAGCATGGAAAAGAAGAAGCAGTTGGAAGAGAAGATCACCAAGCTGGAAGCAGCACTGGCGCTGGCACTCGATCCGGCTTCTCCGAACTTCGAGAAGTTGTTCAACCTCGCAAACAACAAGGGCAACGCGCCCGCAGAGGCACCAGCGGCAACGGAGTAACGTTTGACGCCATCTGAATATCTTACGTCTTTGGCAGAAAAACGAGCCAACAATCCTGACCACATGAAGGACTTGTTGGCTCTTGTCATTGACTATGGGACGACCGCTGCGGTGGGCAGAATTAACCGTGAGATCGGCACAGCGATGCAGTACGAACGCACGCTTAAGCCGAGCACGGATGGGCATGTCTACTTCGAGTACGAAGACCTGTTGCGCCAGTACGTGTTTCTCAAGCTTAAGCTCCACCGCTTGCGCAGAACGCTTTACTACTCGTATGACACTTGCGCTGAGAAAGAGCAACTAGATCACATTCTGGACGAATGTGAACATCTGCGAAGCCTCATCAAAGAAAAACGGGCGGAAGCCGGATTGCAAGTCTGGGGTGATCTCACACCTGTTACGCAGATGTGCATCATCTGCAACGAACCCGCACCGTATGTAGCTAAGGGTGGAAGCTACTGCTTCAAGCATTTGATCTCGATCTCACTGGTAGACTCTGACGCAACGGTACAGTGCTCGTACCCGAACTGCTTCAAGCGGGGAGAACGCTGGCTCATTGACGGGGACGAACAAAACATCGCGTTCTGCCACAAGCACTGGAAGTGGCAAATTGTGTCACTACGCCGGGGGGCCAAGCGCCGGGAGTTCCTGAGCGGTCCAATACAGGCGCGGGTCAGAAGTCATCGGAAAAACAGCTATTTTGCGGACGCGGTTGAGCCGTCCGATATTGTCAGGAGCGTCACCCATCCCTGCACGGACACCGCCTGTCCGCGAGCCTTGGAAGGGCGGCACCAGCACATTATGGACGGGGTTTCATTTTTCTGAAAAATAACTGGACAAAATTTCTGGTTTATCAGTATACTATGTGAAGAGGTTCAAAACCTTCAAATGAACACGATGCGACCATTTACGATGTTTCGACCGTGCAACCCTACGTTGCGCGGGGACACCGTTCTATAGACGGTTGCACCCCGTGCTGCTAGGCACCGGGGCCGTGTTTGTTAGTGAATTTTCCCAACAAACAAGCTAGTTTTCCTTGCCCCGGCGAGTGTGTAAAATCGGGGTGTAAATCGGTAGATGGTAGCCGACCTGTTTTGGAAACAGGAGATTAAGATCACTGGAGGTTCGAGTCCTCTCACCCCGACCAAAATTTTGATTGTCAGGGTGTAGAACGGTAACTTGGTAGCCGTCCAGCCTCGGATGCTGGTGTCAGTATGACCCTGAAGGTTCAAATCCTTCCATCCTGACCCAGTTTAGATGTACGAGTGGTTGAGTGGTCTCAGATGCAGTCGTTGTCACAGCGCACGGTTCGCCGTGGGCCTGCTGTGAGCGGATCACGCGGCGCAAGCCGTGAAGCTGTATCAAGGGTTTTCGGGATGTAGCGCAGCTTGGTTAGCGCACCTGTCTGGGGGACAGGGGGTCGCAGGTTCAAATCCTGTCATCCCGACCATTTGTAGAGAAGTCCCGCACTTACTCGCGGAGAGTGGAGTGCGCCGATGCCGAGGGTTATGCCCGGACCATCTGTATGCGTTACGGATTCGCGCTTCACGGCGCTGCCCGCAAGGGAATCACGTGCGACTAGGGCTTCCGTATTTTCGGTGTGTAGCGCAGCTTGGTAGCGCGTTCGTCTGGGGGACGAAAGGTCGAGAGTTCAAATCTCTCCAGCCCGACCAGTATCAGTAACAAGTGAGTGATTGTCAATTCCACTGGAAAGCGAATTGACCCGTGCAGAAGCGGCCCGTGAGGGACTTCGACAGATTTTAGGGAAGGCTCCGTTGTTGGACGGAGGTCAAAACTGGAGTAACGCCCATCCTTCCCACATCGGCGATTAGCGCAGCTTGGTAGCGCACCTGCCTTGGGCGCAGGGGGTCGCAGGTTCAAATCCTGCATCGCCGACCAGTTTGAGAGTGCCCTTGGGTACCCCGTTGTCTGATTCCTGCTTGGGTACGGGCGGTGTCAGCAACGCCGAGGGCCGAATTTTACATGTTGCGGGGAAGTGAAATGGATCACACGTAGGCTCATAACCTCGTAATCCGGTTCGAATCCGGCGACCGCAACCAACGCAGTGTAGCACAGCCCGGTTAGTGCAGTCGGCCCATAACCGAAAGATCGTTGGTTCAAATCCAACCGCTGCGACCAGTTTATGGAACGTTACCCAGAAATACCGGGCGCGAAGAAAGCACCGATAGGGGTGCCGACCATCGCGTTCTACAAATACGATGGCAGCAACCTACGCTGGGAGTGGTCACCGAAGAAAGGCTGGCATAAGTTCGGAACGCGAACTGAGCTATTCGATCATCGGCATCCACTGTGGTCTCAGGCGATACCGTTGTTTGCCGAGATCGGCGACGAGATTGTTGAGCGCGTGAAGCACGCTGACTGGCGTAATCGCGGCATTCAACGAATCACGGCGTTCACGGAGTTCTTCGGGCCTTCGAGCTTTGCCGGAGTGCATGTGCAGGACGAGCCGAAGGAACTGAAGCTGTTTGACGTGTATTTGTTCAAGAAAGGTTTGATGAAGCCGAAAGAGTTTGTGGATGTTTTCGGCGACCTGCCCTACGCGGCGCAGGTGATTTACAAAGGGAATCTGAACCGTCAGTTCATCGAAGATGTCCGCATGGGGCTGTATCCGGTGAACGAAGGGGTCGTTGCCAAAGGTGATGACTACATGACAAAGATCAAGACGTATGCGTACCTGAAGAGGTTGAGCGATAAGTTTGGGACGCAGTACAGTCAGTATTGGGAGTAGTGATGATCGCGTGGTTTAAGGGTTTGTTCGTCCGTAAGTATCGTCCTGTGGGGACGTGGTAAGCTGGGTAGGTGACTATCCAACAGAAATCCGAGATCGCGCATCTGAAAGTGGCTTTTCGAGCGATAGAGCTTGGCGTGGTTCTCAGTAAACCGATCATTGAAACGCGCTACGATTACATCGCGGATATGAACGGCACGCTGGAACGAGTACAGGTGAAGTACGCCAGCAAGTCAGGAAAGTCCAGCGGTTGTGTGATCGTGAATTTGAGGACTTGGGCGACGGGTAGGAAGCGAGAGCGAACGTACACTGCAAACGAGGTGGATGCGCTCTTGGTTTACGTACCGCAGATCGACGCGGTTTGTAAGTTTCCGCCAGCAATGTTTGTCGGCAAAACGAGTTTCATCCTTCGATACGCTCCGGCGAAGAACGGGCAACAGAAGGGTTTGATACTCGCGGAAAAGTTTAAGTGGTAGTCGGGGTGTAGCTCAGCTTGGTTAGAGCGCACCGTTCGGGACGGTGAGGTCGGAGGTTCGAATCCTCTCACCCCGACCAAATTTAAGGAGAGACGCATAGCAGGCAAACAGAAGGAAGTCAAATTCAGCGTTAGGATAAGTGACCATGACTACAGCTACAGAATGGGGCAAGCTAAGAGATTCTTAGCACAACGAAACACGGTGCTCGCCGTGGTGCAATTTCGGGGACGTGAAATCACGCACCCAGCACTGGGCGAAGAAATCTTGAATCGCTTGCTTACTGATCTTGGAAAGAAAGGCAAGCCGATTCTGAAGGGACGATCCCTTCAAGTTTTGATTACTCCATAGGAGAGAGAGTTATGATTATCGAAATTCGAGCCGCTGAGGGCGGCGAAGACGCAAGACTTCTGGTTGAAGACCAGACAACGATTTACGCAAGGTTGGCCTCGCGGAGGGGTCTTTGAGTTTGATGTCACCGAGCAATACGCTGGGCTGACAGTCTTAAGGATCACCGGGAACGGAGCACGTGAAACGTTCTCGAATGAAGCGGGGGGACATCGCTGGCAGCGAGTCCCACCCACGGAACGACACGGCAGACGCCAGACTTCAACGATTACCGTTGCGGTCTTTGACGAACCTGAAGAGTCGGAGTTCTCGATTAACCCCGGCGATCTGGAGTGGGAAACCATGCGGAGCGGCGGCAAGGGCGGGCAGAACGTCAACAAGGTTGAGACCTGTGTTCGAGTTCGGCACAAGCCAACGGGGGTTGCCGTGCGGTGCGAGACCGGAAGGTCTCAATGGCAGAATCGTAAGACGGCCTTAGCAATTTTGACGGCTCGTCTAAGCGCGGCGGATCAGGAGCGCAGGCAAAGCGCGGAAACCGCTGAGCGGCGAGCACAGATTGGCACCGGGCAGCGCGGAGACAAGCGCCGGACGATCAATGAGAAGCAGGGACAAGTCACGGATCACGTAACAGGCAAGAAGTGGCGCTACGCGGATTACGTGAAAGGCAACTGGTAAGCTACTTGTTCCACCACGTATGGTATTGTGCGGCACAGGAAATGAAGGCGCGGACAGCGCTGTAGTTCATGAAGCCAGAAATGCCCAGCATGATGTAGGCAAGCGTTGTAGACGTGCGGTTAGCGTTAGGGTGGGACTTTACCGCCTTGATTAAGAAGCACATCGTGACAATCGCGGCGATGGACAACAGCATTATGATGACGTGAATTAAAGCGTCCGCCACGATCATGAAATGAAGATGGTGCAAAACCCAGTCTCTCATGTAAGCTATTGTAGCATGGCTCTGTAGCACAGCGGTTAGTGCAGTCGGCCCATAACCGAAAGATCGGTGGTTCGAATCCACCCGGAGCTACCAGTTTTAGTGGTAAAATGAACTTTGCAGTTCAGGATTGTAGGGTCGGAGTTAATGGCTCCGGCTCGTCCCGCGTGGATGGCCCATTACCATCCTGAAGCGCCAGTGAGAATCTGGGGACTGCGACCAATTATGAGCAAAGCTGACGGCTATCTCGATATGGACGTGGTTGCGCGAGAGCAGGCGTGTGAATTGCTTAATGAAGTGATCCCGCACGGTTGCTGGGATTACGATACAACGCGGCGTTTGATGTACCTGCGTTCAGTGCTCGATCCGAACGTATGGTGCAACGAGTGCAAGGCGTGGGTGTTTCCACCAACGCACGAGCCGCATGAGAAGAAATCTAAAGATGGAGGACAACATGGCTAACCTTAGCAAGACCGTACATACCGTGTAAGGTGTGGACGGTCGGAGGAACAACATGTTGTCATTCACTAAGCTCTGGGCGTGGGTACGCTCAGTGTTGCAGTTTCGCGTTAAGCGCTGGCATACAGCCATGCGTGGGTGGGAAGAGAAGGACGTTCGCGTTCTGATCTGTCTCGAAGATTCAATCTGGTACTGGGTGGTTTTGGAGTGGTTCTTCTGGGACATCGGTACTTGGGTTTGTCATTACACGGATTACATCAAGCTCCCAAAGTTCATCCGCAGCATCAAGCGGGTATGGGACGCTGAGTGGGATGAAGAGCCGTCAACGTTCGAAGAGTATTACGGCGACAGCATCCATTCGATCTGGCACTGCCACGTTTGCGATCCGTGCTTGCAGTGGGTGTGGAAGCACAAGGACTTCTATAAAGCGTGGCCCACGTGGGAGCTAACGCTGGATGAAGCCCGCGAGAAGTTCGCACATGACCCTGAAGTTTGGAGATGGGTCGAAGAAGAACTGGCAGATCACAAGCGTTACGACGCTGAAAAGCTGGCAGAAAAAACAGAATAGCAGTATCATAAGACAGAGCCACAAAAAGACGCTGGTGGACGGCAGAAATGCCGACTGATGTATGATCCGACTGTGCATAACTCTGCGGTTTAGACGGAAGGCAGCGGAACCACTGGCATCCTTGCAAGTTCGATCCGGCTTGAGGGCGCATATAAGCTAGGCTTGCGCCAGATTGCAAGGCTCTGAAAGTGGTGGGGTTGCGGCTTGCCTGTGGCTCTGAGTTTTTAAGTTTGCGGCGTAAGCCGGGTGAAAAATGTCTTTGACCGAAAAAGGGTCGCGCAAGCGATCAAATGGCTTTAAGTCCAAGAAAAGTAGCCATCGGGGTGACTCCCGATCATTAGGTTGACGCGGGGTGGAGCAGTCTGGTAGCTCGCTTGGCTCATAACCAAGAGGCCGCAGGTTCAAATCCTGCCCCCGCAACCAATTTCGAAGCAAGGGTGGGTGTGATGAAGCGGGGGGAACCCTCCGTGGCGACCTTGTGTAATGCGTTGAAGCCACATAACACGCATGTCAAGTTCTAGCGAGGCGCTAAGCGCCTTGTGAGTGGAGTCGCCAAGCGACTCCCAGAAGTTTCGTGGCGCAGCGCCGCTTTTGGAAGCGTGAGTGTTCGGAGGTCCGTATGCCGACTGCGCCACAAAGATTTATTGCGGGGTAGTAGCGTAGGACAATACAATAGGCTCATAACCTGTTAACGATGGTGCAAATCCATCCTCCGCAACCAATTTTGTGCAAGTGTTCGCCCTTTGTTGAACTCAAACTGCGCGACATTGAGGGGACCGCAGGCTTGCACAACGGCTTTCGCAGCGGTGTATTGTACGGATACTTCTACTCAACCAGAAGGTCGTGAGTTCGAATCTCACCATCCGGCTTAGGCTGGGTGTAGCTCAGTTGGCAGAGCGTCAGGCAACGAAAAACGCCGTGCGGTTTTGTTCCCTGCGAATTAGTTTGACCGAGTGGCCCGTGATTCAACTGGTTCGGCCGATCAATTTGATTTGATCGACTACCTCCAGTATAAAAAACGCAGCAGCGGGGGGCGGATACCGTAAGGTCCGCTAGAGGCATCCACGATAAGGGTTCTAGTCAACCAGTGGTAAGCCGTATCGGGATACTAGGATAACCGGAATGTGCTCGGTCATAAGTTTCCGGTCGTGGCGCGAAAAGACACGATCCATCGGGGAAACTCGGCAGGCGAAAGCCTGAAATAGAGACGCTACGCCCACTGCATGGTAGTAGGTGTACTTTCGAGCACCTTGTGCAGATCGGCTAGACTCAATGGTATGCAACCGCATCGGCAAATGGTGCGAGTTGCCCGGTTACCGCAAGGGCCGGGAGAAGAGTCATGTTGGGGTGGAGAATCGGGAATCCCCAGCCGACCGGATAAAGTTTGAGCGTCTGACGTTAAAGACGGGATGATCGGTAGTGCCGGATACGACAGCTTGACTGTTCCTATGACCGGGTATACGCAGATCACGCGCTCAATTAGTTTCGCGTCAATGACGCCGGGGGAAGCTAAACCTCGTGATGGTATGAGTGAAAGCAGTAAACGTTTTTCCGGTTCGTCAAAAACCGGATGGGTTTAGGAGAAACATTTGGGTTGCGAAACGTGTATCCATCTGAACAACGTCATTAACCGTGACACTCAGAAGGGCGAGAAGTTAGAGCCGTGCAGCAGGCAGTACAATTGCAATCCGTATTACCGCGAAGGTCACGACAACAGCATCATCGTGTCGGAATCCTATTGCGGTACATGTAATTCGCTGATAGAATCTTGTCAGTGCAGTGAAGGGCAGCGCCAAGTGCGCAGCCGCAAGAGACAGGTAGCAAAAAGATGAAGCTTACGTCCCAGCTCGACTTGTTTACGGTGGACACCACGGTCCTCTAACCGTGCGTGTCCCTCATGTCTTGGGACGGTAGCTCCAATGGTAGAGCGGCACCCTGAAGAGGTGCGCGTTGCTGGTTCGAATCCAGCCCGTCCCACCAATCCCCAACAATTCAAGATGGGTAGTGAGCAAGTGCGGCCATTGCGCTGGCTTGAAACCCCAGAGAATCGGGTTCGACTCCCGGACTACCCACCATCTAGTTTCCCCGTCACGCAGTATTAAGTCAGATGGGGGATAACTCTTCTGTCTGACGAACAGCCAATCACAGACGTTCAGGTTCAACCGGACGTTCCAGCCAAGCCGAAAAGAACTCGTAAAGCCGCTGCGCCGAAAGAGCCGAAGGCACCGAAACCGCCAAAGCCAAAGAAGGTAAAGCCAGCACGGGACATGCGTACTGTCTTTCGCGAGAAGCTGAGAGACATCACAGTCGAAGGCATTAAGAAGCCTTGGATGAGTGAGAAAGTTTTTCGTCTCGTCACAACCGCTGAAGAGTTAGAGAAGTGGGCCGATGGTGTTCTCGCGGACACATCCCGGTATCACACCTTCAATGTCTCCAAAGAGACTTGCCCTGTTATCGCGGTTGACACTGAGACGACCAGCCTTGACACCCGCATCTTCACTGATATTCAACAGACGCCGGAAGGCGAGTGGGTCATGGTTTATGAGACCGGGACTGACATCGCCGGAGTGTGCTTATCCGCTGACGGCATTGAAGGTCTGTACATCCCCATCAATCACGAAAAGGGAACGAATGTCCCGCGTGAAGACGTAGCTCGAATTCTTCAGAAGCTTTTCGACAAATCCCATCTGGTTTTCTACAACGCGAAGTTTGACCGCGAAGTGATGCGTATCACGTTAGGCATCAACTTCCGCCCGTACCCACACTTTGAAGACGTGCAAGTTCTGAAGTACATCAACGATCCAAAGGCCGATCTTGGCGACACAGGAAACTATTCTGGTGACGCTGGCGGCTTGAAGGCGCTGTCATTGAACGTGCTGGGTCTGGAGCAGATCGACATTGACGAAGTGGCTAAGGTGCGTTGCCACGTGTTCAATGTAGCTACGCAAAAGAACTCGCTCAAGATGCAGGTTGTCCCGTTCACATGGGTTCCACCGGACATCGCTCTATGGTACGCCGCTGCCGACTCGATTTGTACTTGGTTGCTGTGGGATTGCATGAAGGACTTGGCCCGCAGCCGTAAGCTCGTTCATCGGATTGACCATGAGCTAGTGGACTCACTCGCTTATATTGAGCGCCAGCGCTACTTGGTTGATATTGATCGCCAGAAGCGCACGGCTCGCTGGCACGCACGCGAGACCGCTAAGTTGAAAGCGGCGTTGACTGAAATGGCGTGTGAAGCCGGATGGACGGGAGAATTCAATCCAAGCTCGCCGAAGCAACTACAGCAACTTCTGTTCAAGCTGATGGGGTTCAAGCCTTTCCGCACAAACGATAAGTCCGGCGATCCGTCTACTGACAAGGAAACTTTGCAAGAGCTTGTCAAGGCAAATCCAGACAACAAATTCCTGCTCACGTTCCAGAAGTACCGCGAACTATCCGCACTGCATCCTGACAACTTGCAGTACGACCAGCGGGATAACACCGCACGTTTGTACCTGAAGCAGAACGTTGTTCCCGGCGGGCGCTTGTCCGGCTCTGGCGGCACGTTTGAAAAAGATGGCGGCATGGAATGGAACCCGCAGGGCGTGGCGAAGTTTGAAGAAGATGACTTCTGGCGCGTCTACGGTAACGTGCTTGAGCCAGACACTATCCCAGAGCATGAGATCGAAGAATACACCGAAGCCGACTTAGACCCGTCCTGCTTTGACCAAGACGGAAAGAAGGCACCGGGAATCATCAAGAATCACATTGGTCAGTACATGGACTATGCGATTTGCCTTGTGCCGAAATGCACGACGTGTGCAAACAAGTTTGGCATTCTGATCCCCAACACGTCCATGGACGCGAACGAAGTATGCAACCTGCGTATTTTGTTTCGTGCAGAAGACGGCTGGACCTTCTTCACGATTGACTATTCGAACATCGAAGTTCGCACCGCTGCTAACCTTTCCGGCGAGCCAGAACTTATTGACATCTTCCTGAAGGGGGACGGTGACCACCACGCCCTGACAGCGCGTAAGATTTTCCCTGAGTATTCTGATCCGACGAGCAAGCTGTACAAAGCAAAGTCTCTGCGGTCCATCGCTAAGATCATCAACTTCGCCCTTCAGTACGGCGGCACGGCTCACGCTATCTACAAGAACTTGGTTAAGAACGATCCAACAATCACGATGGAGCTTTGCCAAGAGCGCGTAGACAAGTATTGGGCTGGCGTGCCTGTGTTCAAAGGCTGGTGCGAAGGTAAGCAGGCCCGTGCTCGCGACCAGTTTGTCACCGAGACCGCAACAGGGCGCATCATCAACTTTAAGTCTGCGATGGAAGCTGAAGGCATTCACGTGCCTACGAAAGAAGAGCGCAACCGACTCAGCCAATACTACGACTGGAAGCGCGAAGCTAAGAAAGCCAAGTCGGAGAAGGATGAAGATCGCGCTAAGAAGTATGAGGACGCAGCCCAGCGTCTCTGGAAGAACCCGGAGACTGGTGTGCGCAACGCCATGGACTACAACAAGTTCATCGGTTACATTCAGCGCGTAGCAGTCAACTGCCCGGTGCAGGGTTTGTCCGGCGACTTTATGCGCATCGCCATCAACCGCATCAAGGCATGGATCAACAAAGACCCGGACATTCAGAAAGTGTTCCGCTTCCACGGATCGGTGCATGACGAAATTGACATCTCGATCAAGAACGAATACGTGCCGTTCATCCTGCCGCGTCTTACGCGTTTGATGAAGCTGCGCAAGTATCATGAGAAGATGGGTTGGGTTGTGCCGATTGAGACTGACGCGGAGTACGGGCATAGCTGGGACGTTGACCACAACGTCACAGACAAGAAAGACCCAGCCGGGTACACGTTCATTGACGGGATTGAGACATACATTCCCGATGAGTTTGACGCGCCGACGAGAAAGAATCTTCTTCGCGCTCTGGTCTCCGGCGACCAGACACAAATCGCACGTGCCAAGGCTTGGATGCAGGCGAACTTACATCCACGTGCAATGGAATCTTCGGCGTGCCTCTTTGACACGAACGCGAAAAATGGCTGGCCTCTGACTGAGCCGAAAAAGATCAAGCGTGCGCTGGTTGCTCTGCTCCAGCTTCATGAGTTTTGGACGATTGACCACATCCCTGACGGTCAGGACGATTGCCTTGAGACACTGGCGCAGTACGAAGCTCGCATGGACATTCACGCACGCGACACGAAGTGCCCAGAGTTTGGTTTCATGGGTGCTATCCCACTCACGGCGAATGTGAAGCGTCCCAATGTGCCGATTTTGGGCGACGAAATCATTGCAGATACAGGACTTCCCCCTGTTTTTCAAGAAGCACTTGATTTCCAGCCGCCTCAAGTAGAGGCATAACATGGCACCGTCAAAAAAGAATGCTGACAAGCGCTGCCCGCAGTGCAATGGTCAGATCGACTACTTCGGCTCCTGCAAGAAGTGCGGACGCGAATGGTCAGAAGCGCTCGAAGAAGGGGAGCACGCTTTTGGACTCCCTGAAGGCGATCAATACGACTCCGTTGTCAAGCAAATCGGGGAACACAAACCTCGCAAATCCCGCTTCACTAAATCCAAAGCAGCACTTCAAGGCAAAGAGTTTGTCACGTTCGCCCCTCCGATCCCGACAAAGTTTGCCGAATGGATGATCGACCCTTCCAACGACGGCGAGACGGAGATTATCAGGAAGCGTTCTTTGATGCGGCTTGATTCTCGCAAGCTCTACAATGCAATGGGTTTATCTGTGCGTGCGCACGACCAACTGAAGGGCACGATGCTTTGGCTCACTAGGTTGTGGGAGTTCTTGGGGGATGATGAGCGCAAGGCGCTCGCACCAACCGTGGAGCTTCTGAAGCAAGCCTACGCAGGCATCCGGGCTATGAGTGAGTCCAAGGTTAAGGAAGCAGCCCAGATGGAGATTGTGCTGGAAAAAGCACATTCAGCGGCGCGGAAAGCTCGTCTTCGCATCATGGAAGAGGAGAAACGTGCAGCTTTGCGGAAGCAGGCCGCCAATCCGATCCCGTTAGAGGGGGAAGACACGGAAGGCTTCAGTACGCCGGAACTTGTGGGTTTGCCTCCAGACGCGCTGCTTGAGATCGCTAAGGAACGGCTCGCAAACATCGACGTCGAAAAGGCTAAGAAGCGCAAGCGTCCTAATCCTTTCAAAGACCCCACGGAAGAGATCGAAGAATCTGAATAAAGGCAGAAAATCGTGCTTTTGATTCATTTTACAGGGGATACGAATGGCAGACGAGAAGAAACCCAGACGCAAGCGCACAGGCAATGTAAGCGTCGGCCCAACTAAGGACATCCGAAAGATCGCCAAAGTCACGGACAAGGACGGCAACGTTCGTGAATATGCCTCCGCAGGGCGCTACACAACCATGGACGGTGACAAGATCGCCGATGACGTAGCCTACCGCAACAAGCTGCGCGGGATGCGCGGGCTGGCTGACAGCCTGCTCGGTAGTGATCCCACAGTTCAGACTGGCAAGACCGCAGGTTTCGGCTTCGGTGACGCTGGCGGCGACGGATATGCCAATATCGCCGACTCCAACAACATTGGTTATTACAGCTACGAATTTCCGGTTGACGCTTTGGAACTCCCGGCATCCCGTGCTGAAGAACTGCGTTTCTATCGTCTGGCATACGACCGCGATCCAATCGTTGGTCGCGCCATTGATTTGCACACCGAACTCCCGTTGTCCAAGATGGAACTCAGCAAGCCAAAGTGCTCTTCAGAAGAGTACGCGGACTTCGTGTTCGATGAATTCCAGCGCTTCGTTGGTGCTACGAAACTGTTCCAAGTTCTGATTGATGCAGTCCGAGAATACTGGACAATCGGCGAGACCTTCATCTTCGTTGAAAAGCCAGCCGACATCGAGCCTTGCAAAGAAGCACAGAAGATCGTTGAAGAAGATCAGAACAGCGTTGGTTCTGAACAAGGCAAAGAGTCTGAATTCCATACGCCGCTTGGCGGCACGTCCGACCGTATCATGGAATACCTTGATCCGGGGAAGCGCTCGTCATGGATCAACAAACGCTCTGCCGTGTTGGATGAGTTGAAAGCTGCTGGGATCAATTTTGATTTCTACGAGCCTATTGAGAAGGTTGCAAGCAAGATTGCCAAGGCGAAGGCGGCGCTCAACACTCAGACACGTAAGGTCGCAAAGATCGCGAAGGTTCCAGCCAAGACCCTAGCAAAGCTCATCATTGCGGCTGACCAAGGCGGCACCAAGGCATTAGACAAGATCGCTGCGGAAGCACGCGAGAAGCTGGCGAAGCTTATTGGGCGTTCGTTTGATTATGACGATTCACTGAACGCACCAATTCAACAGCAAGCGAGTTTTGAAAAAGTGGCTCAACCGCCAGCAGGCGGCGCAGCCCCGGCTCCAGCGGCAGAACCAGCAGGCGCGGGTGCAGGCGCACCACCGGAAGCGGGTGGTGATGCAGTTCCGGCCCCCGGCGCAGAAGGCGCTCCGCTAGGCGATCCGGGGTTAGGTGACATCGAAGGTGCAGGCGCACCCGGCGGCGGTGGAGACATCCCGATGGGTGGAGGCGGGGGCGGCGGTATGGGCATCCCCGGAGACATGGCTGGCGAGGCGCAAGACGCTATTGCAACTGGCATGTCCGTGTCCGCACAGCGTGATTTGATGGAGCGTAAGCACTTGCTCCGCTTGCTCGAAAAGCAAAAGGAATTGCTCGAAGAACTCAAGGAAATCCGTGAGAAGAAGGCGGAAGAGCTTGAACTGTTCAGCCACGTGACCAACAAGGATTACGACGGCCCGACCAAGATTCAGATTCTCCCACCAGAACAGATGGAAGTGGCGAACGAAGGTCAAATGGAAGACGGCCCAACTATCTATTACAAACCGCCTGAGAACCAGAAGCAGGCGTACCTCGAAGACCCAGATGTTCCACCCGAGGTCAAGGAAAAGATTCAGACCGAAGGCAAGATTCCGCTCAATCAAGACCCGATGAAGGGTTCTTACGTCATTCACTTTGCACGCAAGAAGAGCGGCTATGAATTGCACGGTCGCTCGATCCTGCAACGTTGCATCCGCACAGTCATTTATCGCGAGAAGCTGCGTCAGGTGCAGAGTACACTTGCGTCCCGTAACATGACCCCGAAGACAATGGTCATCGCTCCGGGCATTCCAACGGCCGAAGTTCTGGCTCTCCGCGCCCACGTTGACGAAGCGAAGGCAGACCCAGACTACAGCGTTGTGCTGAACTACGAAGCACGCTGGGACGAAATCGGCTCCGATGGACGTTTGCTCGTGCTGGACGGCGAGTATTCGCACACGAACTCCGACTTGGCTATTGGTTTAGGTCTGTCACCCGAAATCCTGATTGGTGAGGGCATGTACAGCGGGAACCGTATCCAGTTGGAGATCATGAACGTCTCGTACCTTCAGTTCCGTGACTTGCTTACCGGGATCATCGAAGATCAGGTCTTCAAGCCTATCGCGATGGAAAAGGGTTTCTACGAGATGGACAAGTACGGTCGTCCGCGCTGGATTTTCCCGAAGGTCAGCTTCAGCCGTATGGCGTTGCGTGACTCCGGCGACTTGTATGACATGCTCTTCAACCTGTACAGCAAGGGATCGCTCCCGGTTGACATCATTTACGAGTTCCTGAACCTCGACCCAGAGGATTGCGAGCGCAAGTTGGAAGACGCGCTCTTCACGGTCAAAGACTCTAAGTTCAACGAAATGCTCAGTAATATCTATGGCAGCGTTGGCGAATGGATGATGACCAACACTGACTTGGGTAAGAAGCTCACGAAGGGCTTGCAACTCAACGAAGTGGATCACTCTGAAGATGAAGGGCCGGAAGGCTCCGGCGAAGGTATGGCGTAATGGAGTTAGACGCCCTGCGTGCGCACGTAGAAGAAGCAAAAAACGACCCGGACTACGCCGTGGTTTGGAGCCATCCGCTCCCACCCGGCGTGCCGTGTCATCATCCCGGCTGCTTGCGCCATATCTCGCATCCCTGCGAAGGGTGCGGACGAATCGGCGGGCGGTATCCCGATGGTGAGTAACTAATTTGATTTCCAGACCTTAAGATGAGGGGTAACTTTCTATGAGCATCGTGAACGGACCAAAGATTGCAACAATGGTAAGCGCAGCAAACGGAGACACTTACGGGGATGGTGAGCGCCATCAGTTTCGCACTTGGCAGGGACTTGTCCAAGCCAACGTCATCAGCATGAACTTGGCGACCGCGCCAGTTCTGACGACCGTGAACAACGGCAACACTTACGTCGTGGCTGGCACAGGCGGCGGCTGGAGCAGCGCTACAATCGGTCAGATCGCTTACTGGGCCTACGATGCACAGGACGGCACCAGCATCACCCCCGGCGTAAACGTTTCCCCCGGCGCGTGGGAGTTCTACACCCCGCTCAAAGGCTGGGAAGTTTACGACAACAACACGAACGCTTACTACTCCTACAACGGCACCACTTGGGTTCTTGCTGACTCACTTGGACCGACCGCGCCGCTGAAGCAAGCGGTTGTGGCAGCGTCATCTACGACAATCAACCCAGCGCTTGGAAATAGCGTTCGCGTCGCACTCAACAACATTGCGAGCGTGGTTGTGACGATTTCGGCTGGTGTGCAGGATGGTCAAGAACTCACCATTCTATGGGTTCAGGGCGGAACAACGCCATCAACCGTCACTGTGGCGTCGAACGTACACGGCTTTACGACTCCTACAGCGACAGCCAATGCTGTTTCGTGCCAGACATTCACGTGGGACGCAACCCTCACCACGTGGTATGCGAAATCAACTGGCTCTCAAAACATGTAATTGGTGAAGGCTGGCGATGAGAAATGATTACAACCCTAGACACGACCTCGTGGGGGAAGGAACTCTCTACAGGTAACGCCGAATTTGTAGAGACGGGCCTGAATCTCTACATTGTTTCCAACGTGCGAAGCACCTATCCGGGCTTCGGCGTTGGATTCGGCTCTGCGTTTTCGACTGGGGCGCTCTACAATTCCTTCGTCATCCTGCAATCCGATCCGGTGCCCCCGTCACCCGGACCCGGCGCATCCTTCGGCGCTCAACCGCCAAAGTCCGTCCCTGTGGCGACCTATGTTTTCCCGCAGCCAAACACATCGTTTGATCCAGCCGTAGCATTTGATTCTGCGACAGGCTTGCTTCACATCATCGGCACTCGTGATACGCCAACGGGCCCCGCTACGTCCAACCCACAATTGAACGATCTCATCAAGTTCACCTACAACGTGAACACGATGACTCTGACTGGGCCTACCGTTATCACTGGCGCTATGGGATCGCGCATCCGCAGTGCCTACGACATCACCGTGCTAAACAATGGCGATACGTTGGTTGCGGTGTCTTTGACCGATCCGGCGCTGCAAGTAGGGACGGTTGCCAGCGTAACCATTTTAAGCAGCACGTTGACCTTGGCGCTTTCGCCAGCCATGACGGAACCGTTTGTTGAAGGTCAGTGGTTGCTGCTGGACGGCTTCACTAACGCGCAGTTCTTGAACGGTGCGCTGGTGCAGGTAGCAACAGCCACGACAACACAAGTCACCGCCAACGTCACGTTTGGTAATTACCCAACAACGACAGAGCCAACGATTACTCCGTCGAACGGATACCCCGGTGCGGCGCTTCCATCCGTGTCTCCTGTAGGCAACAGCCTGCTCGCGGTGGAGTTGGCGCAAGGCACGGACATTGCCGTTCCCGGAACAGCAATCATTCTTGAAAGCTCCCCATCGCGCACAGGCAACCAGATCGACGGTGTGTCTTTGCTCACGAACGGTTTGAGTGTGGAGCTTTACTATCAGTCTCACCCGAAGGTTTTCACCGGGGCTGACCAGCAGTTCACCATCAATTTGATTGGTTACAACTTCCCGGTTTCGGGCTTCGGCTCCAACTTTGGAAATTACTTTGGCGATGCCGCCGAAGGCTTCGGGTTGATCTTTGGCGACTCGTTCGGTCTAAACGGGCAAGGCTGGGATGAAGTGCCGCAGGTTCTCACTACTTTCTCGGCTCGTTATTCGGACAATCGCCTGACTGTTATCGGTGACGCGTTCGGCAACCGTTGGCTCAGTCAGACCTATTGGTCTCAGTCAAATCACCCAGAAGGTATCACAGGATCAGTTTTGCTTGGTGTAAAAAACGGGCAGAACGCATGGACATTCCACCCGACGTTTGGCACGACTTCGGGCGGTTCGTTTGTTCAAAGCACTCTCGCTATCGCCCAGAACGGCAGCGTGAATCTGGTTTACCTGCTCGAACCATTCACCGCAGTGTCAATCCCTCCAGCGGCATCGGCGGCGGCTTGGCCCTTGGAAGTGGCTTCAGTAAATCCGATCACACTCAATCTCACGAATGTGCCGGGATTCTACAATAACCGCAACTTTACGTGGCTCCGTGGCACCAAGTCCCTAATTGATAACACGTCACTCTGGGCGGTTGTTGCTGAGTATGAAATTCCTACGCCTGTAGCCGGGGAACTTCACTCGATTCCGTCTGTCACCGTGCCGAACCCACCGTTCACCGTGCAGGTCACAAACTTTACGGACTACTTCGAAGATGCTGGGGTGGTGTATTACCCAAGCTTGAAGCCGTTCACAGCCGTGGATACAGACCCACAGCAAGGGCAATACACTGTTGACCAAAGCACGGGCGTCTACACGTTCAACATCGCAGACCAAGGACAACAGATCGCCATAAGCTACAGCTACATTTCTGCTATTCTCCCGGTGTACGCCAGCTTTTACAATGTGCCGCCTATCGCGAGCGTTACGCCAGTGGATGCTATCGTGTGGCGTAACGGGACGTTCTATTCAACGAACTTCACCAACATCTTCAGCATCACCATTGTGAACAACGTCATCACGGTGTACTGTATGAACGACTTCACAGTGGGACAAAGCATCGCGTTGTTCAATTTCGTGCAGACTGAGAATCAGTTCTTAAACGGTGTCACGTTGACCGTAACAGCCGCGTCCGCTACCCAATTCAGCGCAGCGTTTACGCACGCAAATTATGGGACTAGCCTTGATGGTATGGCGGCGCAGTTGGTCTCTGGCGATCTGCAACTGTCTGCTGCTGCATCTACGGACGCTGATACTGACCCGCTCGACTACATCTGGACGGAGAATTATCCAAACTTGTCTGATGTTACGTTGAACTCCAGCGGCGCTACAGCGACATTAAACGTCAACACCGCGATTGGACCCGCAGAAGAGGCTTTTCAGGTTGGTCTGTCAGTCATTGACCTTTACGCTGACTTAGTAACTCAACGGCACCCCGCGCTCGACATCACCAACGTCACAGTCTCATCTGGTACGTTGACAGCAACTTTCACGGCACCAGCGGGTGCAATTGTTCCGATTGCTGGCGAGCAGGTCATGTTCTATGATGTGACTCTAGGCCCGCCTGTAGCGCCAACAGTCGGTGTGACTCCCGGTGGATCACTGCCGGAGCAGACGCCAAGCACTGTAGGGTTTGGTTACAACTACAACTACGGCTTCGGTCAGACGGGGTTCTCGATCATCGTCACGTATCTTAACGAGGTCGGCGAGACCGTTGGAAGCACGAGCACTATCTATGCCAACACTATCCCCGCAGGCTACCTAATGACTGTGACATCTCCTGCGGCATCTGGGGATGCAACGCAATGGAATGTCTACATCGGAAATCCGGGGCAAGAACAGTTGCAAGAACAGTATTACAACGGCACGAACGTGCTGAGCACGCCGATCCCTCTTGGCACAGGTTTTATCGAGCCGCCATTGGGCTTCAATTTCGTGAGCACTAACGCACCAACTACAAGCACGGCGTTCGAGTCGTGGTTGAACGACCAAGTGCTGACGTTGAGCGCTGGCACGAACTCCAACACACTCGTTGTTAACAATTTCTCGCCGGGATTCGGTAGCGATTTTGGCGTCTACTTTGGCGGATTTTCTGCGTACTCAGCTTCGGTTACAGGTGACGCCATCAGCCAATTCCAGTTCCAGCAAGTGAACATTTTAGTGCCTGAGAATGCCGATCCGACGATTACATTCCCAAGCCCACAGTGGACCACTGGAAATACTCTCGCGACAAATGTCGCCAGAAACACCACGATCACGATCACGCCAGATCAAATCACTGATCCAACTACGCAGTTCCCTGTGATTTATGAAGGTGTGACCGACCCGGATGACAGCACGACGTATCAGTGGACGCAGGTTAGCGGCACAACTGTGGCTCTTCCGAAGGGCACCACGCACCCGTTCTTGGAGATCGCAACTAACGGCGTGAATATCAACGGCGAGACGTTGGTGTTTAGCATTACAGTCAATGATGGGGTTAATCCAGCAGTCACAGCAACGATCAACATTCCAGTTGCAGCCTACGTCTTCACGGCGAACAACACGGACACATTACAGTTGTCTCGTGCGGTCTTCAGCGCGTCTGCTCCTGTGACGAATATCTCTATCGTCAACGGTGTTGGTACGATCACGGCGAACAACACGTTCGTTGCTGGGCAGTCTGTTTGGTTCGAGGGTCTCACCGGAGCCGCCGCGTTCCTTAACGGTATACCGTTCACTGTCCTGCCGACAGGTTTTGGACAGTCATTTAACATGCACTTCGGTTCTCAATCGCTCTCACCGACTTCGTTCCAGATTTACGACGCGGCACTTCCGAATTTTGCCGGGGCCGCGACAGGCATCGCGTATTCGTCCATGCCGATCTCACTGCGCAACACGCCGCAGATTTGGTCTCCGCTGGATATTTCCATTATTTTCAATAACTTGAGAAGCGTGAAGCGCACATCTGTCTTGGATGGAAGCGACCGCTACATCGTGATCTCGCCGCAGAGCGTGCTGGTTTACGCGGTGTTCCCATCCGCCACGCCTGCCGCCGTGCTCCTGCGCAAACTGTTGCTCCCGAACAGCGCGTTCATTCTTGACGCTGTTCATACAGAGCAGGATTACACGCTTGTGCTTGACAGCGAAGGCAACATCTGGCGTTACAGCAGCGCCCCGAACATCAACACGGATGACCCGGACACGCAGATCATCCTTGCGGATTACACAGAACTTAGCTTTGCTGATTCAACACTTGCTTTCGACGTAAGCATCACGACAACAGTGAGCAACGGCAACCAGCGCGTGGTGGTGCTCTCCGGTGAAGAGGGTGCATTGCTCATGCAACTCAACACAACGACTCTAGCAGTTACATCTCTGCTCGAACTTGATGTTGCATCGAACCTTGTCTACGGCGCGAGCAAAGTGCAATTCGTGCGCTGGAACAACATGGGAAGCATCGCAAGCGGCAGAATATTGCTGGGTACGATTGCCAACCAAACTGCACAGATTACGAACGTTCAGTATTCCGGCCCTTCAGGTACGCCAGCTTATCAGCTTACTTTTACAGCACAGAACTCTTTCGTAGCTGGAGATGCAATCAAAATTTCAGGCTTGACCAGCGCCGCCGCGTCTGTTTTGAACGGCTACACGGTAGATGTGATTTCTGTGACGCCTAACGGCACACAATTCACCGCGTCATTGGAGCTAGGTGTTAGCATCCCATCGTTTAACGTATCCGACACTGGCTTGGCAGAATCGTTGAATTCCGGCAGCACCTACGAGACGTTGATTGATTTGACGAACGACACAATCATCGGAACGTGGGACAAGTCCAAACTGAAGAACCAGTTTGTCCACACGGGCGAAATCATGTTCGACCCTGACAGCACCTACTCCGGCGGGCCTACACCGCCACTGCTACAAGTGCCAACGACTGTGATTGTTCAGGGCGTGACTAACATCGCTCTATCATGGCAGCAGTTGCGCCCCGATCTCATCACGTCTTACATTGTGCAGTACGCGCTTGGAACCACGCTCGCGGCTGTGATCGTGCCATCTATCGCCCCTTACTCGTACCAAGTTCCGGCAGCGGAATACTTCACGGCGGACGAAGGTGTGTTCGACATCACCGCTGGCGTGCAATTGGTTCCAACGACGTCGAACATTGTGAACAGCGGACAATACAGCGTTACCCAATCTGGGCTTTACCAGTTCAACGGTGCGCAGGCGGGGCACGCCCTGAACATTTTCATCCGTCAAGAGTTCCAGAATTTCCAGACTATCGGCGCTGGAAGCATCCAAAGCATCATCTCGCCGATCACCACAGGGCTGACCTACTACTTCAGGGTGCAGGCCGTTGGACCGGACGGGCCGTCCGCTTACTCGAATGTGCAGCAGATTACCGTATAATCGGTATTAGGCTACATGCCAGTTGCGTGCTTAGCTGTTGCGCCTATGCTCATAAATAAGAATGATCTTTTGAAGCCACTGAAGGCTCTCACCGCGTTTGACCCTAAGGGTGCGCCGTATGTTGCCGTTCAGTTGGTGGATGGGCAGAAGCCACTCTTTCTGCGCACGAACAACGATGGCGTCATTCAGTCCAAGGATTTTGGTGCGTATCCGACTGCGTATGTGTCGCTCAGCCATCTCACAAATGTGCTCAAAAACTGCCCGGAAGACAGCATCGAGTTGAGCCTTAACGAGCGTGGAATCATGCGCATGTATGGCACTAGCGAAGTTGGCTCCAACAGCGAAACGCATGTGCATACGGTTGCTGAGAAACAGGCCGGAATCAAAACCCATGACATTGGGCCGCGAGTCATTACGCTCGATCAGCAGACCTTTGAAGGCATCAACATCAAGCCATTCACACTGGCGAATACGCCTGTTCTAAAGCACGGCAAGCTCATGCTCCCAACCAACAAGAGCGCTGTGGTCATGTGGGACGGCGGCGAGCGCATCTCTTCCCAACCGATCAAGCTTAGTCCCCGCGAGCCGTTCCTGCGCATGGTAGCCGGACAGCCCGTGGATGAATTGGTTCTCACTCAGAACGGCTATTGGGGCGCGGTAATAGGCGATCTTATCACCTATACGAAGGGGCATACGCTGGGAAGTCAGCTATTCGACACCTACAACGTGCCGGGGGTTGAGATCACTAAGCTTCCAGCCGAGCGCCTGCTGACTTGCCTGCACGCGGCCGTTGGGTTGCTGGACGAAGGTGAGACCATTGACATTGACCCCAAGCAGGGTGTGATCGCCAAGGGAAATTTCGGCGATAACCGCAATTCCCTTGGGGAGACGGGTGATTGGGACAGGTTTGGTCTTCAAGCCAAGACCGCAAGCGTCATTATCGACGCACTCTCGCAAGCATCGGATGATTATGTTACACTTGAATCGACATCGAGCGGGTCTGGGCCGACATCAACGATGCGGTTGATCCGTGGTGCTTTTGCAGTGAACTTTCGCTCGTTTTGAAAAATGCTAGTTTATATTTACCGCAATCGCATCAACAACAAAGTGTACGTTGGCAAGACCGCGTTTTCTTTGAGGAAACGGCATAACGAGCATCTCGGAATGGTGCGGTATGGAGACAAAAATTACTTCCACAATGCTCTGCGTAAATACGGTGAAGAGAACTTCGAACGTTGCATAATTTCGTATGCCCTTTCGTCAGAAGAACTTGACAAGATGGAGATACACTTTATCCAGCACTATCGAGCGAATGAGCCGGGGTATGGCTATAATCTTACCCTAGGTGGGGATGGTGGTGTGCCAACTGAAGCTGTTCGTGCAAAACTTAGAGCCGCTCGTAAGGGTAGAGTAACCATTTGGGTCGGTGGTTTTCCCTTCAATGACTCGCTTTTTCTTTTGCGGCTTTCCACCGACCATTTTTACCCTTTGCTGGGCTTAACGGGCCGCTCACCGCAGAACACAAGCAAAGCATTTCAAGGGGACTGAAAGGAAAGCCCAAACCCGCAAGTTTCGCGGAAAAAGTTAGGCAGCGACGGTTGGGCACAAAGCTGGTGGTTACAGATGGTAAAAAGCTATTCGTAAAGGAAAAGATATGAATCAAATCACCGATGAAACATTCCAACAGGAAGTAGGCACGGGCGTAGTGCTTGTGGACTTCTACGCTGATTGGTGTGGCCCGTGTCGCGCCGCATCGCCAGCCATTGAACAGATCGCTAACGACTACGCTGGGAAAGCGAAAGTTGTTAAGCACAACATTGATACAGGCGGCTCTAGGTACGCTGTGGAGAACGGCGTCCGGGGAATCCCCAACTTCTGCGTCTTCAAAGACGGCGTAAGGGTCAACCAGTTTGTAGGTTGGTCTGACAGCGTAGAGAAGGAAATCCGCGCCGCACTGGACGAAGCGCTCACGTCTTAATGGACTATTTTTGCCAATCTCCCGACCCGAATGACAAAGAAGCATGGCGGCAGTGGACCGCCCGCCAAAAAGGAACATCCACCAGAACAAGAAGATGGGCGCAGACGGAGATGAGCTTCCAAAGCACGCGCTAGAGGCCCCGGCGAAAGCCGGGGTTTTCTTTTTCTGCGGTATTACTCTATGAAGACCACGAAACTTGGGTCACTTGAATTCATTGATCTGGAACTGAAAGACATGATGAAGCTAGGGCTGATGGATTTGGTCGCTTGCGGGAGTCATGCCGGACGGTTGCCGGACTCAGAGAGTGTGTGGGACTTGTCCTGTATCAAGTGCGCCTTGCGCTATGAGACAGCAGAGAAGATAGCCAGTCGCATCGCTACGCGCCTGCACAAGCTTGGTCAAGAGGTTCCGCCACAGGAAGAGAGAACAATATGAGCATTGATGAAGTTGGAAGCGAGAAGACATTTGACGCAGGCGGACCACCGAACGTTACAACCAAGAAGGGCACGCGCAGCCGTCCAGCTACAGTGCGCACGCACAGGCAGGACAGCGTGTACAAGCAGGAGCTACCGACATATCTGGACAAGCTGCATGTTGACGGCTACACAGTATTAGCCATCGTCCCCGGCATCGACATCCGTGGGTTCGAAGTCGTCAGCTACAAGGAAGAAAAAACACTACCAAACTCTAAGTAGGTGGGTTGGTATTGTGGGAACACTAAGACGATTTGATCTAACCGGACAGATTTTTGGGCGCTGGACGGTTTTGAAATGCTCTGGCAAACGCGGCAACTTCGTTGTTTGGCATTGTCGATGTGCCTGTGGGGTAGAGAAAGATGTCTACGCTAAAAGCCTCCGCAGTGGCGCATCCAAAAGTTGTGGGTGTTTGTGCGTTGATCTCGCCAGAAAAGCGCCGGGATACGCAGCCCAAACTCAACTTTATACAGACTATCGAGTCAATTCCGCAAAACGGCGAGGTCTGGTTTGGAAAATTTCCAGAAACCTATTCAATAAACTTACACAACAACCCTGTCATTACTGCGGCGTGTCTCTTTCGAACTTAATGAAAGCCAAGTATGGTAATGGCGATTTTGCGTATAACGGTCTTGACCGCAAAAACAATGGTCAAGGGTATATACCGGAGAATGTTTTGCCTTGTTGTAAAATTTGTCAGCGGGCAAAGATGGATATGCCTTACGCTGAATTCCTAGGGTATTTGAGAAGAGTGAAGGAATTCGATGGACCAAATGCTAGTTAACCGCGTCGCAAATATCCACTCTTCCGTCGCCAGAATGGGGCAGCAGATGGAGTATGAGCAGAATCAGATTGTAAGACTCCAAGCGAGAATTAAAGTTTTGGAGTCTGAAAAGAGCGATCTGGTAAAAGCTGTAGGCACGCTGGATCGGTGCGTCCAAATCGTCAGTGCGAACGGCATTGGCAAGATCGAGGGCATCGTGAGCGACGGCCTACGCCGTGTGTTCAACAATGACCATATCGGTCTGTTGATCGAGAAGAAGACAACCGCTCGTGGCAACAGCTACAGCTTGCTTATCAAGAAAGGCGATACTGTGGGAAATCCCATGGAATCGTTCGGCGGCGGCGTTCAGAATATAGTTGGCTTCTTGCTTCGCATCATTCTCATCAAACGTTTCAAGCTCGCCCCGTTCATTGCACTGGACGAGCAGTTTTCGAACGTCTCCCCGGAGTACCAACCAAAGGTCAGCGAGATGCTGAAAACCTTGTCAAAGCTGGGGTTTACGATCTTTGCCATCTCCCATCAACCGACGATAACTTCTGCCGCCGACCACATTTATGAAGTATTACCGATAGAAGGGCAAGCGCCTTTGCTCCGCAAGGTGGAAGGGCCCCGGCTCGAAGAAATGAAGGGATCAAGCCTCGGTGAAAGACCCGCTTCTTAATTTAATTCAGCTTAAGTCGCTGGAAGAGATCATAGCCGCCGCGAAGGAAACTATCCATCGGCACCGCCGCCGTTTCTTGAAACAAAACCTGCGCCCATGCCCAACTAACTGCAAGGGCGCTTCCATGGTGGGGCACAAAGTGGTAGGATGTACACAGTGCGGCAGTACGAATCCCGACGTATGCCTCAAAGACAATAAGTTTGTCCCGCTGTTCACGAAAGAAGAATTGGCTCAGCAGTTCGCCGACCAGCTTCGCAATCCCGAAGTCCTTCTCCGCGAGTACCGAGACGTAACGGTATTCCTGTGGGTGCTTGGTGCCTTTGACAAACAGAAAAAAGTCTTGGATGAGCACATTGTTTCTGGCGTGGAACAACGCGAGAAATCGAAAGCGGCTGGGAATGAGTGATCCTGAACTGATCCTTGAACTGACCAAGGCGATACGAGAAGACACTGTAAAGCCAACAATCGACCAGCAGTTTAACCCAACCGATCCGGTCAGTATCGAGATCGTCCTGCACGAGTGCGATTACGCCGTAGAAGCGTACATGGAGCGGTGGAAGCATTACCGCGAAAGGTTCGCCGACCCGACAGTTTATGATGCGTTCGTGTTGGAGTATCAGTTGATGGCGCGGAAGAATGTGAAGATGGTCATTGCACAGGCCCAAGAGAAGATCGCCGAAGAGCTTGGTGACCAACAAGCCGAAGACGGCGATGAGGACGGAGGCGTATGAGAGACCGAAGCAAGCGCACACTGACCGTGGTGATTGAGAACGTAACTGAGGCGCAGGAGATCGCGCTGAACGACCTGTTTGCTACATGGCAGAGCCTTGGCAGCATGGGATCATCTCGCTGGACAGCCTTCTTTGCGGACGGCGACGGGGACTTCCGACCGAAGATCACGGTCAATGGGGAAAAGCCAAAGTTCACTGATCTGCTCGCGAAAGGCGCAACATGGCGTGGGGATGAAATCATTGGTCACAGCTTCACTACGGGTGATGCTTACGCGATTGATTTTGATTGGATTGGTTGGAAGCTTCAGGCGAAGGAGGATAAGGAAAATGGGAGTTGAGACGCACAAAGTAGAAATCGTTCCAGTAGTGCTGGAGAAGCACCCAGACGCGGACAAGCTGTCCGTCGTGCGCGTGTACAACTTCACATGTGTGGTGAACACCGCCGACTGGCAAGGCGTTGAAAAAGCCGCATACGTCCAGCCTGATTCCGTCCTTCCTGACAAGCCGGAGTACCGTTTCTTGAAAGAGACGAACAACCTACGTAAAGAACGGGAAGAGCTTCGCGCCAAGATGGAAGCTGAGCACGAGAGCGATCTGGCCCGTCTTGACTATGAGCAAAAGTTGGCTGAGCTTGAGAAGCGCATCGACGCCAACACAAAGTACCTGCGCATCACAGTGCGCAAGCTGCGCGGTATTATCAGCATGGGTATGCTTTTGCCAGCGCCGGAAGGTTCCCAGATCGGCGATGATGTAGCCGAGATTCTTGGGATCACACACTACGAGCCGCCAACGGCAGATGAACTGGAAGGCAGCCGTAAGCACGCCGGAGACGATGTAGCGTCCCCGCCGCCGATGATCTACGCCCCGAAGTATGACGTGGAGTCTGTTTACAAGTTCGCCGACTGCTTTGAGGCTGGCGAGCCAGTCTACGTGTCTGAAAAACTGGACGGACAGAACGCACGTTATGTCTCCACGATGGGGCCGGATTACAAAGAAAAGAAACCGGGGGGTGCTGTCTACAACTGCTCCGACTACACGTTCCACGCGGGATCGCGCACGGAGTGGAAGAAGAAGGAAGGCGGCTCAAACTGGTGGAGAGCCATCGAACAAAACCCATGGATTCAGGAGTGGATGATAACCAACCCGGAGACGGTGCTGTACGGCGAAGTCTTTGGCTGGGTGCAGCCGCTCAAGTACGGAGCGAAACCGGGACAATTGTTCTTCCGCGCCTTCGATATTCTGGAAGGCATGGAATACATTGACGCGGAGCGGTTTATCGCCGAACTGCCAGCGGAGCACCGTGTTCCTGACTTTGGCATCATGCCGTTCGATTTCGAGAAACTTCAGGCGCTCGCAGACGGCCAATCCCTACTCAAGGGAGCCAACTGTATGCGTGAAGGCATTGTCATCAAACCGCTCAAGGAACGTAAACATTGGAAGCTTGGGCGTGTTATGCTTAAGATGGTGTCGAACGCTTACTTGGAAAAGTCAGCACGCTAGTATTAGGAGACAGGATGAAAGCAATGACAGAAGAAAACTCGATTCAAACTGTTGAAGGTCAGCTTACTGACCTCATCGAAGCGGTGCGCAACCTGTATTACGCGGCCGTTTGGCACCCTGACCGTCCCGTGGATGAAGAAGACCTATGGACGGCGGTACGCAATGCTGCTGGCTTCAAGCCGGGAAAGTCCCCAAAGGAACTTCCTTTCGACGGCATTCGTATTGAGTACGGCATCGGCAGGCTACGCGGTATCGGGACTCTTGTCCGCAGAGCTAAGGGCAATGAGTTCACAACCGATCAGGCACGTGCCTTTTTGAGTTTGCACGGCAAGGAACTGGCGGACAAGTTGGACAACACCGTGCGAGAGTTTGTCAAAGACAAGCTGGCATGAAGAAGTTCTACAGCATCGAGCAAGTCTGGGAGTATTACTTCCCAAGGGAAACCGCAGAGAAGCGAGATCGCGAACTGCGGGAGAACGATCCCGAAGAATGGATGCGCCAAAAGGTGCAGGAATCCCTTAACCGGGCATTTGCAAAGGTGAGACTACATGCCTAATTTACGATCCATCGCAACGCAGTATCACAAGCAAGCCAATGCTATCGCCGCACGTGGCGATGTGACAGGTCAACTCACTCGCAGTCAGATGAAGGGCATTGAATACTACCGTGACTGCGCCGCAAAGGTGGAAGCGCTCATACTTCCCGAAGACACGGAGCAGGCAGAAACCGCTTGGAGTCTCGAAGGCGCTGAGCGTCAGGTAGTTTCGCGCACCAAAGTAACGTCCGCTGACAAGGCGGCAACACCGCAGGAACTTCTGAAGAAAGCAGAATAACTATGAACGCAGACGGCAAGAGCGTAGAAACCATCCAAGGCACTGTGAACCTAGAGCCAGTTGCAGACGAAGCAGATGATCTGGTAACTGAGCTTGCGGCGACCACGGTCTTGAACGAAGTGTTCGATAGGTTCATCAGCAACCTTGACGGCTGGTTGAGTGAGACCATCGAAACGTCCATGAACGGGAACCCGGTGCATACGCACATGGCGCTCCTGAGTTTGACGGACACCGTGATCGAAGAAGCGCACAGCGTCCGTGACCAGCTTATTGAGTTGGTTGCCAACCGTGGCGACGAGTTTGCCAAGTCAGGCTTGAACCTGACCAAACAGGTTCTTGACGAAAGCGAAGAAGAGGAAGGTTAAATGTTCGGACGTGGCACGTGGGCGGTTTTCGGAATTCGTAGCAGTGTGCTTGAGCAGAGATTCAGTGACCCTGCGTTGGCGTTTGCCGCCAGCCAGTACAGGGCGATGCACGTAACGAAGTTCGAGCATACGGTCAGCATCGGTATCAACCCGTTCGCCAGCCCGCGCAAGGACGAGAACTACGATTACGAAGCGCCAACCGAAGAAGGTTTTGATCCTGCAACGCGCACCGATTGTTACGGCGTCGGGGACGAGTTCAAGTTGGGGGACGGCAAACTGGGCTTCTGGTTTTGCATCAACGACTACGAAGATGTGACCGACCCAAAATCCAAGCAAGAAGCGCACGCCTATGAACTGGCGAACAAGCCATTCAAATTCTTGAACAAGGATGAGAAGAAGCAGGTAGAAGGCGCTGTTACGGCGTCTGCTGTAAGTTCTCGTGTCCAATTCCCGGTGCTCATTGACATCACTGCTGAGCGCGTGTACGCGCTGACAACCAAGCCGGAATACATCGGCTTCCTGCGGACACTGCTTTGCTCTTTCGGTAACGAAGACGAGATCGAGATTGTCAATCTTGCATGGCAGTTTGGAGATTTCAACTGGCCCAGCAAGTTCTTGAACGCCGTTCGCGGCGATAACAAATTCGAGAGCCAAATGGCATCTCGCGCCGAAGACTTGCGCCGCTTCCGTCCAGACGAGGTTGAGAAGCTGGAAGACAAGTTGATGGAACGTATCGTGAGCAACTACTTCGCTCTGGCTGAGCTTGAGACCGGGCAATGGGCTGGCTTGAGCACTCCGGCAAAGATCAGGCTGTTCAAGGCGAGTGAACCATCCAGTGAAGCCAGTGTCAGCACAGCATTCACCCTGCTGAATCTGACACAGGAATCTGAAGTGGTGTCGGCTGCTGTGACTTTCCAACATCTGGATTCAAAGTTCAACAAGAAGGGCGAGGAGAAGCAGTATCGCACAGACCTGCTTACCATCGACATTAACGATAACGTCAACCTATCCGACGCTGGATGCGCCGCACTGCGGGGATTTGATCTGCCGCAGTTCAAGAAGGAAATGAAAGTCCACGCTAAAAGCCGTGGCTCACTGGAAATCCGAGACTACTGGTGTGAGTGGTTGATTGCCATGAAGAACGGCGTTAACATTTTCATCGACAACGTGAACGAGACACTGAAACTGGAACCGGGGAACTTTGGTCTGCTACCTTACGAAGCGGAAGAGCCCGAAGAAGAATGAGAGAACCGTACAAACCACATCCGAACTTGAGCGCCGAAATTAACAACGCGCTTGCCAGCCAAGAGTTGATGGGTGGTGTGTGGTTGAAGCGGCCCAGCGGCGATTCGGTGAAGGACGAGCCGTTCCTTCCGGTTGGCAAGGCGCTGAAGGTGCAGACTAGGGACACGCTGTACGTGATTGAGAAGCGTGGAGAAGACGAATTTTATATCAGCGGCAACGCGAAGTATTGTCCAAAGCCTACTCGCTGTTACATTCAAGGTTCGAACTACGGCGGTTCAATGTTACGGCTGGACTATGTAGGTCGCGGAATGTACATGGAATTCAGCACCGACGATCACCCACGTGTGATTGTCACGAGCCAGATTCAAGAAATCACGGAGATATAATGCCCGAACTACACGTAGCAACCATCGTAATGAAGGACGCGGTTAACGTCCTGATTGCCAAGGCAGCATCCGGCCCAGACGCCGGGAAGTGGGTCGTTCCAAGCGGTCTGATTGCTTCCGACGAGCAGATTATCAAAACATCAGAGCGCGTGATGAAAGAACAGTGCGGGATTTCGGTGATTCCCAAGCAAGTGCTCTTCCTGTCTGAAGTTGTGGAACCCGGCGACCATCGTGTCGCCGTGTTCTGCTTTGCCGAGTGCGCTTCGTCCGGTGAGCCAACGCCCGGTTCGGATTACACCGAAGTTCGCTTCGTTGATCCGCGCTCGCTGGGAGACTACCAAAAAGAAGGAATGTCTCTGCTGGCGGAAGACGCCTTCGTGAAGTTCAGCAAGATTCTCCAGATGCAAGCGGCACAGCAAGGAATGGCAAGAGCGCCGCGTTCAGGCACACTCTAAATGGCAGATGTTTTCTGCAAGTGGATGACGAAGACGGTTGAGAACCCCAAGGGGACTGATTGCACTGCCCACTTGTGCGAAGGGCGTGTCTTTGAATGCCCATATCGCAGCGCGTATGATGCGCAGAACCGTCAGTATCCGTGCATGGACTACGAGCCAAAGAAATGAAAAACGCAGAGTTGTTCAAGGCATGTACGACGCAATGTATTTGGTGTCAGGAGCAATGGCCCCTTGTGCTTGACGGGCGCTCCGTGCTCCACGTTGGCCCGTTCACCAAAGACAAACGTCTTTTCTCAACTGACTGTGAAGCCGACAAAATCCGCATAGCGTTCGAGTACGCCGGGTACGAAGGCGGCAAGGCGATCAAGCGCAAGCCTCGCGACGGCGCAACGCTCTACGCGATAATCACTGGTCGGAAGTCTCCAAGCGGTTTTGGACACTGCATCGAAAGCCCAGATAATCGTAGCTTCTGGCGCAACGGCACGCGCTGCACTCTTGAAGTGGCAAGCTGGCCCGAATGGAAGCAGAGTTACACCATTGATGGCAAGAGGTCTGAGCCGATTACGCCGGAGCGATTGGCAGAGTGCCGCGCTGAACTTGCTTTCTACGACGAGTGTGATTTCGCCACGCGCCAACCTTGTACTGAGAACTTGCAGTACCGCCCAGTGATCGTAGACGGTCGGCTCGCCAGACCTACTTGTAACGGCGGGATGGGATGCACTACGTGCTGGGAGAGATACGAGAGACAGTACGAGATCATGTCCCGCGACTGGTGTGATTGATGTTTCTTCTTCAAGAAGCATTCCCGTCCGTTAAGACATTTTTCCAAGGACTGCAAATCCCGCAGGTTCTTGATCGTCTGATCGCACGCATCAAGCCGCCGCAGAACCGCTTTGGCTTGTTCTGTTTCTGTTTCGCATCTGAACTCATTTCGTTCTTCATCGTGGCTACAAACTTCCGTGCGCTCGCCAAAGGTTTTATCATCTGGACGGTGACGACCGACGGCCTAATTGTGCTCCAAAATACGATCATCAGTAAAATATTCATAGAGCATGAGAAGATGCGGGACGGTGTGTCCACCTTAGCTTTTACTATGGGTGGGATGTGCGGCTCTGCCTTGAGCATCATCCTAACTCGGTACATCTGGGGGAGCTAAATGGCTGACGGCGACCGCTTGTGTTGTTTCGTAACTATGAAGCACTCTTCATCCCGCGATGACTCTGGGCGTTGCGGAAAGCCCGGTATTGAATTTACGGAAACCGAAGAAGGGCGCATGTGGTATTGTGCCGAGCATTGGGACGCACAGCTAGAATATTTTGGCGCGTTCGGTCTGGTTCGAAACGGACGCCTTTGGTATGATAAAGTAAAGTAAATGCCTAACTTGATTGCACAGAGACCGATGACATGGAACGATGTGGTCGGACAACAACGACCCATTGAAGTGATTCAGGCTGTCTTGCGCAACGCCAAGTTCCTCCAGCGCGGGATCATCTTGCACGGTGTAGTCGGTGTTGGAAAAACGACCACAGCTTACCTGTTGGCACGGGCGCTAATGTGTACGGGCCAGAACCCGCTTGGTTGTGGCGAGTGCCCATCTTGTCTGACCATCCAAACAGACGGCATTGACAAGCACCCTGACTTCATTGAAATTGACGGCGCGGTTAGGTCTGGCGTGGAGGCGGCTCGTGAGATCGTTGAATCCACAATTACCATGCCGATCCTTGGTAAGCGGCGAGTCACTATCGTGGATGAAGCACACTTCCTATCCGGCGAAGCGTGGGGAGCGTACCTGAAGACATTGGAGTCCGGCGATGTGGACTCGGTGTTCATATTCGTCACACAGGACTTCAGCAAGATTCAACAGAATATCCGCTCGCGGTGCATTCGCATTCCGTTTGAGCGCGTGGCGCAGGAAGTCATTGTCGGTCACCTTGCAAACGTGGCGACGCAGAACAACATTCCTTACGAGCTTGAAGCCTTGAAGATCATCGCACGGCAGAGCCGTGGTGTAGTGCGCGATGCTGTCCAATATCTTGATACTTGCGGTGCCATGGGCGTGACCGTGGATGCCAAAACGGTCAAGATGGTTGTGGATACGTCTCTGGACGATCTGTGCGAACGCTTGCTGCTGACTATCGCGTCAAAGAATCAAACAGAAGCCGTCAAGCTGGCGGATGAGATGGCGCTGAAAGAACTGCCGCGTCAGGCTGCTGAGCGGATGTTCTCGCTTTACGCCCGCTCGATCTATGCGAACGATGCGGAACTGAATAAAATTTATCTCGGACTCCCAGACGTAGGAAAAGTTGCTGAAATACTGGCAAAATGGGCATCTATTCAAAATGCCCCAGCCGATGTCGTGACCATCATTGTCTACGAACTGCTTAAAACGTCCGCCCCACACGCGCTGCAAACAACGCCCAATAAAGCTCGACTTACACCCAATAAGACCTCCGGCGCTGCACCGACGCCCCAAGTACGCCGCTCGCCGCTCGCAGCCATGCTCGAAGACGAAGCGGTTTAAGTCCCCGCTTCCGGTTCAGTTTTCTTCCCGATCCCAGCCCGTGCTTTTTCCAGAGCCGCTAGTTTCGCCGCGCTCGGCTCTTTCAGCAGCCGCCCGATAGCGACTAGCTGAGTGTTCGTCTCGCCTAATTCTTGCTCCAACTCAATTTTCCGTTGCCAGAGCTTCGCCTTGGCACTTTCGGCGTAGCGTCTCAGGTCAGCGGTGGAGTTCAGGTTCATTTGTATTCAAATACCATCATACCTGAATTCAGACAAAAATCAACTGAACTCAGTATTGTACGACATGATCCTTGAGTACGGCGACGTGTCAAAGCTTAAAGGCTTGCCATGGCACATGATGGAATTGAGGTCTGAGAAGACCATAGAAAGCACCATGCGGCGCGTTGGGAACGCGTTAAACGGCATTTTCCGCACCGACCCAATCGAACTATTCATCCCGGTTGTTAAACGCGATCTGGACGTGTTTGAGATGAGCACTGGGCCTTACGTGTTCGTTCGTTCAACATCCTTTTCGGCCTTACTTCGGTTGAAGTCTATCACCGGGGTGGTCAGCTTGGTCACTGAAGGCGATACCAACCGCCCCAGCAAAGCGATTACGGTAGAAGATGAGTACGTTCAGGGACTCATCAAGCAGGCGGAGGAGGAACACCGCAAGCGTGCTATCGGCATCGAGGTTGGCAGCTTTGTCCGCATCCTGAACGGTGAAACTCGTGATTTCTGCGGTATGGTGGAAATCATCGGCGATGGACGCGCTGTTGTCCGCGTCACGCTGAGGACCAAATCCATCCTGCTTGAAACCCCAGTTCGAAATCTCCTGAACTTATCTCATGTTCCGAAAGAGCAACGTGTCTATTATTTCAGTCCGCTCGTGGAAGAACTTTTCAAAGACCAACCCGATGTCGCAACTTCCATGGTCGAGGAAGACCTGCATCTTGATGAAACCGTCCCCGCGCCGGAACAAATTCAAGAACAGCTAATTGATGAACCAAAGAAGCATTCCCGCCAGCGCACTGTCACCGCGCTTGTCAAAAAGCTTGTGCTTATCGAAGGGCAGCACAGCCCAATGGAGATCGCCAAATCCGTTATCGCGGCGCTCAAGCGTAACGAGATTAAGGCACCAAAGAACCTGTTCATCGTCTACTGCATTATCAAGGATCGCCTGCGTCAGGACTACTTCGCTAAGATCGACCCAACCATCGTGAACTATCGGGAGATCATCAAGAAGTACGGCAAGGAATACAAGTTCAGCGCCAACCAGATCGCCAAGCTTGATCCTGATCTTGGAATTCCGATCCTGACTCAAGAGGTCTGCAAGGACGGGCGTAGCCGCGAGGCGCGACAGAAAACCAAAAAGATTCTACCAACGGCAGAGGTTAAGAAACTCGCCAAGGAAAAGAAAGAACCAAAGAAGCGTAAGAAGTTGCCGACAGACAAATGTGGTGAGTGCTTCCACGAGCGCAAGTCCCATAGGCTGTCACCAAAAGGCGCATGGATGCGCTGCGGGGATGTTTCAACCCCGGCTATCCATTCGTGGGTAAAGGAAAAAGGACCGTGCTGGTGCAAGCGCTTCAAAGAGAAGGAAAAGTAACTATTGAAGGCAAAATAGAGGTCAACTATGGCAACCGCAACTGGCTCAACCCCCGGAATTATCCGCACTTTCTTGCTCGATCACGAACGTCTTATCATCGTGGTGATCCTCGCTGGCTTGCTCTGGTGGGGCTACGGCAAGTACGCTGACATCCGCGCCGATGAAGCAAACAAACAACTTCAGGCGCAAAAGCTCGTCACTGACGCGCAGGTTCAGGCTAACGCGCAACTGGCACAACAGGTCGCTGCCGATAAGGCCGCACAACAGGCTTTAAGTGATACGGTTGAGGCGATGAACGCCCAGCTTACGGCGGCTAACGTAGCGCTGGCAACCGCCCTGACGAAGCAGCAAAAGACCGACGCAACTTTGCCTCTTCCCGATCTTGCTAACCGTTGGGCCCAGCTTGCTCCCGGCGTGAACTTCAGTGGCGCGGCAACTAGCGGCGGCAACGTCACGGTTACGCCGTCCAACGCGCTCGCTACCGTGCAGCAATTGGAGAAAGTCCCGGTTCTGACACAGGAACTCGCAAACGAAACTTCACAGAAAGCGAATGACGACCAGCTATTGGCGTCTGCAAACAAAAGTATTTTTGATCTGAACGCTCAGGTCGCTGGCGTGACGAAGCTTGATGCAGACCACCAGCAACAATGCACAGATCAAATCAAGGTCATCAAAGCCGAAGCAGCGAAGTCAAAACGCCGCTGGTTCTTGATCGGGTGGGTCACTGGATTTCTGTCCCGCCAAGCAATCGGCAAGTTTTAAGAAACGCAGTATTTAGATCACAGGAGCAACAAAATGAAGGTAACATTTCTCTTAGACAACAACGAGTATATCGAACTGACGCCGGAAACGCTGCAAATTCGCCAGCTTCAACCGGGCGTCGCCGCCCTTGGCACCGAGGTTACAGTGCCCGTGCTTGCTGAAGACGGCAAGACGCAATTGAAGAATGACGATGGAACTCCGAAGACGGCGATTGGTTTTCGTCCGTTTATCAACTACGCGGTGAACCTGACCATTCCTTACGCGTCATTGGAAGCCGAGATCGAGGCGCTGAAGAAGCAACTTGGTGACAAGCTTGCCCAGCAGACGGCCGAAAAGCTCGCGGCAGAAGCACCAGTAGCGACAGCGGTCGCGACAGCCGTGCCGACTCCGGGACCAGAAGTCCAGCCAGTTCCGACTAAGAAGTCAAAGCGTAAGGCAAATTGATCGGGCGCTAAATGCCTGTAGCCTATACACTTGACCCGCAGTTGGGATGGGTGCCTGCGATACCGGAACCCTTTTGGTACAAGAGTTGGCGCACGTGGTTCTGCTACGTGCCCGCCTGTTACCAGTGCCCAGACGCACTCGGAAATCCGCTCTTGTTTAAGAATCGGGCCGCTTGGGACGCTCATTACGTCCTGACCCATCTCGAAGAGGACACTGATGAAAGTCACGAAGAATAGTATTCACCGACTCACGATTGAAAAAGACTGCGGCTGCAAAGCAACCCGCGAGTATGAAGACGTTCGTTACACAAAGCCACTGGCGGACGGCTCGTTCTCACCGTGCAACAAGCACAGCAAGGGTGTCATCGCAGAGTTCGCCGGGGAAATGCTGATCGAAGCTCTGAACAAAGAGGCTGAGACAGCGGGTAAGACAACGTTTGTCCAGCAAGAAACTCCAGTTGGTCTTTCCGGCACCACAGGTGCTTCCGTGACATCCATGGGTGGTCCAAAGGTGCGTAAGCCCCAAGACCCCTTGGCCCAGAAGACGCTCGTGCGTCCCGCTCCGTCAGGTCATCAGCCAACAGGCAACTTGAACATCGCCATGCCAGCCGGGGAACTCTCGCCGGAAGAACTGGAAGAGGCGGGTATTACCATGACCGGGGACATCGACGGCGTTCCAGCGGACCCGCGTATTGACCGCGTTATTGAAGAGGCCATCGAAGGCGAAGGCGGCGTGTTAAGCACCTTGCTTGATGCGCAGGACGCCAAGGATCAGGGCGTTCCGCTATCGCTGCTCCGCGAAACCGAATAGCCATTGCCAGTCAATTTCTTCGATGCTATACTGCGAATGTATGCCACTACCAGCAGGGCAAGAAACGGAGTTCATCGCGGCGATGGACAAGTCATCAGAGACGGGTACGGGGATGAAGCACATTGATCTTTACGACACCCCGATAGACCTTCGTCCAGTACCAAAGCCCGATCCTATTGCAGCCTGCATTGAACACCTTCGAAAACACGGGGATTATTACGGCGTCCAACTCCTGACAAGGATGAAAGCAGATGTCGAAGACACCGAAAATCCTAAATGCCCACGCTAAGAAACGAGCCGGGGAACGTTACGGTATCGACCTGAACAAAGATGCACGCCGGGAGATCGTCAACATGATCCAGCGCGGCGGTGCGGAGTTCGTCTCCAAGCAATCTAACAACCGCTCGCTCTGGCGAGTCCAATATCAAGATCAAGCCTTGAACGTTGTTTATGACAAGCAGCGTGGTACAATGTGTACCGTACTGCCCAAAGAAGCGCGTGAGTTTCAGCAGACCGATTGGACTGAAGCTGAGCGCGAGCACGCGAAAGTTCAGACGCGTAAAGAGATTACGGCAGAACTCGCCGAACTCTGGAAGGATGTCGAATGACCGAGCAAGAAATCCAACAGATGGTGAACGAGAGTCTCAATAACGCCGTGGAAAACGGCTACGAAGAAATGATGATGGAACTGCCTCTCGAAGACTTGGCGGTGGACACATACGACAACGACGCAGACCTCGCCGATCTTGTGGAAGAAGAATTCGACGGCGATGCGCTGGCGTTAATCCCCTACCTAAACAACTGGCGTCTGGAGCGCACCGATCTCGAAGAAGAAGACTGATACGGAGCACCAAGGTAGAGGTGCTCTATGCTTCTTTTTTACACCAAAGGCTATCACAACGCGTTCGTGCGTTTCCTGCACAGCTTTTTCATTCAGATGCCGCTCATCATCTGGTTCCGCTTCATCGCGGGGTTCCTGTTCTTCTGGCAGAAGGACACGTTCATTAACTACAGCGGCCTCACCACCTTACAACTCAATCAGATTTGGGGCCAAGTTCAGATCGCTACAGCAACGCAGCCAATTCAGCAAGGAACCAGCGGCGGCGCATCATGGCCCCCGGACAAGCGTGCTTTGACGCTCCAGCCGGAGAACCTGACCGTGGTTGCTGTGCCTGATTGGTCACCAGCCGATCTCGCCAAGATTGATCCGGCGTGGGCAAACCACGCTGTTCCAACCGGGAGTTTTGCCATTGACGATGGCTTCGGCTACGAGACTGTGGCGGGAGTTACCGAGACATGGCACAAGCCGCGCATCTACGGTGCAGCATCAGTGATGGCGGCTGTGCTCCAGTGGGAATTCCAGAACGTCATGCTCAACAAGCTGGGCTATAACACCGAAGGGCGTTAAAGCTGGTTGTTCATATTCAGAATGGACATGGTGGTGTTGTGCATCATCATGTCCTGCATCACTCGAACCGGAACGTCATCGTAGCCGGAGTGCATTCCACCGGGAACCACGAAGGCCCGTTCGTACTTGGATGTGCGCGGCGTGCCGTGAAGAGAAATCTCTGAGTGCTGCCGAAGCACTATCATGACGAAAATTACGATGGCAAGCAACAGTAGCTTCCCGCAGTTGTTCCAAAGCAAATTCAGAATGTTGTCCAGTGGCTTATAGCCCGTGTCAAACTGCCACATCACGTTTTTGTGCGGCACGAGTAAACCATCTTCGCCTTTGCTGTATTCCACCAAGCCATTCTGTGCGGCGAGCCGCTGAGCGATAACCCAGTCACCGTCATGCGTAACGACACCGGGGGTTTGCGCGTGGGATACCGCGACAAGCAGCATGAGCAGTCCGGCTGCACGGAACAACTGGACTCGCGTAATCAAACGGTGGTGCGCGACGAAGGTGCGGAGTGTGGCGATTGGTTTAAGGCATACGAACACAACGATGTTCGCCAGCAAAACAGCAACTAGACTCCAGATGTTGTGGCTAAGCATTTCGTCTCCTCTTCGTGCATCCAGCAAGGTTCTGAATTCGCAAACATATCCGTGGCAGGATTCGCCAGCAGCGCAGCCATCACTTCTTCGTCTGTAGCAGACCGCGAAATAGTGACAGGCTCCGGTATGGCTTCAAGCAGCCTGTCCAAGAAGTCATTCAACATCCGGTCAACGGCTTGCGCCGACACATGCGACGCGCAGTAGGCATCCCTAGATGGCATATCGTGGCAGTCCATTCGACTTGGCAACTGGCGGCTGTTGCAGGTCAGGATGATCCAAGGCGCGAGTCCCGGCGATCACCAATATTGCAGTGAAACGGTCACTGACCGTGCGCCGTCCGCGCAGCTTCTCAGTTGCTTCCCGGCACAATTCAGCCGTCTCCACGCCTTTGAAAATGGGGAGAGCGTTAAGCGCCTTTTTCGTCCAGTCCGCGATGTGCGGAGCTAAGTTCAGGCGATTGCGGGACGCTTCGCTCTCGACAAATGAACTGGCGAAATGAATCTCTTGCCCTTCTTTACCGATCAGCGTCATTGGTTAGCTCCTGAGATTTGCGATGCCGCGCTGTTGATCGTGCTGCCAGCGTTGTGACCGATGTACATCACCACACCGATCACGATAGCGAGAATCACCATCAGCATCACTGCGTATTCAGCAACGTCCTGACCGCTTTCGTCATTCCAAAGGTTCGTCATGGGGGACTCCGGTTTACAGGCTCCGATCTTGATTGCATTCATCGCAGTCAGGGTCGCCGCAGTTGTATTCGTCCGAATACTCGTCCGAGTCACTTTCATCTTCGTCCGAATCTTCGTCAGTGTCAGTGTCCCAATCGCTCTGGATATTGGCAAGGTTGTCAGCGAAGCGCTGGAAGCGGCTGAACAGAACGGGATTGCTGCGGATGTAGAGATACGTGGCAACATCGCCGCACAAAGCTACAAGGAAAGTCACGGCGGTGACTACCAGCGCTTTCGTCAGGGACGCGCCGAAAGAGTACGCGATAAGACCAGCGGCAAGCGTCACAACGGCATAAGCGCCAACGGCAAGTTTCGCCAACCGGGGATTCGCGGCAACGTTAGTGCGAAAGGTGCTGATAAGATTTGTCATGTGTTCCCTCCAGTTCTAGTATACGGCTTACTTCGCAAAGCTGGCTACTTTTACGGCCTTTGTTATCAACAACTTAACTCCAAACGGTAGCGTCTGGCACCGGAGCACCGTTCTCACATTCGGCGGCGGCGATCTGGAAACGGCTGATGTTCGCTTCGCAGAACTCGTCTAGTTCATCTTCCGAGTTGAACCAGTTCGTCATGACGAAGCCGACTTCCCCGGCGCTGTGCTCCGCACGCAGACCGAGCGCCACAGTCCCACGGACGCGCTCAACCATCGGTTCACCGCTGTTAAACTCGTCATACTTCGTGACGATTTCGATGTCGTGCAGCACGTTGACATCGAACAAATTACAAACTTGGTCAATGAACTTGCCGTCTCGCATTACTTGCCCCCTTGAAGCTGAACTCGAAACATGTTGTACGCCACGTTGAACGCTTCTTTCTCCTGCAACATGCCGTCCTGATAATAGTTCTCCGGCGCTTCGGCTTTGTACTCCGCGATGCGGCGGCGAATCTCCGCGTCCATGTTATCCACACGTGCAACCACCGGATTGTCAAGGAAGCTGCCGCCATCGGCGGTAGCCGCGCCAACAGGCGTCGGGGAAGAAGAACGTCCGTTAGCCGCCACAGCCGCACGGTTGGACTTGCGCGGCGGCATACTCGCCAAGTGCGCTACGGCATCGGCAACACGTCCCCGCACCGCAGCTACAGGCTCACTTTTCGCCGGAGCCGTGTAGTTGAACTTTTGCTGCTGTGGGACAGCCGTGCCGCCAACCGCAACCGCAGCCGCGATAGGCGCTTGCATCGAACTCACCGCGCCGAAGGACACAAGGTTGATGCACTCCGGCCCGAAGCCAGAGGTGATGGACTCAGGCACCGTCAGTTTGCGTCCGCAGCGTCCGCAGCGACCTTCGTGGTATACTTCAAACGAAGGCGGGAACTCGCAGTCATTGACGAACAAGTTCAGAGCAAACTTGAACGCTTTGACGGATGGCGATTCTTCACTGATTCGCGCCTTGCTCGTCCAGATGTAGGTCAGTTTGTTGTTCACGTGGCGCAGAATGCCGAAGTAGCAAAAGCTGGCGGTATTGTCTGGGCCGTTCAGGAGTTGGACAAACCAAGTGTCGGGATCGTTTTCGTTCCGCTTCGCCGCGAACTTGATCTTGTAGGTGTAGCGGTTGCCGGACGCCGCGTTTTGGAGAGTGATGGTAGCCTTGCCAGCGGTCATGAAAGCCAGAATTTCTCTCGGATCATACATGCGTCCCTGCGCCATATCGTTCCCTCCAGTCCTAGTATACGGAACGGGCGGTCTTTTTGTCCACTTTTACAGGGCTACATTATGCTTGTTTTCAATGACTTGGAGCTGTGAAAAATAGAAAAGCGGCGTTTTCGCGTCAGACGGTATCTAAGAAAGAGAGGGCATACCATGTACCATATCGAGTTTGGAAGAGAAGGCAAACCACCGCTGAAGTACACTTATCTTGTGGGCGTCCATTTTGTCGGGATTATCACCCCCAGCCGCAAGTGGTATCGGTTCCCGATTTCCGAAGTGAGCGGGCGTCCGTCAGGCAGCCGCATCGGGGAGAATGACGGCACCGTAGACAGCCGCCTGTCACCCAAAGAAGTGACTCAATTCGTGCTCGCGCACAATCTCAAATGAGTGTGATTCGAAAACTCGTAGTCGCCATGCTGCTCGTGTCGGTCGCTCCGGCGTTTGGGTTGCAGCACGTCCGCCCGGTTTCGCACAAGCGCCACAAGAAAACGCGGAAACCAACATGGTTCGAGTATCGCGTGTTCGTTCCGTCGCATGAGAATCTTCTGTCACAGAACGCCGCCATCGACGCGCAAGGGCTGCCGCGCATCAAGGACGACAAAGTGCTGAAGTCCTTGGTCAGCGAAGAAACGCTCGTACCAATCACGGTGAATCAGTACGTCTCGGTAAGTTCGAGGTTAGAGAAGAAGCGCCGCTTCTGCCGACCAGAAGTTGACCAGTTTTTACAAGAGTTGGGGCGCGATTATTTCACCGAGTTTGGTTCCCCAATTCAGGTCAATTCGGCCGTTCGCACTGAGAAAACGCAAAGCTGGTTGCGCCGTTGGAACCATAATGCCGCGCCTGTTCACGGCGAGACGGCATCGGCTCACCTTGCCGGGGTTGCTGTAGACTTGCAGCGCCGGGGGCTAACGCGGGAGCAGGTCAGATTCATTCAGCAGAAACTCTTGTATCTATCCAAGCTAAAGATGGTGATCGTGGAAGAGGAGCTTAAGCAGCCATGCTTTCACATCGTTGTGACGGGAGAATATCCTGTTCCACCAAAGCTCGAAAATGTGCTACCATCGACAGTAGACTGGAGTGTGTTGAATGGAATCATCGGCGTCCCAGCCCAAAATTGAACAGCGTCTCTGGACATCCGACGAGATTCAGACGATGCTTGACACGGAAGTCAAGTACAAGGATTGGAAGTTCGTCGTTTCCAAGCGTGATGTCTTCGTGCAGGGAAGCTGGGATGTTGACCTTCGCTTGCGTATCGAGTGGTGGGCCCCAGATGCACTCACCGGGGAAGCTGCGCTTCAGCAATCCCGCTGGTGGCCGCTCTCGAAGCACATGGTCAAGTCCGAGATCATCCAAACGGCTTTCTTAGCCGTGCTGAAGGCGGAAGAGCACGAGATCAGAGAGACCTTCCAATACTTCCACAAGGATTTGGCAGCAACAGGCGGCGGCTGGTGGGCGGCACCGTTCAACTCCCACATTGACATTGAAGTGTTGTCCGCGCACGCAGATGAAGTTGATGTGCGTGTTGACACGCGTCCTGAAGCACCGAAGAATCAGCGGAGAGAGTAATGCAAGATCGGGAGAGCGTGATAAACAACTTGGTGACGGTTCGGGAAATCAATCACGTCCTGAAGCGCTTGATGCAGCATCACGGCATCTTCACTTACCACCGGAAGGTGGATATTCCCTGCTGCCAGAGTTGCGGCTGCTACGGCGTACCAACCGAGTATGGAAGCAAGTACGTTTTTTACAATGTCCAATCGGTTGATGATCGTTCGGTGATTGACGGAAGGGTATACCAGACGGTCGGGTTGTCGTGGGGAGAAGATGTGGACTTTGAGACTGTTCGGCAGGTTTTTGCTGAGCATGGCATCAAAGTGACGGGCGGCGATTTGAGCAAAAAGCTCGAAATCCATCCTGAGAAGATTCAATGAACGGCGATGAGCGAGAGCGCGTAGAACGAAAATATCGCCCGCACCTTTTCGCGGACTGTACTTCGTGCGGCGAAAAATCTGTTCGCACCAGCGATCACGTGTGCGACCCTATCCGCAGAGAGACGTATCACGCGACGTTCGCGCCGCCAGCGTATCAACCACGCGAGGAGATGGTACAATTCTTGGAGCAGAAGTTGCTGGAAGTGCTCAAGAAGCACAAGATCGTTGTGGATAGCACGCAGTTGCGCGACCTAGCTTTGGCGGTGGAGCCGTCCACAGCGGGTCCATACGCGGCAGGGGCAAGTGGAGACTAATGCGAGACGGGATTACTATCGAGATGGACGAGTTCGTTGTCAGTGCTGTGCTGATTACGATACTCGTTTGCGCTGTGGGGTGGATGTACGTTCAGAGCCATGTCCCAGCACCTACGGTGCAGGTGCAGCCCTGCGCTCCGCAAGAGCCGCCTACGATCATCGTTAACGAGACGGTGAATGTTCCACCGCCTACAATCGTGCAAGTCCCTTCGGCCCCAGATCAGGATGTGGATCAGGATGAGCCGGAAGCTAAAGACCCACCAGTGCCGCAGAACCGCGCACTGGTTATTCCAGATTCTCTCCGGCACCCGATGTCAGAGATGGCGAGGAACTAATGGCAGAGATGTATTTTGTCCACTTTGTTGAAGTAAGTGATGCACCCAGCCCAGCGAGTGTGGACGTAACAATCCGCTCCGCAACAGACGTTGAAGACGCTATCGAGCAAGCGAAGGTTACTCTCGCCCGCGTCATCAAACCAGAAAATCTCTCTTCGTTCAAGGTCAAGAAGGTGTCGTAATGGCAGGTCTGCCCCCGGATCAAGAAACCCCAGCATCCAATGCAATTGCCATGTTTTGCGTTTACATGGCTCTTCGAGCGCACGCCGACAAGGACGGGCACGTAGAAATCGAAGCGGAGACAGACGAAGATTCTGACAAAGTTTTGGCTGATTGGGCCAATGAATTTCTCGACGCAAACAAGCCGTTGTCCGACGAAGAGAAGGGCATCCTTCACTACATGGGAGTCACGAGCCAGTTGACGCCTGCGGAGATCAACGGCATGATGTCACTCGCCGAAGAAGGATTTGGTATAATGGACATCAGAACAATCACAATCACCGCACCAGTGGCGAGGGACTAATGAAAGAACGCAAGGCGCAGAAAATCGTAATCATGGCTGAACTGGAAGACAACTGTGGCGCAGTTGTTGCCAAGGGGAAAATTGAAATCCCAATCGAAGGCAACGCGCTGCTGGACGGGCACGAGCACAAGATCGTGGATGAGTTCAGGGAGTTCCTCAGAAGCAAATTTCCGGTCGGGCTTAAACTGTGAAGCAGACGTTGACAAACGCGGAGATTCTGGAAAAGATCGGCGAGATGGATGCTGAGATCGCCAAGCAGCGTGAGGTTGTGGACAACGCCAAGCTCGCGCTCGAATATCTTGGCAAGAAGCGCCGCAATTGGTGTATGCACAACTGCCCGCACACGCAGACGTATCAGCGCAGCATCATGGGCCGCGAGTATGACACTTATTGTTCGCTCTGTGAGACCTGTCTAACATGATTGATTTTCGTGATGATCGAATTCGACTGGTGTTTGACAACTTCGCCGTCCATTTTGACCGCAACTACGGCTGGAGCAAGAAGACGGGCTGGTCGTTGTTTCGCAACGGCAGCGCTGTGCTCACCTTCGTGACTTGGGAAGATGTTTGGTCAGCCATGACCACCGGAGAGCACGTTAAGTGCTACGTCTTCGCAAATAACTTGCGCTAAAACCAATTCCTACAGTATTATAGAGGTATGGTCGGTTTTTATAGTGCCGTCATCCCATCGCCGATAGGAAACCTGCTTGTAACCGCTGAAGATTCCGGCTTGGTGTCCGTCTCGAAAACGGATGTCACAAACCTTGGGAGTCACCCTCGCACAGCGCTCTACGAGAAAGAGCTTGAAGAATATTTTGCGGGTGAACGCCGGGAGTTTGAATTTCCGATTGCGTACATGGTTGGCACCCCGTTCCAGTTAGATGTTTGGAACGCGATCTTAACAATCCCCTACGGTGAGACTCGAACGTATAGGGAAATCGCGGCACAGATCGGGCGTCCGAAAGCATTTCGGGCGATTGGCACCGCCTGCGGCGCGAATCCATTTTTGATTGTCATTCCGTGTCATCGCGTGGTTGCATCTGACGGTGGTTTGGGCGGCTACAGAAGCGGCGTGCAGTACAAACGAGCATTGTTGATGCACGAGCGAGCAGTAAAACCAAAATCTTGTAGAAGGGAGAAAACACATGGCAACTGAAGGATTTGTTAATTGCACAGAGAAGCATCCGAGATCAGGCGACGTGTGCGAACTGGACAAGGATCACGTTCAGCACTCCGACCCGCGTGTGAAGCAGCATCGTGCGTCAAATGGCGTTAAGTGGCCGAGTTTGCATGAACTTGACCCGCACGAAGGTTACAACGACGTCGTTCTACACCGCATGTAAATTTTTTCCGTCTTCCCATCCCTCAGTATGAGGTATGGGAGGCGGAACTGATGAGTCAGCGCACCACCCACATCGTCACTTCTGAGTGTGACATCTACGTGCAGCGCATCACTTCAGATTGCGTTCGCTGCCGCATCGTTGAAAAAGACCCCGAGCTACTCAATCCCACCGACTTTGAAATCGAAGGAAGCCCCGCTCACATTGGAGAAGCACTAGCGGCAATTGTCGTTGTGCTAAATAACATTGAAACATTACTACAGGAACCGTCGTAAGAGACCTATGAAGAAGATTGGAATCTTCCGCTGCTTCTACTGCGACAAACAACTCACCCGCAAGACCAAAACACGCGATCACATGCAACCAAAAAGCAGGAATGGCAGCAGTGCCCCACGGAATATCGTGGACTCATGCCGCGAATGCAACTGTTTGAAAGGGAAACTCACGCTAGAAGAATTTCGCGTGGTGATTGCTTACAGGTTCGGACTGGTGAACCGACCAAAATTTCAATTCCCCGGCGAAGTTCGACGCCGTCGCGCCGACGATTAAGACTGAGGAGTAGTTGGTGTAGTCGGCGTAGTGCTGTCGGTCTGGTCTGGGTACTTGGCTTGCGTGTAAAAATGCCCACCAAGGAACCCAAGGATCGTAGTCGTGAAGGTCACGAACGTGGCGTCAATGTGATGAAACACATGGATTCCCGCCCCTGTGAAAAAGATCAACATTCCACAAACGATGTGACCGTCTGAAGCAATGCTCGCTAGGATGTCTGAAAATTTACTCATTGTAATCTCCTTTTATTGCACGTAGCAGTACGAACCGGGTTCGATGGTCAACGTGCCCGTTCCGACTCCCTTTGCGTTGACCGCTAGGTTGCCCGCCGTGGTGCCGTTGTAAACGGACACTACATAATGACCTGTGAAGATGGTTGTTGCGGTCGCAGTGGCGACTCCTGTCGTTGGAATCTGAGTGGAGTAGGCTGTTCCTGTCAAAGACAAACTATTGGAGGCAGTCGCCGAAGTCCACCAATTGAACTGTTGTGTTATCAAATTTGGCGTGCCCGGCCCAGTTACTTCAAGAATGATGCCATCCGTGGTAGCTGACACCGAATAGGAAATTTCGCAGACAATGCGTAGCTGTTGCTGAATAGCAACTGGAAACTGCCAAGGGTGTACGGATGCCGCTGTCTCAGTGATGGGCGTAAAGCCAGTTGTGGCGTTCGTGTACGCCGCCGTGAGCATGGTAACGTCTGCAATACCCGCCGTCTGCGAGAACCAGTTGCAGGGATACGTTGTGCGTCCGCCAGAAAGGTGTTGGAAGATTTGCTTCGTAATCAGACAAGAGCCGTAATCCGTTGGGTGCTGGCTGTCTGTCCACAACAGGTTGTTCGCCACGTCTTGAGCGACGTTGGTAGCGGAATCCTGAACGATGTAGTTTGGATTTCCTCCTGTGCCCGACGTGCCTGTCACACCTGTTCCTACCCACGCATCTCCCAAGTTGAGGAAGTCCAAAGGCGGACCCGAAGGTGGGTTTTGAGCGTACTGCCACTCCGCAAGTTGAATCCATGCGTACTGGTTAGCTGTAGATGAGTTGTAGGGGGTTGGCACCAAAAGCATTACGGATGCACCCGCGTTTTGACAAGCAGTCGCTACGACCTGAAGGTTTGTGATTACACCCGCTGGGGTGATGACTGTGGGGTTCTGTGCGTCGTTCTCACCGTCTTCCAAGATGCAGAGAGCAACCTGACCTTGCAGAAGGTTAAAGTATCCAAGACCCGTTGAGCCTGTCCAGAAAGCTGAGGAAATAGCACCTTCGCCCATGTTATCCACGACCACGCCTGTGTTACCCGTGGTAGTGATCGCTTCATATCCACCAAGGTAGGAAGAAGCGCCTGAAGCCGTCAATGTGACGGCGGAATTGACCAATCCACCCGTCTGAGTCAGGGTGCCGCTGCTCGCCGTAGACGAAGCGGAGAGAAGATAGGTGCCCACACCGCCCGCAGTTCCCGTCAACTGCTGTGTAATGGTCGTGCCGCTCGTAACAGAAGTTCCCGACAAAACGCCGCCGACTGCAAACGTTCCTGATGCAACAGTTGAGACCGTCAGCGTCGTGCCCGAAATAGACCAAGAGGATGCGGTCGCCGTGGTGACAGCGGCATTAGAGAATTGCTGGACTACACCAATCGTGGTTGGGTTGGTTGATCCGCAGGCAGTGCCTACGCTAGTGCCGCCGATGGTGACAGCCCATCCTGTGCTGGAAGCAGTTTCAACGCAGTAGATATTGAGACGATTGAATCCTTGACCGACGTTTATGGTCAGCACACCACCAGATGTGATGGTTAGGGTAGCTGCTCCGTTGAGCGAATAGCCGGATTGCTGCGGGCCGAAGACGGTGCTATTGCTCACGGTGCCGCTCGTCAAGGTGTACCCACCCTCGCCGCCGTCCACCGTAGCCGTAGGCATGAGCCTGAATGGGATACGAAGTCCAGTTGAATACTGGACATACTGCTTCAGGAATTCATTTCTCAGTGCGAGAATGGGTGAGTTCACTGGATTGAACGGTCCATAGGTGCAGGGTGCGACCTGATAGCAGGTGATGATCGAGTCGGCAAAGCTGACAATGCGGACGATCTGGTTGTTGGATTGTCGCAGAGCAGCGTAAAAGGGATCGAGTGCGTTGCTTTCCGTGTTTGTGAACGTGGACTTGTTCGCGGTAGACGGGTTGTACTGTGCTTGGGCTGCCAGCGGCCCAAGCACAGAAGCCAGCAATAAAACAAATATCGCAACTAACTTTTTCATTCAATCCCCGCAGATTACAGGATCACCGAAGAGAATTCCGCCCACACTATCGACGATGCGATAGAGGCGTTGGCAAGAGTTCCACCCGACAGTCCGTAGACTCCAATGTAAGAACCCGGTGGGATGATGATCGCTCCACCGATGTCGTCTTTCACGGAGCAGACGGTGGTGACACCCGTCGTTGCCGTCGCAGCCTGAGAGATGCTGCAAACGTAGCGGTACGGCACAGCCGTATTGCTGAAAGTGGTGCTGACGGCAGGGATTCCAGTTGGTGCCGCCGCCGTTCCAACAACGATGTTGGAGTAGGGGTTGAGCTTCGTGGTGTACGTCTGAGTCGCCCCCATCACCGCTCCACCGATGTAGAAGGACACCTGCTGGGTAGCGGCAGTCTGAGCTTCAATCGTCAGCACGATTTCCTGAAGGATCAGGTTCTTCTGGGAGTTGTTGGGGTTTGAGAGCGTAAGCGTGGCACCACCCGCTGCTAAGGCGATTGCCGCCGCCGCCGCCGTTTGGCAGGCGCAAAATACGTTGCCACGGATGGAGTTTTCGTAGTAACGACCATGCAGTTCGGTCACGACCACTTCGCCGTAGTTGCCTTGGCGAATCGGAATGCCCGGTGCGCCTGATGTGATTGGACCTGTCTGTCCTACCTGTCCTGTTATCTGTTGTTGTGCCATTGTTTAGCTCCTGTATAAATCACTGAAAGTCAATTTCTTAATACGCCAGCCACGTCACCGTTTGCCCTGTCGCTGCTGCTATGACGTAGATAGCGTTCGAGTTCGCCACTTGAAGCGTTACCGCTGCACCCGCTGGTAATTCCAATCCCGTCGTCGTGGTGATTCCCGGTCCCCCCACATAAATGACGGCGGTATTGGTGCTTTTCGCTTCTACCGTTATGCCATTGGTGAGGTAGTTGGAAGGGAGAGCCGTAGCCGTCGTAGTCACAGCTTGTTGACCAGTTCTGATAGTGTTTGGAGACGGAACCGCTCTTGTATTGAGAGCGTTTCCCGCCAATCCTGACACATACGTCGAGCCTAACAGGTTGGTTCCAGCCTGAATCTGAACGGCGAACGTGCCATCGTACAGTTGATCCGTCAGGACATCCAGATCATCCCTGACTTGATTGAGCAAATCTACAGCGGGACGGTCGATGACAAGCAGGTTTGCAAAAGAGGTTGATCCATCAATGTTGATGGGATAACCCGCACCCACGTAAGACGCGGGGCTGACTCTCAAATTTGCATTCGCATCCGTCTGCAAAGCGGTATATTGCCCGCTCGTGGCGGTAGGGGCGGATGAATTGTACTGCCCCCAAACTGCTGAGCGGACGGTCGGGACGATTGCTGTGTTGGTTAGCGGGTCTGTGATACGGGTTTCACCCAGTGAAGCATCTGTGCCAAAAGCCGCACCACCCATAACCATTTGCAGGTTTGTGGCGTTGGTCGTGTTCTGCAAATCGACTTGCCAGTTGAAGTTGTTCGTTGCTGTGTAGGGTTGCGTCAGGCTGTTCGGATTCCTGAACGTGTGCATGGTCACCCAACTACCGTCAGGACACGCTACTTCCAGCATCACCAAGCCGACTCCGAGCCACGCTCCACGAATACGGAATAGGTTCATCTTCGTGAAGTCGATTGCTATCGGTGAACCACCACTGGTGAAGGCTGAACCAGCCGTGCCAGAACATTTATCCCCGTTGAAAGATGCTATCGGAATGCCAACAGCGGAGTTTGCGGAGAATGATCCTTGCCCCACCCCATTTTGGAACTGGGTGATACCGAAACTAGACCCGCCTTCAAACCCAACAAAGAAGCCATCAGTTGGTGCTCCGTTGTAGAGACCGATACGCTGGTGAGACCCTGCCGCACCCACCTGAGAACCCACGGCACCCGTAACGCTTGGAAAGCCCACAGTGAAGTAGCAGAACCACTCAAACACAATCTGATAATCAAGAGTAGTGGTTGACAACAAGTTCGCCCCCGAAGAGGCAACGGCGGTTGTCGAGAGCGTAACGGCACCGGGAAATGCTGTGTAAGAAATTGTGCCGCTACCCGTTAGGGTGGGGGTGATATTTGTAGAATCTGGGCCGAGCGAATTGTTCACCTGCCACTGAGCGTCTCTCGTCTGAACCACGACTGTGCCTAAAGCATCTGTGTCTTTCCCGCTGAAAGCTACTCGTAGATTACCCTGTAAATCCGTGGTGGTAGTGACCAAGTTTCCTTGGGTCGCGACCTGTGGCGTAGCGGAAGCAACAGAGCCAAGAACCCCTACATTGATTGCGGCGGGTGCGGCATTATTGTTCGTCAAACTGCCTGAAACAACAACGGTGTTCGTGACATCTACGTTCAGTGATCCGCCTGTTTGAGACAGGGCGGTGGTTCCAGCAAAGAGTGAGGCGTTGACACTGCCCGCTATAACTGCTCCCGGCGTGGTGCCGAAGTTGGCTGCTGCGCCCAAATCGCTACCACCCCAGTATTGCAGATCAACGTTCGTGTTGCCCGCCAAGTCGGTGACAAGAGCAACTTGATTGCCCGCCGCATAAGTGGGATACGTGGTGTTGGATGGAGCAACGATGGCGGGCAAAACACCATCATTATTAGCGCCCGGTGCAGCGTTATTGTTGGTTTTAATGCCAGCAATCGGCATCGGATTGGAAGATGACACACCAACCAAGTTGCCGCTGACGATGATACCAATTTCCGTGGCAGAAGTCGGTGCGGCGGTGCCCGTGGTGCCAACCGATGGGTTGCCGCTAGACCCGCCCGTGATGTTGACGTTGAGCGAACCGCCCGTCTGCGTAAGGGCTGTGCCGTTTGCCCAAATGTTAACGGGAGGCACGGGTGTGGCTGATGTTGATGTGATCGCTCCTGAAGGGAAGAGCAGATCGACTTCCATCGTATACTGCACGCCGTTTGTAGGGGCAGCCGTGAATGTGATGGTAATGTTCCCATCCGCGTCTACCGTGCTGCTGGTGATCGCGATGGGTGGATTGGGGACTTGGACAGCAGTCGGAACCGTGCCGTTAGCGACGGGAGGGTTTGACCCGCCTGTGCCATTTTGCCAAAGGTTCTGTGCTGGGAAGACGAAAGTTGTTGAGCTTCCGTCTCCCAGCAGTGTGATTTCAATTGGTACTAACTGCCGTATTGCCATGAATTATCCTTCAATCAGGGGTCAGGTAGCTTAGTATTCGTAACCTACCAACGTGAACGTAACCGCGCCGTTTGTGGTGCCGCTCACCATACTAATACCGATCTGCTGACCAGCCGCAATCTCCAGACCGTCTGGAATGGTGAATTCTCCATAGCCCGCGTTGTTGGTGGAGCCAGATGACGAGACCAGTAGGCCAGCGATTACCGGGGATGCAGTGGTGACCGTCGCGCCTGTACGCACGCGGAGTTTAACGTACTGCACAGTGGAGTTGGTTCCCTGAATGCTCGCCGTGAGCGATTGCAGACGCATCGTCTTGCCCGTATCAACCGTGTAAGACGTAGATGCAGCCTGCAACGTTCCACCTTTGTTGACCGCGATGCTGAGCAGAGCTTCAGCCGTGATCGAAGTGATTGCGTCAACGAACCACACAAAGAACGTGCGACCCGTATCCTTGGCTTCCTTGACGGTGATAGGCGCATTCGACGTGGACTGAGCCGCGTAGCCGACCGTAACCGTGCCTGAGCCTGTGATGACCGTGCTCAGACGGACACGGAAATACTGCCAACCGCTGGTGTTGAACACGAAGCTGATGTAAGTGTTGGCTTGGAACGTGTACGTGAACTGCGGTGAACCACCAACGGGGTTGATGCCGCTGATACCTACCCAGTTCGTGTTGTCATTGCTGACTTCGAACGTTGCCACACCCCCTGTGATGGTCGTGGTCTGGTTGAACGTGATGACCACGGAGTCATAGGTGAAGGTGCCGCTGAGAACTGCAAGCGCCGTGTTGAGCGTGGTGCCTGAAGTCCAAGCCGCACCAGTAGCGTTGCTCGTACCTGCTTGACCGAATGACAGAGCGTTGTTCGGGGAGATAGCAACGACCAAGGCTTGATCGGCTGCGACCGCAGCGGTTGAAGCCGCCTTGACTGCGGCTGTGTTGCCGCCCTGAACGATGGACGAAAGTAGACCGTTGCTTGCGGACATTGCCGCGCCGTTGGCGGAAGCCACGTCTACAAGGACTAGACCGTGGTTGTCCAACTGGATCGCAGAAGCATTGCCAGCAGTCAAAGCACCAGTCGTACCTGTGTTGTTGTTGAACGTACCGCTGACCGAGATCGCGTTCGCCGGAGCCGCAGTTGCCTGCGCTGCATCGAGCGTGACACCCGTTGCGCCGGAGATACCAACCTTCTGCACACCAGCCGAAGCCGCGACCGCGACCGTCGTGCCGATGAAGAGAGAAGCATTGGTCAGGATACCGTTACCAGTGTTCGTGGTGCCAAATGTCGCAGCCGCGACACCCGTGGTGCCAGTGAACAAGGAAGCGTTGACGCCCGGAACTGCGGTAGCGGCCGGAGCCGTACCGAAGTTTGTGACCGCCGTTGCGCCAAGCGCAACGCCAGCAACTTGAGTCAAGTTCTGTGACCACGGAGCGCCGCCTTGGTTGGCGGTGACTGTGCCGCTTACCGTGACGGTGTTAGTCACGAAGGCGTTGACGCCCATGACTTCGGTGCCTGTTGGGGCCGTGCCATAAGCGCTTACCGCAGCGGTGATGGCGGTTGTGCCGTCAGTGATGCGGAGGAAGATCGGGTTCGTTGCGGTGTTAGCCGCAGCGGTCGCCGAAACAGGAACCGGGTTCGTGGCGCTGACCGCATTGTTGCCGACGAATAGTTCAGCGTTGACACCAAGAACCTTACCAGTTGCGGCGGTGCCCCACGTGGTGATGGCGTTTGCCGTCAGAACGTTGGTGCCGTCTGAAAGGTTGGTGAATAACGGGTTGGTGCCGCTTAGCGCCGCGCCGTTGACTTGGTTGACGTTGACGTTGAACTCGCCGGAACCCGTGACAGCCGGGGTGTTCGTGATGTACGCGTTGACCGCGCCCACGTTACCGGATGGAGCAGTGCCGTAAGCCGTAGCCGCAGTGACCGCCGTGCCGCCCCACGACGCAACGTTAACAGAAGACGACGTTGCGGATGGGGTGGAGATGATGTACGGCAGAACCGTCCAGTTCGGTGTGACCGTTCCAGTACCAGTGATGGCAGTGGACAAGTTCAAACGAATCTGCTGGAAGCCCTGCATCACAACCAAGAACGCGGTGTTCGTGCTTGTGACAAAGGTATATGGGTTGGTTAACTGCGCGAAAGTTGTGGGATTGAGCAACTGCGCGACCGGAATAGTGATCCAGTTCGTGCCGTCATAAGTCCCTTGGAATGTCACCGCACCAGCGGAGAACGTACCTGAAGACTGATCGAGTTGCACAATGACGGAGCCGGAGCCGAGAGGCTGACCCACTGTCGTGGTGCCCGTTGGATACTGGAACGTACCGCCTGTCGTGCCGGAGTTCCACACGGAACCCGTCTTGACCTGAACGCCGGGGAAGCTGAGTAAGTTCCCTGCCTGATCGGACTGCGTTGAGACCGTTTGAGCGTTAGTAGGAGCGGGCGGCGTAGTGTTGTACTGAACTAGATTGGCGATGCCATTGGTTGGTGCGGTGCCAGCCGCGAGTGTTGCGTCAAGAGTTGCACCAGTGTTGCCGACGATACGGTTTGTCCACGTACCTGACTGTGAGACCGAGACGGTATTGGTGACAAACGCGTTGACACCCGGCACTGCAACTGCGCCCGGTGATGTGCCATAGTTTGATGGCGCACCGAGGGCACTGCCCGCCCATTGCGTGATGTTGTCAGACCAAGGAGCACCGCCCTGCTGCACAGTCCATGTGCCGCTTTGCGTTGCCGCTACAGTCCATGATCCTGACTGTGTGACAGCTACCGTGCCGCTGACAGTGACGGGGAAGGACGCTTGGTTCGATGCGATGGTGACCGGGATGGACGCCGACATCGTGGTCTGACCTAGGGCCAGAGCCGCGCCGCCAATCTGAGTAATGTTGGCTGCGATGGTGCCTGTGACGGTTACTGAACCACCAGTAATGATGACGTTTTCAGATTGAGTTGGCGAAGAAGATGTCGCACCACCCGAAGTGAAATAGAGGTCAACTTCCAGTGAATATTGCACGCCGTTCGCCGGGGCTGACGTAAACGTGATCGTGATGTTGCCGTTTGCATCAACCGTCGAAGACGTGATCGCTACTGGCGGGTTATTAACGACAACTGAACTAGGTGGAACCGCGATGCCCGAACCGTAAGGAATGGAGCCGCCCACGCCCCCCTGATACATGTTTTGAAGGGAGTATGTGAAGGTCGTCGATGAACCATCACCAACGAGTGTGATGAGAATCGGAACTATCTGTTTAATCGCCATTGTGTCCTTCTTCTTTTTTTACTGCTCTATTCCGCACACGATGACGCGCACGTTGCCTGCATTCAAAGCCGAGCTTAAATTCACACTTAAAACGTTGTTTGGAGTTGAACTTAAAATCCCATTCGACCCAAGATCAATCCATCCCGGACTTGCAGGCTGGAATACCCTCAAACCTGTAGAGGGCACATAAATGTCATGAGCAATGGGCAATGGTGAAGTTCCGTCTTGGAAAGAAACCGTCAGCACACCCTGCAACAATTGCGAGGCATTTTGCGTAACCTCTACTAAATAACGTTGAAGTCTGAAACTCTTCCCGCTGGCGGGTGTCCAGATCGCCGTATTGCCTGAAGCCGTTATCTGTCCTGTATAGAAGATGTTAGGCTGAGCCGGGAAATTCGTGACCGTAACAATACCATCGGCGCTTTCCGGGTTTTTAGAGAGTAACGTCGTGTAGATCGTTGCGGAGCCAGTGCCGCTGATGATTGTGGAAAGACGAATCCGGGTCTGCATGAAGCTGCCGGAGACCACCAAAAAGACTTGATTCGTGTTCGGCTGAAGAGAGTAGGTGCTGGCTACGGTGGTATATGTGACAGGATCGAGCACCAAACCACTCGGAAGTGTCCGCCAGTCAATCCCATCGTATGTCCCCTCAAAGACAATCGAGCCGCCTGTGATTGTGGACGTTTGATTGACCGAAACCGTTGCGGCTTCCCACCCGCCAACGGTTAGAAGTGGGATAACACTGTTGATGAGCGTTGCGCTGGTCCAAGGCGCGTAAGTAGCAGAGATCGCATTAGGGGATGCGCTGACGGCAAGATTCCCTAGTACGTCTACATTCGCTACATAGCTCGCATTTTGACCTACGATTTGGACTGCCATCGGTATCCCCTATCTATTAAAGCCCTACTGCGTTTACTGCGTACTTGCCCCAGCTTCCCAACGGGGAGTACGCACGGATCGTGAACCCTATACCAGCAACAAGACTTTCAGCTTGAACCAGCATTCCCTCAAGCAAACCATCATCTGGACCGTGCTCCGGCGTTGTAGCGCCAGCTAAGGTGCAAAGGATCACACTGCCAGAAGTGACCCACGGTGCCGGAACAAACACCGCCGCGTCAGTCACGCGAGTAATGGGCCCGGTATCTGACCCGAAATCTACAAGCGCCTGTAAAAAGTTTCCAGAACTGGACGGTGCGTTCTGCCATTGAGCCGTGGACGTACTGGTCGTAACAAGAACTTGGTTCGTCGCTGTGGGTGTATTCGTGACCGCCACACCGACGATCTGATTGGCATTGACAACGCCAGTGCCGGAGAAAGTTAATGTTGCGCCGGAACCTACGATCATCGTCGCGGACGTGTTCGTGCCGGACGTGATAGCACTGAACGAAGTGCTGCCTGTCGTATTTGGAATCCACTCTACTCCTGTAGCCGTGGAAGATAGAATGTAACCGCTGGTTCCCGGTGAACCTGTGCCATCCAGCAATTCACCTGTGACGTAGACGTTGGACACTTGCAGAGTGCCAGTGGTGGTCGGCGAATTCGCCAGCACTACCGCCCCGGTGCCCGTCGTGCCGTTCGTCAGATCGGATGCACTTGGTTGCGATGCTGAGAACAGCCCTGTTGTAGCGTTGTAGCCAGTGAGCCATTCGTGGGGCACTGGTATGAAAGTTTGAGGCTGTTGCGGCGTTGCGTAATACGCGCTGACATTTCCACTGCCGTCGAACACCCAAAACACGTTTGCGTATCCCGCAGGAGCAGCGGGCGTTGTGTTGTTGAAGTTCGGGTTGTTGACTAGCGTTCCGTTGACGTAGACGGTTGACCCACCGGAGCCGCCCGGAATAACGCTGGGATCAAACTTTCCATCCGGGCCGAGCAAAGCAAGGTTGCCCGCCTGCGCTGGCGTTCCACCAACCAGCACAATCTCGTCTCGCCATTCAGTCCAAGGAACCTGACCGGGCTTGTCCTTTCGGTTTAGAATGAGCGAAACCGCAAGGGCATCCAGAATTGGATTCTCAGTGCTCATCAGTAGAACAAGACCTCCATGTCATAAATAAACCGTGCCGCTACTGGGCCCTGTAACTTGCGCGGTGCCTGCGACGTGCTGACGCTTGTTTCCGCGTAGTAAAGCTCGCACATCCGGTTCGTACAATCTGTGACGATGGCTCCCGCCGCTTCGGGGGTGGGGCCGTAGTTTGCCGCCGTGTAACTCGCGGTGAAAGATGTGGGCGTGACGCTAAGCACGCTCAGAATTTGACCGTTAAGTGCCGTTGTGGTTGTCAACCCGCTGAGGATGACCTGCTGGTAAGCGCGGAACGCCGCGCTCCCAATGATAGTGAAATTCACCGTCAGGACATTGCTTGTTACTTGAGTGCTGGTGATGTTCGCAAGCACGTTTGCCGCGTTCGCTTCGATGTATTGCAGGGAGTTGACTTCGATGAAAGTCTCTTTGGATACAGGGTCTTGCGTGGGATCAGGCTTGTAAATCCAGAAAGCCGCATGGATAGTCGTGTTTGCTTGAAACCCTGTGGTGAGTGCCATACTTGCTCCCGGATTAAAGACACACGTTCGCCTGTGCGTCCTGTGCATCGCTTGTGGTTGGGCGAAGCACTACTATGGGCTTGAAAAGACGAGAATTTCCAAGGTTCAAAAAGTAGACGATTTCCCAACAAATCCCGTATACTAGGGGCATGAGCTTAGGGGAAATTTTCAACACCGACGCGCCGCCGATGGAGTCTAACAAAGACCCAATCGAAGATGATTCGTTCTGTTTGAACGGCAACGAGTGTGACAACCCGTTTTGCCCTGAGCATGGAGACGATCAAGTCTTCGCGGTGCCCGTATGAGCCGAGCCGCTTACTCCAAACGAACTTGCTGGCAGTGCAAGCGAGAGATCAGCGTTGCTGGGCTGGCGCAGCACAATCACATGATGGCTCACGTGCGCCGGGGAGAAGCCGAGATCGTTCCCGCCAAAGACATCTTTGCACCCATCGAGTTCCGCTGGATCAAAAAACACACGAAATAAGCAGTATTAAATCTCCGTGAGACCTTCGGAGATCGTTACACGAATTCGCGCAGCGCTTGGCCCGCATTTGGTCAAGTGCAGTTATCTCAAGCATCGTCCAAAGAACGCAACGGCGTCATGGGGTTGTTGCTATGTTGCCACGGAAGCGTTTTATCATCTGTGGGGCAAAGAGCAAGGCTTCACACCGATGTACGTGTCCTATCAACTTTCCCCCACCGAAACCGGAAGGCATTGGTTTCTGGAACACCGACCAAGTGGCCTGATTCTTGACATCACCGCCGATCAATTCCCTAACGGTAAAGTGCCGAGCTACGAGAACGCAACGGCGGCTGGCTTCCTAACGAAGAAACCATCGAAGCGTGCGCAGCAAATCATTGACGCCGTGCTCAAACCGGAATAAACTGGGTTCATGCAAACACTCACGAAGAAACTTCTGGCGCTGACCGAGCAGTCCTACGACACTTACAATGCAATTTTGCCAGAAATAAAGGCGCAATTGCAGGCTACGGACGTTAGCGTAGAAGGCGTCCGTGTTCGAACCTTCGAGCAGGTGCTTGAAGAAGAATTGCCGTTGACCACCGCACGCCGCGCCTACCGAACGGCTATCAAGCTCGCTATGGGTGAGCCGGATGTTGTTCGCGAATGGCGTCCCCGCGAAAAATAATCAATTCGACAATTGACAAAATTTAGGGAATACGGTATTACTAGATCAGAGAGACTTTGACGGTTTGATTCCCTTCAAGAATTAGACCTCACACAATTTTGCGTTCGCAGCGGTGTTTGCTGACGGTTACTTCACTCGCAATGAATCAGCCCTCGGGCTGACGGGCCTTGGCCCTCTCCGTAAGCTTTTGTTCCCTGCGGACATTATCTTGTGCGGCGGTGATAGTCATCAGTTACTTCTGCCTGTTAAGCAGACGAGCGGGGTTCGACTCCCCGGCGACTCAAGGGTCGCGGCGCGGGCCTAGTCAAAATACTGTGACGCTTGTTCCCCGCACTTAAAGTTCGAAACAGGACGCTTGCGTGAGTACGCTGCCTGTGTACCGTGTTGAAACATAGCGTAGAACCAAGCGATAACACACGGATTTTCGATAGAGAGGTCGAAATTTATGGCACAACTCAACTTCGCAACTCGTACTGCCCTTGGTCCGGCTGTCAAGACTGCTGAGGGCGCACCTGCTGTTCGTATCAACAAGACGCTTCAACTCCAGCGTTTGCTCAACGCCTGTATGCTGTGGGAAGACAACTTCTACAGCAACGGTCAGGACGTTGCTACGTTGATGCGCACGCTCGTCCGCGAAGTTTCGGCTGAGAAGTGTGCCGAGCTTGCAATCAAGGCCCGCGAAGAGCAAAAGCTTCGCCACGCGCCGCTACTCATCGTGTACGAAATGACTCTTGCCTCCAAGCAGCACCGTTTGCTTGTTGGGGAGACGCTCGCTCGCGTGATTCAGCGCCCGGACGAAATCACTGAGTTCGTGGCAATCTACTACAAGCTTGGCGGCGGGAAGCGTCCGCTCTCCAAGCAGGTAAAGATTGGTCTGGCTGCGGCCTTCAACAAGTTCAGCGAATATCAGCTTGCGAAGTACAACCGCGACAAGGACATTAAGCTCGCGGACGTGCTGGCGCTTGTTCACGCAAAGCCGAAGGACAAGGAAACTGGTCTACTTTTCGCGAAGCTTGCGAACAAGGACCACCTGCCGAAGAAGACGAAGTTCGCTCAGTTCCCGGTTGCTAACACCTACCGTGCGCTGAACAAGGAATTCGTCGGTCTGGCAACGCCGGACACGTGGGAAGTTGCTCTGTCCGCTGGCGCTGACAAGAAGGAAACGTTCACTCGTCTCATCACTGAGGGCAACCTTGGTGCTCTGGCAATGCTCCGTAACCTGCGCAACATGCAGGAAGCTGGCGTGCCGGACTCTGTAATCAAGCAGGGTCTTCAGACGATGAACACCGAACGCGTGCTTCCGTTCCGCTTCATCGCGGCCGCGAAGTTCGCACCGAAGTTCGAGAACTATCTTGAAGAGGCGATGTTCAAGTGCCTCGCAGGACATCCGAAGCTGACTGGTAAGACGGGTCTCATCGTAGACGTGTCCGGCTCCATGGATCAGGCGATCTCTCGTAAGAGCGATCTCCAGCGCGTGGACGCCGCAGTTGCACTCGCAATGCTGCTTCGTGAAGTTTGCGACGACCTTGTAATCTACTCTTTCTCTGATCGGGATGTGCTTGTTCCGACTCGTCGTGGGTTCGCCCTCGCCGAGGCAATCAAGCGCTCTCAGCCGCACTCTGGCACCTACCTTGGTCGCTCTCTGGGCGCTGTGGTAGCACGTGAGTCTGACCTTGATCGTGTGATCGTAATCACGGACGAGCAGTCCCACGACAGCGTGAGCAACCCGTTCCGCAAGACCGGGAACAAGGCATACTTGCTCAACGTTGCAAACGAGCGCAACGGTGTGGGCTACAAGAACGGCTGGAGCCACATCGACGGCTGGTCTGAGTCTTGCATTGACTATATCGTAGCGGAAGAGGGCTTCGGCTCCAGCCGCGACTAATCAAGAGCCGTGAGATACGTGGGCGAAAGCCTCCACTCGCGGCGGAAGCGGACGGTGAATCGTTTTGGTTCCCGTCCGCATCTAACCAATCGGAGGCTCTATGATTGAGCGCAAGTTCAAGGCAGTGCATCGCAAGATTGGTGGAAAAACAACGACCGTCCTCAAGGAAGGCGTTAACGGCACTGGTCTCGTCCTGCCGTTTGTTTGTGGATTTTGCAGGGACTCGAAAGGCAATGTGACGGCGGCGTTCCGCACGCGAAAAGAACGCAACCAGCACGCAAACCGTTGTCCCTACTAAGCTGAGCACCGGGCGGTGTTTGGAACGGATACTTCTTAGACAAAGGAAAAAACCTCCGTACCGCTATGTTCCCCCGGTCTATCTTTTATGGCTAACCCAAGCTTCATCACGATTGATTTAGACGATCCAAGACAGCTTCGGGTTGTCATAAAATCCTTGCAGCAATCGCTCTGGAAGCTTGAGCGCGAGTGCGAGCACAAGTGCGTCGCATCCAACCCCAAAGATTTACTATGTTCCCATCCGGTTTGTACCAAGTGCGATCAGCATCTTAGTGGATGGTTTTGTCCAGAATCAGAATCCGGCGAGTGCAATTACCAGCAGGAAGACGGATCGTACAATCCTGACCACTGTGTGCATTGCGGTCAGCCGGATGAAAGAAAATAGGCGGGCGGTGACCGAGACGGCACCTACCGTCAAAGTAGACTCTCTACCGTCTCACATGTTCCCCCGCCGAATTCATGGTATTATCTTCGTATGAGCGAAACAGCAGAAAGCATCGACCGTCTCAACGCCGTGGCGCGGGTAATCGAGAGCCTGAAGCAAACCTTCCAAGACGCGAAAAAATTCAACGTGAAAATTCATTGGGAGTGGCAGGAGACTGACACGTTTAGCGACGGCGCAGAACTGTGCCCGGTCGTTGACATCGACATTGAGAGATCGTAGGGTAAGGAAAGTAAAAGGAATATGGGAAGCCCGTGAGGGATGATACCGTACCGTACCTGCCAGACGAAGGGGGAGCTATTCATGGTAGTTCCCCCGGCGCTTTTAGGAGCAAAGATGGGAAAGAAAGTTGGATTCACAGGCACCAGCCGGGGAATGAAGCCCCAGCAAAAGATCGACGTCGAAGCGCTGCTTCGGAAGCTCTTTGCTGAAGGCTTCGACGAGTTTCATCACGGTCTCTGCGTTGGCGCTGACGAGCAGGCCGCGAAGATCGCCAAAGAGATTGGCTTTCGCGTGGTAGCTCATCCCGGTTTGATCCGTGATCCAAAGAACATGATGTATCGCTCCGATTGGACAGGCAGCGATGAAACACGCGACCCCAAGGCGACCATCGAGCGTGACCGTGACATCGTGCGCGAAACTGAACGCATGATCGCCACACCGCCTAGCCGGGAAGAATTGCTTCGCTCCGGCACGTGGACGACTGTGCGCTACGCTCGCACAAAGGGGCGTCCAATTGATTTGGTTCTTCCCCCCGCGCCGCCAGCGCCGCCGTCCAAAACACCACCGCCGCGCACTAACGCCATCGCTGGAGAAGACCCGCAAGCGCCGCCATACATGAAGCGCGGATTGCGTTGATTCTACGGCCTTTATTCTCCTAGCCGATTTGTGGCTTTTCCCCGTATACTAGGAGAGAGGGAACCATGACAAGAGAGAGAATTGCGTCGCCAATCACTCTTGAGATGCTGGGGCTGAGACCCGCAGCCGAGCCGCTGACGGAGCTTGATTCGATTCCAAAGTTCAGCTACATGGGATATTTCGGAAAGCTCGCCGTGTGCGGTCTGAACGTTTACGAAGGCCCGGACGGAATGGTGTTCATCGTTACAGAGTTGCCTGACAACGAAGGCACCAGCATAACGAACCGCGCTGAGATGGTTGCGGAGACGCTGGAAGCGGAGTATGGTTTGCCACATGTATTCGGCGAACCGCGTGACGTGAATTACACGTACATCGAACATTATCCGGTGAGTAAGCGCCGGGGAGATTTTCCTGAGAACTTTAGCATCGTGACTTTCGCCGGAGCGCCGCCGCTGCACAGCAACGACAGCAATCCGAAGTTTTATTCGGAACCGAATTGGGTTCCGGTGGAGCGTGAGCAAGTAGAGCGCCTGATTGGTGCGCCGTTCATGGGTGTGCGCTAATGGCTGTTTTGCCGATCCGAATTTGGGATGATCCGGTTTTGTCCGTGGTTTGTGATAAACTGGACGATAATGAGTTTGGGCCGAAGCTGGAAGATTTCGGTCGGGAACTCACCGCGACGATGGTAGATCGCAGCGGCTACGGATTGGCGGCACCGCAGGTTGGCGTGGCGAAGCGTTTGTTTGTGATGACGTTTCCTGACCATGAAGATTTGAAACCAGTGGTGATGTGCAACCCAGAATTGAAGTTGAACGGACGCACACTGTATGAGCGCGAAGGTTGCTTGTCTCTGCCAAACATTTTTGAGCAGGTGAGCCGAGCAGAGAACGTAGTCATCCAGTATCGTGACGTGCTTGGTTTGAACCACGAGTTTAACCTGAGCCGGATGGATGCGCGAGTGGCGCAGCACGAGTTTGACCACTTGAACGGCATCATGTTCTTCAACTATCAGGACAAGCGTGACGGCTGGCTGGACTCGAACAAACGCCCGTATGGGCCGCGTATGAGCAAGCAGACGAGCAAAGCACTCCTGCGCGAGTGGGATAAGAAGAAACCAAGATGAGTGAACATGAGCACAAGCCGCCCACACTGGCGGAAGTAATCGCCGAGATGGAAAAGGATGCCGAGTACAGTCGTGGCTTCCCGAACTCGATGAGTAGCACGGGCGAGGACGGCATCGAGTATGGCAAGACGATAGTGCTGGATAAATACATCGCCAAGCTGCGGCAGGTGAAAGAACTGTGAGAGAAATCTACGAATTCTTTTTCTGCCCGGTGCATGGCATTTTTGGTGCGAACAACTGGCCCATACTGGCTCCGGTGTTCGCTGGCGGCGCAGCTTTTCTGCGTGGTTATTGGTGCAGGATTTCAGGTTTATTGAGACGAGGAAAGAATGGCGACGGCAACTGACAACAAGGGATTTACGGAGCAGCGGTTTGACTACTCAGCCGGACGCGCAAACGCGCCTGAACTGATTATGATGGTCGGCATCTCCGGCTCCGGCAAGAGCGTTCACGCGAAGTCTCTTGTCAATTGGGGGCGCGGCAGTGTTGTGCGCCTGAACCGTGACAGCATCCGCGCCATGCTTTTCTGCGATGTGCCGTGGAACTCGAATAATGAGAACCTTGTGCGCAACTGGCAGATGGAAGGCGCACGTCAGGCGTTGCAGATGGGGAAGGATGTCATCATTGATGACACCAACTGCGTCCGCAACACGCGGCAGAAGTGGGAAGAGTTCGCAAAACAGGCAAGGGTGCGGTTCCGTGTTATCACGATGACGACCGACATCAAGACCTGCATTGAGCGGGACGCGCAGCGCGAAGGCAAGGAACGTGTCGGCGAAGGCGTAATCCGCAAGCAGCACAAAGATTTGAACGAGGTCAAGGTGACTGTTCGAGACGAAAAGCCGATGGTTCTGACGCGCCCATATCTGGAGCGCACGGAACTGCTTCGCAACGGCGGATTCTTGCCGCGCTTGCCGGGATGTCCATGGGTTTTGGTGGACATGGACGGAACGACTGCGAGCTTCACCGATCTCAAGACTGGCGCTGTGCTCCGTGGGCCGTTTGAAGAGCACAAGGTCATGGTTGATGACGTATACCCTGTTGTCGCGGAGTGGGTACGTGCGTTGTATCCGTTCTACAACATCTGCGTTGTCAGCGGTCGCCACGATTTTTGTGGTGATGACTCGTGCGATTGGCTGGAGATGCACGGCATCCCGTTCGATCACATCCTGATGCGTTACAGCGATGACAACCGCTCTGACCATATCGTCAAGAAGGAAATCCTTGACGAGTTGTGCGCGGTGGTTGGCAAGGAAAACATCGCGTTCGTACTGGATGACCGTCCGAAGGTCGTGCGCATGTGGCGCGACAATGGCGTCCGGGTTTTCCCGGTTCGCGGCGGCACGGATCATACTCCCGGATGTCCCACGGCTGGATCGAAGGGATACCGGACCTGCCCGGACTGCGGAGCACTGGAGGATTTCTGATGGATAAGGAAACTCCAACCGGATACGAGCACGTTCAACCGACACCTGACCAGATCAGGAAACACCTGAAAGGCGGCACTGGTCAGGTGATCGTGCATGGGTACGGCGGCAAATCGCGCATCACTGACGTGCGCGTAGTTGGTAACCGTCAGAAGAAATTGCAAGGCAAGGTGTTTGGATTCGAGGGATTCACCGAAGACAATCAGTGGATGGACATTCCACAGGACGCGAGAATTGACCTGCTATGACCGATCCTGAGCCTGTTGTCTATTTTTACGGCTGTATGGCGAATGTGGACGGCGAGCAAGAAGTAGGGCATTACATGTACGGGCCGGACGGCGGCACCGCGTACCGAATGGAGAATCCTTGGGGCCGATGTCCCGATGGCTCGCTTTGTCCGGCAGGGCCCCAGCGTCAAGGTGTCGCTTTGCTAAGCCAGAAAGACGGCTGGACGGCGATAGGTTTTTGGGATCGCACTGGCGATACGCGGGGAAACTCGAACAGTAATTTTCTCGTGCAAGGAACTTACTCGTTTGACGAGATGGTAAATTTGGCGAGAGAGGCGTATCCTAAGTTATGGAATCGGTTTCGCACCGTGGTGCAAGCACCGGAAGGGACAAAGCCGAACCCGGAGGATTGATATGACCAACTTTGAAAGAGAACTCAAGGACGGCTTCATTTTTTACGCGGTGATGACGCTGTTGTTTGGTGCGCCGCAAGGGATCGCACTTCGCCTTGTTGCCTTCATCGGCTACATGTTCGGCTGGATGCTCTTTGCGTACATCAAGTTCGCGTTTTTCAACTAATGGCGGAATATTCACAGTTCTGCATCTCGTATGCGATGGCGCTGAGGCTGCTGACAGGGTATCCTGTCTACTATCTTGGTGACGGTCACGCTATCGTCAAGTCACCGGATGGATGGCTCGATGAGGCGGGGATTCGCACACTGGAAGAGATCGCCGGGGATTGGGGAATAACCACGGAACTCTACAAGCTGACTGCTTTGGATTACCGTCTGAACGCGAAGTTTATCAACGGGCCGGATTGGATTGATGTGATCGCCGTGGCAACTAAGCAGGTGGAAGAACTGGAATTGCAATGACTGACAAGGAACGAAAATTCGCGGCGGTGCTTCTCAGGATGGCATCCGAAGAATTCTCTAACCACGGCTGCAACGATCTGGACTCCGCTGTCATCAAAGAAGTGGGATTTACAGACGAAGAGAAGCTGGCGTTTGTCACCGAAATGTACCGTGATAACGGCGATCTGGAAGAAGCCTTAGAAAACGGCTGGGTGACGGCTAAGCGGTTTCATTCGATGCCGGACTGGTGGGTTATGTCTTTCTTGGCGCGGAAGCTGGAACAGGGGAGCTAATGTCCAAAGTCACTGAGTTGCGCAAGTGGTTCACTGACCTTACGGAAGAGTTGGAAGCTAATGGCTTCTGCACTCGCCGGGAGTGCATGTGCGACATGGCTGAGCCTGTAGTCAAGATGGACGCGTTGATTACGGAGATGGAACGCGATGAAAAGATCAATCCGCAAGAAAGAACTCAAGGCAGCACGGAAGGCGCGACAGCGCGATCCTAAGCTCAAGAGCGGATTCCGTAAGCTCGTTATCGGCGACCGCGTTTACCAGTGGCGCTATCCCAGACGCAGCACGCACGTAGAGATCAGATGTCCCGGTGGGTTGGGCATCAAGTGGATTGTTCCGGTTTGGCAGCTTCAGGAATACGCTTCTCAGGAAGCGTGGTTGACGTTCCACAAGAATTGCACGGGCGAGTATTGTTACGGATATGACGTTGAGCCATGCTGCATGTACATGGTGACTCCCGGCATGATCCGCAAGTACATTGATGAGATGGAGGAGAGAGTGACCTGTGGCTAGAAAACCAAAAAGCGAGAGCGACGTTCTCAAGAACGAAGTCCAAGCCGTACAGCAGAAGTTGGCCGATGACGCCGCGCAGGTGCAGCAGCAGGTGAACGATATGGACTTGGAGTTTAACGGAACCCAGCCTGATCTCGACGGGGTTTCTGTGCAAGTCCTGAAGGTTGGAGCGGACGGGAGACTCACTGACGTGACAGACAAGGTTAACCCGCGAGACATCCGACCGGAGCAGATTACAGAGATTCGAGGAGACGCTATGAACCGCATACCAACACGACCCGACGGCACCATTGATAAAGAAGCCGCCATGAATTTGCTGTCACTGCTCGTGGGCGGTACAAGCAGCACTCGACTTCGGCGAAACGCCAGTGACACGAGTGCTGAATCCATTCGCAGGATGGAAAAAACACTGGCTGAGAGCGACAAAATCCTAGAACACTGGAAAAAATGACCTTCCTTCGGTATTAGACCCGTAGGCGGGTCTGGTACTGAAGATGATTACTTTACTCCGAGACATTTTACCTTTCGACTTGTTCAAGCAGATGCTTGACGAGGGATACATCCGTTCGCAGGTACACCCGCTGTACCCGGAACTGGTGATCTTCAACTACACTGAGGCGGCTCAGTTTGACCGTGTGTGGAACGCGGCAACCAACGTGTGCCGTGGTTTGATTGTTGTCCTTCAGGGACCGAACCACGACTTGTCGGCGGACTGCGTTGTGTTGGCACGTCCGTTCAACAAGTTCCACAACCTGAACACTGAGTACGTGCCGGAGACGTTGGAAGTGAATCTTCCGAACGAAACCCCATTGGTGACCACGAAGCTTGACGGCTCGATGGGAATCCTGTACGAGTGGGATGGACAGGTGTGGGTTGCAACTCGTGGTTCGTTCGATTCAGATCAGGCACGTTGGGCAACCGAGTGGGTGCGAAAGCACTATGCGGCGGACGGCGGCTACCACTGGGCGCACCGTTGTGAGCACCCGGACAAGACCATGGTCTTCGAGATTATCTACGATCAGAACCGGATCGTGGTGGATTACGATTTCGAGGGCTTGGTTGCGCTTGGTCTCGTCAACATAGCAACTGGTCTGGAAGTTGAGCGTGCGGCGCTTGAGGCAGTTGCGCATCGTAATGGTTTCAAGGTTGTCAAGAAGTTCGACAAGACCTTGGCTGAGTGCGCAGCGGAAGACAACCCGAACGAGGAAGGGTATGTTTTGACTTACTCGAACGGTGTCAAAGTCAAGGTGAAGTTCGCGGAGTATGTGCGGCTGCACCGTGTCTTAACTGGTCTGAACCCGAAGGCAATCTGGGAGATGTTGTCTCAGAACTCCGGGGCCGCAGTGGATGCGATCTTGAATGACCCGAAGATGCCAGCAACCTTCCTTGAGTGGTTCGCAGGGTGGGTGAAGCAGCTTCGGTCGAAGTACACCGAGATCGAGGTTGTCTCGAAGGCTGTTTTCGAGGCACGTCCGAAGGAAGGGTCGCGCAAGGACTTGGCACTCTTCTTCAAGCAGACGCCACAATACTGTTCGGTCCTGTTCGCAATGCTCGACGGCAAGGACTACGCGCCGATCATCTGGGATCGAATCAAGCCGAAGGGTAACGATACCTTCAAGAAGGATGGAGAGTAACCCCTTGATTCTTAAGGGGTTATTTTCTGTCCTTTTTCTCTCGCCAAACCGTATACTAGAAGTGGAGAAAACTTGACATGGCTACCGCCACAGGCGGCATTCATTTTTTGACGTTTGGGGACAAAGTTTGGGCTACGATCTTCGGATGTCGGCACAACTGGAGCTTTCCACAAAGGCATCGGGATATGGTGACGACTTACGATCTGCACGCTCCGTTTAACGCGCACCAGCAATGTCCGCTGTGCGGTGCGTTGCGGCTCTACAACACCGAGACGATGGAGAGCGGCCCGATTTTCAAGAAAGAAGTGAAGCAAAATGGCTAACGCTGAAACCAAGGCAATCCGCGCAGCAAAGCAGGTGATCCGCACCTTGCAGAGCAAGGGATACGAAGCATTCCTTGTCGGCGGCTGTGTGCGCGACCTTTTGCTTGGACGCACGCCGAAAGACTGTGACGTTACCACGAACGCCGTGCCGGAGAAGGTTCAGGAAATCTTTCCTAACACAATCCCGGTGGGCGCGAAGTTTGGTGTCGTGGTGGTGATGCAGGACACCGTGCAGGTTGAGGTTGCCACGTACCGTGCTGACGGCAACTACACCGATGGTCGGCGTCCAGATGCGGTTTATTACAGCAAGACCGCCAGAGAAGACATCGTGCGCCGGGACTTCACCATGAACGGCTTGCTCCTGACGCCGCCTATGGACTTCGCTATGCCAGATGTCAAGGTTGGCGAGTGGGAGTTGTTCGACGGCGACGCTATCGTAGACTTCGTTGGCGGACGCGAAGACATCGAGAACAAACTGATCCGCGCTATCGGGGACGCTAACAAGCGCTTTGAAGAAGACGGCCTCCGCATGTTGCGTGCAGTTCGTTTTGCGGCTCAGCTTGGCTTCGAGATCGAAGAAAAGACCTTGGAAGCCATCGAACGCAACGCACCTTTGCTCAAGCAGATCAGTCAAGAGCGCGTTGCAGCGGAACTGTTCAAGATGTTTTCCGCGCCATATCCGCTCAAGGGGCTGGTGCCGTTCATCACCACTGGTTTGTATCGGTACTGTCTGCCGGACGAGTTCGCGACACACGCGAATCTGATCTACATGATTCAGCGGTTCGGCATGTTCGATGCAAACAAAGACCCCATGCTGGGTATGGCGATGTTCTTCTCGGACGTGGGATCGCACGCGGACTTGCGGCTTGCGAAGCACCTGAAGCTAAGCACCGAACAAGTACAGGCGTTCGTCTGCATGAACTCCCTGATTCTGACCTTTCGGCACCATCTGTCCGGTGTTGATAGGCTTTCGGAAGCCAGCTTGAAGCGTTCTTGCCGCCAGCCGGGACTTGAGTACGCGTTGGAGATCATGACTCAGGATGAAGTTATGGGCAAGACGCGGCTTGGACTTGAAGCCGTTATGGGCTTCGTGCTGAAGGTCAAGGCTTACAAGCCGGAAGACATTCGTCCTGTGCCGATAGTCACCGGGCATGACCTGATTGACATGGGTCTGAAGCCGGGGCCGCACTTCGCGGAAATCTTGTTCGCCGTGGAGACGTGCCAGCTTAACGGTACGCTGACTCGTAAAGACGCATTGCTCTTGATACAGAAGAGCGTTTACGAAGACGACAGCGGCAAGGTGGTTGTCATGCCTTCATTGGGGGCGCTATGAACGCCCCCATGTTTCCCCAGATCATACTGCTCCACGGCAGGGAAGACACGCCAGACGGCGCTGTAGCGCGTTTACACGGCATCCTGAGCGCGGCTTACCCTAAGCTGAGCTATGCACGTCCGTTTATCCCAGACGCCATGATCGAAGATGCGGTGGAGTGGGTTGCCAATCAGTACGTCCGGCGCATCCAACCGAACTCTCTACTGGTGGGCTTCGAGCGCGGCGGTCTGATCGCCTGCGCCATCCAGAGCCGTTTCCCGGCGCTTCGACTATCCGTGTTCGCCATCAACTCCCCGACGAAGGAAGGCAGCATCTCCGCGACGTATTGCCAACACACCTACAGCCGTGTTGCGCTCTATTCCAGCGAGTATCCGCACATTAAGGGTCGCTGCAACTGGCCCGAACTTCAGCCGATGGCTTATGACGTTCCGTGGCTGGCGAACGGTCACAAGTTGGACTATCCCATCTCGTATCTCATCTCAGCCTACATGCGCGGCGCGGACATGGAGAAAGAGGTCGCACTGATGTTCCCGATTGCGGTATAATCGGGAAATGAAAGAAGTTCTCAAGGCGTTTTTGACCGCGTGGTACGCCTTGCTGATGATGGTGTTCATCCTTGGCACCGCAGTCGCGTTTCTCACTTTTGTAAACGGACTCTTTGATGATTCACCGCCTAATTCTGCTTGGGCTGGTGCTTTAGGAGTCGCAGTTTTTGGCTACGCCGTGTGGCATTACGGCAGCAAATTCATTGAACGGATGGAAGAGATTCATGGGTCAAAAAATGATTGGGATGATGATTGAAAAGTGGCCCGAAGAGCTTCTTCTGGTTCGCCACGGACAGTCTGAGGCGAACGTCCGCAAAGAAGCGGCAAAGGCACACGGTCTGGAACCGTCATGGACTGGCGTGCTCCGGGATCAGGATTCCCCATTAACCGCGTTGGGTAGGCAACAAGCACTTGCGGTCGGTGAAGAATTGTCACGGCGTTACCACCGCCTTATCAAGCCACTGGACTACATCATCTGCTCGCCATACGTGCGCACCAAGCAAACCACGGGTGCAATCATCGAAGGACTTGGTTACAAGCCGAACCATGTGATTGAAGAACGCGTCCGCGAGATCGAGTTTGGCATCATGGACGGCATCGACCGCAAGCGATTCCGCGAACTTTTCCCGTCTGAAGCGGATCGGCGTGAACGAGACGGCAAGTATTACTACCGTCCACCCGGCGGCGAGAACCGTCCTGACGTGCGTTTGCGCGTTCACAGCGTGCTCGATACGCTGAACCGCGACTACGTGGGTTCCCGCGTTCTGATCGTTTGCCATAGCGTCGTCGTACTGGCTTTCCGCAGTCTGCTGGAGCGCTGGGAAGAAGACGCATACCTTCAGGTGGATAAGGAAGATGACGTGAAAAACTGCGGCCTAACGGTTTATCGCCGTGTTGAGAACCGCAAACTCGTTTTGCAGGAGTATAATACGACGGTATGAGATACATGGCCCCGCACGTCGCAACGATGTACAGCGAGATTTACGAGAAATCGACAGGTCGGTTTCTTAAAACCATTGGCCCCTATTACACCGTGCTGAGCACCAAGTTCGGCGAGTGCGGGCATGACCACAAAACCAAGAGCGCCGCTGAGCCTTGCTTGCAGCGTATGAAACGGAAGCTGACGGAAATTCGTAAAGCCGCCGCCGCAAAAGGTCTGAAGACGAAAGAGACCCGCCGCGTGATTGACACCCCCGGCTACGTCAACGACCAAGTTGTTGAACGAGGAATTGAAGCATGACACTCCACACCAAACTCAGCTACGTAAAAAGCGTTTTCCGCATCATCGGCTATCTTTTGCTGATCGCCTACGATGACACCTTGCTAACCTGTGCCGCAGGCGTTCTGGTGCTTTCTGAGTTGATCGGGATCGCTGAAGAAGCGTGGCCCGGTGCTTATGAAGGCACGAAGACGGAAGTGGTTGACTTCGGATTCAAAGTCGAAAAAAGTAATGAAAAGTGATTCCAAATTTCCGTTTCCTGTTATAGTAGGAATCGGGGAGATGTATGGATTGGGAGCCAGCAGCGGCCGCAGTTTTGGCGTTGGCGCTCATTGGCGTTCCCATCGGTCTTCTCACTTTTGCATGTCGCAATCACGAACCGAAAGAGCACAAGCCCACCGAACGGGAGCAATATCCCGATGAACACCTTTTCATCTGACAGCCTAGTCTCAAAGTGTTTCTATCGTGGCGCTGGTGTCTTTTGCCAAGACGGACACCTGTATCGCATGACGCCGGAGAAGACGGACGGCACTTACGCGGAACTGGAGCGGCTTGATGGTATACCGTTGCAGTGCCCAGCGTGCGAAGGCAAGGGCGTGCTCTTAACTGACAAGGGACGTGAAGTGTTGGCATTCATCGAAACTTTCGGTCGGCCCTTCTTGCGCGACTTGATTGATGAAATTTTCGAGGAACGGACGCAGCGATAATGCCGAAAGACTGGGGCGAGTCCGCCCGTTTTCCAAAGTCATGCGCACCGCGAGATGAACGCCCCGCGCCGCCTCGCGACGGCTTCGGGGAAGACTTCGGTTCCGGCCCAGATGACGGAATCTGTAAACTCTGCGACGGCACCGGGGAGTTTCACGGTCAGCTTTGCAAGGGTTGTGGCGGAAAAGGCTACCTAAACGACTGATTATTAAGCACTTACTTCTAGCCAAAAGTGCTCGTTTTCCCGTATACTATGAACATGGGAAACGAATACCAGCAAGAGACGCAATATCTGGAAGCCGAGCGTGCCGAAGGCATCCGTGAGCTTCGCGCCAGTGCGGAGTGGAACGAGCAGCCAGTATTCGTTGTTGGCGAAGATGAGAAGCCAGCTTGCCATTCCTGCCATGTGTTTTTCGATCCCTACGATATGCAATCGCCGAATGGCGAATATCTGGAGTCCTGCGAAGCACGGACTCTGAGCGGGAATTTCCCCAAGCACCTGCCTGAGTTCGCCAAGAAGAATCCCCATGCGTTTTGTTCCGCACAGTGTGAGCAGGACGCCATCGACTTGAACGCTCTGGAAGCCATCGAGATCAGCCGCATGGCGCAGCACGGTGAATTCGACGAGTTCCCGATGTCCGTTGAACTTGGGAGCTACGCACAATGAACCACATGTATTTCAACGTGCCGAATAATCCGCATGACATTTTGACCGAGCCGCTTAAGTGGGCGGATTTCGTCTACCAAGCCGGGGCCGGGAGCCGCCAGCAGATTTACGCTTTTGCGAAGCGCTGGATTCTGATGACGAACGTTAACCGCGCCGTGAACGTTGATCCAGCGGTGAAGGCAGCAATTCAATTTCTGATGGAAGTGGATGGTGCAAAGTGAGCCAACGCCGCGCACTCGATCTGATTCAGGCGCTCCGCAGCAAGATCATGCGGTGTGACCAAACCGGGGAGAACCCCATTCGTTTCATTGACGCTGACCTGCAACGTGTTAGCGCCGAACTGGTGGATGACTCCGCAGCCGCAGCCGGGAGCCGCGCTATCGCGCTCACGAACGCGATCCAGAACGCCGCTGACGTGGACTTCACGCCGAACTTCAACGCCGTGGCACGTCTTATTGCTATGGCTCTCGGTGAGCGCAAGGCGCAGCATCAAGGCAGCACCGAAGACCAGTTGCGCGAATTGATGCAAGTAGCGAACCAGCTTGGCTTGCAAGACGCTGCTGACGCTATTTCGAGCCTGTTGATGGTTCATCCAACGTGGCTTCAAGAGCAATAGGAGAGTTTATGTTTGGATTCGGAGCAAAGAAAGCAGTGGTGCCGCCAGCCGAAGTGCAACAGGGAAAGAAGCCCCTTCGATTTGTGGCTGACGGTCAGGCAATTTATATGGAAGGTATTGAGTGGCCCCCGGTGATCGCTGACACCGTGTATGCAAGCGAAGACCGATGTGAATTTTTCCGGCAGATCGCGGACAGCTTGAACTTTACAATGCGTCATCGCGGGCGTTACAATTTCATTCTGGGCAAGCTGCAAGCCGCACTGGATGGCTACAACGCCGGGAGCAAGAGTGCAGTGGACGTGAAGAACGACGTAGCCAAGATCATGCAGGTTCTCAATAATAATCCCGTTGAGTAGCGCGGGGAGAGAAGGAAGCGTGCCTCGCTATTGGGCACGCCTTATGGCGGGAAATCCGAAACCGAGCGGCCCAGCGTAGCGCCTTGTAGCAGCAGGGAGGGCTTAGCGACAAGCACTGGCACCACCAGTAGGACAGCCGGGGAAGTCAGACTGGCAGCCCGCCATCAAGTTTATGAAATGTGTTTGCAAAATTTGTGGCAGCACGAAGGCGACGGACGATCCCGGCGAAGTCTGCAATTACCTCTGCTACTGGCAGATTGAAGGCTGGCTTGGCTGGAACGGGAAGCGCAAGAAGGTTGCGATCCGTGATCTACGAGCTATGATCTTCGTGCCGGGACACACCGCTGGCAAGGTTTCCTACAAACGTATGATTGCTATGGCACGAGACCTTGGCTGGAACGGACGCGAAAATGCCGGAACGCTAGTTGCCGAAAGTCCAGTATTTATGTCTACCAAAGTCATTGGTTAGAGGTAGTCATGTTCTTGGACGATGATGAACTAGAAGACGAACGGGAAAAAGAACTCGACGAAGACGCTGACGAAGAGTACAGCGAAATCGAAGAGGAAGACGAAACGCTCGAAGAACTGGATGTCGATGACCGTGGGCATGTGCGTCCGCGCCGTCGCAGACAGGACGAAGGCGACGATTTTGAACCTGAATACTAGGGGAACAATGACAAAGCCATTGGCAATTGTCTTCCTGAGTTTGGCGTTTATCTTCGCTACGCTGCGCATCGGCGAAGCCGTCATTGATTATCAGGTCTCTGTGTTGGACGCGTCCACACCGCAGCCCCCGGTGCCCCATCTCCCTCCCCCACCCCATAAGCACGCCACGATTGAGCAGCGTCCGCAAGAAAGCGGCTCTTGTTTCATCGGCGATCCATGCAAGCAACGCGAACTGGTGCTGATATGACACTCGTTTGGGAAACCAATCCGGCTGTAAGGCAATCCGCGCTGGCGCTCCTGCGCACCGCCGTTACACCTGTTCGGGACGAGATCGTAACCGCTTGGATTCAGGACTCCGAGCACTGGTTTGAAAAAGACGGATTTCCCCTGTGCGTTACTGCTTGGGCATGTGTCCTTCGCTCTCGTGGTTTTGACCACCTGACTGACCGCGTTGTTCCGCTCGTTGAAGAAGCATTGAATCTCCGCTAAAAACGCAGTATCATAAAGGTATGAAGGATTGGGCCGTCTACCTTGCTTACCCACGCCCGGACACCGTTCCGATTGAGCGAGCCATCCAACTTGCCGAACTTGATTTCAACCGAGCCGCCGACAACTGCATGATGAACGGTGGTTGCGACGGCGATTATTCCGGTCAAATGCAAGGTGTTGATGCCCTTCAGAAAGAAGTCAAACGGCTGAAGAAGCTGAAGAGACAGAAGGCAAAAGAAGTTTGCACGCACTGCGGAGGCGCACAATGAGCCACAAGAACGATCCCGATTATCACGACCAAAGAGCGAAGATTCTGCTGGAGGCGGCCAACCACATCAAGCAGATGTCAAAGGAAACGTCGCAGTCCGGTGATTTCGCATCCGGCTTGGCGGAAGCCGGGACTGAACTTCGTCGCATGGCAACCAATGCACGTCGTCAGCACAAGAAGGTTCTGGATCGCAAGCGCCAGCAAGGTCGCGACAGCGATGCTCGCGCAGCCGCGTTTGGCTACGGCACAGGAACGAATTATCCCCAGCCACAATGAAGCCTACACTCGACACTTACATCGAACGCATCGAGGCCGTGTTGTTCGATCAGGACGAACCGGGGATCAGAGATACAGAATGGGGCGATTTGTGCCTGACCGAGATCGGCAACATTCGCCTCAAGCGAATCCTTGGTGAAATTCAAAGTAACGCACGCAAGAGCATGGCACCAGTGAAGCCTCGGAGACCTGTCAAGCGTGGTTGAAGCCGGAGTATACCGCTCTGATGTTGACGGTCATTTGTTCATCCTGAAACTCAACCCTATCTCTGTCACTTGTATCATCTGCATGGAAACTTGTGATCGTTCACATCACAAGAACAAAGACCTATTCAAAACTGCCGCGACTGCGTTTGTTAGTAAACACGGTGCGCTGGATGAAAGAATCGCCAACAACATTGCTGAATTGATCCCGCCGCGCTCAACCAATTAAATTCCAATCCCTCTCTTGAGGGGTCATGTACGAACGGCTCATATTCGCGACTGAGATTGAACGGGCAGGCACCCGTCAAATGTTGTCCGCCGCGTTCCCTTTGGCCCGAATCTGGGACGTGTACGATGACATTGACTTCATTCTCGACATGGAAGCCGCCTGCACGCAAGAGACCTTTTTCCGCTACGCCATTGTCACCCCCGGCCCTGCACGCTTACTGATCTATTCTTGTTACGGCCTTTCCATGGAAATGCACGATCCTCCGCTTTGGATGATTCACGAACTCCGCAAACTCTACCTTACGTCCGGCGAGTTGAAATAGGGAATTTTTCAACTATCAGGTACTAGATAGTGGGCTGTATGCCCTAGTGTAGTTCAATCCAAAGTCAAGTACAGTGAGGTTTCTATGGCACCAGAGTCAGATGCTCTCGCAGCGCATCCAAAATCCCCCTTTTACGCAAAACCAACGTACCACCACTTGTCCAGCATGATCTGCTCGTCGGCAACCGCCTTGCAGCAGCTTGGTCCGGCTGGCGTTCGATCCTCCGTCATGGCAGACCTGATCGACGATCTTCACTTGTCTCCCCGGCTCCCGCAGTGGAAGCCAGTCAATGACAAAGACATCGACGCCCCAATTTATCGTATTTGGAGCCAAAACGATGCCGTATCGGTCACCGTAACGCCGGAAAGAATCTACATGACCAAAGGCATTCGCGAGTTCCCAATTCAGGAAGGGCTGCCCGCCGCCGCGCTGCACACGGCGATCCAAACGGCACAAGAAATTGTGGCCCCGGCGCTGACGCTTCCCAGCGAAAAAGAAGAAGATGAGTATTTTGCGGACGACCCAACCGCGACATGTGCCGATCTCGACTCCGCTTTGGCGGAAGCCCCGCAGCAAGCTATGAGCGAAGAAGACGCCGAACTCATCGAAGAAGTCACGACACCTGAACCAGAAGCCGCCCTATCCGCGCTTGAAGCTGAGCTTAAGGTTGAAGATGACGTGAAGAAGACATTCACCGAAGCGGCGAATGTGGCGGCTCGTAAGGACACGAAGCTGACACAACTCGAATACGCTGATCCGCCTGTCACGCTCTACGTGCAGCCAGTCAAAGATCACATGAACTGGTACATCGCAGACCGGATCAAATCACTGCAAGGACGCGTGTTAACCATCATGGACGCTTCCCCAATCGCGGATCGTGAACAGCGCGAGGCCGTGAAGAGCCTGATTAAGAAAGAGTTTCGCAGGGAGTTGAATAACTTCGTTGACACCAAGAAGCGAGTGAGCGAGGAATAACATGAGACCCAAACTCACAGAAATCGCCAAGGTTGTTCGCAACTATGATGGCTCCATGGAAGTTACATTCGATGAAGCGTCCAAAGCCAAATCGGCCGTGTTCGTCATGGAGGACGGCGGTAGGATCAAGTTCAAAGACCCGAAGGGGTCATTTCAGGCGAGTCACCGAGTGGTGGAGGTAAGCATTCGTGGATGAGAAGCCAGTATTAAACTAAGTGCCTGACCAAACCGAAGAATTTCTCCAGTGCCCGCTGTTGACGGCGTATGCGACGAGCGATGTCTACAAGACTGCCGAGCGTCCATTCGCCGCCCTCAGCGGGGGGTTACTTGAGAAGCTGTTCGTAATTCGCAAGTGGCCTGTTGACGCCGCAACCAACCCGATCCCCTTCTCCATCCCAGATAACGTTCGCACATTCCTGTACGACGTCGTAGAAGAACGTCTCACGGACGAAGCGTTGGTCATCAAGGAATTTCAAAAGCAGGCAATTCACCATCTGGTTCGTATGCCACGCTTCATTCTTGGTGACGCCGTGGGCCTTGGGAAGACACTGGACGCGCTGGTATCCTTCGCTTGGCTTAAGCACCGCAACCCAGCCGTCAAGATGATTGTCATCACCACCAAGTCCACCACGTACCAGTGGGCGGACGAGTGCCGCAAGTATACAACGTTACGCCCTCGCGTGATGACCGACACGTTCAAAGGTATGAAATCGTCAAATGCCCGTTACGCGCAGATGATTGATTTCCTTGAGAATGACGATCACGACATTCTCGTGGCAAAGTATGACTCGCTCAAAGGTAAGCGCAGGATCGTAGACGGGAAGCGAGAAGAGAAGTCTGAAGAAGTCATCAACTTCAGCAAAATTTTCAAAGAGCACAAGGACAAGATCATCCTAACACTGGACGAGTGCCACAAGTTTAAGACCACAGGCACACAGACGCGCCAGCTTATCATGCACATCTGCCGTTATCCAGAGCGCGTATGGGCACTCACGGCAACCGCGATCAAGAACGGTTTGGAAGAGTTTTACTCAATCTCTCACGCTATTGGTGTCCGCCCGTTGGGTAGCATGTCAGAGTTCCGCGAAGAATACTGTCTATGGCGCGAACAGCACATCGGCGGGGGCCGCAAGATCAGAATCATCAGTGGTTATAAGAACGTGGCGTTCTTCAAAGAGCAGCTTCGTCCGTTCTTTCTTGGACGCTCTCAGCGTCAAGTCAATGAACCTTTGCCAAAGCTCACCACGCTTTATCACCCGATTGATCTGGACGAGAAGCAGGTTAAGATCATTCACGATCTGCCGTTGGGCTTGATCGAACTGCCGCCAATTCTGTTCAAGGTCGCTGGGGAAATCTTCTCCAAAGATCGGGACGCTGACAACGAGATGACACAGCTTTCCGTCAACCAGCTTGTGGCGAACCATTGGGCCCTGCTTGACCGGAACAATGAAGAGACTTTCCTGACCACGAAGTTGTCACCAAAAGAAGAAGCCTTGTTGGATATGCTGGACGGTGAGTATCGCGGCGAGAAGCTGGTTGTGTACACCAAGTATCGCTCGTGGATTGACCGTCTGGAATGGCTGACGAAGAACGGGCATTTCACTGAGCGCAAGTTCCTGCGAATTACCGGGAATGAGTCTGAAAAGCAGCGCAACGAAAACAAGCGGTTGTTCCAGTCGCCGGACTCTGGTTACGATCTGATTGTGGTGAACGAAGCAGGTATGGAAGGCATCAACCTGCAACAAGCAGCACACATGATCCTGTTGGACGTACCGTGGTCATGGGGAAATCTGATTCAGCTTGTAGGCCGAATGGTGCGCATGGCATCCCCACACAGCGCTTGCACGTTACATGTCATGGTCGCCAAAGGAACCATTGATGAATACGCCATCGAAACCTTGCGTGGAAAGAAGGGTGTGTTTGAAGCGATTTTGGGAAACTCACACTCTGCTGGTATATTGGACTCAGGTGATAGCTTCGATCTTCAAGCAGGTATGGAAGTCGCCGGGAGTGAAGATGAGTTCAAAGCCTTGCTTCGCGCCTATGTCAAAAAGGTTGGCATGAGAGTCTTCCTGAAGGGCGATCAAGCAGTTGCGGCACAAAAGGATGTAGAATATAAGATGGTGTTCGAGCGGGAGTCGAAACCAAGGAAAAAGAAAAAGATCAGTGAGGATGACATGTCATGGTTAACGGACTAGTGTGGTTTGGGATTTCCATCTTCATAGCGTTTGTCACAGTTCAGTTAGGGATACGCCTGTACGTCCAAGGCTTTAGCGCCGGGATGCGCAAGGAAGCTAAATGCTGGATAGACGCTATTCAGAAAGTGACCCCTCCAAACTGGCAATCTCTCCCACTGCCGGAAGGCTTAGAACGCAAGACCGCTGAAGAAGCCAACAAGGTGTACGCCGCCGCGTTCAAGGTTGCGCTCGAAATCATCAAAGAAGAGATCGCCGTGAATCGCTTAGACGCGATTGTTGACGACATCACGAAGGGGACGATCCTTGAGCAACCAACCAATTAAGGGCAGCTTCGAGTCCTTCTCTCAGTTCTGCTCCCGTATTGA